TGCGTTCAATCACATAATGGTATCCAATTCGCGACCAGCGATTTGATATCGTATGATATCTCTCGATGGATGATGCGTTAGCACCACTGTTTGCAGATGTGGCTGAACAATGGACCACGAGGTATTCGATCCGATCATCAGTCAATTCTGAGACTGGATCATCGTCCGTGACGGTTCCGCCTGTCGGCTTTGCTCTTCTGTCTGTTGCGCTGGTAACGCCTCTGTCCGATGTAGACTTCTGCCCAGACTCACTCGTTGCCACGGCTTCTGGAACAATACGACCATCAGGCTTCCATGGTTCATGTTGTGGAACACGCCGTGCAATATACTGTTGCGATGATCCCGCTGTTCCAGCTTGTGCTTGGGCCGATGTTGGTGGACCGGGCAATGATGTAGTTGGTATTGAGCCAGCATTAGCGGCACCGGACAACTGATCATCGAGCACACCATCTAGTCCATTAACGCCAAGGGCACTCAAATCAACACCAGCGGTAGACAATTGGCCTACATTCAATCCGTTCAAATTATTGGAGAGATCACCAAGGTTCAAACTTCCGAGTGCAGTATCACCAATATTCAAATCTGATAGAACACCGCCAAGATCAGAGACGTTCAAGTTGGTAATATCTGTGTCTCCCAGCAGTCCGCTTAGTTCACCCAAGTTGATGTCACTGAGTGGCAAATTGCCCAAACCGGCACCATTCAAAATGTCTGTGACTTGTGTGAGGTTCAAACCCGAAAGATCAAATTCACTCAGAGAAACATTCCCAACAACTCCGGTTGCTTGGCTAAGAGCATCACCAATGCCAGTAAGAGTGCCAGCATTCACGCTAGACAATGCAGAAGCATCGAGCGTATTAAACCCACTGACGATGTTCGAAATCTTGGACTGATCATTGATCATGTTGAGAATAGCAGGACCATGTTCACGACCAAACAATGCACGTGCGGTTGATGGTGTGATGTAGCTATCCTTGAGTTTGGTTAGTACCGACTCGAAATTGGAATCGGTTAACGTGACATCTTCGGCATTAATATTTGCTCTGCTTAGAACTTCCAAGGTAGAAGCCGATGGGCTTTCTAATGCCGATGTGAACCTATCAATTGCAGTTCTTACATCATTTCGCGGACCTGTGAATCTCGACAGGCTAGAAGCCATAGCGGTAACTTGTGCATCGGACAGATTGTTAGACAAAATCTGAGAGTTTAATCCATTTGCTCTGTCTCTGAATGCAGTGAAATCAACAGCGTTGAAACCACCAGTCACATTCGATAGTGCAGATGCTTGGGATGCAATATCACTGAACGCATCACCAACACTGGAACCAAAAAGGGTAGTCGCGTTGGTTGGCGACAAACCAGATGATCTCAATGTTTCCAATACTGTTGGAAGTCCCAATGTTGAAATGTCAACATCTGATGCAGTCAATCCTAAGTTCTCAATGATACTCAAATTGGCAGGAACACTAGAGACATTGTTTAGTGTGTTGACTATTCCTGTGACCTGCGAAGGAACACTACCAATGTCAATACCATTATTAGCCATGGCAGCAGTAATTCCACCAAGATCATTGATTGGAATGTTATTAGCTTGCGCGAGTGAACCCATACTACTGAGTGCACCGGTTACTGCGCCCGGATCAACGTTAGAAACTAAGCTCGTGATGTTGGCAGTATTTGCCAACGCCGGAACGTCTGCCACTGTTCCAGAAACGCTACCCAACGTAGATGAAATTGAGGTCATAGATGAACTGTATGAAGGTAATGATGCAACGCCCTGTTCCATTTTCACCGTAGAACCAGAGTCAATACCAACATCGCCAGTACCATAGATGAGCATCTTTGCTTTTGATCCGAGTGACATGTCTTGGGTCGATACGGCCTGAATCTTTTTCTTGGCAGCAATCTTGAAATTCTTATCGACACCAATTTCATAATTCTCAGCAACATTGGCTTTAAGATAACCGGCAAACACTTGATCAGTATTTCCAGCTACTTCCAATTTATAATCACCACCGACCTTGTGATAGAAATCACCAGCAACATCCAACAAATAATCACCATCTGCTCTTACGTTTAGATCAGCTTCGGTGTGAATTGATACACTGTCTTTTGAATATACATCAATCTTGCCATCATCACTTATTTCTACCCATGCATTTCCTTGACCTGTCGCAATGTAGATACTGTCCGAAACATCAGAGAAGGTGATCTGATGTCCGCGAGATGTTCTTAATCGAACGCCTTGCTGTTCTGGAAGATCATCCATGATGAATGAGTGGCCCGGTACGCCATCTTTAGGATGTCCGGGGGTGAGTATGCCCGCAACACGTGATGGGCTTTCACGGGTGCTTCCTGACGTTCCTATGCCCCTAATGCGATCATTGCCAAGACCAGCGGTTTGAATGCGATCATTCAATTCGTTGAAAACACGTCTTGGGTCATTGGTGAGTGGTGACTTTTCTGTTGCCGGAACAGGGTTATCTTGACCCTCGACTTCAGCACCCGGAACGCCGGGCACCATGAAGTTCTTTCGCGGTTTCGGCAAACATCCTAGCCAAATCGGCATTGTACCATTGACGAATGCAACAACAACCACATCACCCTTTCTTGGCTGTGGACCCCAGAAGCCATATGAATTTGAGAAACCATCTTCAGAACCAATGGAATCTGTCGTGCCAAATGATGGTGTCATTGGGTAACACCAGATCAAACCCGGATCAAACTGTTCATCCTTCTTACCGGCTGGTTCTGGTGTGCCATAGGATAATTGTGGAATATGAACTTTGACCCGGCCTTGTTTTTGCGGATCATAATCATCTTCAACAGTGGCCCAATACAATCCGTGCTGTCTTTTGTAGTTCTGATGCATTTCAGAAAACAATTCAGCATTACGTCTTGCAAATCCAGTTTCACCTAACGGACGATTGATACCTTTATTATTACGAGCCACTTACGCCACCTGATCTTGTTAATTCTTGTGTCAGTCTGTGACCGACAAACGATTGTGAGTAATCGCCACCTTCAAACTTGTGTTCAACAGAAATTACTTGGAAGAAACCACCATAGTTTGCAGATTTCAATTGCGAGTTATTGTAATCAATATTTGGGTTCATGTATTCCGTCTGTTCTGGATACAGGAGCTTCAGATAAATCACGTCAGTAGTTAGAGCCAAATTCAACTGTGCATCAGAAAGATTAGCTTGTGGATCATCCAAACTATAGATACTGGCCAACCATTGTGGATCGCCGCGTATCTCAAGGTTTTCCAAAGTGACGGATTGTGTTCTTAATGCTCTTTCCAGTTCTTGCTGATAGAGAGAGTAGCCCTCCAATTCTTCATTGGGTGTTGTCTCATCAACGCTGTTGGATTGAGCCATCATGTATCTAAATGGAGAAAACGTCTGACGGTATGGAAAGATGTTCTCATCCTGAACGGTTTCAGAATTAGAATAAATCTCATTCAGAGCAGACTGAACCACACTGTTTGGAAACAAACTGATCCGTGGTGTTGTCAAATCCTGTTGTGCATCATCAATGGACTCGGAAGTCGAATTGTATCGATAGTCATTCGAAGGACTTGACCTGATGCTGTGCCAAAAGATATTAGCATCAATACTGAAATTCTTTACAACTGTATTGTCGCCAGTATAAACATATTTGTAAATTTTCTTGAGTGCACCAGATTGAATGATTTCTCTTGCACGTTCTTCTGCATCTTCTGACCAGTTTCTAAATTCGCTATAATTCGATGGCGTGTAGCGGTATTCTCGTTTTTTCTCGATATAGTAATGAATGACTATGCCGGTCAAATCGCCAAACTGATCGATATACTCTTCAGATGATTCCGAATAATCGATGCGAGTTCGAATAACATAAATGTCACGGGGATATTCAATATTGCCATTGTCATCACCGATTAGTCGTCTTCTGCCCTCAGAGGTTCGAGTGATTTTCTCCATGATGTCGCCCCGTATAGAAGACCCGATATTCCCCAAACGTGTCAACGCCACGCGATCTTCATCAGATGTATCTTCTGGTAATTGGTCAAATGGAGCATCGACCAGATCAGAATCAACATGGAATTCATATCTTCGAACCGCAATTTGTTCGGCACTATCCATACGATATCCCGGCTCACCGATTTCGACCGAAGTTGTGAAGGCATCGTTTAGTTTATTTTGAAGTTCATCGATGTATCCACCGAATGTATTATTGGCTTCAGCTTCACCGCCAAGTTCAATGTCAAAATAATGCAAAGTGTCATATTCAGGATACATAACCAAATCATGTACAGGAATCATGCTCAATTCATAGTTCGTTGAGGAACCATTATCCAGTTTGGACTTAACTTGAATGATGTTCACGAAATATGTGAAGGTCTCTACGTTTTGATATGAACCATCCACTTCAACGACAGTATCAACTCTGGCAGAACCATAATCTGGATTTTCACCTTCAATGTCCCCAGAAATCGGAACAGACGTTGACGCATATGATCTGGACGAGAGTTCGCTGACCGTTAAATTTGGATAAGGATTTGGAACTGGAACTTTTTCAACAAAAACACCATCACCACGATAACCAGAAAACCAAATATCCATTCTGAAAATCATACGACTTGGTGGGAAGTTCCGACTATAACCCAATGCTGTTGCTGCCTGTCTGACACGCCTGTCAAAACTAAATCCATAAGGCTCTTCAACCTGCATCGTGAACATTGCAGAGTTTGGAGTCTCCGGGTTGTTCACGGTCATTGAGTTAATAGTCTTAAAATTCAATGACTTAATGAAGAATTGACTTGGCGATTTGTTATCACCATAGCTCTCATCCGCGCCGGATATATCGGAGCTTGCAAGAAAGAACAGATTGTCGATATCGGATAATTCAGAATGGGTCGTTGTGACTGTATTGGAATCGCCAACAAGACTGAGACGAATATTGTACTTGGACGAAACGTAATCATCCAAGGTGTGAGTATGAAGAATAGAATTAGCAATCGCTTCATTTTCATCACCGGCAAGGATACCATTCGGATCACCAGCCAATGCAATTGTATTCCTCATCGTTGGTGGGATAGGTGTACTTTCCCCGTTTCGTGCAGCACGATTATTGCTTGAACTTTGAATGGGATTACCACCAATGCCATCGAAACCAAAACCAAGACCGGGATTTCTTGTTTGGGTTATTCTGTCTCCGGGCGACTGGTTGGCATTTGAACCTGTTCGGTTGATGCCGAGTTCTGATGGCCTAATCGGTGTTGGCATTAAAAGATACTCTTCACTGTTTCAAAGGTTGGGATCATCAAATTACGATCCTTGGTCAAATCAAATATTGGGTCTTGCAGTCCGTTTCTCTGTGGAATGATCCACCACAATTCTGGATCACCATACAAATCCAACGCCAATAGATCAGGCGCATGTTCATATTTTTCGTCCAGCTTTATAAGATAATCTGAATCTCTTGCTGGAATCTTCTTATAGTTCAATAAGTCCAAGAACCCATTAATCTTTGGTGTTGTAGTATAAACTCCGGTTGAACTTTTCATACACCTGAACTCCTTTGTCTATTGACGAGTGATCCGTTTCTGAAGTCCTGCAATGAGAAGCCACCATCAACGCCACGCCAATAGTTAGGGCTGTGTTGCACGGTTAGTTGAAGGTCACCGATGTTTAATTTCACAGGTAACCAACTGAAATCATCACCATCGGGATTGGTTGCTGGAATCTGATCGATCTCCATGTCTGAAAGGTTCATACTGTATCCTTTCAAAAGAACAGGAACACTATCAAACATGTATTTGCCAAATGCAGAGAAGAACATGGGCGATGGTGGTCTGCCGGATCGAGAAACGCCGAAATCCATAAGACTGTATGTTCTAAAGAAATGGATCGCAGCTAATCCATAACGAGCATTTTCCGATGTATCACAAGGGAAGATGACATTTCCCAAACTGATTTCCCTGTTCGACGTACCTCTATAGACATTAAAGGCTTCGTTCGTGTGGGGAATTTCAACGCTGTCGTAATTGATATTAGTCGATTCCGTAATGTTTGGTGTGATTGGCAACAACAATCCACCAGTATTGTAAATCGGATGTAACGGATGGCTCTCGTCAGCCAATTCGCCTGCCAGTTCATCAAAATCAAACGGAACTAGCTTAGCTGCATATTGTTCAATACTCACTGTATATGACTCCTCTGAAATATTTAGCAGTAAATATTGCAGTATTCGTATAACTCACAGGAATATGTCATATGATTCAAGTATCAACCCAAGGATTAACAAATGGAAAAGGATGATAACGAACCAAAGCCCGCAGCAAAAGCGCCTGTGAAACCTAAAACAAAAAGAAAGAAGCCTACACATTACATTGTGAATTCTGAAATGCTCGAAGAAGTCAAAAAGAGCAAAAAGCGATTGGAAGAAAATCCTGAACTTGGTGGTCAAGCATTGACAAAAGAGCTTGCCAGTATGTTTGTCAGGTTGGTCGATCATTATGCTACAAAAAAGAATTGGGCAGGCTATTCATACATTGATGAATTGAAAGGCGAAGCCTTGGTCAACTTGGTCAACAAGTGGCACAAGTTTGACAGCGACAAATACGACAAGCCCTTCGCATATTATTCCATGTTCGTTGAACGATCATTCAAAGGACAAATTCAAAAAGAGAAGAAGCCACAAAAGGTGAAGGATGCCATCATCACCGCTCGTGGCGAAATGCCATCTTACGCGGCTCAAGAAGAGTACGAAAAAGAATGGCAAGAGAAAGTTGCTCAAGACACGGACGCAAGCGAGTCATGGGATAACGGTCAGAATGATCGGTTCTACAATAATGAGGACCAAGATGATCAATGATGCTTTCAACCCCCTGCATTTAGAACGGGTTGTTCTCGCTCTGAGATCATTGCTCAATACGAGTAAACTGGTTCTGACAGAGATTGGAACGTATGATGGCAAGAATGTGGTGATGGGACATACTAAAGGAAACACGGATGTCCCATTCATCCTGTACTTTAATGGAGAGTATCCAAGCATTTATGCTGGTGAAATTGGCAAGAAAAATTTCCCGGTCAAACGATACACTATTGAGAAAATGCAATATCCTCCGTTTGATTTCGATGGCACTTTGGTTCGATTTGAATCCTGTTTGCCGGAAACCTTCAAATTGGATGAAACCATGGAAGACATCATGGGGTTCAAGCCGACATCGAAGTTTGAACAAAAACATTTGAACCGGTGGAAACGAGTTGAAATCACAACGCAAGACTTGCTTTCCAAAGTTGATGAGCTTAAGAACCTTTGGTCGTGGACCTATGAAATTCAAATGGACACGGTGTCTGGCATCAATGTCATATACTGTAGATCAGATGCAGACGTAAAGCGCCTGAAAAATGAAACAGATGATGACGATCTATGATGCTAAAAATATAGAAGAATTGCTTGAATATCTTGAAAGTATCAATGATCTAATTGGTTCTTTCAAACGTAATGTCAACGATAGAATTCTAGAAGAATTGCGTATTATGGAGAATAATGGGTATCGAATTGGTCATATATATATTTTGCAATTCCAAATAATGATAAAAGCAAAAATGAAGTCATGATTGATAAATGTGCTGTTGAATACATAAAGCTGCCATGTGGACTTGGTGGATGGATTCTAGGCAACATTCCTAAAAGATCACAAGGATAATACAATGACAGAAGATTTAAAACAAACACGAAAGAATTTGAAGAGCTTGATTGATGTCGCTTATGATATCGAGATCACTTCATCAGACATCGGACTATACGAATCCAGTTTCACTATTGACCATTATCGTCAGTCTTTTGATGGTGATGGCAGAATGACCTACGTCTATAAGAAACCCGTTCAATACAGATTGATCGTGGAGAGCGAAGGTGAAGAAGTCCTGTTCAAAGACATGACCGCTAAAGAATAAACAGTTGTCCCTTGGATTCGTTCCATAGTTTATTGCATTGTCTAGAAAACTGTTGGCCGGATTGTTCAAATAACTTTTTCATTTCTGGTAAATTTTCTCTGATTAATGGTCGATCCCGATATGCGTCAGGGTACAGGAATTTGATCCTTCCATATCTCAAAAAGTGAACGAACATTTCCATGATGATTTCACCTTCACGACTAATGTTGTTGTTTTTGAATGAGGTGATATCTACGAAAGGCTGAACGTGAAGAAGCATATCAAACATAGCTTGGAATAATTGTTGTTTTTCCATCTTGTGCTCAGTCCCCCAATATCCAACATTGATCCCTTGTATGATATGAATCAGAGGAGCATAAAAGCTTGTCAGGGTAACGGCTTGCGGCATCATTACTGCGTGCACACATCTATGCATAACCATCCATGGTGATAATGGTATCCATTGACTTGCAGTATTATTGGTTAGAATGATGTTAATCGCATCTGGGTTCATTACGGATTGAATTTCATCAGCAACGTCTTCCATACCTTCATCACGCATCACTCTTCCGACTGTGCTATAAATGAAATGCTCTGGCTTCGTGTACTCGTCACGGACATCAAAGGGCAGACTTAGAAAGACGATATTGAGGTCTTTGTGAAATCTTGGAAACAGGCGTATCATTTTTGCTTTTAATGCTGTATCCTGTACCACTTGTTTGTCCTTGTAGGTCCAAACAGTGTTGTCAAAACCATCTTTTCTAGGCTTGGCATCCCAATCGCCTTTGATGTGCATGTCTTCGAAAACGTTAAGTAGTTTCATGGGTAATCATCCGTATTGTTATATTTAATGTGGTAGGAGCATCTTATGTCATATACAAAATTACCGACTGACGATCTTGCAAAAGAGTTCGTAGATGATGTGACTCGTCAGATAGTTTCCGGTAAGAAGAACTTGTCCGATGGTGAAAAGCGCGAAGTAGATATCAAAATCCAAGGATTGATGCTAACTGCTGAAATAATTCATCATTGTTTCCTTTATGGTATGAGTAAAAACAAAGCACAATTGGAAGAAATTCGAAAGATACTAGTCCAAAAACTTATACCACTCGGATACAAAACACCCGAAGGTGATGCATATCAGTATGTTTTGTTGGATCAAATAAATGGATTTGAATTCAAATGAGTAATCCTTATCAATGTGTCGAAATCCCCCTGTTTGCACCAATGACGGTTGATAATTTGATGGATTGCATTGAATATCACTCGTATTATAACTACGAAAAACAACGAATGGATATGACAGACCGGGAACGTTGCAATGATCTAAATGCAATTCGGCATCATATTTTAGATTTGCGAGATTACTGTGGTGTAAAACAAGGACGCATTGGACCTAGACGGTGGATGAGTGGTATGTCGGAGTTTGAATTCAAATATGACTAATCAGTTGTTTGAAGATTGCTATTATTCTTGGCGCTACCATGTTGAATGCCTGAATGATGCAGTGATGACTGATGCTGAGCGCCAGCAGTATGTTCAATCGTTGAACAATAGCTTTAACGTCATGAAGATATTGATTAGTTCGGAATATGGTGACCATGGTGTACGCGCGGGTAAAGTACATCATGACGGATGGCAATATGATTGGCATGTGTTACCGCCAGCGTATGAAGTGAGACTGAACCATGACTGAACAATACAATTATTTCAAAATACATGCTGATGTTTTTAGTGATTGGTTGGATGATCTGCCAACCGATATGTTGTTCGATAATAGAATTAGCGTGCTCGAAGAATTTTTGAATCTATTTTATCCAAAATTGAGTTTCACGTTAACAGAAACCAATATGTATTGGAGTGATGTGACACCGAACGGGCGGCAAAAGACGGTGATTCGTGATATCGTCATGAGTCCGAACACATTCGAAATCGTCTCACATCGATATGATTATTTGGAACCAAACGAAAACCCAATCTCAAAAACGCCTCAACACTACTGCGAATTAGATGATTGGGCCGTGAAGTTGGGGAAATATATGAGAACATTTGGCCAGAAGGTTCCAATTGGGAATGTGAAATACAAAATGAAAACACTGATGGGTGCAGGGTATGCAGGATGAGATTGATATTGCCTTGACTTATCTGGCGTCTCGTAAGATTCAATTTGATGACATTCGAAGACGCCGCCTGACAGACAAGAGACGAGTACTTTCATTGCTCGTCCATCACAGGTTGGTCAAGCTACGATATCAGGTCAAAGAATTAGTGGCTTTGGGTGTTCAAAAGTTCGAATATGATGGTTACCGGTATGAACCCTTACCGGACACATATGAGGTATTAATCTGGTGACGTTTATTGTAATCGATACGGCTATTGCGAGTGATGTGGAACTCATCAGTGCTGAGCTTTTGCACTATCTGGACCATCCACCCGGTACTAAATTTTGGTGCCCAGAAATGGTCGATGGGCGCTTTATTAGCAATATGAAATTGCGGGAGCGTCTTCTGGATGAAGTGTATTCAAAACTCCGCAAATTGTCACATCATGAGATATGTGAGGCTCTTCATATTCTCAAATCGGCAGGATATGATTATCGGTCACTGCCAGCGGATTACGAGGTGAAATTATAATGGCATTATTCAACAAGGTTGCAAGTTTCAGTGATATTCACTTCGGTGAAGATGGCGACAGCAAATATCACAACGAGCTATGCATCTCGTATATCAAATGGTTTATTGATCAGTGCAAAGAGAATGATGTCGATCTGATTATCTTCATGGGCGACTGGCATCATGCGCGTTCGAAGGTTGGATCGGAAACCCTCAAATATTCATACAAGGGAACCAAGCTCCTCAACGAGTGTGGTATTCCAGTTCTGTTTCTGATCGGCAATCACGATCTCTTCTATCGTGAGAACCGTTCCGTGCACTCATTGCCGTGGCTGTATGAGATGGACAACATCACGGTCATTGACGATCCAACTGTCATGGATGATGTTCTTCTGGTCCCATGGCTGGTTGAAAGTGATGACCTCAAACAGATTGCCAATGTCAAAGTGAAATATGCGTTCGGCCACTTTGAACTTCCCGGCTTCCTCATGAATGAGAAATATGCGTTCCCAGATAAAGAAGGCATTCTCAAGAGTGAAGACATGGACCATCTGGAATACGTGTTCTCTGGTCACTTCCATGCCCGCCAAAAGAGAACCATGAAGTCCGGCTGTGAAATTCATTATATTGGAAACCCGTTCCCTCATGATTTTAATGATGTGAATGACCGGGAACGTGGCATGATGATTCTTGAATACGACAACAAACCACAATATATCAATTGGCCGGATGCTCCGTACTACGAGAAGCTAACACTTTCTCAACTGTTGGAACAGCCAGAAAAGTTTGATAATAATTCTCACATTAAGGTCATCCAAGATGTTGAGATGACTTCGACTGAGAAGGACGAATTGCGCCAAACTTTGTTGGAGAATTTTGGTATCGTTCATGTGAGTATTGAACCAGATCGCACCAAAGACAAAGATGGTAACCAAATCGTCAGCGAAGATGATGAAGTCTCGGATATCGAGAATGTGGAATTGTATGTGGTGAATTGGATTACCGAGAACGAAGCCACGCGCAAAGATCGAATGATTGAACTCTTTACCAAAGCACAAGCCATATGATTCGCGATACCATCATAGCGGAACGATTTGATCCGATTGCACGTAAGCTTCTTGTGTCACATGCACACGAACTATCATCGAGAGAAGTTGATGGCTTGGAAGCAGTAAAAGATTTGTGCTCGCCCGAAATCCGCAGCCGTGTTGTTCGAAAGCTAAAACTTCATAATCTTGGAAGAACATCCGCTTCATTTAATTATGTATCAAAAAGATATTTGCGGGGAATATTAAATGCTTCGTGATATCATATACAAAACTGCCCGAAATGAATTATACGGGTTACAATGTAGCAACATAGTGCTTTTGCCCATAATAAAGCGCACACTAGAAGAAACAAAAAGCATTTTACGTGCTATTGAGAATGGAAATCGCACCAATGCTTCGTGATCTGATTTTCAACCAAGTGGTTTGTAGTACCTATGGGGATGTTCCGTTAGAAACCACATGTTGTGTTTTGAGTTCTTCAAGTGGATTTTTACATAATCATGCAATAAGAAAAATAAAACAAGCTGAAGAGCGAAGAAACAGATTGGAGGCGATTAAACGACAAATCGCAAAGAGACAATTATGCCTACTTTAGTGCCCGCACTGGCGGATAGCTGGCTTCAAGCCGTGAGTAACTTGATTGATGATGTACACATGAATGCTCCAAAGACATTATTAGACCTGCTGCATAAGCGATATGGCACAAATAACCTGTTGGACCGCTTGAAAGATCATAAAGAAGAGCGTATTATGATGGCTCGGATTTATTACAACATGGGCGTTACACCTTATGGAACACGATTTTACAAACTTCCCAGAGATTACGCAATCAAGTTTAGAGATGCTTATTAATGATGTTTCGGAATACCATCGTCTTCCCTCTGGCTTCGTCTTCAAGCCTATCATCGAAGACGAATATGGTGTGCTACCCGTAGAATATTTGATGATTGACGACAACGGGACTTTGTGGTCTATTACGCCATCAGATGAAGAGTTTGAGTACTGGAACCAAGTCGTATTTGAAGGCCATTCGCCTGATGAGATACGACAGTTGGGTATGGCATTGATGAAAGAGGTACTTGGGTGATGCACGGCAGTTATGAATACGAATTGATCGAACCCGATGATGCTGTTCCATTTTTTGACCCGAAATCGCTGAAATTCAGCAATGTCATGATCGTCAACAACGAAACGATAAACATGATTGCGGAAACCGCTGACGTTGGTGAACTGAAACAACTACCGCCTGTGTTTGATTTCAAAGTCGATGACAAACCGGGCATTAGACTCACCGTGTTGGATGGCGATAAAATCCAACACTTTTATTTGTCCATATGGAGAGCGTGTGGAAGTCAACCGAGTGCATTGCCTATCTATGCACCAAAACTAATGGAACGTATAGGGGAATACCTATGAGTGAAACTGATCTGGTTGCCAAAGAAAAGTATGGCAAGACAATCATTGAATGGAACTTCACTACAGGTGAAGTGACATCTCGTTTGTACAGTGAAGTCAAGAAAACATTCGAGAAGCCAAGCACGGTCACTCGAACAAAAAACATTATGTCTGATCTTCGTAAGCCGGGGGATGATTACTTTGTCCTTCCAACGGGATTTGAACTCAAGCTCAATCCGGCACTACCGAGATTCCTTGATCTAGAACAAGATGTCGCAGTGTTTCCAGCCGATGACGAATATAAAAGACGCTTTGCACAAATTGCCACGGATTGACTACGTTTGCTCTGTTCATTATGATCATGTGGATGTTATAATTGATACATCCTCACACAATGAGCAATCATACGAGCAAATAGAAGTTCAAGGTGGTATAATATGGCAACCACTGCAAGATATGGTCTCACTGCCAGATAGTTTTGAAATCACTGGTCTGAGTATCGGTGGTGATTATGATAACATAAATTTTAATAATATTTATGTTGAAAATGATGTCAAAATGTATATTCTTTGCGGTAAATTAAAGGATGACTTATTCAACAAAAAAGGTAAAATACAAAGCGAGGAAAACGCTTGATGTGGGCGCTTTCTATTGTCCATACATCCCGCTTGATATGCCTATTATTCGTACATTTCTATTTCCTCTGCCCCATTGGAGAGGCAACGGCTCTTTTCACACAAAAAAGATTGAGCTAGGAACGGTTCATGATAAATGCTTGGTGGAACCAACTGCCGAGTGCGATGTCTTCCAATTGGTAAGCCTTCCAAAAGACTTTACTTTCAAACCAGTTTTCAATACAGTGCATCTGACTATTCCGATTGGTAACGGTAAGATCAAGAAGATTTGCCACGGGTCGGATGAATTCAAGGATGAGTTGAAAAAACGGCTATGAGATTGTCTTCTCGCATACGATACATGATCGGCTTTGCCGAAGATCAATTGGCTACGTGGAAGCCACGATTGCCCGTCCTCAATGGCAAGATTGTACAAAACAATAGCAATGGAACTGTAGCCGTTAGAGAGAAAAACAAATATGGTAAACGTCCCAAACTCGATGGCTTGCTAAGTTTTGTTGATACGCGATTTGGCACAGGCGAAATTCACTCATTGCCTGATTCGTTTTGCTTCAAACCCAAACAAAATAAACATGAACTGATTCGAATTCCGATCCATTCAACACGTGACGATGATAAGTTTCTTGGCTTTCTGACATTGACCCCGCGTTGGATCAAAGAGAACTCGTAATGGGTCTTGCTGCAAAGATACGTGAACGGGTTGAACAAATTCAAGCCGATATCAACTTATTACATTCTGATGCCCTTCAGGCTTATTCAGGACGCCAACAATCCCATATAATCCGCAAAAGACTTCCGCGTAAGTTGCGTGTTATTAAAATCCATCACAAGTGGAATGGTTATATTGATATTATTCATAATATCTGTGAGGATTGGTTTAAAAATATAGAAACTGGCAAGTACTACAAGGTCAAAGAATATTTTGATACATCCGATAAAAAGGAAGTGACAGTCTTACCAAATAGTTTTGAATTCAAAATCACACACAACTCAAAACATGCGTTCAAGACGCACATCGAGGGGTATGGATTTCTGACTTTTACCTATAAGTGGCTTAGAAACAATTAATAATTTGTCCTATGATGTGAGCATATTATTCATGAGGTTCTTATGCTCTATCTATTCCGTCATGGTGAAAGCCTGACCAACATCAAACTCGATGAAGTTTGCAACTTTCCACTTAATGACGACAATACGGTTCTGACCACACAAGGAATGATGCACGCCATGGACGTGGGCATGCGTTTGAAAGATCAAGGCGTAAGACCTGACATCATTTTCACATCACCATTAGCCAGAGCACGACAAACCTCATATATTTTGGCATCATCCATGGAGCACGGATGTCCCATCGAAGTGATCGATGATCTCCATGAAATCGTCTGGCACAAGAATGGTGTCTTCGAGCGCCACGAGAATTACAGAGACATTGATGGGTGTTTCAAAACGGTAGACGAAAGACCATTGCCGGGTCTAGAAAATCAACGAGACGTTTACAACCGTGTCGTCAGCCACATTCCAAAACTCATCACCGAAGCATTGTCCGGCAAAACTGTTTTCTGCGTCTCTCACTATTTTGTCATCAGAGCGATTAGAGCCTATCTGGATCATAACGATGTTGAATTCATGCCACACTATGACCCAAAGAATGTTGATCCAGTAATCTACACCGAAGCATTACTTGGCAGTCTATCAACCACCAAAATGTCGGCACTATGAATGCAATGAGTATCATCCCAGAAGATATAATAAACGAATGGGCCATCGAAGCCGCCAAACAGGTTCCATACACACATGAACCACTTCCAACTGAAGGGTTCTGTTTCAAATGGTCACCAAAACAACTTAAAGGAGTATTTCTTAGCTACTTCTATGAAATCTCACAGTTTTTAGACGATGATGATTACAAGCGCTTATTTTACAATGATATAAAGGTTGCTCAAACGTATTATGATAGCCCTAAAATCCACAAAATGGGACCAGCGGGTATAATTAAGATGGAGAGTGATACTGGTGCATGCGCCGTATGCGTGTATGCGAATGCCGTGTGTGAAAGAACTGATTTAGATGAAACACTTTATGACTGCGAAGGTTCAAGTAGTTGATCACGAGATTGATGCTCTAACTGATGTAGAAACGGATGAACACAAGGTTCATTATTACTACAAACCAATCAGTAATGCTAAAAAGGGAATTCTAGATGATTCTGAAGCAGAAAGCGTTGTCTTCTATCTATTCTACAAGAAATTCAGAGAAGGCAAAAAGCTTCCTTCTGGTTTTGAAGTCAAAATCCCAGAACAGCATATAGAAAACAAGTTCATCCCAACGGATAGCGCCTACAATTATGGCGAAGGGCGTTCATTTGCGGAATGGGGCATCTGTTATCCTGTAGCTAATATCCATCTCGTTGATGGTACCTACATTGATGAAGACGGAGATGAAATCTACGATTACTTCGTGCAGTTTGACTTGGTGGTGAATGGTTTATGATTCACTACAAATCGAAGGGACATTCTCTCCCCTCTGAGTATGAGATAGAAATCTCTGGATCACCAGACGTTGGTGTTTTCAGATGTTTGACGCATTCGTATATTGAACCTGATAAAAAGGATGACGTAAACTATCATCAATTTATTGGAAGACGATTAGTTACGAGTTTCCAAAAGAAATTCCCAAATTACATTTATTATCTTCATCTTAGTCCGCCAGCAGTAAGCGTGTTGAGCGAGGATGAAACAAAATGCTCAATAGCCTTCAAAGTTTTTGCCTTGGTTGCCAATGGGCCAAATGATATATCTGATACGCCCTTCATTAGTTATTGGAAAATAGAATGAATTTACCATCCACATTCGAATTCAAAATACATCCACGGGCCGAAAGCAAGATTCAAGTCCATCATGTCAAAGAACCATTGATCGGGTCATCAGAAGACATCATTAATGCCATTCATGATGGCTATTCCCGTGGATATCGGTATCAGTATTCCACTTCGAACGTGACCGTATTGTCCTATGATGTTCATCTATCAGAACCCATGTCATATGTTGATACTGAAACCTTTGAAGTCAAACAAGTGTGGGGAATGGTTGGAACCGTGACAATGTTAGTCTCATATATGCCATGACCAAACAACTTCCATCGGAATTCGAATTCAAAATAGACTATGATGTGGACGTTATTATTGACGTTCGCAAATGTGGTCCGTGGATACTAACGGTTGCAGAGATATTAGAAGAAATGTTACTTCAATACCAAAATTACTATTCTAAAAGACACAAGATTACTTCATCACGAATTGTAAGCCACACTCTGTATAAAACTCCCACACCAGTAGAAGTACTAGATGAGATCACATTCTCGCCAAAAATGATCATGGGCGTTCTTGGTGATGTCACAATTAAAACGATGGTTAGAAAATGAGCAACGATAAAACGCAACTGGAAGCAATCTCATTTTATGATGATTGTGTTTCCGTTCATTCGGAATGGAGCAATGCTCATATTGATTTCACTGATCTAAAAACACATGACGAATTGAATTGGTCTGCGCTTCCCTCCGACTATGAATTCAAATTGAGTGGATCATTGGCTAGACGCCAGTATCATGAATATCTCTACATCGCTGACGATAAAGATTTCGTATCAATCCTTAGTAAAACCATCGAGGATATGATCGCGGTGTTGGGTCAGAACCATATTTCATTTGATGCTAAATTCATCAATGTGGAAAATGAAAACTATGATTACATCGATATCAAGGTCACATATTATCGCCCACCCCATAGAAATTTCACCCGTGCCTTGTCGGGTGTCGTACAAAAACATACATCTTCCTAACAAAACTCATATGATGGTGTCATGCTGAACTTAGGACTTCTGACAATTCAGAATTTGAAATCGTTTGGGAATAAGCGTTCCCAAATTCGATTGGATGACCATACTGGTCTAACACTCATCATGGGATCGAATAAAGATTCCCCCGACGAGGAATCGCGCAATGGCTGTGGTAAGTCTACCATCTTTGATGCCTTGGCATTCGTCCTGACTGGCAAGCCGATCAAGAATGCCAATCCACCATCCGCATTGGTCAATCGTGCCAATGAAAAGAAAATGTTGGTGGAACTTGATTTCGAATTGAATGGTTTCGAATGCCGTATCATTCGTGGCCTCAAGCCGGGCGTGTGCCGTTTCTACAAGAAACCAAAGAATGCTCCCGGCGAATTGATCGACTTTGATTGCACCAAGGATTCCATTGCGAATACCTCGAACGATATCATTGCGTTCACCGGTATCGATAATGAGATTTTCAAACTGGTTCTTGTCACTGCTGCCAAACAGGAGAACTTTTTCTCGTTGGATGCTGCCAAGCAGCGCAATGTGATCGAAATCCTATTCGGTTCGACCATCCTTTCAGTCAAAGCTGAAGTTCTCAAAGAGATGCGGAAGCAGCGCGAAACTGATCTTGCTCTGGAAAAGGCAAAGATCACTGAACGCATTGCACAACAGGAACGCGACAAGCGCCGCCTAGAGGCGTTAGAGGCCCGATGCACACAATGGACCGAACAACACGAAGCGTCCATCCTAGAGCATCAGGAACAGATTAAGGCACTGTCTGAGATTGATTTCGAAGAACAAGAGTCAATTTGGCGCGACAAGTCCGAATATGACAAGCAGCATTCCGAACTGAAGAGACAGCTTGAGACTGCACAAAAGGATGTGGCCAGTTTCGAGGCACAAGTCAAACTCCCAACGATGAACAAGTTGAGAGCTGCGGAAGCAAAGGTTGTTGAACTCAAAGGTATCGATATCGAGGATTTCATCAAACGATATGAAACCTATGAGAATACCAAGACTGAAATTGATGCGACCAAAAAGGATTTGCAAACCGAGATCAAACTTCTCAACAGCAATTTGAACCAATTCAATACTGATCTTAAGACCTTGCGCAAACAGCTCGAAGGGTTTACAGATGAGTGTCCGACCTGTGGGCAACCATGGCCCGATGCTGAAGCTCGTCAAAAACAGATTGACGAACTCAACAAGCAGATTGGTGCGAAGGAAGCAGAACGAGAAGAAGCCAATGCTGAGATTGAAAAAACACAATTCGATCTTGGCGAACTGGATTTGATCAAGAATGAAAAGCCTACTGAATTCGCCAACCGTGATCTGGCTCTTAGAGCATCTACTGATCTTGATAATGCACGTGCCATGGTTAAGACGCTTCGCGCTGAACTTGCTGATGCGGAAGCTAAAGAAGATGCCTTGGAAGCAACGCTTACGCTTGCTAAAAACAATCTGGCAGACTTCGAAAAATCCTCTGATCCGACAGCGGGTAAAGATTTACTTGTTGACAGCTTGGAAGAACTCAAAGTTCTACAAACAGAACTTCGAGAATATGAAAAGCGCCTATCCCAACTACTAGTCGAAGAGAATCCACATACGGCCAGCTATGATGAATTGAAGGCTGAGATTTCCGATGAAGTCGATAACTCTGCTGTCATCGAGATCGAAGAAGACATTCAAACGCACACCGATCTGATTAATCTTTTGACTAAAAAGGATTCACCAATCCGTAAAGACATTGCAGCAACCAAGCTGCCAGCGCTGAACAAGTTCATTGCTGAATATCTGGATGCCCTGAACCTTCCATACATCGTGAAGATCAATGATGATCTAACACCATCCATTTATGACTTCGAAAAGGATGGCAACTTCACAACCGTATCTTCTGGTGAAGAGGAACGTATCGCTATGGCATTGTCATGGGCGTTCCGTGACTTGTTTGAATACATGAACTATCCGATCAACTTCTTCGGTATCGATGAACGCATTGATGCCGGTCTGGATGGTTCTGGTTCCAGTCGTGCAATCGATATTCTCTATGAGATGGCCACCAATAGAAAGCGTAATATTTTCTTGATCTCACATAAGCAAGAAATGATTGACTATGTGGATAGAGTTATGCTATTGGTTAAAGAGAATGGTTTTTCTAGAATTGAGATGGCGTAATGGGTTATTGGCCTTGGTACTTCGTTCCTTTTATTCTGTGGTTGCTTTTTGTATCAGCCGCCCACCCGCTTCATAATGCGAGTAAACGGGAAAAGGTATTTTGGTTCTTTGGACATGTGTACGCCTGTATTGCTGCCATCGCATGTCTCGTGGTTGGTATAAGAGGCATCGCATATCACGAATCACTGGCTCGGGCAGAACAGGCAGCACAAGTAGAAATGGCCAATGATCCTGATGTCATGCAGGAAGTTCTGGAAGAGCGCATTCAACGCCAACAAGAATTTCATGCAGAGATCGAAGCACTTCGTCGTCAAATTGAAGAGATGCGCGCAGAACGAGAAGCAAGAGAAGCAGACCAACCATGATAGACTTACCTGACTGGATTTATTGGGCATTGGTCGTGCTTGACAATCTGTGGTTCGTCTATGTTGTTTATTATCTCAACAACTGGAAAGATGATAAACAGGGATGTGTAGTGATAGTCATCTTTTTAATCGTCAAATCCATTAGTCTCTTTGCAACCCTTAAGCTTTTGGAAAACGCCTGATGTTGACGCTACTCAAGATGTATACCATTACGCCCGTGGTTGAATTCACAACTAAGGTTGGATATCCGCTACTTGCGGTTCTAACTATGATTGCTACGTTTGATGCGATCATGTTATTTGTAATTTTGGAGAATATGAAATGAATTTTAAGCCCCTACACCATCGCCTGTTGGTAAAACCTGATGCTCCGGTTGAACAAACCAAAGGTGGAGTTCTTTTACCGGATGACTTGATCAAGCCTGTAAACCGTGGTACTGTGGTTGCTGTTGGTACAGGCCGTATCGATAACAAGGGTAATCGTCACTCCCTTGATTTTGAAGTCGGTGAACGTGTTCTGGTTGCCAAATGGGGCGAACATGAATTCGTTTTCGAAGACACAAAGCACTATTTGATCGATGAATCAGATATCGTTGGAAGAGAAAAATGAAATACGATCATAACGCAGATGATTGGTTCTTTAATCCGAGAAACACCAAGATTTTCGGATATATTATCTGTGCTATCTTTTTCGTCTTTATGTTTTTTGAAGATACGCTCGTCAGTTTCTTGACAGACGAAAATGGACCCCCTCCGGTGGCAATCCTGTGGCCCCTGCTGATGCCCATCGGTGCCATTTTTGTCAGTCTTGGTAAACTTCACGCCAGAATCAATCATCTCGAAAAGGAACAATCAAATGTTCGTTGATCTACTCATCCTTGCAGGCATCACTCTGCTTCTTCATTTCGTGGTTACTATCTGCATCCGCAAGAGCCTTCTAGGTGCCCCGGCTATCACTGGTCCGCTTGGAACAGTGTTCCTGTTGGTGGCAATCGGAATCGCAAACTTCTGGATGGCGGTGGCAATCTTCTGCTTCATCGTCCTTCCGATTATTATGGCCATTCGATACTCACTCAACCCGATGACCATCCCCAAGTGAGTCACCATTTTAGTGGAAGCTGGATAATCGAGGCAATTTGTAATGTCGAAAAAAGACGATCACAGTGAATTCTATCGCGAAGACTGGATGACGGATGCACAATGGGAATGTGCCTGTTTGTTTGCCGATCTGGTCGGTGGTTTCCATCATGTGAGTGACAAGTTCAAGCCTTCTTATATTGATGGGGTTGAAATCAATACCCGCCAGACCTTCGCTACGTTCGACTGTGACGGCCTCACGCGCTTGGTTGTCCTTGCGCATGACAGATGCATCCGTGTGGAGATTTGCTCGTCAGGCCCCGGCAGAATCCGCCTTATGATACATAAGCGAGACCCAAATGGTAAACACCTGTGGGCACGTCATCCTAAACTGATGGATGCTATCAAACGAATCGGAAGACAACATGCTAAATGAAAAACTCCTGCATGATGTCCTTCAAACAGAATGCCGAGATCAAACCGCTTGTGGAACTGGTATGATCATTAATTCTGATCAAGATGCTATCACTCGAATGGTCAGAGTTCTAAACGAGGAATTGAAGAAATGCGTGCAGAAGAAATCTTCAAAGACATTGCCAAAGAAGAAATCATGAAATCCTTGAAAGAGGTTTTCAGTGTCGAGGACGTATTTCTGGAAGCGGATGCCTCAGATACCGCTGACAAGATCATCCAAGCAATCAAGGAAAAGGGCTATGAACTCAGACTCGGTGGGAAGAAGTCCGATTGACGATATTATGGATGAGGAACTTTTCCGAGTTCAACACTTGTATCCTGATGAGCGTATTGATGCAGCCGTCAAGGAAATCAATCGTATCCTTCACAAGTACAATGTTTACATGAATGATGGCGGATTTGATTATTTTCAGGTCCACAGTGATGAGTTCAGTGCCATTATTAAGGACGATGAGATGGTGGACCCACGTCCTCATCTTTTTCCTGATGATGTCATTACTCGCAATTACATTGCACTTGCCAATGCAGAAGCACTCATGGTTCCTGTCTCCAAGGAACATGCTGAACGAATGATTCTTTTGGCAGAGGCATATTTGAAGACCAATGATAAATGATCTGTTACATTTCGATCTAACCGGTACGCATATTCTCAACGAACGCAAGTTATTCGAAAAGTATTTCAAGCGCATTCAAGAATATATAACCAAGAAGAACCCCGGCAAATACCCTCCGTATCCCTATCCGTTCGAATTAACGAGTACTGCGCTTCGTTATATATCAAGAAAACGTGGATTGGTTTGGGAACAATCCGTGGGACTAATTGATTGTAGTACGGATACCTATAGAGAGAAAAATACTTTCTATGTCCGTATCGAATTAGTATTGTTCTACAATAAAGGTGGATGCCGTCTGGGCCTGCCGATAAATTGGGCATATCCGGCAACACTGTGGCTTGAAGCGTTCCAACACTGGATGGACACGAAATATGCTAGAGGGGACGACGATCCGCCTGACTTTATTTCTTATATCGAAAAATAAAACGTCCTATGATTAACGACCTGATCTTTTTTGATAATAAAAGTGTACTCACCACGGGAGAGTGCGACCTTTTTTCTTCTTATGTTGGAACTATCGTAGACTACATTAATGCTAATTTTGAATTGATCGACACGCCCGTCTATTGGATCAATCCTCTTTTCAGAAATACATCGTTAAGAGATTTCGAAGTAAATCCGAATGTCAACTGTGAATATACAACTACATTCAATCGACAGACAATGGAATTTCGCGTTACGGTCGCTGGACATTATGCAGATGTCATGATTGGAATATACGTCCCATTCAATTCCCAAGTAGGAATAAACAAATGGGCTATTGCATTTTCGCGCTGGGTGGAAGAATATGCTGAAGACCAAAGTGCCAAGCCACCAGACTTTGCATACTTCATGGATATGGAAGACTAATGATTCGCGATCATATTATAGACAATGCATTGGAAGCTCTTAATTTCAGTGAGGGCAGTCTTATTGCGCGTCTTACCAGACAGTATATGAAATCAAAAGGATTGGTGGTAGATAATATACAATTAAGAGACTATTTTAGGAATAGCTACGAATTCCTTGCAGATCGGGATGAGGTTCGCATTGATCATGTTCGTTTGGAGTTAGAAACCGACGAGGATAACGACCATAAAGTTTCTATGTACAGTTTTCAATTTGTAGTACACAGTGAATTTGCCTCTGTTGATTTCACCTTTTACGGGTTTCAGATTCCAGATAGTATCACAGCAGAGATTGATAGATTGTTGGATGGATATAAGTTGAAGGAGTGGTTAGGTGCTTCGTGACATCATAACTTCAGAAGCGTTTGATTCGTGTGTTCAAGAAGAACGCAAACTCGTCTTCTCACATATCATTTCGATCATGGAAAATTATGGACAATACTCATCCACCTTCTTGTCCTATCAAACCCATGAACAAGGAGGAACCGAATTCACTCCGAAGATCAGAACAGATTCCAACAATTCGCACATAGATATCAGTCTCACGATGCATTATAGCAGCGTGACGCATACTTTTAGATGGTATTACGATCTGTCTCCAAAAGAAATAAAAAAGATAGAGTGCGAACTAAAGAACTGGTTCGAAGATTATTACAAGATCAAACCCAAATTGCTCAAGAACTTTTTTCCAGAGTTGTACATTTCATGATTAGAGATTTAATACATGATTATGCTTGGGATAATGTTTTCTTATCCGAAAGAGAAACGATCAAGATGAACATTGCATTCGTCTTGAACGAAGCTCATTTCTACGTGCATGACATCCACCTTCGAGGCGCGCTAAATTCCATGTTCGATCCATGCGAAATTGAAATCGATAGTTTGGAAGTTGATGATAGTGAGACTTACGAACATAAAATAGTAGGACGCGCGACACCGCACGTTGTCGTAGACAGAAAGCTTATTTTGAAGTTTACAGTGTTCGGGTATTACAATAATCTTAACTTCACAACCATAGCGGTAGCATCACAAGTTGATATCGAAAAGATTATGGATCAGAATGGTAATGTCATCCTGTTCGATACAGTAGATGTCAATGATTGGCTAAATCCAAAGATGGTTCCTGATGATTAATGAACACATCATATCGACGAGCAAGAGAGATGTTCGTAAACGCGAAATCAAGCGTGTCAAGAAGGCTTTTGCTGAAAGACTGGTAGCCAATGGGTTTGGTAAGAACTGCACGCACAAGTGCCGTGTATGGGTGCTGAATGAGTATTGCTTTTCGCCAATGTTCAGTGCAGAAGATACATATACGATAGTCCCACGTGATGGGAGTGGTCCTTTGTATGTTTTTACAAAGGACTATATAGCAATGACCCATTATGGTTGTGTACAAATTCATTATTCTCGTAAATCCAACAAGGAGTTTCGAAAATTTGATGATCATTGGAACAAAGCCAAACATGTAGATATCACGTTCAATTTCTACTATAATGGTTATCATTTCACAGCGATGCTTATTAATAAGGATTATAAGAGCCTTCTGAAGTTTGCCAGACAGGTATCTCGTTCCGCACATGAGGCTATATTTGATGATTAATGATAAAATAATCGAAGAGACTACCATCAAGGGTGCCAAAAAAGAATTAAATGCTATCCGAAACATTTGTGTAAAAGTACTTGACAGGTGGTTAAGTCTGGAAGAATCCAGAAGTCTATTGTCTAAAGACTTCTTACATTTGAACAAGAAGTATTTGAAAATACCACATGATAATGATCCACGAATAAGCATAGACTACTTCGATTTTGACATCACGATTGTGGTATTTGGAATCTTTTATACCAAGTCATGGGAGTTCCGGGTGCCATTAGACAATCGTGACCATGTTCATGAAATTGCTAACATGCTTACGGCGGAACTGGATTTGTTTTACGAGACATTCGATGCTTAATGATCTCATTCAATATGATTACCATATTGTCTGTGGTAATAAGGAACTTCACTATTTTGATCAGTATTTCAATACGATTCGGAAGAAACTGTATTCATCACAGTTTGATGCGCCGCCCGGACATATCACTAGAAGAATGAATATCAATTTTAATTATACAGCACATATTCAAAAACAGCCTGTTATTAGATGGAACAACATTAACAAAAGCACAATGATGAGATTAGAAATAATTGGCTTCTTCTCGGTTGTTAGTGTAGAATTTCATTACTGTCCGCTGCGGTACCAGTTCTTCAAAACGTGGTCCGAAATGTTTGACGTATGGTTCAATAATGAATACAATGGTATGGCTAACGTTTCACCACCATCTATCGAAGATGTATTGAATGAAAGACCTGTTCTGCGGAGCATCTTTGATGATTAGAAATACCGTCATTGCCGATCATAAAGCTAGTCTTGTTCGAAACGAATTCATCTTTATTGGTAACATTCTGCAAGAGATGAAAGCCAAGGCTTATGGTGGGGCTATGAAAGAACTCGCCGGGGATACGTACAATTACTATGACATCGGAAAGCCAGCCACTTCAATAATGGATTTGCGCGTCACGGTAGTCGATAACATGTCCTCAGAACTATATTCGGTCACCGCTTATGGATACTATCTCCCAATGTCTCTCGATATAGAATATACTTCTCATAATTATTTGATCAGAAGTGAACGATATCCTAATAGAGACTTTGTTCGTGATCTGATAGATGTGTTTGAAACTTGGTTCGAAATCGAGTATGCCAGTGGCAAAGATACAAAGCCTGACTTTAGTGAATGCATGAAGCGTGAATACAAAAGACGGTTAGAAACGTTCAGATGATCAACGATCTGGTATATGATGACTATGCTATGTTAAATGCCCGCGAAGAACATCTCGTCCTTCTGCGAGACTTAGCTGATTTCATTCACGAACAGGGCTATCGTAACAGATCAATAGACATCTTCGAAAGATATAAAGATTTAGACTATGGCTTATCGTCATACTGGCGCGGTAAAATACTATGGCCGCATGTGTCATTTCTTACACATACAAATGACACCGTAATTACTGTTGATATCAATGGTTTCTTTGTTGGTCAGTACTATCATATACCGTTTGATGGATGGCCAGAATTTGCAGTTGTGAATTTGATGCGCGACCTAAACCATTATTTCAGAGACTACTTCAAACCTAGATAGTACTAATGCTTATTGACATCATATCCGACAGCCGATGGAGACAGGAAGCCCGCAATGAATATATGCAGGTTGTGCGTGATGTTGCTGCCTTTTTGTATGATCATGGCTGGATCGATGATATGGACAAGATAATCAAAGCGTGTGAAACTCTTCCATTGACACGCTATTGCAATATCATAAAAACACCCACTCCATATATTGTATTCTCCTCACAGGATTGGTATTTGCAGGCAAGTTATATTGGTCACTTTGGCTGTCGTCGTTTTACAATTGGTACTGGTCCTGCCGCACATGAGGGACTAACGTTAGCGAAAACGGCAGACCATGCCAACGAATTCTTCAAGGATTATTTCGATGCTGTTTGATGTCATAAGCAAAACTCGCTGGGAACATGCCGCACATGAAGAGTATTTGAAAATCTATCATGATGTCGTCGAATACCTATATTCAACGGGTTGGATTGATCGGAAAATCAGAACAGAAATCGAAGAAGCATGCTTTCGTGATCCATTCCAAATGTGTATAAATCATGGCACTTATATTATTAGTCCCCACATCAACATAAGCGTTCAAAGTTGGCGACTTGGTGTTGATTATGTCGGAGAGTATGATTGTCGTAAGTTCTCTATGGATATAAAGAATAATCTTGATGAACGTGGATTTGAAATATTAGCAAGTGAAGCGAACGAGTTCTTCAAGGATTACTTCGATGATTGTTGACAAGCTCGTATTTTGCGCACTTAAAGACATTGCGAAAGCTGAGAACGATGCGTTTCTGCAAGTAGTAGAAAACGTCATTAACGAACATGTGTCACCACCGATTGATATTTTTGAAAAACTACATGATCGTGAAAAATCGTTTGAAGTGCAATCAGCAAAAATGGGTTTTATCAAAATGCAAAAGCATGCATCATTTGAGTACGAAAGGGCGAGCAAATCGATTTTCATACAACACCGGGGAGAATGGTGTATTTTCTTTGAATACCTTTACTTAAAGACGCGAAATGCTCACAAAATACAAGAAGCGGTTATCGCCCTGAACAAACATTTTGCCCACTATGATTAATCACGTGATCATAAATCACCATCTGGAAGATGTTGGCCGTGAAGAATTCCATAACATTCTTCAGGATATTGATACTATTGTCAATCAGCATGGTTGGGCGGGTTTTGACGTAATGGGGCAATTTAAACACTGTATTGTGCATTTTACTTGTGATGATTATCAATGTGCTATTCATAGAAGACGTGTAAGCATTAGCATGGTTAAATCGCCCCGTGCCAACTATAATGGTATCCGTATTATCATTCGGGGAGACTATTCTCATAAAGGCATGTTGCTTGTTTTTGATGATTGGCCACGGAAATACGTTGCGCGCGTAAAAGAGCGGTTAGCCGAACATTTTGATGGTATTTTTGGAAAGCTCAATGATTAATTCTTGCATTAGATTAAATCACTTGAGAGAAGCATCACGCGAAGAATATTTTGCGTTCATGTCATATCTTTCGGACTATATTGCAACATACGGATATGAACCATACAATCTTACAGGACATAAAAGCGGTTTTCGAACCGTTTCCATGGACATATACAATAATCAGGACCGGGGCTATATCCGGGTTTCATACTATCATAATGGTAGTGGAGTAGTTGTTCGTGTTGTTGGTGATTATTTCAGACTGGAAATCTCAATACGACCGCTAAATTGGCCACCTGAAGAAATCTTCAAACTGTATGAAGAGTTGCAACGAGATGAGTTTGTGAGATATTTTCAAAATCATGATCAATGACCATATCATACGACTCCACTTGGGTTGCGAAGGTCGTGAGGAATACAACAAGTTCCTGCGAGACGTGACCAACTTCATATCCGAGCATGGATATGAACCATATGATCTATACACTCAAGAACAGGGGAAAGGTTGCTCAATACATAGTTATTCATATAGATTTTTCGAACGCCCATGTATTGACTTTCACTACTATTCGGACCATAGTGGTATTAACCTTCGTGTGAATGGTGAATACTTCTACAAAACCATAAGTCTGGATTTATCGGACTGGCCCAAAGGCGAAGCGTTCAAACTGTACAATCTAATGGTTGATCGATTAGAGAATTATTTCCATGATCCGTGACAGTATTGCATATGAACGTGGTCAGGAGATCGCATACGCTGAAGCGGATTATATTGCTAAGCGAATATGGAGCATTGTTGAAAAACATATTGGGCAAGATGCTTATTGCCTTGATTTGATGTCTCATATGACAGATGATATGATCTACAACCGGTCGCCAATTAGACAGCTTTCATTTGCGAAACTATCAGGCTATCCCGACCAGATTGCTTGTGGGATTCGTGGCTTCCATATCAGTACGGATTTCTTTCTTTGTTTGGAAGTCCATAATGATGTGACTAGAGATGTTTTGCATGATCTTCAAGTATTTGCTGCTGAAGATGACTTTGAGACTGTATGATGCTGAGTGATCACCTCATAGATGATAATGTCGAGGTCTTGAACCGCGAAGAGGCAAGCTTCATCGTGGGTTCACTGGCAAAAATCTTCAAGAAGTATTTTGATCCAGTATCAGTGGATGATTTTTGCGAAGACCTGTATACCAAGTTGACCAAGAGATTCAGATGGATTGATGATCCCTCTGGCCAAGAAATGAGAATATCGTATAATATTCCCATAAGTGATGCCTATGAGAGATTTCCAATCTATGTATGTGGACAGACTATAGCATATGAGTTCTATGTTTATACAACTGGAAAACCTTCGACAGAGGTATGCATGATGGTCTATGAGTTAGAGCGGTTTGCAGAAGAAGATTTTGGAAAATACTATCAATGATTTCTGACAGCATAAAACTCGATTACCTTAGATACTTGAATCAATTGGAAGCCGGTTTTCTTGTAGATTCTCTATCCGATATTTTTCATGGTGTTTTTGGTAATGACAGTGTAACTCGATTTTGTCTGTCGTGTTATGATGACTTTACAGAAAAGCCCGTTCTCTCTGCTGATGGGTTCCACATAGTACATGAGATTGTAGAGATGGAACAGAAGGGTGGATATGGGTATTCGGCAGAATTGCATGTCAAATTTTTCTGTCTCACTTTCATTGATCAGTTTTCTATTGATGTCACACATGTCAAAAGTGATGTACTGAGAGAGATGAAACTGAAGCTGAACCGCCTCTTTAATGAAGAATATTTGGAATTCATGGGATGATACAAGACACTATCAATGAACTCCACCTTGAACGTATGAACAAGGTAGAAGCGGATTATATCATAAGCCTGTTGAAGCCTATTTTATGCGAATTCTACGACCGCAGGAAAGCGATTACGCTTTGTGATTATGTTCATGGCAAATGCATACAGTATCGTTCACTGGCACGATCAAGCTTCAATCATCGTATTGATATAGTTGAATGCAGTGGCGATGTCCTACTTGTTTACTTTCATTGCGTGACGTTTTATAGTAGAATGAAACTCAGCACAACAATGAAGCATAGAGAGAGAAGTAGACTAATTTGTTATTTGCATGATCTCAATGCACAATACTTGGAGTTCATCGGATGATTATTCATAGGATCAATAGTGATTATCTCGATCACATCAATAAAAACGAATCCGAGTTCCTTTCAGGGCAGTTCGAGGCTATTCTGTCTCATCATGTATCAATAGACAATATAGAGAAATCTCTTTCCGGTTTTAAGCGGGTGGTGCACAAGTACAGAAACTTTATGAATGTTGAGCCGTCTATGAACTGTTATGTGGATTACGATTACTTCAACATTACAATTTCTATCGTTGGTGAAACATTCAATTGTGCATTCAAGGTGTTTGTGGATGCCAATTTGGATAGCACTCTAGCATTATTGCGAAATCTTAATGATTTTGAAAATGAGACATTCAAAGAGTACTACAATGCTTAGAGATATGATTAAAGACAACCACATCCGATCAATTAATGATGATGAAGTCAAATTCTTTACCAATCATTTTCGATCTATTTTGGTCAATCACTTGAGCAATAACGAGAGTTCATTTTTGCTTTTTAAGTTGAAAATAATTTTATGCACAATTTCCCATTTCGGAGAAATTGAACCACTAATGTCATGCACACGTGGTGAGGACAAGCCTAATTCGATACGGATAATAGTGACGGGTGAAACGTTTAATAGCGGCATTCATCTAGACATTACTGATGTATGTGATAAGAATAAGCTGATGGAAGAACTGGTTGAATTTTCTAAAGGCAAATTCAAAGAGTATTACTCATGATCACTAATTTGCTATACTATGATGCTCTTAGTAACGTATATCACGATGAAAGAGCTTTCGTTCTTTGGAATATTGCGGAAATCATAACCAAACACAAAGGTAAACTTGCCGCACAGATGTTCATTAACACTTATTTGTATGGTCGATATGCTACTAGACAACTTATGACACACGACGAAATCAGTTTGTGTTTTGTATGGCCAAATATTCACAAAGATTACATTATTGCAATCATTCATTGTGAGGTTTATCGTACTCGTATTGAAATCGGTACCGAATATATGTCTAATCCTGACGACTTTATTGTAGACCTTTGGGAATTCCAACGCAATGAATTCAACAAGAGATATAATAAATGATCATCCAAAAAATCATACTTAATCATGTAGAAGATGTCGGGAAGAAGGAGATGAGATTTATCGCTGATTGGTTTGGTCACATGATTGAAGAACATACGCAGAAATCAGTAAAAACGAGTGATAGTATTTTCAAAGAAATCGAAAGATATAACCGTAGTTGGTACGATCTTAAGAGAACTCCAAAAATAAAGATCGAAGAAAGTCTTTTGAATACGTATGCTATTATGATTAGTATTCATAGTCCATACTTTGTCTCAAGTTTTTACATAACTTTGGATATGTTTGGTGATTGTGATTACGATGCGTTCATGGATGAGGTGAACCGGTTCGCTGCAATCGACTATAAGGATTATCATGATGCTTTGTGATTTGGTGAGACGAGAACACATCGTATCTTTGGCATATGATGAAGCAGCACATATGGCCAGAAAGTTGGTGCTCATAGACAACAAGTATAAGACACGTAAAGATTTGACGTTTGATGATGTCATGGAATCCATGGAGGGGTGGGATAGTTTGTGTTTCGATTCCTACGTCATACCAGAAATAACTATTATTAAAGTAGGCGGAACAAGTATTAATGTCAGATACAGAGGCAATCTGATTCGAGGAGATATATTCGTCAACTCCTGTCTTCTTGGGTATTCCAAGTATAAGGAATTGATGTGGGAGCTTATTGCGTTTTCAGGTGATGCATTCACGGATTATCACAATGCTTCGTAACGTCATCGCAAATCAGTATATTCGCACTATGGTAATGGACGAAGTACGTTTTGTGTCAGAACATATATGTGAATTAGTGAACAAAGTGTTATCTAATCACAAATATAATTTGGATGTGAATTTCACAGTAGACACCTTTTTAGATCAAGGCCATATTGGTATATTTGGTCTGAACCCTAATTTGACTATATCGCAGTCTGCACGACAACAACTATACATCAAATTGAGCGGTCCCGTTTTTATTTCTGAGGTCAAATGGAACCTTGGTGTTCTCACCGAGAATGAGTTCAATAAGACTATCAGAAAGCTCAATATATTTGCCGCGAATGAATTCAGATATTATCACAATGCTTCGTAATGTCATCATACATGAATACGCCAAGCATATGGCACAGAGAGAATTAATATTCGTATTCACAATCATTGCCCAAATCATGGACAAGTATTTTTATGACCCTATGGACAGGGTAGACGTGGAATTCGCTGTAACGAAAATGATGGACAAGGGCAGTTTCGGCCTTCGTGACATCCAACCACGGTTGAGTATTATACATCGCAAGACTGACAAATTCATTATCGGAATAGATAGTCCATTCATACAGTCGCACACTAATTTTTGGTGCCCTAGTCTAACCATAGAAGAAGCGAACAGTATGAATGAAGAATTGCAAACCTTCGCTGATAATGAGTTCCTAGATTACCACGGACTTGTATCTTGAGATATGCCTTCCGGTCATAAATATCGGGATGGTCCACTCTCTACGCAAATACTTGATTGAAAACGAACACCAACAAGGAACATACGAATCCTATGTGGCGTATTTCGAGAACTTGGACTACACCAAGAAATCCACCATTGAAAAACTAAAACTTCCATTCCCACCTGCCAACCAAAGAGAAACTATGTTTAACAAAGATGGGTATGAAATGGATGGAGGGTATGAAATTTTTGATAATAGTATCATCAGGAAGCCATACATCACCATGAAGATTATTCCAAAGGACAAAATCCGATATGGCATAATGCTTGAATTCAATATCAAAACTCACAAATTGGACCAGTGTATTCTTCTTAATCCAAAACGTTCATATGCAACACAAACAAATATTAAAGATTGCGCGGTTCAATACCATGCTGGCAATTTTTACTTCAACAGTAATGGTCAACTGGTTCCTAATATTGGATATCACATTTTACAAACACTGGTCAGGGACTACCAGCGAAAAACATTTTATAGTGTGCTGAAGAACCGAGAAGACCATATCAACAATAATATTCTTCCTATGATTCAAGGTTTGATCGACAATGAGTATTTGTCATTGAAACAGGCCAAGTATTATATGAATGAGATTGCCGAAGAATCTGCAACATATTGGAAACACCAAGACCCATCTCATGGTGAAACGTTTGAAGAAGCGATTGAAGACTTCCGTAGATTGATGAGGGAGGCTACTCGTGCGCTTACGTAGCATTGTGGAGGGTGAGGCACCCGAAGGCACTCTTGAAGCCTACACGGCGTATTTTAACGGGTTGGACCTCCGTAAGAAATCCGTGTTGGATAATATCAGATTACCGTTCCCACCAGCTAATGAAAGTGAAGCCACTTATCGGCTTCACGGTCGATTGGGACCATTTTATGAAGTTGATGATTCAACTTATCGATTGCGGCTTAATCTCGAATACCAAGACATGGATCGCATCTATATGGAGTTTTATGAGGACAGTGATCATCCTTATATTTTCAAATTCAAAGAAAAGGTGGATGGTACTGCGAAAGAAGTTCGTTGGTTCGAGAATGGTGAACGCCAATATCGTTTCAAATCAACGAGACATATGGAGCACAGCGTTATCAACCACTTAGAACATATGCTTGATTATTGGATTGAGATTAGTCCCAATAATGGAGGCATTGAATATGTGATGAAGGGGCAAGCATTTTTGGTGAAGTATGCATCGGAACTCATGTCTCTCAAGGAAAATGAATTTATAGATAGTCGTACTGCTAGTAGATGCATTGAAGCTGCTATCGATAAAGTAGAAGACGCATTGAATAGATTAGTGAATGATGATGTACTTGAGAAGAATGCTCGTCATGTGAAGGAACTCAAAGCAACGTATGAGAAGGTGCGTCATGCGGTTGCGTAATATTGTAGAAGCTGAGCAGAAGCGTGGTTCCTTTGAAGACTTTTATGAGTACTTCACCAGTATGGATTTGACACATAAATCTGTGCTGGAAAGTCTTCGTCTTCCCTTTTCTACCGCCAACGATAGTGAGATCATCTATAAACAAGATGGCACACGAACCGATAGTTACTTCCACTATGGAAATATTATACGTTTTGTATACAGGAAACTCACATCTCCTCATTATGATCAAATTTTAATGGAGTTCGAATTAGACGGCAGTCTTAGAAAAATCGATTTCAGAAAACATGATTCTCATGGTTATACGTCATATCGGGCAGGTGATATAATGGCTGTGATGTTCGATACACGTGACGGGCGGCCTATGGTTACTATAAAAAATACAACAGGTAATTCCTCAGATGATTACTTTATGAATGAAATTCGTACTAAGGGCATTGATGATTTTGTTAGCTACGTTTATCCCAGCTTCAGAGAAACCGAAAACAATTATGCAGACACACCAGTATGGTTAGAAAGATCACAGGAATTCTTGAGCCGATTACTGGATGCCGGGTATATCACAAAAGAAGATGCAATTAATGCGATTGATCAGATTCGTGCGAAGGTTGATCAAATAGAAGACCTATTCATTAATAAAATAGGTCTTGATGATTTTGGTATCTATTCAACTAATAGTGGAAAGTATCAAAAGGAAATTGAAGACGATCCGGTAGCTCATTTTAACAGGCTCAAAGCTGAAATCGACGCCAAGTTCAAGGAGGTGTATGATGCGTTTGTCTAATATCATTGAAGCAACAGGACTTACCTTTGAACAACTTGTTGACGTGTTCCGCAATGCGAATATCAAAACGGTTGAAGACATCCAAAAATTCAGGTTGAAGAAAAGCATGATCCCAAATCAGAGTGTTTACCTCTTTGATAAAAATGGACGAAATAAAGGTGAGTATGCCGCTCGTACTTTTAACTTTTATGTAGGTGATGAGGAGGCCGAGAACAATATTCTTGAAGTCTACACGAATGCGGAAGAAGGGTTCAATAAATTTGATTACGATTTGATCACTGATCGGTTACTTCGTGCTGCTAGGTTTAAGCCCTATACGACAGAGCTTGGAGATATCGTTATTGGTTCGGATCATAAAACTATTACAGATCAGCCTGTAAGCGTTGATTGGTTCCATGGTGAAATGAGATGTCATTGGCCACTAATAGGTACAAACGGACATGACAGAACCATACCATTTGTGTCCTTTGTCAGACACAATTTTAATACAATTTATGAAAAGAATGATGATTGGGAACAGGCATTCGATTATGTCACCAATGCCTGTAAGAACAATAAAGAATGGGGATTCATTGACGGGGATAGGGCTAAAGCTGTTGTTGAAGTCGTAACGGAAATGATGATCAGATATATGAGACAGACAAACGTGGACAGGAAGATCATTGGTGGTGCTGAACGCAAGAGACAGGAGATGATCGATGAAATCTCTTAAGACATATCTTGTGGAGACAGAACAAGTGGATGATTTGATGAGTTTCTTCAAAGAAAAGAAGATATCTGATCTGAATACATTCAAGGAAATCAGGAAAACTCACACATTTAATACGCCCAATCAGGTATTGCTTTTTGACAGAGATGGTGAGCCTAAAGGTAATCAAATCGTTGCTAGGAATTACAATGAATGGAGCGGTCCATATACTTTTGCGGTCTTCATTAATGATCCTTCTCTATCTTACAATACCTTCGAGATCACTAATGGGAAACTATTCTCTATGGGTAGAGAATTCATGACCGAGGACGGTTATATTGGAAGACGGTATCATGACAAGGATTACTTGCCGCTCAAAGTAAGTATTAACACAAAGTATGATAGCGAGAAAACCATTTGGTTTTTTGATCGCACAGAGATCACAAGGTTTGGAGAATTTATTCAAAAAATTCTATACCATGAAATGAAGCATGTATTGAATGATCATGAGAAAGCCTTTGAAGCCGTTAAGAAAGCTGTGACTGTAAATGTCGAAGGCGGCTTTGTGAGTAGAAGTCTTGCAGCGAGAGTATTGAAGGTGGTGTTGAAAACCCGTTTCCTAAATCGTATTCTTTCAACTGACATGAACCGGGAGAAGATCAAACCTATCATACAAAAGGTGGAGGACTTGATCAATGAAATCTCTTAACACTTACCTGTTTGAAGAAACAAAGGTGACTGATCCATTTGAGTTTTTCAAGACTGTGGAAATTAATACATTGGATGATTATCTCAAACTTAGAGACAATTACAGATTTGAAGTATCCAATTTCGTTCTCTTGTTTGACAAGAATGGACGCAAGAAGGGTGATCAAGTCATGGAACATAGAAGAGTTAATAAATGGATTCACATCTATCTTGATAACAAGAAGGGTTTCAACAATTTCTACATCAATTTGGATGGAATACTGATTAGGGCTGAGATGTCACAAATGGAAGCATCTGATAGAATGACTACGTTCAGAATGACGCCCAATAGATATCTTCCATCATCGATCAATGTGTTTGCTTCAACGGGTGATCCTGCTGGTTTGACATGCTCATGGGAGACTCGTTCTGTAATCAATCCATTGGATAAATCATTTACCATTTTCAGTAAGTTTGCGAGTTATTATCTTCTATCGGAACAAACCACAAAATTGGAACAATCGACGGGCGGAATAAAGACATTGGATTTGTTTCTCGAAAGTCTTGAAACGCTTAAAGAGATGGTTGCAGCGAATGTGGATGCTGGTTTCATTGACTATCTCGATGCGATGGAAGCAGTTAGAGATTTCTCCGATAAGGCGATTGAGAAGACTTCAAGACATGCTATCACTTACGAACCAGAGTATAGAGACGAATACAGAGAAATAATCGGCGGTATGGCACGTGCTAGGGACGAATTATTTGCACAATATGAAAGGAATAGGTGATGGACTTTATTGATCAGGCTTATGCTGAATTTAGAAAGCATGATTTCAATGATTTGGAAATCATCAAAAATTATCGTTTCCCATTGAAGATGCCAGAAACGGCATTTAGCGCGTATCGTTATAGAGATAGTGACGATACAGACATCAAGGCTATCAAATTTTTTGGCACAGCAAAAAACGGACAAACTGGTGCTTTCTTTGTGTTTCCAGAAGAAAGGGACACGATAGCCGCACAACCAAATGCGTTTGGTGTTTCAATCAATGATGGTAAGCTGTATCGTGTATGTTGGGGTGCAAAATTTGGTCGATATGAGCCTGACATCTCTAAAGTAGTATCAGAGAGATATTCTGGACCAGCAGAGATATGGATACAGGCCGATAACGACAAACTCAGTTACAAATGGCGTGTTGGAACCTATTCGGAAAGTATGAATCCTCCTCGACCATACAGAATGGCGGAACAGATGATTATTCATGAGGTGATACATGAATTTTCAACGGGTGATACGTGGCGTGCATTTGCGAATGTATCCAACCATTTTCTGACTGTAGAAGCAAAGATCATATTCATGTTTGAAAACTCTTATATTGATATCGATCTTAGAAATGAACTTGTCAAAAGTGCATTTAATTGTTCGCTTGAATTATTGAACAATATGGCCGACAAAAAAGACAGTGAGGATCGAAAAAGAGCAGACGAGTACATTAATAATTTTATCCGCAAGATCGGACCAATTTTGAAGAAATATAAATAGAAGATGCGTATTCGTTCAATCATCACCGAAGGCATTGTTGCCGATGCCGAAAAGCTTTATCATGAGATTGAAAAGCTGGTTGAAACCTTTGAGCCTACAGAAGAATGGTTCAAAGTTGCTAATGCTCGTATAGCGCTTCCAAAGACGGAATTTCTTACATTTGATAAAAATGATAGAATGTATGGTGGTTTGTTCCATTGGAAACAGCCTCATATGAATGTCTTAGTCTGGTTTAAACCTCAGAAAAACCCAGCCCATAATACACAACCGCCAAATTATATTTCTATAGGGCTGAAATCTGGAAGAATTCGAGAAGTTGGATGGACACAAGCTCCTATCGTTGATGATACTGATGACATAAAATTCCACAAAGTGAATGGTCCAGCGGTATTCGAAACCAACTATATGGGCGATCAGATGCGTGTCAGTGGACTATGGTATGTCAATGGGTATTATCATTTGCCACGTGATGTAATGAATGCATTGTTCCAATACGCGAAGCATAATAATCCTTTTGTTGATACTTTAGACCATGATGATCGGCTAGGTATACATGATGAATTACCATACCCAAAACAATTTGATCTGACAATGAAATGGGTGAAGGAGTTTGTCGATAATGGATATGGTTCTGGTGAAGAAGCTATAAAGGCGATGAATGGTACGATCAAAAGAATTGTCAATGATGAACAGCTAACGCTTGACGTTGTTTTCGGCAACGAGGATTCTGATTCTGATGCGAAGAATTGGGATGCGGGTGTTCAACGTCTAGAAGCTTGGAAAACTGATGCTGAAGCTCGTGTAAGGGAGGCGTTCGCATGAGATTGAGGCAGCTCGTTGAAAAGAAGAGAACCTTCAAGACAGAAGCGTATTATGATGCCGATGGGAAATTTCATCGTTTAGATGGGCCAGCTTATGTGTCCTATTACGACAATGGTCAATTGTATCGAGAGGTTTGGAGGGAACACGGTAGATATAAAAGAGACGATGGCCCGTGCTTGGTTAACTATAGTGTCAACGGAGTACTAACGGAACAGATATGGAATAGTAACGATAAGCCCGACGAGGTTCCCACAAAATATATTGATACTGAAACTGGAGGGATTGTCATGTCTTGGGGACTGATAAATCCCCCCTATGAGTTTTACTCACACAGACTTGATGGACCGGCTGAAATTGTTTGGGATCAGAAGAAAAACGAAATGAGATGTTTCTGGTATATCGACAATTACATGTACGGATATAGAACCAGCAGTATTAATGAACCACCGCAACAATTCTTGAAACAGAGAGAACATGAAACGGATGATCCATTCCCTGAAAAGGTAAAAGTCTTGTTACCGAATGGAGAATATCTATGAGGTTAAATCAGATCGTTGAATCCAAGAAGAAAAAATTCACGCAAACCGAGATGTACTATGACAAAAACGGCAAAATGCACCGGTTGGATGGTCCTGCTTATAGCGGGTACAGGTCACACCAGAAATTGGCTAGAGAAGAGTGGTTAATTCATGGAAAACACCATTCTAAAGAACACCCATCTCTTATTTTGTATTATCCTAAAGGCACGCCTAATATGGAGGCATGGGATTGGTTTGGTAAAGGGCACCGGTTAGATGGTCCTGCTGTAACATATTATAATCCTGATGGTACCGTGTCGAAAACCGTATGGTTAAAGGATGGGCAAACTCATAGAGATGAGGATTTACCAGCAGTATACGATTACGAGAATCGAGATTATCAGTGGTATAAAAATGAAAATCCGCACCGAGACAATGGTCCTGCTGGTGTTAGAAGGGTGAATGGTCGTTGGTATTATGAGTGGGTATTTCATGGAAATAATTTTGGCGAAACTGAAGACCCAAATAATCCACCCGGTGCATATTTGGATTATCGAAAAACTTATAACAAAGAACCATTCCCAAAAGAGGTTTGGATCAAGATTGAAGGTGAGCCAGATTTCTCATGATTATTGAACGCATTCAGTATTGTGACAAAGATGGGCATGTGTCTCGTTTGGATGGCCCTGCTGCAATTGAATATTCTGGCGGTAAAAAAGATTCATTTTTTACCGCATGGTATTATTCTGGTCTTTATATTCGTAGACAAGATAATGACTATGCAGAAATGATGCCTGCAAAATTTGTTCAGTATTTGCATTATCACATGTACAATCATGTCCCCCAAGGGGAAGTTGTCAAAGTATTCACGGACATTATCAAGAAGATTTACAAAGGTGGATACTTGAGTAAGAAAGACGCAGTTAAATACATTAGAGAATACAAAATTGCAGATGAGACCAATGACTTGCCAAATCCAAGATGGGTTGGACAGGATTTAGGTATTATGGATGACGAGATGTACTGATGAAGCTGAGACAAATTGTTGAAGATACAGGATTAAAGAACTATCGAGAGGATTACTATAAAGTATCATCCGATGGACCAGATGTTCTTCATCGCGACGATGGACCGGCACATGCTATCTACAAAAACGGTAAACCAGTTCTTGAGCACTGGTATCAAAATGGATCAACACATCGTGACAGCGACAGTCCTGCTTGCACGCATATCAATAATGATAAGAAAACAGAAATATGGTACAAAGATAACGTCAAACATAGAGAAGGTGCACCTGCTCAAATTGAAACCAGATTGAATGATATTGGTTATGACATTGAGAAATGGTTCTTTATGGGTGTTGCCCATCGTGATACCAAGGATGGACCACAAGAAACATGGAAAAATTCTGTTGGTACAGTTTACAAGCAAATATGGTTGGATAAAGATAAGGGACATCATCGTGAAGATGGACCATCATTTATCATGTATCAGCCGAATGGACAGGTCGCCAAAGAAGAATGGAAAATCAATAATAAACTCCATCGTGATTCCGAGGATGGTCCCGCGTATATCGACAATATGAACAATGACATACGGTACTATTGGAAGGGAAAGATACACAGACTGGATGGACCTGCATGGGTCGTTGATGGATCATCCGAATGGGCCGTTAACGGCGAGACGATTTGTCTGTCCGATGATCTGAATTTGCCAGAAAAGTATAGAGAAGCATTTGAAACTGCGGTTGCCGAATACAAAAAGAATAATCCTATCACTGAGGCTAAGGTTATTCGAGATGGTCAGATCACATATTACGATCATGTTTCCAGACGTGATCTCCAAAGGCTGATTACTGATAATGAAGAGATCAGAAAATATGGTATGCGTGGCGTGTACTCAGATAGTTTATCTGTAGCGTCATCCTTAAGAGCACATCATGTGAACTTGGTAAATAATACGGGCAATAACGGTTCATTGATTATTATCGGTGCCAATCGAAAACAATTGGACCATATGGACCACAACAATAAGTTCATTTTCTTGTTACCAGATTTAGATAACTGGTTGTTGGAATTCGTTGAACCAAGGGTTTATGATCACTATTCGTTGGTTCGAATGTTGAATGATATGACTAAAATATTTGGCACCATGAAGCTGATCAAGGCGAATAGAAGAATGCCCGGCTTTCAAGTGTTTGATGAGATCGAGGTTGGACAAGTATTTGCACCATTGACCGAAGCTAAAGTGATCAAGGATGATGCTAGTTTTGGGTATTCTCAAGGCAAGCAGATTTACACCAAGCTTGCTCGCAGAGATGCAACCATGCTTTTGGAGAAATACAAGAGAGATGGCATTCGCTTCATCATCACAGAAGATGAAATGTATTATGGACCGCCTGCTTTGTTTTACCATTATTCAATAGCAAGTCTTGCTGGTTATGACATTTATGAAGATCGAATGGATTGCGCTGTTGTTGCTCGTAGTGCTGCACAAATTTATAGCATGGAGATGACATTCAGAAAATCTGATCCAGTCTTGGTGCTTGAGGATCATCCCGGTTGGTTCATCATGTTGAGGGGCCAGCCATTGCTGTATAAATTCCCATTGGAAGCAACGATTGCACGCTTGCAGCCTGTATGGGGCAAGATAAGTATTCAAGAAGCAGCGTTGTATTTCGATGAGAATTAAAGACCTATTGCCTGAAACTGGAATTATGTCGGAGTCAAAAAGACTTCCGGGTAAGAATCCGTTGAACAGCATCTATTATGATATCAGGAAAGCAGAGGTTTCCAGATTATTGGAAATCAACGAACATGATGGGCTTCGCGGTTACTATGATCGTGAATATCATGAGATGTTCGTAAGCAGTTCCAGATCACATCACCATGCCGATATTTTTGACATTGCTGGAAGGCATGGAATGATTCAGTGTCATGATGGTTTTGAATTCTGCATTGCCAAAAGTCTTCTACAGTTGAACCATATGGAATGGGATTTGCCTGAACGTGAGGGTACAGCTTATATGCTTGCTGATCATCACCCGTGGTTCATTGTAACCCATTTCTCTCATCAAATGAAAACGGCCATGACCAAATTTGAAAAGACGTTTGGCAAGTTGGTTGAGATTACCCGTGACAATAGAGATCAGGTATTGTTTGAATCTATATGTGAATGACTTGTAAACATTAATAAAGTGTGGTAAATATATTGAAGTTGTTGAAATTATTTGAGGGTGATATGGATCATGCTGCGCATATGGCGAAAACTGGTTATTGGGGCAAACAAGGGGCCGGACTGGTATTCTTTTGCACTCGGACTAAAAGATTTTGCTTATCTTTTCGGTCGTCCTTAGTCGCTGAGCCTCATACGTGGTCCACATGGGGTGGTGCTATGGATGAGGGCGAGGAACCCGCAGAAACGGCTGTACGGGAGGCTCACGAGGAAACAGGGTTATCTCTGGACATCAAGAAGCTTACCCGTATTCATGTGAACCAGATTCCAAATGTTTTCACCTACACGACATTCGTTGCTCTTGTGAATGAAGAGTTCGAACCGCACACTGAAGGCAATTGGGAAGTTGATGGTTATGAGTGGTGCAAGTTTGGTGATTGGCCAGAGCCTTTACATAAAGGCATGAAACAAACCCTGACCCATCAACCGGCTTTGGACATTCTTGAGGAACTTAGTCGTAGATGACTTCTACGTTCGTCATTGGAAGAATTTCTTCTACGATGATCTGAGCATCTTCCAGTTCCAAAGTGCCTTCTTCGATATGATCCATCCAGTAATCAACGTCTGAAAGCTTTTCATCGAGAAATTGTTCAATTTCTTCGGTGAGGATTTTCTTAAGTTCTGATAATGACAATTCTTAAACTCCCGATTTAGAATCGAGGTTATTTAGATGTACTTTCGCATTTTTGAGATAAGGGATGCAAATTCATTACCACCAATGACTCGTTCCATTCTATTGCAAATCTCATGCATCTTTATATTGCCACGAGTACCATGGTGAACTTCTGACAAGTATAACTCAATGAAGGCAGTCAAGAATGCGGCTTCGTCATCGTTCACCACGACATTAAAATTATCAGAAAGGAAGTGTCTGAGATATGAACCAACGCGGTTGCGTCCATTTCTTGTATGCGATCTTACTTGTTGAGTGAAATATTCTTTTTTCAAGTCAAAAGTTTCGTATACCCGATTGTTCATCCACTTGCACAAATCACGAGTAGGCTCGATACCATTCGTGCCTGATGTGATCAATTTCACTTCACCACGTGACAACCCGCCTTTTTCAATATATTTCTGGAAGATCGAATCTGAATGATCGCCAGTCAGACTCGCGGTCATCATTTTATCTATATTCTTTCTGGCGGTATCAGTAATTTGTTCAGCTAGATTGTCGTCGAGATGGAAGAAGGAATGAGTCTTACCATCGGTGCGTCTCACGGGCATTTCGCGTCCCGGTTCCCACCAGCCCGTTTCCTTTTCCTGCGCACTCATGTATCGATCTTCATCATAACGACCGATTTCAACTGCATCACAGGAATAGCACACATAAGGTGCAACTTGCTGACCCTTGCCATTGAAAAGGGCTTCAGCTTCTTCCTTACAATACGGACAGTGAACAACCTTATTTGTTGAAGGTGCATCCGTATCCGTTTCGGCTTCTTGTTGGTCCCAAAACGGATCATCCATGGAAAGTGCATTATTCATAGTTGTCAGCCACACGATTAGCAGTAATCAGGTTTGCTCTACGGTTCTTGAGTTCTGTGATTTTCTCACAGTTCAGATAGGTACAAGCCGAACGGATACCGCCAAGGATATCTTGCACGGTATTATGCACACTACCACGGCTTTGTCTAGCCGTGATCTTTCCTTCTACCGTTCGGTAATTTTTGGTCGAATCGTAACCATTGGCTTTCTCGGAAGAGTTACCATAGTGGTAGATCGTTCCATCGCCATTACCATAACCCGGTTCAACGCCTTCTTGGTGATAGGCTAACATACCTCCAAGCATGACCATATCAGCGCCAAGTGCGAATGCCTTAACCAGATCAGAAGGAAGACGGCACCCACCATCGGAAATGATTTTGGGACACTGGTATTGAAGTGAGAATTCATCGAACTGATCGAGCAGTGTTGCCTGTGGTACACCGATACCAGTCTTGAGACGGGTGGTACAAACTGATCCAGAACCAATCCCAACTTTAACATAATCAGGCACAAATTTCAATTCGGTCAGCATATGAAGAATGGCCCATGGATTGGCAAGATTTCCATAGATGAACTTCACGTCATAATTGTCCTTGCACCATTTCATCAGTGCATGTGCAGTCTTCATATTGGTTTCAGTATGACCGTTAGCTACATCGAAACAAACGAGGCGAACATCATGACCGAACATACCCATGATAGATTTGAAATTCTGAATGCTTTCAACATCAGCACCAACCGTTGGGATCATGTATTTGTAGTCGGCACCAACTGCTTTTGCCGCATCCCAATGGATCGTTTCTTTGGTTTTTTGAATGGCTGTAAAGATGCGATGTTCTTGTAGCGCCTTGGCCATATGGATGTTACCAATGTTCATCATATTGGAGGCAATAATTGGAACACCATCAACATCAGGATCAATCAGGTCAACTTTTGCCCGAGAATCGATCTTGCTTACGGGCGCTGGCTTGATCAGTACATCTTTGAAATCGTAGCCACGTTCGGCGCATTGGAGTGTCATGTTTAATCCTTAATTGTCAACGACCGTGAAAACAGGAGTAGTGTGCATCTTGACCATTCCTGTTGTAATCATCGTATCGTCATTGTAAACTTCAAAAGTCAAAGGCCACTTGAAATCGTAGCCACTCTGGAAAAAGAAAAAGTTCTTGGCGGCTTCTTCCAGCATCATCTGATGACCATCCATGCTTTTGGTGATCGAACCATACATGATCTTTTCGGTCAGGTATACGTCTTCGTCCTTGGCACGGTAATACAATCTAACAGGCGCGCTCATTATTCCCACCACGTTGCTACAATTGGTCTCAACTGATTAATACCAGAATTATCCATAATGTCAAGTTTTCTAAGCCAATATCTCAGATCGGGTGGAACATCGGGAACGATATGATCGGGGCGCTTCCCGTCACGCGACATCATTGTTCCATCCCAATCAATAGGGCGATCTGTTTCGGTGGATCGAACCTCATTCGCATATGGATAGAAACCATAGTTGCATTCAACTATTTTGTTCTCTGGTCCATCATTATTCTGTAAATTGAATTCGACATAATCAATGTCGTCATCATGTCTCATCCATTTGTGGGCAAAGTCGATTGTTGGCATAAAAAGAACATGTGTCGGATTTTCAAGACAAATCTCATAATACAATTTGGCAAATGAATGTGGTTCGGCGCTGTTGATTCGGTCGAACGGTTTGAAGAAGAATTGAAGTGGCCGATACCCGAGGTCCATCAACTCTTTTATTATTTTTGGATCATGTGGACCGCTAAGAAGTTCTTGAGTTTCCTGATTGTCCACCAATGTATCGTATAGCCATTCCATCTTTTCGTGATGATTATCACTAGTTACTGGGTTGAAATGGTCATTGAATTGTGCAATGGGCATTCCATAGCCCATTGCTTTATTAATTCTTATACCCAAATTATTCTCCTGCGAGCTTATCCTGAATCGATGATAGGATAAGAGCAGGGTCTTCTTCATTTTCGAGCATGTGCATGGTCGAAGAAATGATACCCATAAGCACTTCGTTGCGCTCATTGGCTTCCTTCAATTGGCGCTCTCGCGCTTCCAGATAGGTTGATGGTTCAACGGCTAGTCTTGGCATCGGGAATCTCCACTATTTCTTCAACCATTATATGATATTTTCGACCATCGGTTTAATCGTCTTGATTGTTTTCAATTTCGTGATCATGGGCCATCAGCCATCCATCACAAAACGCATTCACCAAATGATCATCTTCGAACGGACAAGCGTCTGAAACAGAGAGACCAGCTTCATACATATCGTATCCGGTCTGTTGTGCATCCAGAACAGATGTTTGATCATCAAAATCAGCCATCTTGATTCTCCTCGTCCAGCGCGTTCAGATCGACCACGCCATAGGTTTCAGGATATTCCACGAACAGTTTGTTGTGAAGCCAGTCATTGGTGATGGGTGCGTTTTCGGGGAGCTTACTCAACCCGGTGCCCAGACCGTCAGACGGAATGACCACAATAGAACCGGCTTTCAGATGTTTCTCGACCGGCTGAAGATCGATTTCCAGATATACGATGAATTTTTCATGATCGTGTTCATCCGTTTCGATCCACATGTCTTGCGGATTCATCCCCGGCGAGAACTTCGTTGCGACACCCAGCGCATTGGGTTCACCGCGCATGCTCTTGGCTTGGCCACCCATCCCGATACGGAGCAGGTTGTCACCGAATAGGTAAACGCGATCTTGATTTTGTTTCAGGTCGGATCGTTCAATCCAGTTTTGATATGCAACAGGCATAGTAATCTCCCTATTATGACTAGTATATCAGGAAGATTTGGATTTGTCAAATGCTCTATACAGTTCCAATAATTTTCTTGGTGTTAATGAAAATGTAGTTTCAAGGTCATGTTCTGTGGAAACTTTAAATGATGCCAAGTCGTCAGCATGTTTGATATAATATTCAGTCAGCTCTTGAACGACTTCGATATCACTCATTTCTGAAATTCTGGGAATCACACAGTCACCAGCCATAGCCTTTGTCCTTATGTTTATTGGTATTGAAAGTATTAAACCTTAACAGGAGCGAGGCGTCAAGACGTTTTGTCTTGTTTTGCCGCTTCAACCTGTTCTTTCATAAGGGAAAGTACTGCTTTGTAGGTTTCGTTGATGGAATCATCAACCAAGAAGGGATATTGTTTTTCATTCATCCCGTAAGCGGAGAAGATAGATATCAACAAGAACACGCTTGCTGGATGCTGGTGATCATAATCGATGGAGTTTAATGCATCGATGAAGTGAGATGGAATTTGTGTCAAAGCATGCTTCACGACCTCTTCGAGCGTGTAGTAGGTCTTCATGTTTTGTCTAAACCAACGTCTTAATGCAATACTTTGATCGGCTTCATCGGGTGGAATGAAATAAAAGTAGTGTTCATCCGTTGGAATATCATTGGTATCGACTTCTTTTCCCATAACTTTACTTATAGAGATCGAGTTCCTTAGTAAGATTATCAATGGCCACAACATCACGTGTTTGATAGAACATATTTGTTCTAAAGATACGGTCTTGTTTGATCAAGCCAAGGACAAATGCTTTTCTTCCAGTATTGAACTGTTCTTCAGTAAAGGATGGAACATATTCATCCTTTACTTGTTGGACATATTCCAGATAGGCAGTATGTTCCAGTGCAAGCACCATCATATCGAGATCATGGAAGAAATTGATCAGAAATTCGTTCTGATTTTTCGGGTCCATGTACAGGATCATTCTGGAAATGTTTTTAGAAATCGACTTCCAGTCGGAACCAAAGATTTTCCGATTCTTGCTGATCCATTTGTGTGCATAACGCGCACTGACTTCTTCGTTGTCGCTGCGTTTTACATGATAAATGATATCATGGAAGATAATTGCTCCACAAAGCAATTGCCATTCTGATGCGTCGAACAGGTCTTTGTAATCACACGCAAGTAGGTAAAGAGACTTGATGTGATCAAGATTATGGTAATGACGGCTGTCCTCACCATATCGCTCCATCACATCAAGCATGAATTCCGCATAATCAGAATTAGACCCGGTGAAATCTGTAATCAGATTATCAAGAACTGAATCGTTTTTCATATTCTTTGACCTTCTTATCCAAAGATATAAGAAATTTCTTTTTCGCAGCTTCAATTTTTTCGCCCCACATATCTTTGAGTTCTTGGATGGTCCAAGTCGTTTCCTTGCGGCTGTTTGAAACGATACTCAGTACGAACGAATCGGTCGAAGGGATGGAGGCGAAACAGCCATCAGGCAAGTCTTCAAGCATGACGGAAACCAGATCATAGGTACCATCACCGTTGACACGGTAACCGAAAGTTGGTTCCGGTCGGACATTCTGTTCAAGAAGCGTGCTCATTTCCATGTCCCAAAACGCAATATTGAATTTCAGCGTTGGGAAATGTTTTACGATCAGATCAAGATCACTGTTGAATTCATCACAATCTGGCCATTTGCCGGAATTTTGAAATTGCATGATCGTGCCGTCAGGATGAACCCAACCATGAGGACCACTAATGTATGATGATGCAACCCAATGATTATTCAAATGGTTCAACTCATTGATATGCTCAAACGATTCCAACCAATCGTTGTGCGCATCCCAAAGTGCCGATCTGACTGCTTGGGATTGATCATCATCATCCGAACTGCGCCCCCATAACAGTTGGGTCAATTTTTCATTGAACGAGTGATCATTGCACACATAAATGGGATACGAAAGCGCATAGTCCGTTCTGCGAATGATTTCCATCGCTTCCACAGGATCAATCGAGTCGCCCCAAATTAGCGTAGCTGGCCATTTTGAGGCGAAACCGATGCTACCAGTTTGTTCAATTTTTTCCATCAGTTGAACTCCGTTCCACCTTTACGGGTCAGATAGTCAGGTGAAACCCATTTTGCAATTTTCCGACCATACACAGGATGGCGAGTTGAAGACGCACTGGTAATCACGACACCTTCACGAACGTTGGTGTTAGAGATCGTATCCAGTCCATCACGAAGTGCTTCGATCTTCTCGCGATCAAAGGGGCCACGATACAGGGATGGAACCTTTTCAACGCCAAGGCGACCGAAAATTTCATCTCGGAAATCAACACCAAGGAATGAACCATCATGAATGGCATCGAAGAACATGATCTTGGGAGACTGTTCACCATATGCCAAATCTTGAATGCCACGACCGAACACTTCACCAAACATGGTAAAAACACCACGAGTGATATTGTCTTTGACCAGAAGATTAGTAATCTTTTCAAAGATTCCCATTTCTTCGTCCATAGCAAGCAAGGTCTTCACGTAGACATTCTTTGCTGCATTCTTTTCGTTGTTCTTGAACACAAGACCACGCGCACCAAGCCCTTTGGACGTGATGTAGATGTTTCCATTCGGGCCGAACAGATCACCATGAGGATGTTCCAGATCGAGAATGATACCAATTTGAACATTGGTGCCATGGATTTTTTCAGTGACGGAGACTTCTTCCCCGACATAGAACATGTCCGTGACCTTTTGGATGGAATCAAAATCATACTTACAAGTATGTTGTGCAAAGCCACCCATGACTTCACCGGCCATACTAGTAGGGACAGGCGGTTCATATTTCACAATGCCCAGAAGATCGGCAACATCTGCACCCGGTCCAAGATCGCGGACAGGCAGATCATTGTCTTTCATGTATTCGAACGAAAGACGGGCACGGACTTCAGGTTCAGACAGGGCGAATAGAATACCTTGGGACAGGATATCACGCAGACGAATTGCCTTCACGCGATCACCTTTGGAACCGGCAAGGATGCCCTTGCCCTTGCTCTCATCCCAGAAGCCCAGCTTGAGAAGCCATTCCGGCACAACTGCACCTTCCGGCACATATACCACCCAATCACCTTGCTTATAACGAGGAGAACCATCTTCCAGCTTTGCAGAAATGCAAGTGTAACCACGGATTTGTACCAGAGACAGGCGATCAGCATTCGGGTGATCAACAACCGGCTCAGTAATTAGTTCGATTTTAACTTCAAATTCAGACATTATTCTTTCTCGGGTAACTTTTGCGTCACGACGACAGTATCAGGAACTTCCATGGCAAGCAAGGTGGAATAGCCACGGTCGCTCAAGGAAATTTTCATTGGCCAATCAGGGATCGGGACATCTTCGTCCAGAGGTTCGACACCGATGTTCCAAACAGCTTCAAATGCGGCGTACATCGCAGTCACGCGAAGTCCATGACCATTTTCGTCACGGATTTCAACTGCTGCATTGACGCCTTTGTTCCCCAACCAGCAATCGATCTCATCGGGTTCGCCGGGTATGGTGCCCTCGATCTCGAACAGATCATCACTGGCACCATAAAATTGAAGAGTTCTAGTAGCTGTAGACATTATGCACGCTCTTTTCTTTGTTCATCAGTCATGATGATCTTACCCTTATTGTCGATCCAGTCTTCCAGATCAGCAAGGGTGAACCATCCGCAATTGTGAATACGCTGTTCTGCCGGGTTCAGCCAGAAAATGATTTCCGTTTCCTCGTCATTGTTCCATTTGGGTGACAGGGCAAAATAGCGACAACCGGTTTCCTTGAGACGATCTTCAATGCCAGTCTTATGGACGGCTTTTGCCAGACGTTGTTTGGATTCGTCTTCGGCCCCGAATTCGTCCAGTTCGTCCTTGGTGAAGCTGTCAATGTTGACGAACACCAAACCACCAGAACGGAAGCCCTCAACGTCCAAGGACTTGCACGTCATCTTGCCATCAAGGAACATCTGATGAATCTTCTTCAGATTGTCACCATATTCCTTACCAGAAACCATCACCAGAAATGATTTCTTGTCCCATGCCGCGACAAGTGCCTGACCATCTTCTTTGGCACGTCTGCGAAGGGAAAGAAGTTCGGAATTCAAATAGCATTTCGGTCCCAGCACATTTTCTAGTTTCACATCAGCCGTCGCGTCGAGATAGCGCCAACTGCCAATATTGGAACTGAACATGAAGACTTCACCAAGATCATTTTCGACCAGACATACTTCCTTGCCATTTTTGACCTTGAACCGGTCGATGCCGATTTTGTTGGTATCATTCAGATCAATACCCAGCAATTGCGTGAGTTCACGCATGCCCCATTCATGTTCCGCACAGAAATCAAAACCAAGGGATACACCGCACAGCCCGTCAGACGCATACATGCGGTCATAATCTTTGATGAAACCAATGTTATTAAAAGTGCGGCGCATGATATTTCTCCTTATATAAACGTTAACAGATTATCTTTAATCTGTCAATCCTTCTTCGGCTTTGATTTGATCAACAATTTCTTTGGCAATTCGTGCACGTTCTGCAAGTTCTTCGTCAGTAGGACCATACATCGCATCATAAGATGCTCGTGTAGTTTTGGCCAATCGATTGGCTTTCGAGTTCAAGAAATTGTTTGCTTCGCGGTGAAACCGCACCAAGGCGGTTTCAATCGCGTGAAGAACCTCACCAGCCAGATTAGCCCATTCCTTGGTCATATTGTCAGGAAGATTGAAAATCAGGGAATACTCACACAACCGGGTGATGTCATTGAAATCGAAATTGATTGAATCACCAAGAACCAGATCAGGAGAATTCCTGACAGCATCGAGCACCATATTGGTTTGAAGATCATGCATGCTCTGAGGATCATCAACGAAATCTTCGAACGGTTCAGAGACATCACTGAAGATGTTGCACAGATCACCGTCAACCCATTCATATCCGTTACCATGGCCCAACAGGGCATGCGCCAGAGCCTTGGACTTGTTCGGATAAATGGTGGGATATTTGGAAATAGTATCCAGAATCCATTCATCAATTTTGTTCATGGTCTTCTCCAAACAATACTGGCACTATAACAGACAAATGGAAGTTTGTCAAGTATTCTCTTCTTTTTCCTTTTTCAAAAAGGCAAGCAAGTCTTCCATATTTTTTTCGTAATTGGTTTTGCCGAAACGTTCCGTAAAACGTTTTTTGGCTTCCTTCATATCTGCTTCGAGTTGTTTGAAATCAAACACTCCTCGATGGAGACGCTTGACGTTGAAGCAGTATTGAATTTTCTCAAAGACCTCACCGATCAACTGTTTCCATTCATCAGTGAGATCATCTGGCAAGTTCATAAAGTTCGAATACTCATCGATATGTGACAGGTCTTCCAAAGTAAATTCGAGCCACATATGAAGAATCGCATCCGAATGATATTTGACGCGATCAAGCGTTTGGTTGATTTCAATATTGAACATCGAATCCATCGGCTTGTATCGAAATAGTTCTTTGTCGCTTGGACACGTATTGATCAATTCGCCATTAACCCATTCGTACCCAGAGCCGCACACGAACAGTGCATGAGCCAGAACCTTGGATTTGTTCGGGAAGATGCTTGGGAAACGCGCGATGCTGTCGATCAACCAATGATCGATTTTGGATCGCTTCTTCGGCCAGTTATAAACAATCACATCATCCATCAGATTTCACCATCATCGATCATTTTTTGGACAATGCGTTCCGCTGCATGGTTCGCGCGGTCGAAAGGAATGTCACAGACCATCGAGCAACATTTCGGATCATCCATATCAACATGACGTATCCGAATGAGTTCCGCCAGTTGGCGAACCTTGTCCCGATATTTGGGATGAAGACGAAGTGCAATAGGACCAGTCATTATGCATTTTCCTTTTCTTTGATTTTGACACGATTGATCCACGTGGACTTTCCGAATTTCGGATGATCGTTGTGGGATTTGATCGTACCCTTCAGCGTTTTGGTTTCACCGGGCGTCCAATCAATCCAATTACTGCTGGTGACATTCACATCGTTACCATCCTCGTCCTTACAGAAGAACATGTAGGTGGTTCCGAACTGGCCATTCTTTTCCAGCTTGCGATCCAGCGTCAGAACGAAATCGCGGCGTTCCTTGATTTCACCAACAAACTGAGAATTGGTTTCCTGCTTGACTTCAGTCATGCGATTGTACAGGGCAATGACGGAAGCAACAATGCCGATCTCGGATGTATTTTCCTTGCGGGTGATGATATTCATCATCTTCCACATCCATTGATTGTTAACATCATAGGCATCGGTGGTCACAAACGTCTTGCACCATTCGAGAATTTCTTGAGCCTTGGCGCGATGATCACCATTCGCGCGCTTCACATTGCGCGGATTGAGGAATACGTCAGAAACCAGTTCGGTGGTGCTGCGAAGGTGTTGGGCATTGAACGCCTGATCTTGTTCCATGCGAAGTTCATTTTCTTCTGCACGTTCGCGAGACACGTAACAGCCAGAAATTTCACAGACAGCAATGGCTTCCGCAATAATGTCAACAACCGGATAGGTGAAATTGTAATTGGCATAATTGCCCTCATACAGTTCACCGTCAAAGGCAAACGGAATAAGTTGAGCTTCCGCGCCGAAATATTTTTCGAACATTTCAGGGCGAGTGCTGCCCAGAAAGTCCATGATGCAGGTCGAGCCAACTTGCTTGTACTCGCCAGTCTCTTCATTGAAAAGAACATAGCCACGCTTGCGGGCACGATTCACATTGCAGTGTTCGCAGACCTTCATGGAAATGGTTTCGAGAATAGCGCGCAGTTCGGGCGTATTCATCTTTTCAATCACAGTCACCTTCGGAATGCCATCACCATCGACATCGACGTAGCGAGCAGCCAGAGTCCAACCATTGATCTTGGGGATCGGGTTAACGATCAGAACAGTGCGACACAGAACATTGACAGTGTACGGTTCACCATCAAAATCCCTGATGGTGACCGGCACGTCACGTTCTTCCATGGGAAGGAAGATGATTTCTTCCAGACCCCACTTCACAGCTTTCTTGTTCAGCTTCGCAATGAGCTGTTGAAGAGAAGCGAGACGACCGACCGGAACATCCATGTGGATCATCGGATTGTCGGCAGTTTCGATTTCAGCAGTGTTGCACATATCATTCTCTCCCGTTGAGTATTGTTATACACGGGATCAAATGAAATGTCAACCCTATCTATCAGAAGATAAGTTTTCTTCTTCTTCGGGCTTCAAAAACTCTTCGTATAACATTTCAGCAAACGGCTTTATATCCGATTTGGAATATAATGGACGCATTGCGACAAATTGGGTGGCACACTGTAGGGCGCTGACCTTCAGATAATCTTCACGTTTCAAACCGAGCATTTTTCAAGAACAATCCTTTTACATCGAAAACTTTCCCATTTTTGAGAATGTTTCCAGATGCATTATGATAGGACAATTCCCAATCATATGCGAGATCAGCAACCTTGTAGTATTGTTCTTCCTTCTCGTGCGGAAGATGGCATCCTTCGATAGCAGCCGTATCGATGTAACGATTGACGGCTCGACTCAATGATGCGTCGGAGTCAACTAAACCAATTCGTTCGATTTCCTGCTCTTCACCATCCTGATCCTTAAGGATGATAGTGAAGCATTGTTTGGTTACCACAAGGCAGAGAAATTCACCGTCTTCGGTTTTGTTGTTAATCAGTTCCATTTTCTTTCTTCTTCAGATGTTCACGATAAATGCGCAAGGAACCAAATCCTTGGCTTCTTGCTTTTGCAATTTCAGACGCCAAACGCTTGGCATCTTGGTTGGAAAGACTTCCATTCGTTTTATGCTTTTCCAACAGTTGTGCCAGATTGGATTTCTTGCGAGCTTCCATCTTGGCAATGGTTCCCTTATGCTTATCGTGGAAACCTTTTAGTGCATCATATTCTGCCTTTGACAGAATCACCGCTTCTTGCTTCGCGAGCTTATGAGTGGACGTATCGTACACGGCATTATTACCATTATCACGATACGTTTTGTATTTGTCAGTTTCGAAGAATGAATATCCAAGCGGCAGGAATTCAATCACGCGGATCAGTTTTTCAATCCGCATGATTTCAAGCTGAACCAAAGTCGGATCAGGATGCAGTTCTGGCAATGCAGGAATGATCAAGTCCGCGATTTCTCTAAGGAGCTTTTCGCGTGACTGTTCATACATCAGACACCAGAAATAACTGAAGTCTTCGAGTTCCGTAGCGCGAACGAGAACATTTGAATTTTCAGGAGACGGATAACGATATTGTCGATATTCACGCACGGTGGCAGGAAAATCATTGATCTTCTTTACATTCTCATCAACAATCTTCTGAATTTCGGCTTCCTGAAAACGCGCTTCGATTTCAGCAGACATTTCATCTGTGATCATGTCAGGCATTGCGAACTCGTTTGTTAATATCGGGAGACACCAGCTTCAGAACAGAATCATATGCTTTCTGAATTTCTTCCAATGCTTCGGCATCAGACGCACTCGTTTGCTTCGCAAGTTTATCAACTGCGGCTTTCATCCGAAGTGCTGCGTTGGCTCTAAGTGTTGCGGTTCTCATTGTTTCCTCGATTTGATGTAACTATATTCCACAATCAATATGGTGTCAACTGAATTTTCATGGTAGTACACTTATTATAGCACGTAAATAGGGCCAAGGAGAAACCTTATGACAGAATTATATTTTCACGACATGGGAATGACCAATGCAGAAAGAACAGATGTACCGTTGGAGGTACATTTGATTCCATGTGACATTCAACATGTTCGACATGAACTCGAATTGGCCGGATGGTTCAAGCTCGTTGGAAGCGGCAAGTATTACATTATTGATAATGCCGTCATGTTTACCAGCAGCGAGGTTGCTACTAATTTTTTCGATCAGATGAAAGAATGTAAATGGCAATGGATGGATGGGAAACTTTGGCCCGACGCGGATGATTTCAATGCCGCTGTTGGTGATGGACAGGGTGTGAATATTGCTGGCAACATTCCATTCGCAAATGAGATGTTGAATTACGACAATGAAAAGATTTTGGATAAAATCTATAATCTTTGGATGCACATTTACATGACGTGTGGTGATCGTGTTTGGTATTATGACAACCGTTTTTGGTTTGAGAGCAAGCCGGACATGATGCTTGTCAGTATGTTCTTGAACGAGGTTGATATCGAAACATGGAAAAAAGACAGCGAAAAGCCATTAGTAAACGTTTTGAGAGATGAGGACATTCAGGACTGGTTGAAAAAGAACGGCCCTTATCAGCCACACCAAACAAGACCGATTTGGATCACAGAACCAAGATATGGCAATCCGGGTGAGTGGAATTATGGAACAGGCACGATTCCTGTGACATCAACACTTGGAATTCCACACAACACGTGTGATTCCACATCAGGAGTAACGTCATTGTCTGCTGCTGATGTAAAATCAAATATCGTAAATGCTCTACGAAATGAACTGAAAGAAGAAGAAGAGTTGGTTTAATTACTCAGCCGGGTCGATTAAGTATATGCATGACACGTATACTTGGTTTAGACCCGGCTGGCTCATTTGGCTGGACGTTACTCGATGATGATCGCTATTTGGATGGCGGCGTCACTAAATTCAAATTTCCTACAAAAGTTCAACAAGAAAAGAAGGGCATTCCACGAGGTAAGAAGTGGATGGATGCTCTGGAATGGATTGAAACAATTCCAGAGCACAAGCCTGATTTCATTATCATGGAAGATGTTAGGCGTCATGTGAGTACGCTTGCAGGCCATTCGTATGGTTTCTTCAGGTATGCGGTTGAGGCCATTTGTGCGAAGAATGATATTCCATTTTATCCTATCATTGTTACGCAATGGAAATTGACATCAATTGGGTATGGAGGCAGCGATAAAGATCGTATTGCTGCTGCACTACAAGAAAAATATCCAGATGTTGAATTCCTGACAAACGACCATAGTGATGCATGTGGTATCGCACTTGCCGGTCATATTTTGAATCAAGAGAACAAACTGAAATCTCTTTATGAGTCAGTAGGTGGGAAAAGGAAAAAATGAGAATTGGTTTTACGGGTGCTGGCGCGACTGGCAAGACAACGACACTGAATGTATTTGCGGAATTCAATCCTAATATTCCGGTTCTGCCATCATCCAACCGATCTGTTTACAAGAAGTGGAACCTGACCGAAGAGGATCAGGAAAAAATGACCTTTGAAGAAAAGTTGCGTCTTCAAGAGGACATCTACGAGGCCCGTTTTAAATCTGAAGAAGAATACGAACAGTCGGGCTTTGTTTCAGACCGAACCGTTCTTGATAACTTCTGCTATCAGCAAATTCGCTGCTATGATGCAATGGATCAAGACATGCTGGACGAAAAGCGAGTTCAGGTCAAAAAGAACATGAGAAAATATGACTTGATCTGCTACTTCCCCATTACCTTTAGACCGGTGGGCGATGAAATCAGATACGCCAATCCTGTTTTCCAAAACATGATGGACAATTTTGTGTTTGCCGAACTTCACAAAATGGACCTTTGGGACAAGACCATCACAGTTCGAACTGGAACGCCTGAAGAAAGAGCAGGCCAGATTTCAAACTTCGTCAAACATATCAATCAGCCAACCCAAACTATGTTCGGAGGTTTTTGATGTCTCAGATCAGATTAAGAAAAGCAGTTATCGAAACCATTAGTGACACATCAGCTAATGTGAAGTTGGAAAATGGTTCTACCTTTTCCATTCCACATTCATTCGTGGCAGATGATGTCGTATATGCCTTTGATGAGGGCGACGAGGTTTTCATCTATGTGGATGAAATCACCAAATCATCCGATCTTCCATATGTCATTATCGCAACGCCTACAGAAGAAGGAGGCTTAAGCGTATCCATGGCCGGTGACGATCAAGGTGAACATTATATTATCAATGAAATCAAATACATGACCAAGGAAGAAATAAATGATTTACGATGTGAAATTCAAGGACGAGCATGAAGTTGTAACGAACCTTGCTCATGCATTAGGCCGCGTTGAAGAACGTAAAGGCAATTATGCCTATGTTCGCATTGACGAATATCCAGAACTTTTAAAAGTCATTGGTGAATTTGAAACACCAGAGGATACACCAGAAGAAGACCAATTTAGTTTCAATCTGGAAGTCAATCAAATGGTATTTGTCGCCATGATTTATGTCGGCAATGATACATTCCAGCACTCTTGCTACTATGAGCGCGAGAATGATTGGATTTATTCGATTGTGGAAATCGGCAAGAAAACCAAAGATATCGAAGTCGCATTACTAAACCATGATGACGTGACTGCGGAACTGGCAGTTAGAGAAGGCAAAACCCCAAGCTTTATTTCTGCTACCGGTGCCGCCGCACAGGAATTTGTGAACAAGATTGCAAAAACTCCAACGCGAAAAAAGATCATCATGCCGGAAAAAGACCTTATTAAACCAGATACCAAAATTATTATCTAAGGAAATCAATATGTTACCAGACGAATTAAAGCCATTTGCTAATGAGCAAACCTATTTGACTGCCTTGGAAAAGGTTTTGTTGAATGGTGAAAAGAAGGGAGACCGCACAGGAACAGGAACTATGTCTGTATTTGGAATGCATTCCACGTATGACATGGATTGTGATTTCCCTGTTCTGACTTCGAAAAAGATTTTCTGGAAAGGCATTGTTGGTGAATTGCTTTGGTTCCTTCGTGGAGAAACCAACATCAAATCCCTTCAGGAAGACAATATTAATTTTTGGGATGAATGGGCGGATGCCGATGGCAACCTTGGTCCAGTATATGGATATCAGTGGAGACGATTCCCAAGAGTTGATTGGGATAATGGTGATCCGGCTCAAGCTGGATATGTTGATCAAATCGAACAAGTTCGTAACAGCTTGATCAATGATCCTCACAGTCGTAGACAGATTGTTAGCGCGTGGAACCCCGGAATGGTTCATGATATGGCACTACCGCCATGTCATGCGTTCTTTCAGTTCTATGTGCGAGAGAACAAATATCTAGATTGTCAGTTGTATCAAAGATCGGCTGATATGTTTTTGGGTGTGCCGTTTAACATCGCATCATACTCACTGCTGACAGCCATTATGGCGATGAAGGTTGGATTAGAACCGGGTCGCTTCCATCATACTCTTGGAGATGCACATATCTATGTGAACCATGAAGAGCAGGTTAGAGAACAGTTGTACAAGAGAGCAAGACATCATGCACCTAAGCTGTGGATTGATCCTGTCGTGAAGGATTTGCCATGGGAAGAGTTGAAACTTGAACATTTCAAGTTGGTGGATTATGTCAGTGAAGGGATTTTGAAAGCGGAGATCGCAGTATGATCATTCAAACCATTGTGCAAGGCGACGAACCGACAGAGAGCGGAAGAACGCTTTCGACCGAAGAACTGACGAAGGCACTAGAAGTTTACAATCAGAAGGATGTTAGACTTGGTGAAGTCATGGATGAAAACTTCACGGTCAATTCTAGTATTGATCTGGCCAATACCGCGTTCATCATTGAAGATGCATTTCTGGATGAAGATAATATCCTGTGTGCACAAATCAAACCATTAGATACCCCGATGGGTAAGATTATCTTTCATGAAGGACTTCTACCAAATATAAAATTCACACCGCGTTATAGTGGAGTAGTGAATGAGGATGGAACCGTTACCGATATCGAGATGATCTCTATCGATGCTTATAATGGTGTATGATAATGAAAATTGAATATGCTCAAAATCCTATGGCATCTAAAATCATTCTTGATGATGCCGATTTGAACACTCTCAGAGATAAATGTTTTGTAGAAGCTGCTGAAGATTTGATTGCTAGTTTCTATTGTGACATGAAATATCGAGATATGGATATCGAAGACGCATATTCAAAAACGTTCGATTCGGTTGAAAAACAAATGCGATCTGAAGTCAACCATTATATGGACTGGTTGCCTGACACTGCGACGGGACAACATGTCGGAGATTGTACATGTGTGCCTTCGACCTGTGGGCGTTGCATGTTAGAGAATTTCCTTGGGATCGATACCATTGAAGGTTTGGGCAAACATGAGGGTGCCAAAATCAGTGGGTACTTTAACAAGCATCCAGACGGGACCGCCAAAGACTGCCTTGAGCATATGAGAAATCGAACCGTTGAAGCAACTGAAGACTGGCACAAGCCTCACATCGAGCGATGGAAACAAGAACTCGTGAACACAATCGCGTGGCTTGAAAAATACATCACTGAGAAACTTGAGGAAGAACTATGAAACCTAGTTTTGATATGGCATTTAGTATTGCCCTTATTGAACGCGGTAAGGGGAACATGGATTTCAGTGGTCTTGAAAAAATCGAAGAAATTTATCATCACTATAATAAATTCGAAAGCCTAAAGAATCCGCCATTACTTCTGAAGAAGTGGACGGTCTCTGATACCATAAAAGCTACTTTGTATGTCGTTCCCGAAAGTACAGTCATGACATCTCCTCGATTGAGTATCGTGTACTCGGGGAAATATGTGTACAAAGTTCTACATACAGACTTCAGCTACAAATTCCTGATGTACACCGATGAGGCCATTCAACAGATGGTCGATGAGCACGAAGATGAAATTAAACGTCTAGACCACTACGATAAACATTTCTTCGATGTAGAAAAGAGAGACAAATATGAGCATTAGTATGATTGTTGCCCATGATATTAATCGGGCAATCGGAAAAGACGGGACCATTCCATGGCATATCCCGAATGATTTGAAATTCTTCAAAACCATGACTGTTGGCAAAACGGTCGTCATGGGACGGAAGACATTTGAATCCATTGGCTGTAAACCACTGCCAGATCGGCGCAACGTTGTGCTCTCTCGTACTGTGGATAAACTATATGGCAACGTTATCCAATTCGATAATGCTGGAAGAGTTTCCGAACTTGCCAAGAATGATGAAATTTTCATTATTGGTGGCGCAGAGCTTTATGCACAGTTCATCAATATTGCAAATAAACTGTACGTCACCGAAATACATCAAGACATTGGTGGTGACGTATTCTTTCCTCCTGTAGATGAAACCAGATTTAAACTTGCATCTTCATGGTCCAATAGTTATAATGATTTGGACTATGATGTAAAGGTTTATCTAAAGCGATGAAGCGAGAACTTAGAGATAGATGGGTTGAATATCTGAAAGATAAGAAGAAAGCCCGCAGAAAGATGATTAACCCCCATCGCACGGACCAATTATGCTGTTTAGGGCATTTGTGCGTGATGGAGGGGATTGATAAAAAACGCCTTAAAGGCAAAACAATGCCTACAAATAACTTTTTGCGTAAAATTGGATTATCTTATACTTTAGCTGGCACACTTGCCGAATTAAATGATACGAATGCTGGGTTCCCGATTGATGCTATAATGGAGTTACCTGTTGAAGATTAGTATTGTATCCGATCTCCACATGGAAATCTGGAAGGAAAAGTTTCCTCAGATTGACTATGGCGATGCAGACATTGTTTGCTTCCTTGGTGACATCCACAAGGGATCGCATGCGCTTGAAATGATGGCAGAGGTCAAGGAAGCCAAAGAAGGCCGTGAGGTTTTCTACATCGTTGGCAACCATGAACTTTATCGTTTTGAGTATCATGCGATGATGAAGGAGATCAAGGAGCGCGCCAGTGCTCGTGGTATTATTGTGTTGGAAAATGAAGTGTTCCAAAAGGATGGGTTCACCTTCATCGGTGCTACTTGCTGGACGGATTATGAATTCGATCCGCAACACAATGCAAGCTATGTGATGGTTCAAGCTGCTTGGAATATGAACGATCACTATCTGATCGACTGGAACGATGAAAAGTTCAAGCCGCAGCATGCAAAGCAGTTGAATGATGTATCTAAACAATTCATCTTCAATGCTATTGCTGAGCACGGTAATGACAAGTCGATTGTGTTGACGCATCATGCACCAACCAAGCATGCTGTTGCGCCACGCTTCCATGGCGATCCACTTAATGGTGCGTTCTGCAACAATTGGGATGATCTGATTCGCGAGAATGGTCCTAAGCTTTGGGCGTTCGGTCATACTCACTTTGATGTGGACATTGATGTGGGTGATACTCGTGTCGTTGCTCGTCAGCTTGGTTATCCCGGTGAACGCATGCACACCAGTCAAGGTGATTTCGAACCACTGTTCATTGACCTTTGATCAATAATGCAAAACGAAAAGGCCCGCATCACGATTAGATGCGGGCCTTTTCTGTTTCTGATATTACTTCGACCGGGAAGAGATCAGTGCTTTCGCATTGAAGTAGGCTACGGTTGCCCATTTCGGCGGAAGAGAATGTGCACTGGCGATCAGTGAGATCATTTCATCTTCGAGAAGTGCAGGACTCGATTTGATCGTGTCAGCAACCTCTTCAATCAGATCATCTGATTTGACACGGGCCGCATAGAATGAATCACCGACAGTCTTCGCAGTTTCTTTGGCAGCATTAGCCAAAGAACCAAAAAACTTTTTGGTTTTTCCACCAAGTTCGGCACCAATCTTATTGCCCATAGCACGAAGTTCCTCGGGCGAAAGATTCGCAATGGTTCGATCCGTAAATTCATGAACTTCCCGCATAGCTTCATCCATTTTCTTTCGAACTTCATCGTTCGAAAGTGCAGAATCCGCCACCTGATCTGTCCAGACCTCAAGGACCATTTCCGCGATCTCATCGAAATGATTATCGAGAACAGTCATCAGGGCTTCCTGCGTGCTACGCTGGCGAGTTCGTTGCAGATTGTCGATACGAGTAGCAATGAACTCTGAAAGCTTGCTCTTCATATCCGGTTGACGAGTTCCAAACATTCCTGATTACTCCTTGACAGGGAACATGGTTTCGGGCGGATGACCAACACCACACCAACCGACCATGGCTTGCTCGCAGATGTTGGTTGCTTGACGTTCAGTATAGCGACCAGCTTCACGCATGTAGTAGGTATAGCCTGCTTTGTTCGGCTTCCACCATGCCTTGTGCTCATCACTCCAAATAAGGTAATAACGCTTGGCCATTACTAATTCCTCCATGATCTATAACATACACGAAAAAAGTAATAGTGTCAAGTTTATTCTTGAGCGCAAATAGGATTTCCGCTTTCATCTAATCTTGCATGAATTGCAATAGAGTAAGAGTCTTGAAGTATGAAATATTGGCATCCGTTATCTAGGTCAGTCATTATACTAACATCCAAAAAACTATACGGATCATCGAACGCATGAGAAAGTTCAACGCGCCGAACATAATTCTCGGTTTCGGTACTTGTTACGAAAATTCGATTTGGGTCTTCATAACAAGCACTTAAAAGGATGCACAGGGATAATAGCAAATATTTCATTATAATTCTCTTTCGATCTCTACAACTCTATCTAGTCCCAAAGCGAACTCAAATACACGAGTCTCTTCGGAATAATCGTTGCGGATCGACATGGACGCGATTTCTCTCCAACCTTTTTTGGTATGTGCTTCAAGGTCCAGTGTGCTTTCTGAATAGCTTGGCAGTCGATCAGATTCAACAACACGAATTTTCTTGCCAAGAATTCTGGCAAGCATCGGTTCGACCTCCTTGATCACTGCATCACGATAGTCGGCCTTGGTTCCAACAGAATAGATACATTGCCATTCTGCTTGATAGAATTCATTAAAGCGAAGCTTGGATGGAGATGCACCATCAGCTTTCTCACGTCTAAAGCTTTTGCCAACCTGATACACACAGAATGGGAGCTTTGCACGCTTGTTTGTTTTTTCCAAATGACGTGCAGCGGTATATGATGATGCGGTTGTTTCGCCACGCAAAACAAGTTGCTCACCAGCCGCTTCGTGGTTGGTTTCGAAAATATCATCACCAGTATATTCGGGCGAAACAAATGAGCGAGGCGTAAGAATTGGCCCTTCGATCTGGAAAAACTCCCATGCAGGATTTTTGGCAAGGAGTGCTTTTTTAATCATGAAATTCGTTCTGGAAGAAATCATATCACGCACAAGGATTTCTTCTTCTGACCAGAAACGAAGTCCGTCAGTTGGGTATAATGCAGTGCTCATAAGGATTACCAGTCGTCGTTATCGTTGTATGGAGGGATGATTTCTACAAGGGTATTGCCTATGTATCTATCAATCACGGGTTTAAGAAACTTCTTCCCATCGGGTTCATATGATGAGATTTTCAATTTCTTATACCCCTTGTTTTCGGCAAATGCAACAACCGCAGGAAACAAAGATGTTGCCATCCCCATATTTCGGAATTCAGAATCAACAGAAATGAATTTCATCCATAGCATTTCTGGATCATTAGGATTTTCCTGCAATCCAGCAGCGGCTACCAGCTTATTTTTAACTTCTATGTAAAGAATGGTTTCTTCCCAATCCCATCCATAGACCAGATTGGGGGAAAGATAATCGATACGGTCATAAACATCACTTCCTTCGTATTTTTCAACGAAATCTCTTCCTCGTAATGTTTTGACCTTCCATGACATGAGATTATTTATGTTAAACAATAAATGTTGCACCTGCGTTATCGATCAGCCATTGTTTTATAATCGTCAGATTTTTAATTATCTTGTCATCAGAAATGCCACAAGTATCAATATCGGGCATTCCAATATCGTATAAGGAGTTCACCTCGATAATACCAATACGTTTAAATCTATGTGGGGTTCTAAGCCGTTTTTCCTTTGTTAATGAATAATCGAATACCCAAGATGCTTCTTCAAAATCAAGCGTTTCGGTTTCATAAATCGACAACCGTTCATATGATGACAGGTCACCAAGTGCAAGGAAACATTGAATAGGTGTTGGCGCTACTGCGATAAATGGTTCATCGTCTGGATCGCCATTATCAAGACGGACATATCTAGGTTCCATATTTAAGTATGGCGATGTTGAGCTATCTGATAGATGATACAATTTCATATTAATACCAGATTTTAAGAATGGCGACCTCGGCAGGACTCGAACCTGCAATCTTCGGATTAGAAGTCCGCTGCATCATCCAGTTATGCTACGAGGCCATTTTATACCATGTAAGATTTAACCCAAGCGCCGATCAATGTCAACAGTGCTACTATCATGGCTGTATAGGAAAGCATTGAAAGTATACTAGGTTTCTTTCTATCCATAATATGTAACGGTTATGGCATGAAGTAACGAAATCAGAGCACCAATGGAGGCAATATAACAAATATAAGCACCGATGCCCGGTCTGTCGGAATTATTCATTATATACCTCAAAAGATTTGGCACCCCCAGAAGGATTCGAACCTCCGACACGCAGGGTAGAAACCTGCTGCTCTTCCGGGCTGAGCTATGGGGGCACACGGTTACAATGAGTATTTAGCACTGTGTGCTGTTTCAGTCAAGCTGACAAGAAGAGCCTTCAAATTTGGCGCGATGCCTGCGATCTTATTAAGCAAGTCTAACTGTGCCGCCTTGATCATGTTCTCAGACAAAATTGATACACTAAGAGTTTCGCCATAACCCGACTGAATAATTTCGTTATAAACTCTTGTGATGGTTTCTTGACTGATCGCAATCCCCTCATTACTCACATCATATTCAAATTTCAATGTTTGATCATCATCAAACGAGAACTTGCACATGTATGCCGAAGCAGTCATCGGTTAATCCTTAAACTGTGAAGGACAAGAGCAGCAATACAGTTGCCCATCCTAATTTGAAGAAGGCATGCATTGTTCTGAATCGGTCATAAGACCCACAAACATTTAATGCTTCTCTTTCGCTGCCTGCACGTTTTACGATGTATTTCCATGCAGTCAAATCACTGACCAAAATGTATCTCCAAACAACGAAGATACAAATTGCCCAAACCGTGTAGTACCAAAAAGTGCTCATGCATCTTTGGTATCAGGGGGTTCACCATATTGCAACCCCCTGATACTAAAATCAGCAGATCGCTTAGGCGTAATGCGGAAGCGTATAAACTGCGACAGGATAGCCACGAGTGTTGTTACGAGTCGTATTCGTAACAATGGTGCCATTATTGACCATCTCAGAAAGACGGGTGGACACCGTGCCACGGTTCAATTCGTAACGATTTACGATTTCCTGACAGGTGCGGCCACGGCCACGAGCGATGGTGAGTTCAGAAATGATGCGATCCGCAACAGAGTTGATAGTTGATTTTGCCATGATAATCTCCTTTAGACTAAATCAAATGCTTGAGATCACATCATAGTACAATCGTGCGCGGTTTTCACATCACACGCGCGGTCTCTGATATTTTTTGCAGCATTTAAATCTGCATTTTCAGAATGACCACATGAAACACAGTTGAAACTGGATTGGGACTTGCGGTTCTCTTTAGCAATATGGCCACAGGCCGAACACTGTTGAGACGTGAACTTTGCTGATACCTCGATAACAGAGCCACCCATAGGTTCTGTCTTGTATTTTAGCTGTTGTTTAATCGTGTACAAACCGGGCCGCAAAAGTTCACGGTTCAGTCCAGACTTTGCTTTCACGTTCTTTCCCGGTTCTTCAACGGTGCCTTTTGCCGATTTGGTCATGTTTTTTAACTTCAAATCTTCTACCGCAAAAGTTTTGTTCTTTTTAACCAGTGCAGCCGTGATCTGATGTCGAGATGCCTGAGTTGCACGTGTTTTGCGCGAATTCAGCTTTCTCTTTTCTACCAAGACTTTCTTGCGTCTATTAGAACCTTTTTTCGCGCGAGACAGCTTGCGTTGTGACTGTTTAATACGGGCGTCGAGAACTTCGTCTTTATGGATTTGGTAAACATCACCATCAGATGTCATGATGGTTTTGTTGATACCCATATCAATTCCAATGATCTCTTGTGAATGTGGAATCACTGGTTTTGTGACTGTGATTGTTTCAGTCACCGCCAAATGCCATGTTTCTGCTGCCGGGTCATAAACAATACGAGCATTCGCACCAAGTGAACCTTTGATTTTGGTCCACTTCTTATATTTCACCCATCCTAATTTTGGAATCTTGATACTGTTTTGTCCGAATCTAACATAAACGGTTTGGCCGCGCGCCTTGCTCACACCATTAATGCGAATATAAATGCCAAATTTATCAAAATACTCTCGTTTGGTAGGATATTTTGCTTTCAATTTGGGATTGAAGAAATTAGAACGTGCTTGCTCTAGGTCACTCCATGCAGTAAGAATTGAATCTGACGGGGCTTCACGAAGCCATTCGTTGCCATCTTTCTTCTTATATGCAGTGATGTCAGAAGATTTTAGCGACAGGTATTTGCCCTTACGTTGATCTTCCGGCAAGGGCAAAATCGTATCACGATAATGTTGGTCGTATACATCTAAGAAATGATTATAGATGTGGCGACATGCGCCTCTCCATTTGAACAATGTTTTTTCTTGTTCGGGAGATGGATACAATGGGAATTTGATACCACGACTGATTTGCATTGTTCTTCTTCCAGATATGTTTCAGTTATCATACAAACCAATAGCTGCCCGATCCTATCACCGAAGACAGACTGCTAGGGCTGTTTCAGTTACCATACAAACCAATGGTTACTCGAACAGAACGTGCTTCGCTTCTCGGTGGAGTACTGTTTCAGTTACCATACAAACCAATGGTTACTCGAACTGCTGGACCGCCATACTTCGTTTCGCGCTCGTTTCAGTTACCATACAAACCAATGGTTACTCGAACCAACATCAACCGATCTTCATACTCGAACCAGTTTCAGTTACCATACAAACCAATGGTTGCTCGAACTTGTTCAAGAAATTGTGTGACCGGATGTAAGTTCCAGTTACCATACAAACCAATGGTTACTTGAACGGTCCTCGAAGTCGAACCACGGGGTCACATGTTCCAGTTACCATACAAACCAATGGTTACTTGAACTGAAACCATAGCATCTCACTAGAAACATTCACGAAACTAGCTATGTAGCAACCATTAATATGGTAATCGAGCGGATCACAAGGACCTTCCGTGCTCATTTTAACGCTTCATTTGAAAGGCTTCCACCATCTTGTATCATGTTGCCATAACCAATCCGGCTTCCACAAATCATCCACGTCTATGACGATCTGAAACAACCGCCATGTGTTCGTGTTGGTGAACACGAATGCATAATGGTATATTTTTTTCATTAGTCAACGAGAAAATGCACAATAAATACCTCTGACGCATATGGAGCATTTTATGTCAGCTAAGCAGCAAAATCCACTATTGGACGATCTAGACAATTTACCTCACATCACAATCACCTTGCCATCAAAGGGATTATTCTATGATGAGGATATGTTTGTAGAAGGAACCGATCCTACTGAATTGGAGGTTCATCCATTTACGATGTGGGAAGAGGTTCATCATAGTAATCCGTTTGCCATCATGAGTGGCAAGGCTACTCGCAAAATGGTGAATACCGTTGCACCTGAGATCAAGAATCCTGATGGTCTATGTTCTTATGATGTTGATATTCTAATGCTCGCGGGCCGAATGGCTTCTTATGGCGACAAAATGAAAATCACATTGACCTGTGGTAATCCCGATCATGTTCGAGAAGTCGAAGAGAATGGTCAAAAGAAAAAGGTCAAATGCGAATCTAAAACGGATATGGATGTCAATATTCGCGAATTGATCAATGGTTATCCGATGATCGAAAATACGGATGATTGGAATGTGGAATTGCCAAATGGGCAAAAGGTCACGTTCCGACCAACATTGTATAATGATATGTTGAGTGCAATGAAAATTGGTGTGTCTCAGGAGAAGATCAATCAGATTATCAGAACCATGAAGGATTTGCCTGAAGAAAAGATATTCGAACTATCTGACCAAAGTGTTGATAACTTGATGAATGTGAAATTGGTCACGACTGTTTCAAGTATTAAATCGGTCATCACATCTGATGGTTCTAAAACGATTAAAGATCGGGACATGATTGTGCAGTGGTTGAGTCGTCTGAATGCCGATTACATCGATATTATCCAAGACAAGTTGGACGAATTGTCGGCACCATTCGAAAACACTGGTCGCGTTTCATATGTGTGCCCTGAATGCGGATACGAAAACAAAGGCATTAATCTGGTTCAGGATCAATCGCGTTTTTTTACTCGCGGCTAAGAGAAGCCGATACCCCGCAAGAAGTTTATAAAATAATCGAAGACTCTTTTAAAGACACTGATAAACTAGTTGACTCTTTTGCAGAAATCGCTATAATATCAAAGGGAGGTATTACTTACGCTGAACTTAAGCAGATGCCGCCACGAGAGTTCTTGGTTGTCCAAAAGGCACTATCTAGATATCTCAAGGCAATGGCAAAAGCTAACGGTGCAAAAGATACCTTCGAGATTGGAGGCTGATATGCTGTCTTGGTTTGGAATTTCATCGAATACTGCGTACTTCGCATGGTGCGCACCGTTTCTTCTGATTTATGCCTTTTGGCATCTGATGCAAATCGGGCGTCAAATGGAACTCGAAGAAGCTGCGAAGAAAGAAGAACAGTAATTTCTTTAGATAAATAGCTGTATGGCTATTTCTGATAAAGACTTACGAGAACTCGCACAAGCTATGCAAGAAGTAATCGAGAGCAATAAAAAAGCTCTCGATAGGGTTTCCGATGGTCTTTCACAAATTGCTGAAGGCATGAAAGACGAAAGTCTAAAGTCAGACAAATCTGGCAACAATGCCAAAAATGCAAAGACCGATGATGACGGACAGGGAATTCGTCTTCAATTCAGCAAAGAGAATATCGAACAATTAGGTGAATCCATCGGTCGTCACATCGCACGTAATGGTGGCATGTCTGGTGAAGGCGGTGGTGAAGGCGGTGGTGGTGAACCTGCTGGTGGAAGAAGTGCCGCTGAAGCTGCCCAGCAAGCTAAGAACGTTTCAAACATCACCGGTCTACAAGAAGATTTGATCAAACAATTAGCGAAGTTTGGTGATAATCTTCAAGAAGATATTCAACAGTATACGATCAGACAGATGCAGAGCGTTGTTCGCCAGATAACAACTGCGATGTCTGAATTCTTTTCAGGACAGGATGCTATTCGCGGGTTCACTGATAGGTTCGAACTGGCATTGGATTCTACGTCCAGAAATCTTGGAAGTTTCGTTGATGCACTGCATCATGACTTCACATTAGTACGAATGTCATTCCGCGAAACCATGAGATCGATCACGGACGATTTGTCATCTGGTGGTCGTGCTTTCGCTATATTCGGCGGAACTATGGAAGAATATTCCGAAGAACTTAGAAGCTTGAGACAAAATATTAATCAGGGCGATGTCGATATGTTCAGAACCATGGCGCTGGCTGAACAAAATGATTACCTTAACAAGATGTACCAAACCATGGTCTCTCAAGGGATCACAGAGCGGTTGAATTCTGAAGAAGTTCGCAATTACGCGCGCAATCAATACATCGCATTGACAGATATTCAGAATCTTACAGGCTTGAGTCTAAAAGAGCTTCAAGAAATGAATAGTGCCAACCAAGTTGTAATTGATGAACTGGTTGCGCGTGGTAGGTTCACAGAAGAACAGGGCGCAGAATTGACTGCCGCTACAACCGCTATCACTGCGGTGATGCCAGAGGAATTGAGAGGCTTATTCAATCAGGGTCTTCAGCAGGGCATTGCACCGGCACAGATTGCCTTCATGGACAACAATGCTGCGACCATGGCAAATCTTGGTAATGCAATCGATGCCATGGAAGCCGCTATTTCTAATGGAATGACTGCCGATGAGGCTCGCGGCATTTTCATGAGCACCATTGATTGGGACGCATTGAACAATATTCCCTTGACCGCAATCGATGGACAAATGCAATCGATGCTTAATAGTTTCAGAGCATCTTACGATGAACGTGAAGCCCAACGTAATGGTTTCCTTTCTGAAATGAGTAGACGGTTCGATGCATTATTTGCGGAATTCCCGGTGCTTGGCGTTATCAGAGATGTTGGTTCGGGAATCTTTGGTGTCTTCAACTCAATCGCCGCACTAAATGCAGCGATTATAGCAAATACCACCGCAGTAACCGCAAATACTGCTTCTCAACTTGGCGGATTGTTTGGCGGTCGAGGATTATTCAGGGGATTATTCCGGGCAACCGGTATCTCTGGTGCTATGTCTGGTATCATGTCTGCTGCTAGGGGATTAGGAAAAATTCTCCCCGGTCTTCTCAGATTCGGTACTGTTGTAGCTGGTGCGATAAGCATCATCACAGATGGTATTGATTTGTTTAGAAACTTCGGAAATATGGATTGGACCGAAGTGGGCGGATCAATCCTTACCATGATTGGGAAGGGTCTTCTAATAGCCGGTGCAGTTTTGGTTGGTGGTATTCCGGGTGCAGTTATCGCGGCCATTGGTGCGGCCTTTTTTGGACTTGATGCTCTGTTGGGAGGCCGGTTGACCGATTGGGTTGAAGATGGTTTTACGTGGTTATTGAGACAAGCTGGAAACATTGGAGTGATGCTATGGAATGGTTTCAAAGCATACATGAGTTTTGTTACAGCACCATATAGATTCCTTTTCACTAAGATCGGAGAGTTCTTTACATGGCTATGGGAAAGTTCGCCAATCAGATGGATTAGACAAAGATTAGGTCTCATGAATGACACCGCAGCCGCAGAAACCCAATCTGCTACTGATCAAATCAATCGCGAGACACGACAGATTGTTCAAAGAACTGGTGAATTGAGAACTGCCGAAGCTAGAAGATCAGAAGCAGCACTTGATAGGGAAGCAGTCGAGGCATCACTATCGCCACGCGATGACACTAGAGAACGCGATGAAGACAGAAGAGAACGTGCCAGACAGACTCGTTTATTAGAAGAAATTGCATCAGCAAGTCGTGGTACTAGAGAAAACACAAGACCAAGTACCGTATATAATACAGAAGCAGTAGCATATTGATTTTATGGGTTTGGCTGTAAATACCATACGGTCAAGGAATATTTTTTGAATGCCTAAGTTTAAGTCGCAGTTACCATCACCGAATTCAGCACGAGTTACCCAAGCTAACCGTAGAGTTGGTTCTATGGTTTCAAGTCCATTGGATTGGAGCAATAGGTTAGATGCTGAAAATTACAATTTCTCCGTTCTAAACCAAATCTTTTATGGTGGTAGAAGAGATAGAATTCAGCGATATGATGTTTATGATGCAATGGATATGGACTCAGATGTCCATCGTGCATTGGATATTATTGCCGAACACTGCACCCAAAAAGACCCTAAGACCAAAACACCATTCCAAATTCTGATCGAAGAAAATGCGATTTCTCACGAGGACACAGAAGTTCTATTCCAGATGCTTAAAATTTGGAACAGACAGTGTGATTGGGACAACCTTGCATTCAGAACAATTAGAAACGTCATCAAATATGGTGACTTCTTCTTTGTTCGTGATAGTGAATTCAATCTTCATCCATTAAGTCCACGAAATGTTTCTGGTGCCTACATTGATGAAGAGACATATGAAATTCAAGCATACCACCTTGTGGACTTGAAAAGGAAATATGACTTCATGCAAGAAGTCACCGAAGCATCACCACAGGTTTCTATGTATGCGGCTGGACGAAGAGCGGCCAACCAACAACAGGACAAGGGTAAAACCTACGCGGGTATTATCGAAGCACAGCACATCATTCACCTTTCAATGAGTGAGGGCATGGAAGTTGGTGGTAACGGACAGAACGGTGACATCTGGCCATTTGGCGATTCCATGCTTGAGCGCGTCTATAAGGACTACAAAGCAAGATCACTTCTCGAAGAAGCAGAAGTTATTCACCGTATCCAACGTGCTCCATCAAGACGTGTATTCTATATTGATGTCGGCAAGATGCGCCCCGATAAATCAGAAAGCTATGCCCGCAAGGTCAAAAACGAATTACAACAAAAAAGAATACCATCGGCATATGGCGGAACCTCATCTGTAGATTCTGTATATAACCCCATTTCTCAAATGGAAGATTTGTTCCTAACTGTTACATCTGATGGACGTGGAACTAAAGTAGAAACATTAGAGGGCCAAGCATGGGCGGATGAGGGTCCGCTAACTTATTTCAATAATAAATTGAACAAAGGCTTAGGTGTTCCCAACTCATATATGCAGGGACCAGAAGATGGTGGATCGACGTACAATGATGGTCGAGTAGGTACCGCATATTTACAAGAAGGTCAGTTCGCCAAAATGTGTGAGCGGATTCAGGACCTTAATGATAATCTTCTCGATAATGAGTTCAAATTATATTTGGATTTCCGTGGTATTCAAATACATAGTAGTTCATTTGATTTGAAATTCATTGAACCGATTAGTTTTGATGAATATCGAGAGATGGCTTTGAACCAAGAACGCCTTGGCGTGATGGGTTCTGCTTCACAGTTCCCATGGTTTGCTAAGCGTTTCTTGATGAAGAAGTTCGGCAATATGTCAGAGGATGATATTATTGAAAACGAACATCTCTTCATGGAAGAAAACATGTCTGCAATTGCTCGCCAGTATGACCAAGAAAATGAACTTGGTGGTATGGGCGTTGGTATTGGTGGCTTGAGTGGCAACATGTCTGGCGAATTTGGTGGCGACTTCATGGGTGGCGACGAGTTCGGTAATGAATTTGGTGGCGAAGGCGCTGAAGGTGGTGTTCCGGGTGGTCAATTCGGCGGTCCAGCCGCAGGCGGTGGTGCATTCGGTGGTGCACCGGGTGGCGGAATTGGTGGTGCGGGAGCACCGGGTGTTGAAAGCTTTATCGGTAATCCAGATAAACTACTAACTGAAGCTATGCGTTCTATTCAATACGCAGAAGGTGATCAAGAAGCATTGAAAGAAGCAATGATGAAATACATTCGTTCTGTTGGAAATAGAACAACTTTGAAAGAAGATGTTCCAGAAATTGATCCAAATGATTTGATCGCTGTTGAGAAACAACCACAGGATAAAGAGCCTGTTCCAAATGACGGAATGTTTGGTGCTGGATATAAGCAGGAAGAAGATACAAACATCCCAATTATTCCAATGTCTCACATCAGAAAGCTTCGTTTGGAAAGAGAGAAAAGCCGTAAAGACCTCATCAAACGACTGTTCATGTTCGGAACAATTTATAGTTCCGCAGGACAGGACACCGGTGGATTTGGCGGCTTCTAAGACGAAATTTATAAAAAACGTTAAAAATCAACCAAAAACGGGGGCTTTGTAAGAAGTCCCCGTAACTATTTGTGTCGATATAGGTTCGACCTTGAAAAATTGGAGTAGCTATTATGGCTAGAAAATCTGCATTTAGCGAAAATATTATTCGCACCGCTGAAAAAATGATTCAGCTATCAGAGTCTTCCGACTCTGCTGTTCGTGATGCCTTGGCAGAAGAAATCGAACAAGAATTTACTCGTGCAACAATCACAATCGCTCGTCAAGTTGCTGAAGAGCTTGGTCTTTATGAGAATGAAGGCGTCGAAAGCTATTTGAGTGATGAAGATGACGACTTCGAAGGCGAAAGCGATGATGTCGCAATCGATGACGAAGATGAAGGTGAACTTCTTTTAGGTGATGACGAGTTTGATGACGAAGGTGATGACTTGGACGATGCCCAAGACGAAATCGACGGTGAACTTCTACAGATGGACGACGATGAAGACGAAGCACCATCTGATGAGGGCGACGATGAAGATTTCGGCGCTGATGACGAAGGTGAAGAGTCTGACGAAGGTGACGACGAAGACTTCGACATCGAGCTTCCATCTTTTGATGATGAAGGTGACGAAGAAGGTGATGACGAATTCGGTGAATTTGATGACGAAGGTGAAGAGTCTGATGACGAAGGTGACGATGAAATCGATGCCGACGACGAAGGTTCTGATGCTCTAGACATTGATGGCGTCGATGAAGCTCTATCACAGCTTTCTTCTGATGAAACCATCGAAGAAGACGACTTGGATTTGGATAACTTCTAATGACTAAGACAGCGCTCATCGAAACAGTTCAACCAGAATTCGCTAACGTTCATCTTATTGAATCAGCGGACGAGAAGAAGGCTGTTGTTCTATCTGGTATCGCAATTCAGGGCGATATCAAGAACAGAAATGGGCGTGTCTATCCAAAAGCAGAGATCGAGAATGCTGTAAAGCAAATGAAAGAACGTTTACAAAAAGATGGACCAATTCCGGGTGAATGTGATCACCCTGATAATCTTGGTTTGGATTTGGCTCGCGTTTCTCACTTGATCAAAGACGTTTGGATGGAAGGTGCAGACGGCCATGCAAAATTTGAAATCATGCCGTTTGGTCTTGGTGAAATCATCACTGGTCTTATCAGACATGGAATGAAGATGGGCGTTTCGTCCCGTGGTTCAGGAAATGTTGATAGTCAGGGTAATGTTAGTGATTTCGAAATTCTTACAATTGATGTGGTTGCAAATCCATCTGCACCAGATGCGTATCCGCGTCCAATTGTTGAAAGCCTTCATTCTTCACGTTCTGGACGTGAAGTAATGAGCCTTGCCGAAGCAGTTCGACAAGACCCTCAAGCTCAAAAGTACCTCAAGGAAGGACTTATTGAGTTTATGAAAAATGAATTAAAGCTATAGGACTTAGAACCATGGAAAAATTTCTTGATCAGCTTTTGAATTCAGACCTTTTGACAGAGGATTCAAAAAACGAACTACGTGAATCTTTCAAAACCGTTCTAGAGGAAGCACAGGAAGCAGCTCGTGAAGAAGCTCGTGCAGAACTTGCAGAACAGTACAAAGAAGATCGTGGTCGTCTTATCGAAGCTCTTGATAAAATGGCACGTGAGTCAATTACGGCTCACCTAACTGAATTCAAGCAAGATGTTGACCGTCTACACGTTGCAAAAGCAAAGGCAGCAAAAGCCATTGCTGAAGCAGATGATCGTGCGGCGAAGAAAGCTAGAGCAGTCATTAAGACGCTCGAAGAGTCTAACCGTAAAGTCATCAAGCGTGAGATTGGTGAATTGGTCGAGGACTTCAAGCTTCAGCGTGCACAGCACGTTAAGCTAATGAAGGAAGGTCGCGCTAAGCTTGCAAATGAGAAGAAGGCTCTTGTCTCTAAGATGGCGAAAGTCCTCGAACACCTCACTCGCAAGCAGTTGAAGTCAATTATGGAATCTTACAAGGAAGATATCATCCGTGCTCGCCAAAACAACTTTGGCCGCAAGATGTTTGAAGCCTTTGCTTCCGAATTTGAATCTTCATACTTCAGCCGTGATCGTGTTCTCGACACCATTAAATCTGAACTAGCAGAAGCAAAGAAGGCGAAAGCTGTTACTGAAGCTGCTGCTAAGAAAAAGATTGCCGCACTTACCGAGAGTAAGAAAAACATCGAAGGTAAACTTGAAAGAATTACTGAGAGTGTTGCCCGCACTCGTAAGGTCAATTCGCTTCTCAAGCCTCTTACCGGAAATGCGAAGGCACAAATGAAGGAACTTCTAGAAGGTGTTCCTGCCGAAAGGTTGGACGGTACTTTCAAGAAGTATCTGCCGCATGTGACTGAAAGCGTTAGCAAGGGTCGCAAGCGTCTATCAGAATCTAAAACTTCTCAGCGCAGAAGCTTAGGTTCGTTTCACTCTGGCTCTAGAGAGGCCATTTTAGAAGACAAAGCAGTCGAAGTTGAAGAAGTCGATAGAGATATCGAAGCTCTTCGCCGCAAGCTGCCGCGTTAATTATTAAGCATTATTTTAGGAGTATAGAAAATGCAAAATATTCAACAGAAATGGGCGCTTATCAAAGAGACAATGACCGATGGCCTCAATGAGCAGCAGTCATCCGTCATGAACGTCTGCCTTGATAACGTTCTAAGAGAATCAGGAAGGTTCCTTAATGCAATGCGTGGCAACACCATGCTTATGGAAAACGCATCTGGCGGTGCAACGGCAGCAGGTAACATCGCTGCGTTGAACCAAGTTGTTCTTCCTCTTATCCGCCGTGTTCTACCGGGCGTCATCGCTAACGAAATCGTTGGTGTTCAGCCGCTTTCCGGTCCATTCGGCCAAATCCACTCACTACGTGTGAAGTATGCAACAACTGCTGCTGGCGCAATGGCTGGTCAGGAAATGTTTGCACCACGTCATGTCAATGATGTCGCTGCTGCATATTCCGGTAACGAGAACGCTGGTTCTCCGGGTGCCGCTGCTAACACTGCCGCTCTCGAAGGTCTACCGGGTAATGCCGTTTCCGTCGAGATCGTCAAAGAGCAGGTTGAAGCTAAGCCACGCAAGATGTCCGCACGTTGGACCATCGAAGCTACGCAGGACGCTTCAGCACAGCACGGTGTTGATCTTGAATCAGAAATCATGGCAGCTATTGCTCAGCACATGGTTCTTGAGATCGACCAAGAGCTTCTTCGCACACTACGTGCACTTCCGCCTGCTGCTACGGCAGACAACACGTTCGACCAGACCAAAGTTTCTGGTAATGCAACGTTCGTTGGTGACGAATTCGCATCTCTTGCAATTCTGATCGGTCGCGAAGCAAACAACATCGGTGCTCGTACCCGTCTCGGCGTTGGTAACTTCGTCGTTGTCTCTCCTGATGCGTTGACGATCCTTCAGTCTGCAAAGACTTCTGCGTTCGCACGTACCACGGAAGGTGACTTCGAGGGTCCAGTCAACGTCAAGTTGGTCGGTACCTTGAATGGTGCAATGAAAGTTTACTGCGATACCTTCGCACAGACTTCAACACCAGTTCTCGTCGGTTACAAAGGTTCAGAAGTTGACGCTGGCGTCTACTACTGCCCATACATCCCTCTAATGAGCACGGATGTCGTAATGGACCCGAACACCTTCGAGCCAACGGTTAGCTTCATGTCGCGTTACGCTACTGTCGCTCTAACCAACAAGGCAACGTCTCTTGGTAACGCAGCAGACTACTACGGTCTGGTCGGTATCAACTCCGCTAACCTTTCATTCCTATAAGAATAAGGTTGAAGACGTTAGGTCTAAAGATTTGGGCCGGGGCTTTCGCCTCGGCCCTTTTCTTTGTTCTTACATATCAGAGATCGATGCGTTGATCTCTTCTTCCTTGCGACGAACAGGCTCCACAACCTTTTCCTTGGCGGTATTCATACCAGAGATGGTCGCAACCGTATCCTGCTGAGAATGGTCGGCCAGCGCACGATGGTCAGTACGCTTCTTCTCGTATCCCAGAGCTTTGTTGCGGGCAGTGATGAGAGATTCAGCAACACTGCGCTGCATGTTTTCAAGCTCTTCACGAGTTTCCAGACGGAGAACACGTGCACGTTCGGTAGTTTCAATACTGGCCATGGTGGAGTTGATAACTGCCTCGTTTGCGATGCGGATAGCATCCTTAGAGATAATCGATTTCTCGACGTTCTCATAAGCCTTCTTCTGCATTTCAGCAATCTTCGTAGAACCATCACGCACCAGCGTGTCAGTGAACGAATTGACGGCTTCCATGATGGTGAGAACATCTTGGGTCTTGGATGCTTCCACAATCTGCGCCAGTGTGGTTTTCCACAGCGGAACAGTATGGGTCATCGTCTGGTTGATCTTGTTGATCATTTGCATGTCGATATCCTTCATATTACGAAGTTTCGACATGTCCTGTGCGGCCAGCGTTTGCGTTTCGACCAGTGCCATACGCTGGCGATCCAGAGCGTCACGCTGCTTCACAAGGTCTTCCAGCATATACGGGAGGCCCTTATCTTCAGGAGTAGCTTCGATTTGATTGTTCATCTCATCGATTTCAAGCTGCTTCTGTTCGATAATTCGATCCAGTGCACAGATATGCATATAGACTTCACGATAGAGCGTCAGAGTGCCTTCATAGAGGTCTTTGATATTCTCCATCGAGTCGATCAGATCACGATGGTGCTCCATGAGCTTGTCTTGGACCGAGTCGATATGATCGCTGACATCATGAAAGCCATCAATGAAATGCTTCAGCGGTTGGGCAGTCTTGCGAAGCACGAGACGTTCGAACCAGTTCGGATCATCATCAGGATTATACCCCTGTGCCGTTGACACAAGTTCCTGAAGGTCTTCACGAATGATGCTGAGGTCACGGGTCTTCACCTTGTCGAGAAGATTGTCCGAGACCGCACTTGTCTTCTTTTGGGCGCTGATGCCAAAAGACATAACCGAAACCATATCAGCCGGATCGAGGCGATTGACAAGTTCGTTGACAATCTCTTCGTCTTCCTCGGTCAGCTTGTTGCTCATAAGCGCACTGGTCCGACGATTCTTCGGGATTTGGACAATGCCACGTCCCACATCCGAATCTTCAAGTGTCGCACTCTTCATGGTTCTCTCCAATTGTTGTTCCTCGTTCTGATGCCGTTCATCAGAATAATCAAAATCTGTATTGTCGGTACTTTTGGCGTGATAACCACCGCCTCCAAAATCACCTTCCACAGCTTTCCTCATAGCTCTTTCTTCGTCGTTGTTTAGTGGCCGACGATAGCCATACTTGTCTTCCAATCGATATCTGAAGGAATAGTTTTTGTACTCGCGCTTAAGGTCTCTAATGTATGAAAGATATGTGTTTCTGTCATCCATCATCATATTCTCAAGCAGCGTTATTTCCTTCATCATTTTCAATTTGTGCACGAACCCGCTCCGCAATCTTCGCTACACTTTCTTCCATTATAGACTCTGCTACGCGCATGTCAATAGCAAAAGATTTGACTTCTTCTTCAAGAGCGTGCTCCTTCATTGATGCAATATGATCAATGATCTTGTCTAGAAAGTCAGAATACTTCCCGTCAAGTTCGGCAATATCTTCACACGAGTCCGTTTTTACTTTACGTGCACGGACTTTCGTGTAAGACAGGAATGCCTTTAGATATTGCGCTGAGTCGATCAAAACGAACTTTTTGACCAGTGCGTCATGAATATTGTTTTCAATGTAATCATCAATGACGTTGATCACGCTTTTGAATGCCGTCTTTGCCTTCGTCTTCAACTCTTCAGTGGAGAGATTGTTGACTTCATTTTTCAATGCGGCCTTGATGTCAGATCGGTTCTTTTCGATTTTATCTTTGGTAGACAGTTGAACAACTTCAACTTCTTCGGCTTTGCCGTCGATCACGTTAGTTTGATCAATAAAGAGATGGCGATTCTCATGAACCCATTGTTCTTTTTTGGAATTGTATTTGAAAATCGTCGATGCCGAAACCAGACCAGCCGTGATAGCTGCGGCCCCAAACAAAAACATGCTGATGGGTGGCGGCATTAAAACTGCCACGACCGCGAACGGAAGACCAATTGCGGCACCGGCACCCACGCCATGCACTACCCCATTATTCTTCACATAGCCGGGAACATTTTCGATTTTGGACAAATCGAGAGCCTTTAGAGAAAAGGAACCGCCACCAGCGCCAGTTGGGGTTATGTATTTTGGCATTTTTTGCAATCTCTTTACTGGTTGTCTATCAGTAAGGAGATCATATTGCATCTGTCTTTATCTGTCAAGTTATTAAAATAGATAAATGCGGCCCCAAATTGATTGGGTGTCATTCGTGAAATTTCATCTAATACTTTAGCACTTCCAACTTCTGCCGTTTCGACGCCAGATAATAAACGATCTACACTTTTGTGAATACGGGTACGGTCCATGGGTCAACCTCCAACAAGGGCGTATATAAGATATACAATAGAACAGGATGAGACAAAACCCAAACAGGAACCCACAACCAATTTCATATTATATAGTGATTGCATGTATTGATCGATGGCACTAGTGCTGCCCGTCAAAGTTTTAAACTTATGATTTTGTTCTGCGGCAATGGAGTCACATTTTCTCTCAAGTTCTAGTTTTCTTTTTTCGAGTTTCTTCTTTGCTTTACGAACTCGTTCCTTGGTTCGTGCCATTGAATTTCGAATCAATTTACGTTTTTTGTCTTTTATGTCATCGACTATACGACTGATTTCATATGATATTTCCGCATTCATTGCGGCAGAATTTGCGCGTGTTCCGCCGTAATACCCATTTAGTGTATTCAATTTACTTTTGAGTAATTCTTTGTCTAGATGAAGACGACGAATATCTTCCTTTAGTTCCGCATCGATACACTCTCTTTCGTTGTACACTCCAAGGTGATACATCGTCCGGGGGTTCGGAGAATGAGAAGTGTAGTGATATCCAGTCATATAAACAAAAAGGGAGACAGCACAGGCCATCTCCCTTTCCCTATTCGAGTAACACTATTACGTGTTACAAATTGGTCAAACCTGCTGATGTGGAAGTAATAGCAGATTTTGCCATGGTGTCCAAGCGTTTATGTGCACTGTCGAAAGACATATCATAAACAAAGACAGAGATGACCAATTCTTTGAGGTGAGCGATTGAGAATTTCTCAGTGCGTTCAACCCAATAGTCCAGAAGGACTTTATTATCATCGACCTGATTAAGTTCCGTATCCAGCTCTTTTAGTTCGTGATTAAACTCATCGAGTTTGGCTTCGAGACTGGTTAGCTTGGTTCTGTTGCGTTCAATTGCAACATCGCTATTCTCCTGACCTTCTAGGTCGGAAATCTCACTACGAAGGGTGGCAATATCACCGGTGACTTCGCCAACTTTCACGTCAATCACGGAGATACGTTCGGTGATTTCCACCTTACGGGCTTCATTATCGTCGTTAGGATATGGCAGATCACACAGATCAGGATACTTGAACTTCAAGAATGCCCGGCGCGCTTCCGCATTCGGCATATCAATCTTCTGAACCACGTCGAAACGGGACGGACGATTGACTAGACGCTTGTCAAGGCGTTCTGGATAGTTGGTTGTTGCAACGAAGACAACATTATCGATTTGCAGTTCACCATCAAGAAGAGCAAGTAAATTACTTTCACTATCATGACGGCCAGATGCAAGAGTATCGATATCTTCAAGCATGACCACGACCGGACGATTCGGTTCGATCTTACGAAGATAGTCTAGACCGATAGCAGTTCTTTCCGGGTCTTTCACATAAATGGAAATACCACCTGCCTGAATGATCTGCTGACTCAACTGCTGTACAGTCGTGGTTTTACCAGAACCCGGAGGACCCCAAAGAAGGACACCACGTTTGTGTAGAACCTCCATCTTCTTATAAACGTCCTTTCGATCCCAGAAGTCTTGAATGTGCTTGATGATGCGTTCGGATTCATCATCAGGCAGAGGAACAAGGCCATCCAGAATGACATTTGTGCGTTTAAAATATAGACCTCTGTCTTGAGACAGTTCTACAGTATATTGGCCGGGCGGAAGAGAACTTTCGGTTCTTTCACACGGCATATAGCAATCACCAGCAACGGCCCACATGGAGGCGTTCTTAGGATTTACGGCAGTGCCGGAATTTTCATCATTGGATAGGGATGCCATTGTTTTCCTCATTCAAATAGCTTGTGAAGAATACGTATGACAAACTAACTGTCAGAACAATTTACGTTTTGAAACAAAATCCGCTTAGTCGGTTTTTTCGTCTAGGACGCGCTGGACAAATGCCTTGAGTGCAACGAGATATTTGTACGTGGTGTCACTGTATAGTCCGACACCGCCTTTATCCATTTCACGTCTGGACATGATATCATCAATGCGACCTTGAAGGGTTTTTAGGTCGCGTTGGTCCAAAGCTGCAATTGTTCTTGGGTGAATTGTGGTATTTTTGGAGTGCTCGAAGTCGGTAACATAAGCGTCCGAAGAAACTGCACTCCAAAGGTCATCATCAACAACCGGCTCTTCTGGTTCGCCAACATCCATCATTGGGTCATCATCGGCCATACCATCTTGCATCCCTTGTTGGAATGTAGGATCGTTCATGGCATCACCGCCCTGCATTTCATCCGCAGGCGGTTGCTGATCATCAATTGTTCTCGTTTCTAAACGACCTTCTCCGGGTTCTTCGAACAGACTGATAATTCGCATATTACCACTTCACAATCCAGTTGAAAGTATCAGTACTTTGGTGCTGTGCTCTACGTACTGTGTAGTTGAGACGTTGGAAATAACCAATGACTTCATTCATTTGTGCACGAGCTATTTTGTGTGCATCGGTCTGATAATTCAGTGGATCAGAATATGCTTCATAATGAGTTGATGAGTTCGTGAAACCCGAAACCACCGGTGGTGAAGAACCGGGACCAATTGTAGCTTCACGACTTCCAGCACCAGCCGCAGTCATGACTGCTTCTTCAATCCTGTTGACTTCAAGATTGATGTCTGTTCGGCTATTTGAAATAGCAGCAGCTTCTTTTGCGGTATAAAATGACATTACTTTTTGTCTCTTTCGCCGTCTTCATCATCATTTTCAAAATCTAGGTCATCACCCAAGTCTTCATCACCAAGGTCCGGCTCGCCTTCGATTTCTTCTGGCTCACCAAACTCATCATCGCCCGCACCCATTTCCATGTCATTGCCCATTCCATCATCTGGTTGGTCAAAATCAGGAGCTTCATTTTTGCTTCCAGAAATCATTTCATCTAGATATTTTGCAAATTCCACCTTGAGATCGGAAAGAATATCAGCAGCACCACGGATGTTGTTTGACACGAGTTGATCGATATGATCGGTCGCATCTTCACCAAATTCGGCTCTCACGCGCTCACGGACATCGGTAAGAAGATTTCCAGAGGTACGAGCAAGCTTCTCTAGCATGTTATCGATGTCTTCGACGAAGCCTTGCATTTTTGTAATAACGGCAGAACGTTCAATTTCGCCTTCGTTCAAACGTCTAATTGTTTCACTGAAGTCTTCGCGAAACTCTTGAACTGATCTTTTTGTCATTTGGGTATTCTCCTTAATGGTCTCTCTCAATTTGGCCGGTGCTGAAATTTCCCAAGGCCATTTCCCTTCCCAGAGGGAATTGCAATATGTTTCAATATCATCCAAAGCTTCATCAGAAGACTCTGTAATGTGTTCAATCATAAGCGCTTCTGTTGATTCAAACAGACGACCATCAGCTAATTCGAAATAAATCTTTCTGAAATTGTCGTCAGAACCCCATTCCATGATCTGAAGAGCTTTTAATACTCGCTCATCTTCATTGATGTCTGACCAGAACGCTTTGTCTTCTGAAAGATAATAGCAACGTCTACCTGTCACCTTACCTTCTACAATAGTTGCATTATAATAATGCATGCCCGGAACCAAAGTGACCGATGCATCTCTGCTGGTTTTGAATTCAACCAAGCACGCCAAAGCATCTCTTGTGTAGATATCCTTGACATAAGTCTCGTCCTTCATAAAATCCATGAAGCCCGATTCAAATCTCTTTGAACTAATTCTTTCTTCCAGAACCGAAATTGCTTCACGCAATGTTGATACTGGTTGCTTCTTGAACTTTGAGATGTCGCGATCCATCGCATCTAGTTTATTTTCTAGGACACGGTAACGATCTATCGGTGACTTGTGGTTGATCGCATTTAAAAACATGCACTTTGCTCCATATATTAGTAGTATTTATGACTTTGTAGAATTCTTATGCTCTCTTATAATGCGCCCATTTTAGACCTAATGCCTTCAAGCATCAGCTTTTTCTCACTGATCTTATTTTTCAAAATATCTCTACGTTTTGTGTTGCCCGGATCAACCTGTTTATAGTGTTGCACCAGTTTGGCAGTTTCCATCATAATACTCTCTTCAGTGTTGCACCATTCGATGATTCTACTAACACGTGGATCGTTAGTATTGTTGCTTTCATTGAGTGCTGCGGCCACCATGCTCGCGGCATTAGCATGACGGAATTGATAATCGAATTTCTGTCCCGTTTTAGCATTGGTCACGCGGAACCGTTCGACTTCTTTACCAACACGGGTTTCTTTTAGAATTGTCTGAAGTTGCCAATCGCCATGAACAACCGGCTTTGTATTACCAGTCATATATGGCATGTTGCGAGCTTCATGTTCTGCAATTTGTCCAATCGGATTGCTTCCGTCCCCAAAGAACATATCTTGTGCAGCTTGTGTGCCAATATTGGTTGCTGCATTAGTCAACATGCTTTCCATGGAATCCTGAATACCAAATGCTTCCATCATGGCTTGGCGCTGAGTGCGACCGTCGCCAGTAATATCCGCAAGCTTCTTCCGCAGATTTTTATCCGCAGATTTCATTTTTTGCTTTGATTCTAGCTGTAATGCATATGCATTAATTTTTTCATCAGACATTAGAATTTGCCTCCACGTGCTTTCTTCAATCGATCATTGGCTTTCTTCAACCGTTTACGACCAATGATATTGGTTAGTTTTGTCTTTTGGCGCTTCTTCGCGATAGCACCTTTGTTCTTTCTAGATGAAACTTTTCGTGCAGTGCGACGTGCATAGGATGGCGGTTCCATGCATGTAGCTACGTCTTGAGTTCTTTGACCATTCTTCGGTCCACCCAAACATTTCATTGCAGGAACCAATTTATTGTCTTTGCGAGTAAAGACTTTTACTACGGCTTCATCAAGATTAGATATTTCTACATTGCTAAGTTCGAGAATCAATGTTTCAGCGCCAGAACGCTTAATTCTGACCATGCCAATTTGTTTTAACCAATCACGAATAACAGCTTTCAAATTTGCTATGTCTGAAGACTTTTCTACTGCATTCGTGAAATTACTAAAAACAACGACAACACGATCCAAGGTTTCTTTATCTTTTTCAATATGAATAGATGACAATGAAACCAAGCTAGGCACACGTTTTTTGAACTCTGAAGCTTGCGTTTCAGAGAGTTCGTTCCAAGCTTTTTCGATCTTTTTATACAACATAGCTATGTATTTATAGTAAAGCCTTATTTTCTGTAAGAAAGAAGGCCCGGTGTTTCCACCGAGCCTTCTAATTACTTCACTCTAATTCGTTAGAATTATGAGTTCTGTGCAACACCATTTAGGGTGACTGTGATAGCTGTGACGCCGTGAGCATCAGAACCAACATATGCCTGAGCAAGCTCATAGGCATTTGAACGACGAGTTTTCGTCATGAACTGTGGGTCACCAACAGTTGAGTCTGCCCATAGGCCGTCCTGCTCATACTTAAGAGTAATAGCCTGATCGCCATCTGAAGCAATCGAAACAGCCTGTGCATACTGCTGGAAGTACTGAACGATGTCAGAGAAACGCTCGTGGCGTGCCTTGTCGTCCGCATCTTCTGCAAAATATGCAGCAAGATCAGCCGCAGCCTTAACAGGGTTCGTCGCAGTTGGGTCACCAGCAGCGGTAACCGTTAGAACTAGCGTATCACCGGCAGCAGGTCCGCCACCTACAGCGCCCGGAAAAGCCAGAGCTTTATAATTGTCAATCCAATCTACCATAATAAAAATCTCCTATATATCTGGTATTTATTAGCTCTGATTATCCGCCTTTGTATGTGCTTTCTTTCTGCGCCGTTTAACGGAGGAACGCTCTCGTTTGATCGGTGCGTTGATAGCTGCGATATTTCCAGCACTGGTAGCACCAGAACTAGCCATCTCAGCCAAGCAGTCATGTAAAGACCGTATAATCATGCTTATATTTAGTCTAATGGTCTGATTTGGTGTGTTTTAATGGAAAAAGCTCAACTTTTTTGCCTAAAGAAGTTGGGTCTTGTAACAGCATGAGATAATAACGAGGATGGGGATCGTATTGACCAAGGTAGCGTTCAATTCTGTTTTGAAATTTCTTCAATGCTTTTGCAGGGTCCTTATCGCGTGAAATAGTTTCCCAATCACCATCTGCTTTTGTGGAAACAAAAATCTTACCCCTAAATGCGTTCACCGCTACATCAATCTTTTTCCTGATGCCATTAAATACGCCTTCCAATTCGAATTTCTCGCTGACGAATTCGATCCCGTTTTCATTTTGACCATGTTGGACCTTTGATGGCAAACAAATTCCTTCGAATCCTGCTGCCTTAGCCATATCCGGAATGTTTTGTGTGATTTTCCTAAAGCTTCTCACATAATATAATTCATAGACGAATGTTTGTTTGAACCATGATAGAATGCTTTCTTCCTTGTCCACGTGAATAGTGGATGGAAAATAAATATTGTCGCCCCACTGATTTGTTACATATGGCCTGATTTGGAAACCATAGTGGTTTTCACGATCATGCGGAATGACAGTGATGTCACATCCACACATATCATCTGTTGTCAATGACCATTCTGCCATTCCATCGGAATCAAATGTTTTTTCAAATTCAAAACACTTGTCGGATAGTAACGTTTCTATCGTCCTGATTATGCGATTCGGGCGCTTTTGCACAGTATTCATTACTTCGCTGATGTCTTCTTTTTAGATACAATTTTCTTTTTAGGGGGTGATTTGACTTCAGTACCATCTGTCATGATTGGTTTTGTTGGAGACGTAGGCTTTACTACTTCAATATTTTTATCCATTTTCAAAATACTTGAAAAGGCATTTCCTGTCTTGTTTGTCTTCTTGGAAGCAATAAGCATTTTGTTTGATTGTGCCAAACAATGCTGATCTAATCGGGTCTTGAACTCATCAGCATCGGCTTCGCCTGTTGCTTCATCAAACGGAATTGCGACATCACGTTCCACATCAACATTAATTGTATCGGCATCACTATCACGATATGGATTGATGAACCTAACTCGTGCAACGCCTCGGTCCTCAATAATGGAAAGGATTTTGTATTCTACTGGTTTTAAATCTGACATATCATATATCCTTGTTTCTATTTACTATTTGAAAAAATATTTTATATCCCGCCGCCATAAGTCGTTATATTAATGAAATCAAGTAACGCACCACCGTCCGATTCGTTGGTAACATTAATGGTGCCACCGATAGATGGTGTTCCAGATTGTAACGTATCTGCATAATCTATGCGCAATGTATCATTATTGACGCAACTGACATCCAAATTACCAGAACTTGGTACATTTCCTTGAGAAATTGAATTTTTGTATACAGTAGCCGTTCCATTTGTATATGATCCGGCAAATCTGACCGTGATGGTTTGATTGATTCCAGTTACGGTAACTGTATTACCCAACGTGTCGCCCGGACCAAGGTTATTAAAGTTGATAGAATCTGGGGTGTAATCTGCATTAGAGGCACCATAAAAATCTTCTAATGATATTGCGCCAGACGTAGGAACACTATTATTCGCAGTAATATCTGGAACAAGTCCCCCGCCTCGATAATAATCTGTCAAAGATTGTGGTGCTGAACCTCCAAATTCAGCAACCAAATCATTAATTGAAATTGTGCCACTAGCTTGAAGAGCCATTGATTTTCTCCATCAAGTTCTGAACAAGTACTTCAAGCCTTTCTATTTTATTTTCCAATGCTTCACGTTTTTTCTTTTCTTCATAGAGGGCGGCTACTGCATATTTTCCATAATCAACCGAAAGAATGCCATCCGTTCCCGTTATTACTAATTCCGGTGCAGTATTTTTAACTTCTTGTGCAATGATACCGATTGAGCGGCCACGTCCGTCCTTCCAATCGAATTCAATAACATTCAATTCATCAATTAGTGAGGGCCTATCGATGACTCCAATAATGGTCTTAAGTGTAATATCAGAATTCGCAGTCACGTTACCAGTTGCAGTGAAATTTCCGTTACCATCAAACTTAATATCATATGCCGTACCATCATTCGTTGAAAAATGCATTTCCGAACCAGACGATTGTGACCAGATTTTAGATACTGCTGTATCACTAAAGGATATACCACCGCCATACGAGCCTGACAAACGCAAAGCAGAGTTAGCATTAACTGTCGGATTGAAAATGGAAGAATCTTGGGCGATTATAAATGATCCATTATCATCAAATGTATACTTCGTAGTGGTCCCATCGCGGATGTAAAGATTTCCCGCATTCATATCCATATAAGTGTTTGAACCGTTGAAGAAAATCTCAAAGTCATTTCCAGTTCCAAATGAACAAATCACACTATCATCGAATTTTAAGGTTCCAGCCGATTTAATTGTACTGGTATCTGATCTTAGGAATTGCGTCGCTTGGATACCATCAACTGTATCTGCATCTAAGCCGGAACCAGCACCATCATTCCCCGGATGCCAAACAACATTCCCGCCGACCGAAATGGTATTACCAACATATAGCTTACCATCAACAGTGAGTGACATCGCTCCTTGTGCATTGGTATGATCAGTATGACCCCACCAGAAACCACGATCAGTATCGTTGTTCATTTGGAAGGTCATCGCATAATCATTATTCAAATAGCCATAAGTGAAACCTGTCTGCATACCGATTGCATAGTTTCCAGAGGACCATACTCTGATTTTATCTCTACTTGACGTGTTGACCGAAATATATTGATCCGCAGTCATAGTTCCGGTGGTTGAAATATTACCAGTAAACGCTGCACCAGACAAAATTGCGACCGGAGTACCACTTACACGCGGAGTCACATTAAAATTAAAATATGATCCATCGTCCGAATAAATTCGATGCGAAGTCCCATCACTAAAGCCGATATATCCTGTTCGAGTACCAGTAGTTGCTGCAAAAAATTCGAGGTAACCAGAATTTGAACCATTTGTATTAGTTCCAACGTATCCATTAGTTCCATTCTTAAAACCAACATTCCCGCCGCTAAAGTTCATAGCTCCCGACAAATTGATTGTGCTACCAGTCATAGTAATGTCGCCAACACCGGTCAAATTGACATCATTGATATCCACCGCACTGGATGTCAGTGTAAGAATTGGTGCTGACGTTAAAATGCCACCGGTACCAATAACGAACGTTGAACTATCGGCAGCACCGATTGACCAATCAGCGCCGTTGTTCCCAACATCAAAAGTAATAGTCGGATCGCCCGCCCCTCCATGAATTTCAATAGATGTATCCGCACCAATGTTTCGTCTAAATAGAGCAAGACTACCACCACCACCACCACCATTAACGGTCAATCCTGTTCCAGAAGTAGCTGTATCATCAACTTGTAAAACAGAAGCGGCATTAGAGAACGCGCCATCGCCACCAACACGCAACCAGCCATTAATATCTGATCTCGGGTTTTTAGCCAAATCAGCAATAATCACGATAGGGCGCAAATTAGATGGTGTTATATCTAACGAGGTTTTAAGATCGAGATCAATACCGTACAAGGTTCCAATAGTTGAACCAACCTCAACATCTGGATAACCTTCAAAAATTCTAGCAGTCGTAACGGTTCCGGCATTAACATCTAATAGTCCTCTTATACTATATGCATTTGATAATGTTTGATCAACATCTCCCGTAACTAATGCACTGGCAAAAATACCATATAGACTGTTTGCCTGACTGCCAGCATTATCCAATCTGGCGCGGGCATATACTCCATACGCGCTAATTGCTTCTGCACCGGCCCCACCAAATACATAACTTTCAAAATATCCAGCATATATGTTATCAGTATAACCAGAAGAAACGTCAGCTCTACCATAAACGCCGATTGGTCGTAACTGATATGTATTTGCTGAGGTTGAACCATCCGTCAAATCAGAATAACCATAAACACCAATTCTGTTTCTATCAGCGGCTAAATTATCGGTTCCAAATGTTGAATTGGTGTATCCATAAACTGCTGATTGATCTGAATCAGCCGACCTATCGGCTTCATAATATGTATAAACTACATGATCGGCGCTTACATTACTGGCACCATTACCAAACTGTGCATAGTCAAAATTATAAATATTGTGTTGGTTACCAGTAATATCGGCATTGGCAACAATATTACCATCAGGACTTAATGTTAAATTACCGCCACTGCCGGAAATGGTACCAATAGTACCATTTCCGGCAGCATAAATTTCATTATTATCAAATGCCCAGCCAATTGTACTATTACCAATTCGAACCCAACCATTGTTCCATGTTGATCCAGCAATAGTTCCAACACCAGTAGGAACTTCAAATTCAGTATTATCTGCAAGTACCAACTTGTTGGTTGATAGCTGATATTGAATTTTTGTATTGCCCTGTGATTGAATAGAAATATTTGAATTGTCACTGTTATTGATTACTAATCCAGAACCACTGGCGGTTATTGATGCTCGTGCCCCAGTATCACCAATAGTAAATCCATTAGTGGTCGTATTGAAATAATCGCTGGCAAATGATACGCCGGTTTCCATGGTTAACGCAGAACTGCTCAATACCATTTTATCGGCATTTGATGCCCGGAATGTCATGTCTCTGTCGGTGTTAGAATATATAAAACCACCATCATAGACTTGGCCCGTATCACCAAAATACAATGATGCGGTGCCTGCTGTGCCACCAAGAAGAAGACCACCAGCATTACCGCCAGAGTTATTGTCTTGAATAACAAAATCGAATGGCGTTAATGATGGTGTTCCTTCGCCTGAATTTACAGTTACGTGCAATGGTGCACCCGGTGCTGCTCCGATTCCTAAAGCATCAGCAGTCAATCCATCATTATCAAAGGAACTTACAACAGAACCATTATAAAATACTTGAACTCCGCCCGATCCGTCATTTATTCTAAAACCATTATCCTGTGTTTTAGAAAGCATAAACCAGTCTGAAGTAGTTCCATCTTCATATATTGAAAGACGGTCTGAATATGTGTTGGTGCTGGTATTAAAGTCTAAAGAAGTTCCACCAGCAATGACTGAACGTGTCGGGTATTGTGAAACATTACCAAGTTTTATAGGAACATGTGCTTCGTGAAATAAAATTTCCCCAAGCTGGAAATAATCACCCGCACCGGCACCAAATGTTGTGAAAAATCTTACTTGAAAACTTCCATTCGCATATGGAGAAAGATCAATTGACGCCGTTCTCCAACTACCAGCAAGTGCAACAGTGGCCGCTGCGTCATCGCCGTAATCTCTCCACACTTCTATCCAATTAGTACCATCGTAAACTTCACAGACTGCTTGTTCAGTAATGCTATCATTTGAATAATTTCGATACGCAAATGTCATGAAGATGCGGGTTTGACTATATGGATCGTCATCATCAATAGATACATCTGGATCAAAAACACGATATGACCCAATATCAACAACCGGAGAAGTAACACGAGTGTCCAATCGGATTTGAATGCCTTTGTCTGTTTGCCATTCAATTAAAGTAGACGGAGTAACCCCATCTAGTTGAAAATTGGTACCGCCATTTCTTTCATCAGCCGCCCATTCACCAAGATCACCTGTAATGTTTCCCGGCGATGTCGAGAGACCATCTGTGTTATTTGGAAAGCTTTCGGAATAAATTATACGTCCAACATTTAAGCCTTTAGCTTTGAAACTTAAATCAGTTTCGACATGACCAAGAGATTTGACCCTGAGACCAGTAAAGTTATCACCGCTGTAATCGGCGCGAAGGTCCATAATATAGCGTGCTGCTGCCCTATCGGGATCACGCACTTCAATATGAGTAATCCCATTAGTTGTTGATGGTTCGATTAATAATTGCGGATTACCACCTGTATTCATTAAAATCTGAGAACCTTGAACATCAAGTGTTCCAATAATATCAACGCCCGCAGAATCCACATTTATGATTTGTGCACTGGAAACCGAAATACCGAAATTGCCAGCAGAAGGCCAATATACACCAGTGCCTTGGTCGGCATTCGCGTTCAATGCCGGACTTGCAGCGCTACCATTTGCAAAACGAACTTCAGCGGTTCCGCTCAGTTCAAGGCGAGATGTAGTGATATCAAAAACTTCAGTTCCATTTAAATCAATATTGATTCTGTCATCAGCAATAGAATATATTCTAGAGTCTTTATCAGCATCAAGATAAATGCTACCACCGTTTGTGTACAAATTAGCATTTCTATCAATTTCTAATAAGTTTGCAGTAAAGACACCCGCATCTGTTCTGGACTGTAGTACAAATGTTTCTCCATTTGCAGTTATTGTCCAAAGTTTTTCATCAACGCCCGCGTCTGTTTCGCGAATATAAATCTGATTACCAGTACCTTCAAAATAATTGGTGCCGGTCCAAGTATTATTACTTGTAAGTCTACCAGTCGTGTTATCAACATATGCCTTAATGGATTGTTGTGTAGCGAGAGCAAGTGAGGAGTTAGATACAAGATTATCTTCATCCAAAATCGCATCAACTCCGATTCCTGATGTGAGAGACAGTTTGCCAGAGGAGTCAACATTGAGAGCATCCGTTGCATCTACCGTAACAGTAAGTGCATTGCTAGTTTGAATCTTCCAAGGACTATTAACATCGGCCCCATCAGGTTGTTGAAAGTTAAGACTTCTGGACGCAGCAGAAATTAAAGAAAGTACAGAAACATTTGTCGTGGTATTTGTTGCTGTAATCGTACCAGTGCCCGTTACGTCAACACTGGTAAGGCCGACATTCAATACTTCTGTTAAGCTCGAACCTGTATAAAATTTAAACGGTCTGGCATTGCTTTCAGATTCAAAAATAAAACCGGAATTGTTTTGTGCAATTCTGGTATTATATCCAGAGGTCACATCTTCAACATCGATACGAATTCGACCAACGGACCCACCATCATCATTTGAAATAATGATACCTTGACCAGACAGATTCCCCAACCCATGAGAATTGTCACCAACAGCAAGACTGCCGATTAACACATTATTACCAGCTTCATCAATGACAAACCGATTTACGTCACCGCCACCATCGTTCGTGGTAAACGTAGCTTGTCCTTGTGATGTAACAGCAAGCCATGGAATACTGTTGACATCAATTTCCAAAGAATTATCGACAGCCGTGATTTGAACTGCGGTAGAATTCGTTGTGTTGCCAAGAGTAAAGGTATTTGAATTATCAGTGTCAACAATCGTCAACTCACCATAGATATCAATACCCTGTGTGTAAACATGTGCGAACCGTTTGGTTGCGGAACCCAATGAGTAAGTGCCATCAACATCAGGAATGAAATCTGAATTGATTTGAGTATCCAAAGTGATATCATTTTTGAAGCGGGTTGTTCCCGTTACAACTAGATCACCGAAAATTATTGTATCTGTTAATTTAGCCATTTATCGCGTCAGAGATTTGTCTTACTACTAAGCTACCATCAAATGATCTCTGCATTGCAGAGTTGTTCGATTGTAACTTGTACAAAGTATTTATCTCTTTAGCCGATAGTGCTCTAGAAAAGATCATACATTGACTAACTGATCCATCTAATCCTTCTGCGCCCCACGACGCATCACCAATTCTAACGTTCTCATCGCCAGTCGTCACGAAAGTTATAGACTGTGATGCGCTGTTGTCCTCAGCCCCATCCACATAAATTTTGTAATCTGTTCCATCGTATGTGATGACGAGATGATACCAGTCTGTTGTGTCTGGTGAAATACTACTAGTCACGCCCTTCCATGTGGCACTGTTATCATCGTAACTTTGAGCATTAAATTTACCACCGGTCGTATGACAAATAAAGAAAACGTTCTCCCACGCAAAAATTGTTTCTCTTTCAGAGATGGTCTGTTGGTCCAATTTCACCCAAACACTAGCGGTCAATTCAGTTGTAATATTGCTATAAGGAAGAGCATCATAGTCAATATAATAATCACTGGCACCACCGGCAGTGTTGTCAAATCTATATGCACCACCATTCGACATATTATTGATTCGTGTTGGTTCTCCATTCCCAGAAAATGTAACAGTATAATCTGACACTGTTCCCGAAATCTCCCTAACGCCAATATCGAGAGGCGTCCAAAAAATCAGTTCATCTGTATCATCAATTCCGACTTCGGTTATCTTCTCAACATGAATAACCCCTGCTCTTGTGGGGACTTCGAATTCCGCGTATGAAACCGAATGCAATTCGGTTGAACCATAAATCAAGTTTTCATTTCCACCAGAGTCATCAACATATGCAAGCATCGGATCAGAGCAAACAAAGTGCCATCCTGCGGTATTGAGGTACGTCCCATCGGTGGTGATTTTTAAATGCGTCGGAAATGCTTCTCCATCAGTATAGACACCACCACCAGTTACATTTTCGGTCCCAATCAATGTGCCAGATGGATTATAAACCGAAACAGTTGCACCCGACTTTATTCCAACAAATGCTACAAATTCAACAGTTTCCGCCAACACGAATTTGGTCGCCATTGCAGTTCTCGGAGCAAACAATGATGATTCGCTTCCATCCCCATCCCCTTGCGATTTTGCTGAGATAGGATAATCGGCTATGATCTTTAGAGACGGGCCAACGAAACTTCCGCCACCAGTCGGAATACTGTAAGATGCATTTGCACTTATTGTGGTTGTCGAGACAGTTCCATCACTCTCATATAAAGTTACATTGGTAGATTGATTTCCTGCTGTGATAAATCCACTAGTCGGGATACCATACAACTCTTCTCTTGCAGGAAATAATGCCATCGAGTCATTATTCGCGTTAGCAATAACATGAACCAATAACGGTTCGGTGGCTAAAATTAGATATGACCCTGTTGAAGTAATGGAGAAGGTTTCCATAGTAAATGATGATATACTTCCAGATGTTGTTAGCGATCCATTTAAATATATTTCGTAATCAGAATCGTAATCCAATGCGAATAGTTTGAATTCACCATTTAGATTTCTACCAAAGTAATATAAAAACTCTCGACCTTCCCAAGAGGTGGGTATCAAGTTTGCGTAAGTGCTAGGACCAACGAATTTTTTGTCTGCTGTGATGATATCACCTTCAACAGTACTGATGCTTTTTGTTGTATAGGCTGTTGTGGTTGTTCCTTGCGAAACGCCATTTTTGAAAAATTCAGTGTTGTCCTCATAACTGACAAAATCATATGTGCTGTCTGCAAAGACCACATATTCTTTGTTGTCTACTGGTTTCCTTAATGGTTCCATGCGTATTGAATTGGATCGAAGAGAACTATCGGAACTAAGCTTGGCTCTATTCGTGTATATTTCAGTTCTAGCATCGCCATCTAAAATAGATGCATAAATTCTTACATCGCTCAAATCACCAGTATAATATCTTAAACTCGATGCATCTCTACCTATGTAAAAAGTGGATGCGACCTCGGTTTCAGTTGTATATGTCTTAGATGTATTTTCAATTTCTACATTATCCAGATATGCAGTTAGTGTTCCATCGGATTGACGGCTTACAATCAAATTATGCCATTCGTTTAATGATGGTGACGCCAATACTTCATTGACGTTAACACTATAAAATCTCAAATCATTATTATCATCAATAACAATACCAAAAGAAAATGCATCGCCAACATTATTAAGTGCAAGTAATGCATTGAACACACTTCCTTGATCGTCATGACCGGCAGTTCTAAACCATAAAGAAATAGTGAAATCGGCATTCACTATTTTTTTCAACCTGTTAACATCAACATCTGCTATGGAAATACTACTGGAAGAAGCAGAATTAAAAATTCCATATCTGTAATTGACTGCCGAATCTATTTGTCTGGTTGGCGTTGACCAATCAGTACCAGTGGATGTTCCATTCTGACCGTAGCCTGAGCAATCGTTGGGGGATTTTTCAAGCTTCCAATGGCCAACAAGACCACGAGCAATATCTTTGATTTCTTGAATATTTAAAACTGAAGGATATACTCTGAAATCATTAAACAATATCTCAGCATCACTATTAAAAAGTCTTATTTTTCTTGATGGATATGATGGATATACTATGTCACTTCTATTGGAAACTTCGTCTCCATTGACGTAAACGATCAATATATTGGCATTTTTAACAATCGTAATATGATACCATTCATTCAATATGAAATCAGTTCCCGATCCGCCCTCTCCGAAATCCGCAGGACCCGAGTTGACGCCTGAAGTGATTCCGATGTCCGTATATCTCAGATGTAGTTTTTGTCCGATTTGTGCTATAAGGGGTGATCGATATTCTGATGTATTGTCCGATGATGCCAAAAATAATTGTTTATATGATGCAGATGATGCATTCATTTTCATCCAAAAGCAAATTGTATGGTGGTCATTGTTAAGAGCATCGCTTTCTTCAAAATCTACATATCCACTAGTTTGAACATTAACGGCTGAACCAATTTTACCGTCAACATAATTCATTGATCCTGAAGCTATAGGGTCACTTAACAAACCTCTGTTTTCTAATGCTTCTTCTGTAAATGCCCAAATGTATGGAATACCCATGTTAACCTACGAAGTTAAAGTCCAAGCTGTCACTAACAGCATTATATACGATCTCAAATTTCTTATTATTTGAAGTATCGTCAATACTTACCTTCTCAGTCTGAACTTCATTATCAATATGTGCCGTTGTAGCAACATCAAGGGATGATCCAACATTCAAAGCACCAGAAAATTGCCAATACCCGTCATCTGCATCGAATCTCAAATCTTTCGCTGTATCAAATGCACCACCATCATATGGGATTATTGAGAAACGGTCTTCTACGGTGTCATGCACCATTTTTACAGCACCCTCACCAGAACCCCATGTTATCTCAATTCCAGTGGTGATAACATCATTTGCATCTGATCGAAGAAATTGAGTTGAGTCCAAGGAGTCCAAGGTATCGGCATCAATACCATTGCCAGAACCTTCATCGGCAGTTGTTAGGACCCGAGACCCATTTGCTCTGACTTCGCCTGTCCCACCCGTAGTCAACAATATATGGCCATTGGTGATTTCATTTTCGATGGTTAAATCATTGCTTGCTGCACTAACGTAACCAATACGACCTGAGCGCGTGGATAATGATGCATCTCTCGCATAAAATCCAAAATACACATGATCACTAGAACCATCCGTTCTAAAGCGAACACCTATTGGTCCACCATCGAAATAGTTGTCTTCAGTAAAAGTATTAAGTGAAACAAGACGAGAATACCGTGTATCATTGTAATCACGATCACCAACATGAGAACCTAATGTTGGGTCAGTTGGTGATGATAGGAAACCAGACAACGTGACATTTCCAGTAACGTTTAATGCACCACCAATATTTAACTGGTCATCAAACGCCCATGTTCCGTCATCCGCATCAAAGAAGAATTCTTTTCCGGTATCATATGCACCACCATCATATGGTCGGAAATATGTCGCATTCTGCGCGGCGACATGCTCGATGGACACGGCACCTTCGGCATTCCCACCGAAGAATAGTGTAATATCGGAAACGATTGTTGAATCATTGTCACGTCTTACAAAGACACCACTGTTCAAACCATCCAGAAGATCGGCATCAAGTCCTGATCCTGATCCATCAACCGTTAAGAGTTTGGCCAACACATCAGCAGCCGTGTAGGACGCTGCTGGAAGGTAATACGATCCCTCTTGGCCATCTAGGGTATCAGCATCCAATCCGTTACCAGAGCCTTCGTCAGCAACAGTGAGAACACGATTACCACTAATGACAAGCTGCTCTCCCGAAATATCAAATGAGAATACGGTAGTGTACCCTGAATTTCTAAATGCGATACCAGAATCATTTAATGACGTGATGGTTAACGCATTAGTATGATCAATCCACAATGCACCACCCGAAGAACGATACAATTTGGTACCATCATCAGCGCCCAGATTGTTTTTGAAAATAATTTCAACCGCATTGTCTATATTAAAATCACCAGTAAGAGTATCACCAGAAGCATTCAAATATCGAGCATCATTATATCCCCTATCACCAATATGATCATCTGATGTTGGATCACCCACATTGCCGATAAGCGAACCGCTTGGCGTCCAATAATCATTGGTTTCGTCCCAAAGCCAAGTTACATTGGTTTCGGTTCCGCGCTCAACTTCTAAGCCTGAGTTTTCTGTCGGCGTTCCAGTAACGTCATTGTTGAGAAGAATGATGTTGTCACCGGTAGAAATAGTCGTGGTATCAACAAAGGTGGTCGATCCATTAAACGTCCAATCACCAGTGATTGTTGCATTCTCGTCTTTTCGTGGAAATGCGCTTGCATGATATGTATCGAGAGTATCAGCATCAAGACCCGATCCTGATCCATCATTGGCAGATGTCCAAACGGTTGCGGCAGAGCCACCTTCAAACAATTCCAATGAATAATCATTCGCGCCATTTCTCGTGAACCTCATTATAAGGTCTGAAGAATCAGAAGAATATTTTAAAGTATGTTGGTTAGAACCATCTAGACCAGAAAGTCTAGTAGCAGTATTTGATAAGGTAACTTGTCCAGAAAATTGCCAGTTTCCCGTAATTCCAGCATTTTCCGATTTGCGAGCAAATGCAGATGATGTGTAACCATCCAGAGTATCAGCATCAAGTCCATTGCCTGATCCAGTATCAGCAGTTGTTAGAATACGACTGCCACCAAGATAACCTTCACCAGCATTGTCCATTCTGAAACCAACATCTTTGGTTCCACCAATGGTAATGTTTAGAGAACCATCCGACCCATCAATCCAAAATCGCTTGTCGGTAAACGTTGAACCATCGTAAAAGGCTAGACCACTCGTGTTTCCATAATTGGTTAGATGTAAATCGCCATAAACCGTTCCAGAATAATCTGAACCGATGATCAAATCATCCCTTGCCTGAATTCGTTTCGTGACATCAAGAATGTTATTCGTTTCGGAAATGTTGACGAGAAGTCCGTCAGTCGTTCCGACAAATTGAATGTCACCATTGGATGCGACTTGAAGTTCTGTGGTCGAAGATACGGAACCAGAGAATTCAATTTTAGCCTGACCCGGAATTATTAGAATATCGTTAGCCATTCGTTACCTCTATGGTTTATTTATCAAATGGCCTTCGCACAAAAGAAAACGGCCCGGATGGTCCGAGCCGTTCTCAATTCATATGAAGTTATTATTACTTCAACTTACGTGCAACACGCTTCTTCCAGTTGCCACCCATGGCAACCAAGTCCATACAGACCTGATAGTTACGGATAGAGAACGGTTCATTCGCCACACCTGTTGTGTAAATTTCACGAATGAAGTTGAGAAGGTCTTCACGAGTTTCCATATCGACGTGATCGTGTTTGAATTTGTCGATAATGGTTTCGACGAAATCAATAACCTGATTATTGGTAACACTAACGTTGAAGATGGTAGCACGAGAACGAACAGCATCATCCAACTGATCTTCCGTCAGGTTGGAAATGAAGATGATGCGACCTTCGAAGTGAATTTTGTTTGGAAGCTTCACGCGACCAGCATCAAGAGCCTTCAAAATCTCATTTTGGAAATAAGATTTAAACTTCTGCCAATCGTTTCGTTCTTCCTTGTTTTCTTTATCATACGGGTTCACGATATCAGGATCATCGAGGCTGTCCAAGGAGTCAAAGAAATCAGAATATTGTGGGAATGCCTTTTTCAGTTTTTCTTTAGCCCAATACAGAGGATCATCGTAGAATGAGCGAATGAGATAAAGTTCGCGTTCACGATCTTCATAGGACATCTTAGCAGTATCAATAGTTCCTGCCTTATCACGAGAAATTGCACGAACACCACCGCCAGTTTGAAGAGCAGCCTTCAGGATGTTAACAGCTTCCGGGTCTTTCCACATGCTATCACAATCATCAAACACGATGAGCTTGTCATAAGAGACAAAGAGGCGTTCAAACAGCTTGGTTGTGGTCGTACCACCTTGAATGACGACGAAATCTTTACCTTCTTTGAGGCCGTATCTATTTTCAATTTCGCCCATGACAGTATAAGACTTACCAACACCCGGAGCACCAGTCAAAATAACAGAGTGAGCTGTCTGTGAAGTACCACTAATGATACCACCAACATACGCCTTCATTTCATCCATCTGTTCTTCCATGTCACCATCATCGCCATCATCCAGACCAAGCTGAAGCTGACGATCAAGCATCATTTGGATTGCATTAATGGAAGCACCAACATCAACACCAAGTTTCTTGATAGAAAAGAATTTACCGTCCTTGATACCAGTAACGATCAAGCGGCCCTTTTCATTGAGCTTACCCAACAGGTCCATATCGCGCTGCATGCCGCGAAGACGGGTTGCACGGTCGCGAATTTCTGGGTCTTCTTCGTCTGTCTCAGGATTGTAATCATCGTCAACGTCACCCCCACCTTCGGCACCAGCAGCACCAGCTACATCATCATGTTCACGTTGACGTGCAGCTTCTTCTTCCGGTGTAAGAGCGCGTTCACCCGGAGCAAGTTCACGAGAAAGGTTCCAATATGATGTACGATGAGGAGAATAGTTCCTGCGAATTTCACCGGGAACCTGAACATCAAAAGCAGCAGCAATGCGTTCGATTTCAGCCCAAGAAAGACGATCAACCTCCATCAGTCCAGTATCATCGTGTTGTGCGATGAACTCTTTGGCCATTTGAAGGAACTCACGAACAGAAGTACGTTTAGCCATTTCGGAAATAACTCGCGATTCTTTAAGATTGAGATCGTATTCGCCCGGTTTTGGGTTTTGTATTTGACGAACAAGCATCTTTATAAAGTATTTTGAAGAAATGTCAACCGGTAATTCAATAGTAAAGTCTGGTGCCCATGGTCCATCAAAGGTTTTCCAAACATAAACCTTTGAAATTCCAGCAAAACCATGAACTGATCCTGCGGAAAGGCCAATCATATGACCATCATTTACGGCAAAGATGGCGACCAGTTCTCGTGGGTCTTCGGCATTTTGCAAAACACGATTGGGACCACCATAGCGGGTCAAATAAAGGCCTTGCTTGCTAAGCATTTTGACAGTTTCGCCAACTGACTTTTGAAAACCTGCTGTTGAAATCGTGTTACCTGAAACGAACTCTCTTAAGCGCATTGTTATTCCTCTGATTCTTTGTACTTGACAAACACCATTTGTACGTATATACTTAGCACAGGAGTGGAATATCATGGAGTCAGAAATGACTCAGGAGAATGGAAAATGTTACATCCTGTGATCGCAGCCGGTCTTTCGGAAGAACATGCCAAGGTATTTGATCAGATTGCTCTGAATAATTATCGTGATGGCGTGGACAAAACGAAGATCAAAGACCTTGAATTGAAGCGACTTCTCGAACGAGACGAGATCGACAATATTCGTATACCATTGGCAGTTTTTAGCGAATGGGCCAATTACGATGACGATGATCTCAACACAGACTGATCATATGTATAGTCGTTCTGGCTCATGAATGATCGAACATGAATAAACACATTCGCCCAATGTGATTCATCCGCGTCTTCACGTGATACCAATGCATACACTTTTAGTTTTTCATTGTAATAGATAGTGAACTTGACAGAACCGTTGACTGCTTCTTTGTCGCTGGCCATCCAGTTCTTTCCTTTGGTGAACATCGAATCCTTTGCCTTATAGGGCATTCTTTTTTGCATGTCCCGATAGGCATCATGATCGTTTTTCATTTTATTGCTTCGGCCTCATCAACAATATTGTATCCAGCATTAGACATCTTCGTCTTAATTTTATTCATCGTTCTATCCCACGAATCTTCACCAAGTTCATCTGATATAAGCTTTACAAAATATATCTTGTAGTTGGTTTCAAAAACTACGGAAAATTTAATCATTCCACCATGAAGGGTTTTATTCAACTGAAACCAATCATTTCCTTTCTTGAATTTTTCACCGCTTATTCTAATCGGCTCGTCATTTCTATTGGTCTGATCTATTTCGAAACCAGTTTCATTTAATATTGAACTAATTTGTTGTTTCACATTTTTCATTTCATTTCACCTTTTTGTATTCCACCTCTAATTTGTCTACATCTTTTCTCTCTGCAAACACATGATAGAAGAAATCCCAATTCTTGATTAGATTCTTGCTCTTTATATAGACCCTATTGTTTTCGATCTTCTCGACATAAATGTCTTGTGCCTTGCCCATTGGTGTTAGTGAAACAGTGATACTATCCGCATCAACTAGTTCGATCCAATAATCTGGAAGCTCGATTACATGTGACTTTGAGCGACCACGAACATAGACGCCATTTTCTGGTCCTTCCAATGAACCATATCTTAATTTGTAGTTCTCTTTGGTCGGGTGATCAATAACGAATGATTTTTGAGTTGCATTCAGTGCGCCCGTGATCGTAATACCGGTGCTGTCTACTTCTGCAATGTTCGTGCTATTAATGATTAGATACAAGGTGTTATCTGCACCTTGGCCAATACCTGTGACCGGATTTGACCTATTCGGAACAAGTGTTGGATTGGTTGATGATGGTGTCTCGTTAAGAAGTGCCGGGCCTTTTGTTGCCTGCATTTCGAAGCCAGCGGCGGACAAAATTGCCACCGAAGAACCATCAATAGCCATTCCTAAATTGCCTGTTGCGGCATAAAAACCAGTATCAGGATGATCCTGTAGCGAAACCCCCGGAGCAGCAGCCGATCCATCAGATGCTAGAATTTGACCAGCAACACCAATTTTTCCAATGAACCAAGAATTCTCTTGAACTTCAAGATTACCAGTCTTGGTCACTACGTTACTATATGATCCGGCACTGCCACGGATTTCGAGAACGTCAGTATTTGTCCAATATCCGGTTCTCGTGTCATCACCAGTATTATCATACGTGAATACTGCCGGATCATCGATCATACCAATAGTTGAACCAAACCTTGGTGAGATAGAGTAATTCGTGATGATGGTGTCAGTTATAATGTTGGCACCCTCAATACCATCAACCGTATCGGCATCTATGCCATTGCCGGAACCTTCGTCTCCAACAGTTAGAATTCTACTGCTGGAAACAAATGCTTGACCCGTTGAGGTATTCACTTCAAAAATAGAAGTATCGGCTGAATCAGTTACTTTGAATAATGTATCTGCTGCATTCTTTACAAGTATATTTCCATTATTTTGAATTAGAAGATCGTCGCCCGTTGTTCTCTTGATGAAGGCATCGGTTGCTGGAACAGAGCTTTTGAACACCAAGCTCACATCGTTTGCAAAATTCTTGTTTGCTGTTACATCATTACCAGTGGCATCCAATTGGAAATATCGAGCATCATTGTAGTCTCTATTGCCAACATGGGTCCCGGCAGACGGGTTCGTTGATGCTGTGATCGCTGCTGTGAATGAAGCTGTACCAGTGACATTCAATGCACCGCCGATGTCTAGGCGATCTTTGAATTCCCAATATCCAAGATCAGCATCATACGTGAAATCGCGAGTAGGCTGATATGTTCCACCATCGTATGGTGTCATTGCAAATCTATGTTCGGCATCGTCATGAAGGAAGCGAATTGTCCCCTCATTCGCACCGAAATAAAGGATGACACCCGTATCAATATTTGAAGTAGCATCCGTTCTCACGAATTGGGATGCGTGAATACTATCAACCGTGTCAGCATCGATACCATTACCAGAACCTTCGTCATTTGTCGTCAGGATACGATAATAATTTGATCCATCATTTGTGAGAGACCAATAATCAGATGTCTCATTCCACAATACTGAAACATTTGCAGATGTACCGCGTTCTACTTCAATACCAGCATCTTGTGATGGCGTGCCAGCTTCGTCAGAATTCAAGACAATGATGTTGTCGCCAATTTCCACAGTGTTAGAATTGACAGTTGTCGTAGTTCCTTGAACTGTCAAATTACCAGCAACAGTAACCCCTGTCCCGTTCACAGTGAGTGCAGCAGTTCCATCACTCCTGATGATTGTTTCAGAACGACCAATTTCCAAAACAGTTGCAGCAGTATCACCAGAATTTTCAGCTTGGATCAATAATTTACCAAGATGATTTCGGTTGATCATATAAGTGTTGTTGTCACCGGAATCATAATAGATGGAGAAATCCGTATCATCACCAAAGCTCAACTGGTTGTCATCGTAATATGTGTGTGATGCTTCAATTGCTGAAAATGAAATACGACTGACTAGATCAGACCCATCGATCCCATCCAAAGTATCAGCATCAATACCATTACCTGATCCATAATCGGCAGTCGTTACAATTCCAAGATCGCTCTTAAGATTTGTGAATGATCTCTTTCTCGCAGTTCCACCTGTTGAAAAATCTGAAAACAAGAAGAGGTCTTGTACGGTTGCAGCCTGATCCGTGATTTCCGATGGATCAAATGACAGCGTGAAGTTTTGATTTAGTTGTCCAGAACCGATACTAGCAGCCAAACCGAGACCCGGTGTGATGGTTCTGGTTGACGGAACACTGTTGGTGTTTCTCGCTACCGGTGAAACAACAAGATCAGTAATTGTTCCTGTTGAAAGATTGGTTGACCACACGTAAACGTAATTCGTTGCGGTTTCATTCACCAAGGATGCTGATGCGAAGAAAATTCTCCACTGATTGGAACCATCACCATTGAAAGCTCCAAGGTTAGTTGCTGTGATGGCTGAAGTACCAACTGCAAGATTGACACTCGAACCCATTCCAGTGTGATTGATTAGGATTTCTACACCATCAGCCGTATCACTTTGAACCGGATCGAATGCGAACGAGATTGCACCCGTTACTGTCGTCTGTGTTGGAACCGCATATGAACCACTAAATGATGCAATGACCGCATCATTACCTGCTGGACCGGTTGGACCTGTAGCACCGGCAACACCATCACTTCCTGCTGGACCGGTTGGACCGGTTGGGCCTTGAGCACCGTCATTACCTGCTGGTCCCGTTGGTCCTGTCGCCCCTGTCGCACCATCATCACCGACAATAGAAGTCGCTGCGCCCCACGCGCCTGCGGTCTTAGGTCCATATAGATCATAAGTGTCTGTATCTAAATAGAAATCACCATCCACACCATCAGCAACATCATCTGGTGCGCCAGAACCATTGAGCACGGTTCTACCATCCACACCATCATTACCTGCTGGACCAGCAATGCCCTGTGGTCCAATTGGACCGGTTGGACCGGTTGGACCCTCAGCACCGGTTGGACCGGTTGGGCCAGTTGGACCCTGAATACCTTGTTCGCCCTGAGCGCCCTGAACTCCTGCTGGACCGGTTGGGCCAGTTGGACCTTGAGCGCCCTGCGGACCAGTTGGACCCTGAATACCTTGTTCACCCTGAATACCTTGGATGCCTTGAATGCCCTGCGGACCGGTTGGACCGGTTGGTCCTTGGATGCCTTGTTCGCCTTGTGGACCGGTTGGACCGGTTGGGCCGGTTGGACCCGGAAGTCCTGAAGATGAGACGTTTAGAATTTGAATGGCATCATCAGCATCTTTAAAGTAGATATTGCCATCTTTATAGTTCAAGAACAGCTCACCATAGGCCAGATCACCAGCCGCAGGCTGAACACCCTGCAAGCCGCTGCTCTTGACGGTAATAAGCATGTCATCACCATCAGCAATCAACCCATCAAGTGATAGACTTGCCTGATTGGTAGTTGCCAGATCACCAAGTTCCAATGCAGTTCTAGCATCTGCCGCAGTAGCGGTTCCTGCTAGAGTTCGACCAAAAGCTTTCAAGTCATACAAGGCGGCAGTATTAAGTGCAGTGGTGTATATTGCTTTATCGGCGGCAGTTGTAAGCCCGGAAATACTTTGCAGCAATGCGCTGTATGCTTGAACATCTGAACCAATAGCAACACCAAGATTAGTTCTTGCTGAATTTTTATTAGACAAATCGTCAAGGTTTAATGATGCTGTCAGTTTTCCTGCAAGAGAATTGGTAATGGTCGTTGCAAAGTTTGGATCATCACCCAACGCAGCAGCAAGTTCATTTAGTGTATCTAATGCAGATGGTGCACCACCTAACAGATTGGAAATTGCCGTGGAAACAAATGCGGTTGTTGCAAGTTGATCTGTATTAGTACCAGCTAAAGCTGTTGGTGCTTCAGGCTCGCCTGTGAAAACGGGAGTATCCAGTCTGGCAATAGAAGATGGAATATCACCATCTACCAATGTTGTACCAGATGATACACGTCCATATGAGTCAACCGCAACTTTGGTATATGTTCCCGGTGTACCAATTGTTGGAAGATCGCCTGATTGAAGTGCTGCACCCGCAGTAACAATACCACGGTCGTTAACAGTTACCTTGCCATAGGTGCCAGCAGAAACGCCAGATGCAGGAAGATCAGAATTTGAAAGCGTTGTCGCGCTCGTTACGATACCTTTGACGTTGACAGTTAACTTTGTGTATGTGCCAGCGGTGACACCGGAATCTGGAAGTCCTTCATTATCCAACGCCTGACCATCGGTAACACGTCCATATTGGTCAACGGTCAATGAATTATAGGTGCCCGGTGTAACAATACTTGGAAGCAGTGTTGCATCGAATGATTGTGCAGCCGTAATGATACCTTTGTCGTTAACAGTGACCGCACCATATGTTCCCGGCGTGACTCCTGAAACTGGCAAGTCTGAATTGACAAGCTGTCCCGCACTCACAGCACGACCAGTTGTATCCAATTCGATTTTTGTGTAGGTTCCAGCAGAAAGACCAACAATAGTTGGGAAATCCGCAGTTTCAAGAGAACTAGTTCCGGTAACAATACCTTTTGAATTGACGACCAGTTTTGCATACGTTCCCGGCGTGACTCCTGAATCTGGAAGATCAGAATTGATTAAAGTGGTTCCAGCAGTTGCCCTACCATATGTGTCAACAGTGAGCTTGGTATATGTTCCGGCAGAAATTGCTGTTGGCGGCAAGTCACTGTCTTGAATATTAGCAACGGCAGTAATGATACCTTTATTGTTTACGGTGACTTTAGAATATGTACCCGGTGTAATAGCTTGTGCGGCAATCGCAATGTCATAACTTGAACCAGCACCATTATCCAACAGATCGAAGTCAGCAGAAAAATTAATGCTTCTTTCGTTATTGAGCGTTGCGGTATTTCCAATCGTGAGAACAGGAATATCAATGAACGGATCAGTGATATTTTTGACCCATTCAGTCGTTGGAACAACCCTACTATCTTCACCAGCCGCAGGCGTGTCCGTTAAAATGAGTGTTGAATCAATACTATCGTCAAAGGTTTTGTTGCCTCTGATAAACTGATCTCCAACAAGTGCGACAAATCCTTCAGTTAAGGCTTCAGCCGGGTCCTTGTTCACCCAATTGGATGAAAGCGCGTCATAAACAAGAAGTTGCTTATCCCCAAGGGAAGTCAGATTGGTATCCGCAGCATCAGCGATAGATGCGGCTGGACCCGCAGGACCGGCTGGACCCTGAATACCTTGTTCACCCTGATCACCCTGATCACCTGTTGGACCCAACAGGCTTGAAATGAAAACCCATTCACCATTCACTCGGTAAAAAATTTCACCGGTTGACTTCTTTAGGTAATAATCGTCCTCATTGCCGACATTTGGATCAGGATCGGTATCACCATTGTACCATTTGGATGCAAGGTATGGATTTTGGGCACGAAGATAAATTGGAGGAAGATCAGGAAATGAAATCTTGGTACCAGCATTTTCGCCATCTCTGATATACTCGATGGTCATATCCTCGATGGAAAATGATGTGGAAGTTGTTCCTAATGTATTCGTTAAACGTGATTTAGTCATGTGCCAAACATTTTGCTGTTCAGATATTTATTGAACTAAGAGCAAATGTCAGTCGATTGAAATGACTATTCCATTTTGAATTGATATGGACTTACCGTCAGCAGTTTGAAAGCTACCGTTAATTCCCGAACCAATGTCCAATCCGGGCGCTCCTTGTGGTCCCTGTGGACCAATTGGACCAGTTGCACCTACGGGTCCTTGAATGCCTTGAAGTCCACGTGGTCCTTCTGGTCCATCCAAACCAATTCCAACTGGACCAACTGGTCCAGTTGGACCCATTGGTCCACCCATGAAACCTTCATTGTTCCAGTCCCCGATATTATCTTTCTGATAGAATTGGCTTGTTTGTTTATCAAGATACAAATCGCCAGAATTGCCCTTGGAGTAATCTGGTGGACCGGAACCAATATGCCATTGTGTCGCCACCATTGGCTGGTCAAACCGAATTTTCACATCTTGTTTGTTTGGATATTTGAAAACAATTTGCTCACCATCTGTCGTGATGGTGAGTTTTCCTATTTTGAATGTTGGGCTTGTCGTGCCGGAAATACTAGAATTTGCGCTCATGCAAATATTTAGAGATATCCATGTACCGAAAGGTTAGATTTGCCGTCGAATGCGGAATCAATTATATTAGCAGTCGTACTCAAATCTGTGCGCTTAACTTCGATCACCGCATATGCAGCATTCTCTTTAGTTCTGCCGTTATATTCATAGTTTTCCAATATTCCAAGTTCATCCAATTCACGTCTAACAGCAGTCAGTTTCTTGCGGTCTTCATTGCTTTCACTGGTGACGTAAATTCTACGTGTGTTGTCTTCCAGATACAATGAAAGTGAATCGATCTGGATATCATCAAACATTTCTTTACTGCTCATCTTTCTTTCCCTTAGTTTTCTCTTCCAGTTTGTCCACACCTAAATCGAATTTTCTAAAATTGTTGCTCTTAATCGAATTGAAAAATCTCTTCTTAAGATCGTCAGCCGTTTCCTTATCACAATTTTGCTCAATATCGATCATCAACTTTTTGACAGCAGTGAACACACGTTCTCCGTGAGTTCGCAAGCGAACCGGATAAGATTTAGGTGGAACATAGTTTTCCAGTTCTTGTAATAAGGAATGTTTTTTCTCGGCCATGGAGATATTTATTTGTCCTAGTGTGGATTTTATTGTTTTGGATCATATTTCCACCGAATGACTAACTCTCAAGCGTAATAAATGGTTTTGCTCGTGTCAGTGCTTCGGTAACAATGGTATCCGCTATAGCCCCATATGCTGGTTCACAGAACCAATATCCTGAAATTCTCGGACGGTTCCCCAATTTTGGAAAACCACGAGAAAATTCCGAAATCAGAAAAGCCATATCTCTACCAGTTGCAAGTTTGAACTGTCCAATCGCCGCATTCAAATAGGTCCGACCATCGCCTTTGGTCTTGCTATAATTCCAAGGCTTTTTGTTGAAACCATAAATGTCTTCTTCTATGTCAAAATAGAAATAACTCTTCCCATCATGAAAGTCCGCACAGGTGCCCGGTTTCATCTTCCGATCTTGGGCGACGAGAATGGCTTCTCTGGAATCGACAAATTTGTAAGTTGGCGCAACAGAATCTTTCCCTTGTCTACACAAATACCCATTCTTATCAGATCGAACCAATCGACCAACAATGCCCTGTTCGAAAGTTGCCACGAAAATTTTCGGTTTACTGCCCATCTTCTTTCTCTTGTCTTTGTTTTAGAAGGCGTCTCACTTCACCAATCTTATCGCTCTGGAAGTTAATCTTCTTCTTTTTGTCTTGTGTTGGTGCACTCTTCTTATAGAACCACTCTTTTTGTTCATCTGATGCATCATACATTCTCATAGTATCAACATCATAGCCCAAACACAACACCTTACCAACACCGGAACTGGCACGAGTTTTCAAAAACTGAATTCTATACAACCCGTGTTCTTTCAAACTTGCATTTGTTGCCAAAGTCGCCACCACGTCTGCGGTATTGATTTTGGAAATACCACCAGCGATGTGTGCTTGGCTGTGTTCCTTTTGACCTTCGGCCAGAGAATTCACCGCTTCACGGTTCAACTGTGATGCCGTCCAGCAGTGATAATTTTTCTCGCCCATCAAAGAACGAAGCTGCTCGGTGACCATTTTGTCCTTAGTGAAATGGTCACTCATGCTGATATTTGTATCATTTGGCGCAACAAGGTCGAGATAATCGACCACCACCAAATCAAATTTCACACCAAGCTTTAGTTCCAACTCGTTAAGATAGGCTTCAATGTCTTGCACCTTCGATTGCGGCGGAAGGTATTTGACAACAAGTAGCCCTGTTTCTCTTGAATACTCTTTAACCTTTAGTGATGTTTCTTCCATGTTCCGCATCACGTCTTGTGCGGTAAAACCGGAAACCATCTGATCAAAACGCTTACAAACATAGGCCTCTGACAGTTCGAGAGAAATGTAGACAACGTTTTTGCCGCGCTCGATCCAGTTCATAGCCAAATTGGCGAGGAAGAACGATTTACCACCACCAGAGTTAGCAGCAACAATGTTGATACCACCAAGCATCGTTCCGCCAAACAAGGCGTCATCGATATCCTTGAAACCGGTGGCCTGAAGGTCTTTGACTGCCATGCTTTTCAATCGTTCAAGAGGATTTTCAGCATAGATTGTTCCAAGGTCACGATGAAGCGAAAGCAATACAGCTTCTTTGATAGGATCAACAACCCCACCATAATTCTCGCTCATGATATGGTCAGCAGCATCCGTGATCGCCTTGATGGTGGCATGCAACCGGCAATGTTTTTCTACTTCATCGCACGTCCAATCGAATTTACGCTCTGCGTCTTCGGGTTTTTGGAGTTCTACGCCCGTCTCGGCTTCAATCTGTTGAACACTTGGAATGTCATGGTATTTCTCATTGTAGTTGATCAAATACTTGATGATCGGAGCATGTTCCTTCATGAAGTATTCTGGTTTAATGACCGTCTTGCACAATGAGAATGCCAATGGACTGGCAACCATGTATTCAATCAGGTTCTTTTCAATTTGTTCGTTATTCTTCATCTTATCCTCGCATCGCTTCTCTAGCGGATACAAGGACACGGGCCTTCGTATAGTTCTGATGACAATTGTTTACGATATCTTCAATCGTATACAATCTACCGTATCTATTAACTGCTTGCATTGCGTCCTTAATGTCATAGTCCCAATCGGGCGTGGAAATAAACCATTGATTTTCTTCAGTTATATCGATCAAATTACTTCCATCGCTTTCTTGATCAGGTACAACAATTATCTGTTTACCACTCAAATTTAATAGATTGATCTGCTTCTTAGTTAGCTTCGTCCCCTTGGAACTAACACCATCCAGAGCAATCCCATCCAGACACCCTTCCGCTAAAATTACGGCACGGCCATCCTTGTCCAATGTATCTTGCCGGAATAGATAGTCGGGTGGTGATTTTTGAAACATCTTGGTTTTGCCTTTGATGGCTCTTCCAAGATACCCAACGACCTGTCCGTAATTGAAGAATGGTATAATCAAACAGGATGGCAAAGTGCGAGACCAATAAAAATCGTAAGAGCCTACGACTTCTTCGGATCGGCCAATCGCATAATTCAATACATCTAGATAACGTTTATCTTCCAGCACATCATCTGGTGGATTTAGAAGAGGAAAAGAATCTTCAGGCAAATCCATTTTTGGAAAATGTCGGATGATCTGCGGTTCGTCATCACTCTTCTTCTCGATTGACTGCTTGAACAGCATATCAAGGGGAAGGTCTTTCAGATTACCGCCTAGAAGCTGATACAAGCGCCGTGGACGGCCACCAAGACCATTTCCCGGTTCCCATCCTGTCGGCTGATCATTGAAGTCACAGCCGCCATTTCTGCAAGTGTATCGAAATCCACCAGATGGTGTCTCCATGAAAGCACCACGACCACGACTGTCGCCACAAGATGGACAATCGAAAGTCAACCAACCTGTGCCGGTCGATTTATGTGATGGCAGAACATCAAGGAAAGACTGTAATATTTGCTGGTCTCTATTCATGAAGAAATGAGTACTCTAGTATAAATAGATTCATGGATAGCCAACTCACCAAGCCAGCGCTTCACAATGTATTATATGACATTCCAAGGTTTGTCGTAGGTGCACCCGGATCGCAACACAGATCGTCTAATGGCGATATGAAGCTTCATGCTGGAATTGCACAGCCACTAGATTTTCGTTTTATGACTAAGGACGGTGTTCCTTTGAATCTAACGAATTTTGATCTCTATTTGATCTTCTGGACTAATAATCGTTTCGATATGGATTATGGTCCTAATGGTTATACCCTTGATAACATTGATGATATTTCATTGCGCAAATCTCTGGATTTGATTGAAGCCTATGAGGGATCAGCTTCGACTCTTTTGACAAATGAAGATACCGAGAAGCTTGCACGTGATGCCCGCAACAATTCTATGCGTTGGGGGTTGTTCATGGTTAACAGTGACAAGCAGGTATTTGCCATGTCTGTTACTCAAACTGGTGATGTTTCTGGCAGCGTGATCATTAATACTGGTGATGTTCCTCCATACGAAATGATTATTGGATAACCTATGGCCTCTGAAATTGATGAAACTGAAATCGATACATTGATCGATACATACCCTTTCCTGTCGGCCATTTCTTATAGAGAAGAATGGTTCGTGGGGATTATTCAAAACATCGAGAACCAATTTGTGTGGTTCTATGATCTTCAAAAACTAAAGACGCCTGATGAAAAGAGGCGGTTCTTAGAATACGGCAGCGAATGGCATTCGTTCTCGAATATGGAAATCCCAATCGAGATGTTTATCGGAGACCGTTTCGAAGAATTCCAGCATTCATTGCGTGGTTTTGCTCGAAAGCAGGTTGAAGACATTCGTGGACATCAAGTCAATCTCAGTGAAACCTTTGAACGCCGGATCAAGAAAAAGAAAATTGATCTTGTCATCATCGAAGAGTCTGAATGACACCAGCTTCAATCATTGATTTGAGTTGAACGGTGATCATCATGGCGAATGCAATAGCGTGAGACTTTTTGAATGTGTATTGATCTCCGTCATTGCGTTTCCAGATGTTGTCCTTGACGATATCCCACTCTTCACCAATCAAATGTCTTTTGCCCGGTCGAATTATTGCGATCAGGCACGCCAGTTCGTCTATGTTTTTTGGTTCATAGGCTTGAAGAATTTCGAAATGACCATTGATGTGTTGGAGCTTTTGAACCACCTCTTCTCGATACAGGAGAGACCAGTCCATTTCTCTTTCTAATAGTTCATCCATGTGTTTCGGTGATCGCACGTGTTCATATGCTGTGTTCGGAATCATGTCGATTTTGTAGAACCCCATCAGGTCCGCAATATCGTCAGATTTTTTGCCAGATGGAAAAACAGCTAGACCACTAATTGGATCGACTGGCATTTTTTGACAGAAGATACCAGTTGGGTGTTTGCGCAGTTCTCCATCTTGAACCATTGACGCTTTTACAAAGGTCAAACCGGACAGTGCTTTGTTTCTATCAGCTACGTCAATGTCGATATCTGGAAGATCGATCATGTTTCAAATCCCAACTCATCCAAAACCTCTTTGATTTCGGATACTGTATCCTTGGCACGCTTGAACCGGGATTCCCAATACGTGATATCAAGAATGCTCGCCAGATAGTTGATGCTGTCATTCTTCATTCTGGAAAACAAAGCGTCTGCCGATGCCGTATTCAACAGAAGCCACGGTGACAGCCGCCCGGATTCGATCCAGCGAATAGCTTCTGGCACGCTGATCTCTTCGAAGAATTCTGCAATCGGAATATTCTTTTTATCACAATAGTGAGCCATTAGTTCTAACGTCTTTACGGTTCGATCAAGACCCATTCCTCTAGTGTGTTCAATTTTCTTATATCGATTGATCGTTGAATCCCATGTCCACTTCTTTGCGGGAATACGATTATCAGACAGCCACACCAAAAAGTCACGAGAGTCATGAACGAACATACTCGTAACCCGTTCGGTAAATTCGGCAAAAATACTGAAATACGGAGACTTCAGAAATTCTTCAAACCCCTTACCCTCATTCTTTTTCTTCATCCCATTATATCGGAACCAAAAATTGAAGAGATCATAGGCGATACGAAGTTTGAGATCACCAAGAATTTCGGCAATCTCCTTGTTTTTGCACATATGCTTGGCGAAGCCAGTATTGGTTTTGAATTCCTTGCCACAGTAATTGCATTTCATCGTAGTTCCGAATACTTCTTGAATTCATCCAACAGGGGTTTCATTGATTTCTTATCCTCGTATAACCCAGACATAGTTGCAAGCTCCTGAATGTCATCAGGACTGCACTTATTGATAAAATCATCACAGTCTTCATAATCGAAATCTGGATAATAGGTTAACACGAGTGTATAAAGTCTTGATGTTCTTTTGTTTTCTGGCGGCTTTATGTAAACATGTCGTGTTTTCTGACCAATACCAGTGCTGGCCAGCGCCTTAGATTGCATCGCTTTGTGTTTCTGAAGATCGAAGAAACCAGAATTGATTTCATTCACGTTCAAAAGACATAGAAGATGTTCGATATCATTCTGTGCAGCAGACATCCATCTGAGTGCAGGATATCCAATGAAGGAATCATATTCCTTCAGTTTTTCATCTTTGTAACGATCACGGGTGTTCAACTTCTGTCTGTCGAATTCACCCATGATATCAAATATATTCAAACGGTCATCAGCCATACCGTTACCATATGACAATCTACCAGAGAGTCGTCATATCAACGGTGTCTGGAACTCTACAACCCGGCTCGCCTGCCATGATGCATATTGGATAGTCGCGAAGATTACCATCCGCATCACGTTCAAAGCCAATAGGAATCACCAACAGGTTATCTTTTTCAAATACAGGACATGACCAAGATGCGGTTCTGTGAGAATCCAGAACTTTGATCTTGTGAATTGACGGCATGTATCCTGAGATCGGGTTCAAACAAAATGCATCCATTGATTTGCCAGATAGGCGCTTAATGGGAGCATATTCAACAATATCAGCATCACAAATCAAAATGTGCCATTTCAAAGGCAAAATGATTTCATATCCACCAATGTTCAATTCAGCAGCGGCATCATTGTACTCATTGATGCTGGTCAACTTCTTTGCCATATAATCTGGACTTTTAGGTCTAGAAAAATCTAGAGTCATATAATAAAGCTGTTTGGTTACTGTTTGACCAATATTGTCACTATCCAAAATAGTGTTCTCTTCAGTCAGAAACTTCATACTTAACTTTCTCCATGGAATATGGATACTTAGCCTCTTTGTAGTACTTTATTCTATTATTTTTCTGACGATTACTGTATTTGGTATTCGCACAAACATCATAAATGTAGGCAAAGTCTTTGTCAGAGGCACGTCTTAGGGATCGACCAATACTTTGAATTACCTTAGTGAATGAGTTTCCAGCATCAATAATCACCAAGTTGAAAATCCGTGGAATGTCGATGCCGGTTGATGCAATTCCATAGGTACAAATGATAACCTGATTGTCTTCTTCATTCATTTTGGCATATTCAACATGGCGATCTTCTGATTTGACTTTATTCTTGCCAGAACCAGCCATGAACACAGAATCGGGTATCAGTCCTTCAAGTCTTTCACCATATTTCGTATATTTGACCAGAACCAGAGTATTGCCAGTCTCGGCAATATCGGTAATCATATCAGCAATGAATTTGGTTCTAGGTTCATTATTCAGAAGGACAGTTTCTTCCTTCTTGTAACTATTCTTTCCAAAGTCCGTAACTTCTTCAACCGTTTGAATAATATTGATATGACATTCAGCCAGATAACCCTCTTGTTGTAGTTCCCATGCGGCCTTTTCGAATAGAACAGGACCAAGGGCGGCTCTCAACTGATTCAATCCAAGGTCATCCTTTGGAAGCGTGCCAGTAAAGCCATATCGATGAGGGACTTCTTTCGCAGCTACAGTCAAGAGGTCAAACACTTCACGTGCTGTGTATTCATGGCATTCGTCCGCAATCACACAGTCACAGCCCTCAAGAATTTCTGGATAATTCATAAGGGACTGCCACGTAGAAATTGTCACATCTTCTACGATCTTCTCTTCTGAATAGAATTCACCGACATTCAAGCCGACTTTTCGAAATGACTTGGCTGTTTGCTGTACAAGGTCAATGGTGGGAACAATCATGATAACCTTGCCATCACTAAACCGCTCTGCAATGGCAGCAGTGGTCAGTGTTTTACCAGCACCAGTTCCCATAACGAATATACCGCACGGGTTGTCCACAATCTCGTTAACTGCATGAACTTGGTAATCGCGAATTTCTACAGGCTTACCATGGTCCCACAGGTAGTCAGCGAACAAATCCTTGTCGATAGGTTCGATATCATGCGGTTCGGCATTTCTTTGATCAACGATTTCAAAGTCATAACCATAATTACCAATCAGATCAATAATATCATCATCGAGTAGATTGAGGTAGGTCCATCCGTTTTTGAACAGATTAATATAGCCATCCCAGACGCCCAATTTGTACTTGGGCGAATGGAAGTATGACTTATGACGCCATCTAAGGCGTTCGTTTAATTTCTTCTTGATCTGATCAGAAATGCCCGTGATTAGGACATTGACTTGATCAACTATCGTAATCTTGCAAGTTTTTGTCAAAACCTTTTAACCACACATATCCTTCGGTGCACGGTGATAGAAAAACACGATTGGGTTCTTCGGTCGCAGGTTCATAAAGAGCCATACGGATCAACCACTGCAAATTATTCAATACATTCATATGATCCAGATTGGCGATATCAATTGACACCGCTTCTTCATCGGTCATGCTTGTAATGTTATTATAGGTCGCGTTGCATACTTTCGTTCTGAAAATAGAAAGTTCACAAGGAGCATGATCGTATTGTAGATCAATCATATGATCCCAATGATCGATTACGATCCCAAATTCTTCTTCAGTTTCGCGAATGATGGCTTGAAGAGGAGTTTCCCCCTCTTCAATTTTACCACCCACGCCGTTCAATAAGCCTTTTTGCCATTCCGGTCTGTTCTTGCGGATCATTGCAATCTTGGACAGGTCTTCATGGAATACGAGACCAACGACATACTTCATCATATTTCAGCATCCATGTTTTCGTGTTCAATCAGCTTGTTGAGTTGTGCAATGCTATATCCACGTTGCGCCCAAGCATCTGTAATGGCTTCATACAGCTTGTCGATATATTGCATCTCTTCAAGATTGCTCTTCATTGCAATGACACGAGGATCACTTGCAGCAATCTTTGCACGCTCGTGAACACCCGGAACGGTATTTGTAGGCGGGTTGTCCAAGATTTCTCTTAGAACAACCGCTTCCGTTTCAGCGACACGATTTTTGAAATACGCAACCAAGCCTTCGATATCTTTTGCGTTCATCAGATACCGCGACAGGTAATACGCATGATTTTTGGTAATTTGTGACAGATTGCCGTCCAAGACCAAATCCTTATGAGCCGATTCTATTTCATCATTGAAATAATCCAATGCCTTATCGAAAAGCTTCTCATCTTTTTTGACCTTATCCCGCCATCTTGGAATTGGATCATACTTCATATTACATCAACCATCTAACATTCATTAAATCCATAATATGGCCCGGCTCATTGCTTTTAAATTGCCCATTTACCATATAGTGCCAATTATGAATTTTTCCGTTCTTATTATGAACCGCCACATACATTGGCGTAGCATACGGTCCCTCAAATTTTTTATGATGGATTTCTAGCAATTCAGCCTTTCTTCCATCTCTCGTAATCAATCCTGAAGTCCAATCTATCATAAGATCATACTTCATCAGATACAACTTCCTCAATTTCTTGCGCCGCATCTTCAGACATAGTGGTTTTATCCACGGCCTTCATGATGGACATTGCAAGGTCTTTGAATTGCTTCTTTGTGAAACTGTCTGGGAAATCAGAAGGAACAGTAACACCCTCGGGCCAGTCAACAGTATATCGACCGAGACCTTTCGCAGTTACAACGAGTCCATCCTCTCTCATGTATTCGAACAATCCACTGAATGGATCAAGACCATTCGGATACACCATTTGAACTTCAACTTCCTCGTTCGGCTTAGCAAATCGAGTTTTGTAAAGCTTTACCTTGGCGCGATTACCGACATTCTTTTTGTCATCGCCTTCAAAATCAGCATTGAATTCCTTCACATGTTCAGCCTTCAATTTATGCTTGGTGAACAGGAATGCGAGAGATGCTAGATAAACAAGACCGCGACCACCAAGGAATTTCTCATCAGGATCATATTTGTCCTGTGATTCCATAGTGTGAACGACACCTGCAACAATGATTGGGCTTCTGGCAATAAGGTGACCGGCACCCTTGATGACGTTTTTGATTTGCTTAGCCGCCTGACCTTGGTCACCAACCATTTTACCAGTTGTTGCTTCCTTGTATTCCTTCTCGGTCATGAGATCAGACCAAGAGTCAACAACAATCATGATCTTGTTTTTGTCTTCGTATTCGCCTTCTTCGGCCTTTGATTCGGCAACAACTTCCGCGATGATCTTTTTCACATCTTCCATGGTTGCCGCGTGCATCGGTGAGAACATGTCTTCTGAGATATCAACCCCAAGAGCTTCCATCCATTCATAGGTGGACGCTTCTTCGACATCGATCCAAATGATGTGAGTTCCATACTCTTTTTGGGCTTCTGCCGCCGATGTCGCCAGAACCAAGGATTTACCAGAACCGGACTCACCACCAATGAGCACGGATCGACCAAACATAAATGCGTTAAAATAACTACCCGACAACAACTTGTTCATTGCATAGTTGCCACAAGATACCCATTCGAGATTACCACCCAAACCCATGTGAATAGTAGGTGATCCGAATTTTTCAATGTTCTTTTTGAACTTCTTACCAAATGGTTTTTTAGCCATAATATACCTCTGATGAATATGATAAGTGCATTACGGGAGAGACCAATAAGCCTCTCCCGTAATTTTTGATTAGCCTTTGGCGGCTCTTTTTGCCTTCAGCTTGGCAATGACATCTTGTGCAGAGGTCTTTGTAGCTGGTGCATCATCGTCAGATGAACTATCAGAAGAAGTAGTTTCCTCTTCCATTTCATCCACCATCGGAGCTTGCTTCTTACGGCTAGTGCCACCGCTACGGGTTGCACCTTCTTCGGTCGGCTTCTTGGAACCGAATGGTTTCCAATACTCTTCCCAATCCTTATTCCAAGGCTCACCATTGACATGTGCTTCAACCATTTCCGGCAGAAGTGCATATGCTTCATCGCTTGGTAGGTTAGGAAGAAGGGACTTCAGGTCAAATGGACCATACTGTTCAAGTGCAGCCAATTCATCATCCGTCAACGGTGTCGGACGCATGGAGAAACCAGACTGATCATACGAATTGTATTCACCGTCTTTGGTTTTCTTGACCAAGAAGTTCAATCCGTTTTCCAAATCAATCGGATTGGAAGGAAGCATCAATTCTTCGTCTTCTTCCAACAATGAGGTAAGAACCTTCTTGTGGAGGGTCTTCGAAAGATCGAATACACGGATTGGATTTTCAGGAACCTCTTCTTCTTCGAGGTTAGATTTACGGACAAATCCCTGATAGAGATAGCTTCTCTTCACCCAAAGAGCGCTGGCCTTTTTCTTTTCTTCACCGCCCGCATTATACATGCTGGATAGAGTTTGAAGAACCGGGTCAGTCTTCTCCTCATACATGTTGCGGCACGGAATCTTGATACGGACACTTTCGCCCGGTTCGTCTGGGCTGGCAAAAGTCCAATCATAGATAGCCTTTTCGCGCCAAAAGTCGAAATTGCTTTCGTCTTTATCAGCGATGAAGCGGAGTGTGGCGGTTTCGCCAACATTGATATGGAAGAAGGGGTAATATCTGAGATCAAACCCACCGGAGGATTGATTGCTTCCGCCTTGAGTATTCATTTTCTCCTTGAGGCGGGCACGGAGTTCTTCTAAGCTTGCAGTCATTTCGCAAATTCCTTTTCAAATTATAACTTCACAAGTGTTCTTCACAAGAACGCGAGACCGCAAGATCGGCCTCACAAATATATTTATGACAATCCGCGAAAGTTTATACACCAATCTCAGGTAAGAATTGGCATTGGTGCTTCTTCGTAATCATCTTCGTCGTAATACTCTTCTTCGGTGACATTCATGATGCTGAACTGAATAGCATCATCAATATCTTCTTCATAGTATTTGAGTTCTTCTAATAGATGGCACATCAATACACAGGCCATAACTCGGTCATCTTTTTGGCCCGGCTTGGCCTCATATCCCTTACCTCGCTTGACGAAATTTTTGAGTTCAGTGATCAACCCACGTGATCTTGGAATGAAAACATTGCGCTCAATATATGCTTTCAGCCTAATAGCATAATCTCGTTTGGACGGATTAGTTGTTCGTATACCTCTAGACTTGTTGCCATCACTATCAACAAGATAACCCGGAATGTTTTCTTCGCCCTCATAAATCAAGATGTTCAAAACACCTTGCCCGACGCCATTACATTCAACAGAATAATAGATAAGACTTTCACCAATATGATCTGGTAGAGCCTGTTGTTCATCATCGATAAACTTTAGAATCCTGACAAGCTGTTTTGCTTGTTCAACCATATCAACTTCATTAGCAGCCCATTCGGCAACTTGAATCATGTCTGGTAATGAAAATACCTGAATACATGCATTATCGCCGCCCACACCTTCAGCCGGATCAAGGATCACGCCATAAATCGTATTAGATTGAATTCTCTCGTACCAGATAGTTTTGTGTCTATCGACATAAACTGGTTTCTTTGCATATGCATTTAACGAGAGAAGCTTTCCTGCATCGATCAGAGTTTCGTCACCAGAGACAAAACGGCATTCAAATTCTCGGTACCATTCGTCCATGGTAGTACCTTCAGCCAATGTTTTCCTTTTGAAATCATCATTACGATCTGGATGTTCCTTCCAATGCACAAAGAATCGACGGAAACCAGCTTCTACCCCACCATCGTCTTTGTGTTCGGACTCTGCATATCCAAGACGACTCATTTCTAATTGGTAATCATTCTTGGCTTGTTCATTTTCGAATAAGGTTTCGTAATTTCCCTTTTTGGAAGCTAATGCTCTTGGATCGATCCCCATTTCATCCAGAAGATCATCTTTCCATGCAAATGAGTTTGCGGCATCTTCAGCTTTGAACCAGATAGATGCAAATTTGTCTTCGTCTGTGTTCGGCGTTGATGTGATAATCATTTGTCCACCGACAGCAGCAAGTGCTGGTGAAACTGAAGTCCACATTTCTTTTTGAATGTTTGGTTCGACGTATGCAAACTCATCGAGATATAGAATATGAATGGATTTACCACGACCAGTACTCTTGGTCGTGTTTTCAGCAATAATACGAGTGCCGTTATCAAATTTGATTTCGTGAACGTTATTGACTGCCAAGCCCGGTTTCATGAACCATGGACATTCAAAATACATCTCTTTAATTTTTTCCATGATCTCTTTTGCCATGTCGCCCTTGTTGGCAGCAATGACAATATTGATCTTTGGTTGGAAACAAGCCTTCCAAAACAAATATGCCGTGGACGAGGTGGTCTTGCCGGTCTGTCTGGGGAGCATACAAATAACTCTTTTAGAAGAATTATAATTATCAAGGAGTCTTTTCTGGAAGTCGAAAGTTTTAAACTTGCCCGGCCCCTTGATCCCTACAATATTGACATAATTTTCAATAAAGTAGTGCATGTCTTTACTGCACCGGACTAACTCCATCAACTGATGTGGTGTATAATCTTGTTTATAACCGGCTGGCTTAATTTTGCCGCCATCTTCTTCTGGAATAAATCTTCCCATTATATTCTACTCACGTATATTACATGAGTATTTACAGTGCTATAGTTAAAAATACGCGAAGGGGGCAAGCCATTAAAGGGGAGAGAACGGCTTGCCCCCTTCTTTTGTCAGAGCGTTCTTAGGGGAGGAACAACACGCTCTGACTATCCTGAGATGTAATCGAAACGGTAAATTGGGTACCCGCTTGACATATTACAGTATTCAATCATGCGGATCAGTTTGATGCTGTCATCATCGAAATAGATACGCAAAAACTTTTCAAGAGTTTCCGGTGACTCGCGTTCCAGTCCCATTTGTTTCCGGGGCGGATTGAACCCAGCGGCTTCAGCACTGTCACCATATTTATCATAGTCCCATTGCATCATGCGGTCATGATATGTGGTGGTTTGTCCTTTTGGATCACCTTCTGCCTGATACCGGAGAATTGGAGAATACGAATATGGACACTCGTTTCGTAGACGAATTTCTCCCGCTTTGTCCGCATTCTTCGGCGTAATCGGTGCATCTAGCAAATCCGACCAATAGATATTACCATCAAACATAGCGATTAATCCAGACGGCTCGAATACCGACATTCGATATTCATATCAGATTCCTTGATCACCTTCACGAAGGCGCGACAATACGCTTCCTTGATGTGAACAGACTGAACATTGGCGGCATGACCATGTGGGTTCATATACCACCCCGGCTCGCCGTACCAGTTGGCACCATACGGAGCATATCCGCTGCGATTGGTGACACCTTCAGCTTCGTTCAAGCGCTTGAAAGAATTGAACAGAGCGCGCTGGCCCGGATTGAACTTAACTTCGGCATAGCCGCAAGCCGAATTGTCATCGCCAGCAGCTAGAGCAGCCTGATTGCCAGCTTCGCGTGCAGCAGCGATCAGCGCTTTGACCTTGCCGTCGAAGGCCAGCATTTTCGGGTTGTAGGTACGACCCTTAGCAGCTTCACCAGAAATAAAAGTCGGCATTTGTTCTCTCCCTAAGTTGACTTCAATATATACGCTCTTTACTTCCGTGTCAACTTCTTTTCGAACCAAGCGCCTGAAAAAGTTCGGCCAGTGCTGCCATCATTCATCAGACTCGGAGCATCAATGGTCACCCATTGGTGATGGCCGACACCGCCTTCTTGGGTCATCGGATTGTATTCGATAAGCTCTTCTGGTACGTCCTCGACTTCGAGCACCGTGAAAGATTGTCCATGAAGATGAAACTCATAATGATCAGTTTCGTCTTTTTCGGGAAATGTCACAACATCCCCAACAGCATGAGTTTTCATGGTTATCTCCGTTCCTGTTTGGTGCCATCGGTTTGATCGTTGTGAACATACCATTGACAGTCTGGTGTGTTTATCGCAGTGTAGTACTGGTCGAGCCACATGACTTCAGTTTTCAGCCAATCGACGGCAAAAACTTCTTTCATATTTTCCCAGACTTCATCGAACCACACTGGCAAATTTTGCTTGAGGAAGTCACAAAAATGTGAATCCTTGATCAGTTCAATCTGCTCGCTTCCCCAATTGTGAATATGGCGTTCACCATATCTCGTGATGTCCACGAGCATTTCATATTCCTGCATCAGTGCTTCTGCGTCATCTTCACTGATAGGACCATCATATGAATCGGCAAGCAGCGCTTCAACATCATCAATGGTAGGGTAATTATCACACAGTTCTTGCAGCCGCGAAACAGCCTCCGCAGATGTGATGATCTTTTTGTTCAAAAGAGATTTCATCATCGATCTCCTACGATTGAACCATTCCGAGAACTTGGCATTCCAACCATGCAACATAGTTGGTTTCGCCAGACTGCTTGAAGCGTTCAACCAGTTCAGCAGTACTCGAATCGACCGGCTTGAGAATGTCCATGACGTTCGTGTAGTTCGGATAGATGGTATCCTGCGCCTTGTAGAACCCGGCCTCACGGGCTGTCAAAACAGGCCGACCTTCATTGTCGTAATAGCCGGTGGTTTCGAAACCTTTGTTGAATTCATCGAACGGTTCAAAATCCAGTTCGAGTTCATAGTATTCATCTTCGGTGTCACGAAGATCGACCTTCTTAATGCGAACCAGACGAGCACGCATACCAGCTTCGGCATAGCATTCCAAATCTTCGGTTTTGAATTCATCATGGAATTCAATATTCTTGCCGACCAGCGCTTGAAGATAATTGCGAATTTCAGAGTTGTCGATCTTGCTCATAATGTTCTCTCCCGTTGAACAATAGTGTTTATATACGGAAGAAATACATTTGTCAACTCATAACAACGACATTATTTCTCATTGATTTCAAAATGGTCAAAATTGCTTTCTCGCCAACTTTTGCAATTCTGTCCAACCTTGCTTGACCTTTTCTTTTGTTACCGATCAAAGGGTGGCCGTGGAATTCGTCTGGCATTTGAAATCTGATTTTTCCAGTTACCAAAAATTGAGTAATGGATTCTGTCATCAACTCATCCACAACAGCCAGATTATTGTTTCTCGCACTTCCAAATGTGAAGAAGGCATTATAGAAATTGGCAATTTCAGGAGGTTGTCTAAAAACGCCATCATCGGCAGCAAAGCCGGTTGGGGCGCTCCATAGATTATATCCATACATCTCGGAAATAATTTTTTCCATCTCTCCAAATACTTTTTTGGTGAAGACGTGCCACACATAATCAAATTCCAACCCTTTTCGCGGGTAGTTAATGATTTCATGTGCAAACCGATGCATGAAACTCCAAGGTGTCATTTTGCCCTTGATCATAACGATGACGCCCTCATCATTTAAAACCTCAACATCCAAACCACTAAGAATAAGAACAATAGACCCTTTTCGCTTATTGGTAGCTATGAGTTTCTTTAAAGATTCGGGATGTTCGTCTCGGGTATATTTTGTCAAATCCCGATTGATGACAAAATAATCAATATCAACTGGTAGTCGGTCTAGGACCTTTTTAACACGTTCCAATAGATCGGAATTCAAAATGATGTCTTTTTGCTCATCATTCCAATCCGATCCAGTTTTGTGTATAATCTTTTTGTGGCCCAGCAGTCCGAAGAAACGTGGTTTCTTGTAGACGAGTTCAAACGTGTCCGAATCCCAATCGTCACCTTTGATCACCTGTCCAGCTTCTATCAAATCTTGAATTTTCATGAAGATATTTATTGGAAGTATGGCGTTAGATGATCTTTTGCTTCACGAGCGTCATCCCTACTCGTTGATCGGTCTATCATTAGAGTTGATAGGGTTAAGGACGCCATACTTCCAAAGGTTAATATAACGCAAAAACGCGAAAGGGCAACCCGTTAGGACTGCCCTTTCGAGGTCCGTTCTGTTGCTAAGTGGACAAATCTCCGATCAAGCTGCATGAGCTAGATCAAGGCTTTCATTATCGTTGCCAGTTGATAGTATTTATATGACACCATAATTCTTATGTCAACCTATAAATAAAGGAAAATGTGAAGGTATTTTTCATGGCTGATCCACTACGCTTAAAACTGAATGAGATTCTAACCGAGTCTGAAGAACTTATGGAACGTCTTGATGTTGCAACGACTGTTCAAAAGATGGGTCCAAAGATTGAAGAGCGTCTTAAGAAAGACAATACTGCAAACGGTATCACCGTGGAACAATTCGTCGAACGTGTTATCCAAGTTGATCCCACCCCAAATCAAAAATACGGCATGTGGATCATTCGTGCATATCTAACTGGTGGAATTCAACGCTACGAAGACCTTTATAAAGTCACTGAACCTCTTGGTATCTTCCATAAGTTCAAAGCAAAAATGGAAATCAAGGACATCAATCAGGTCAAAAAGCTCATCGATCTAATCCAAATGACCGAACCGTTCAAGGATCAACAAACTGGACGCGAAGGAAAGAAGGGCGAAAAGGACGAACTTATTAACAAAGGAGAAGCAAAAGTGTTGTATGATGATAAGCGTTTCTCTGTAGTTGTTCCGAAGACCAAAGAAGCTGCATGTCATTTTGGCAAGAACACTCAGTGGTGTACCGCTGCAACATCTAGCGACAACATGTTTGACCATTATGCTAAAAATGGTGACCTGTACATCATTCTTGACAAGCCGAACAATCGCCGCTGGCAGTTCTCGTTTGCCGACCAGCAATTCATGGACGAGCGCGATGAACCGATCAAATTGTACAATTTCTTCAAAGAACATGGAGAACTACTGAAAATTCCAGAGTTCTCCACGCACTTCAGTTTCTATACGCATGCTGATGGGGAAGAAGGCTACAAGCTGATTATTCCGCTGAAGTCCTAATTCACCGTATCAAACACCGTAGGATCACCCCACGTGGCCCCATTCGGACGCTGTTGATAAACAAGTCGCATTATGCCCTTGCCATCAGCCGGAAGTTTACGTGAAATTTGATAAACATCACATCCCTTATTGTCGCCCGTGAAAACAAGTCCCGGTTCTCGACAGGATGTCAGCACGCGGACCCATGATAGTTGCACATCCACCATTTCATGAATCACATCATAACGACGAGTGCTTCCGTTGTTCACGTATTTGCACTTCTTCTGAATTTCGGCAATATCCAACATTGTATTAGTCCTTATTTTTGGGGAATTTCCGATTGATCACCGTGAGCGCTTCCGGGCAATTCCGTTCCAAAGATGTTTCCACGCTGGCATAAAAGGCCTTCATGAAATTCGAAATGTATTGAATGATCGCTGCCTTGTCGCATCCATTTGGAATGAGGAAATCATCCCCGTTTTCAGTCAAATGCACATACTTGAACATGTGCATGAACGGATCAGCGTCCAGTACATCACGGAGGCATTCATGTTCAATTTGATATCGAACAGCACACGCTTGAATCTCACGCTGACGCGGAGTTCGAGGAAAGCTGATGATTTTGCCAGATTGGTGATTCGGAAATGACCCGCTCTCTTTCAGGTCATTCATACCTGTCAGAACCATTTCGGTTTGCTTCGCGTCCATGCGAGCCATATTCAACAGTTGAACCAGCCACTTCGTATCATCATCAAGGTCACAATAGCGGTCCATGGTATAGTGATTGTACCGAATACAATCACGATTGTGTTCACCGTTGGTATTTTTACAGTGAGGGCACTGATCTTCATACGACATAATGTTCTCTCCCGTTGAACAATAACTGTTATATACGGAAGAAATACAGTTGTCAATCTAAATTAATGACTGCCGATACCAGTCAGTTACTACTCGCTGCTTATCAGCATGACCGCAACCAAGGTGCTGCTCGGGTCCAAGGAACGAATTCCTCTTGATCTTTAACGACCATGGGACATATGCATGGTCAGGGATATTTATATGACAAAGCCCCAAGGCTTTCGCCAAGGGGCTTTTTCTGTTTCGAGGGTTGTCAGACCCCAAGTGGCTTACGCAGCGATGCGAGCCTCAACGGCAAAATCATTATCATTTGCAGTTATTTAAGTTGTGCCTATAACGGGCCACACCCGGCAATCTCAACTTCGCTAATACACACCCATCGATCCTATTTCGCCCCCATCAGCAGCACATACTGTCGCCATGTTCGCTACGCCGGTCATGACCAAACCTTAAAGTATGTGCTGTTGGTGGAGGCGTCGGGTACTGCCCCCGAGTCTGGTCTGCTGTTCGCTCCGCATCATCAATTACAAATATACTTATAAGGGTTACCGATTCAAATGTCAACCGGTTTTTTGCTTATTGTCAGAATTTCTTCCAATATGGTATCCATCACAAAATAAGCACTTGTAGTTGCTGTAATAGTAGCCGTACTTTTTCTGCATTTTTTGTGCAGCCTTAGTGGCAGATTTCTTGCTTCCATAGGCAATCTTTGGCTGACCATTCGCATTTTCATGAGAGCGCCTACTACGAAGGCCTCGCATGTGACCTTTGCGCAGATTTCTCAAAAAGCGAGTTAAGGGGCCTTGGTCCAAAACAACCAGCCAGAGGTTTCTAAGTTTAATCATGTGTCTACTTACTGCATTAGTATAATACCAAAACAACAAAGCCCCCATTGGGGGCTTTGTCATTGACACAGCACATGTGTGCCGTGGCAGAGCGGTCATTTTACATTTAATAGATAAATGTGCGGATGTCAACCCGATATCAAAATAAATCTGGTTCTTCGTAGTCGTTTGGCACAAATACATATTCAATGCCAGAGTGAACTAGATAATAGACCCGGTAGCCATGAAGCCTACTGGTGGCATATTTCACATGCCAATCATCTTTCATTTCAAATTCAAACCGAGAATAACCCAAATCTTTTTCGATTTCTTCATAATTGTCTAAGCCCACGAATTGAATAAATTGTTCTCGTGAAATTTCATCAGACATATCTATCATGTCTGATAGACCACCATCGCTATCAACATCATGATGATTCCAGTTCACACAGTTGCTATAATATTGAAATCGGTGTTCATTCAAAAGAATTGAGAGTTTCATCAAACAACTCCACCAAGATAGATGGTTGATTCTTTTTGATTGCCATCAGAATAGAACAGCGTCGAACCGTTCAAGGCGAAATCACCAAGATTTAATTCGTCGTATTTGAAATTGAGAAGGTTTGCGATCTCTTTACCCTTGCCTTTCTTGACATAAGCAATAGTAATATGAGCACGATAGTCTTTGAACTGGCTTTCTTGACAATCGAAATGATCCTCGATGAGTTTTTTGATTTTCGCAAGTTGTGACGTGTCTTCGTCGCTGATTTCCAAATGAACACAATCGGCCTCGCCCTCCATCACGTTTTCGAAAAATCCAATTTCCTTAATAGCCGAAGCGCCCGTGTTTACTACAGGCTGATCGCCAAGAAGGTCTTGCATTTTCATAGGATCATATTCATTGATCCCGTATCTGACGGTGATGTGATGGAAATGCTCAACTGGCATTCCACGATCATTGTAAAGATCGTCACTATCGATAAGTTTTGCCAGCTTTAATGCTTCTGGACATTCAACTAATAGCATAACAATACCGCTTCTTGGTGGCGATTTATTTTCTTCTAGCAGAATAGAGTTCAAAAGCTTAGCACTTACCATTCGAATTTTAGTTTTACTGAATCGTCCACAAGTTCAAGTTCCACATCAGCACAATTACATTTGGTCTGAAGGTCTTTAATAATACTGCTTTTAAGAGCGGTCGTGTTTTTCACACGAATTGCTACATAGCGTTCTGCTTCGTTAATATCAAGATCAACAGAATGAATAGATGGTTTGTGTACATCGAAGCCCGGTTTCATGACTGGTGATAGACCAAGCTCGTTCGTCATGACATTCAATAAGAATGATGCGCGAGCCTTATAATCATCACCTTCTTCAAACACTTCATTCAGGTGGCGTTCGATTTTATATTTTTCAGCAAAAGATGGAACTTTCGGTGCAAGAGCTTCCTTGAGTTCAACAGCACTTTTAATCAAAATTCCGCCAGCATTTTCATCCTTACGGTCACCAACGAAAACCTGACCATCCTTGATCGTGAACTCATAGATACCCTTCTTAAGTGATCTTCCAGTATGCTCTTTGAGAACATTGTGTGTCGCTCTATAAAGAATGCTTTCGGATATTGCTTTAGATTCTTCTTCACGAGCTTTCTTACGATCTGCCATGTTCTTCATCAACTCATGAACGCTTTCCTGTCCAACTAGCGTTTGAACTGAAATATCATCCTCTGGGAAATCACGTGGGCTTTCACCCATTGCCTGCTTTAGAAGAGCTTCATCATCTGCCTTCTTGCTGGTTGTGACTTGTGGGATTTTGCCATCTTCAGAAACAAAGAAATACTTCACAGGAATATGTGTGGTTTGGTTCAATTCCATTTTGATTTGTTCATACATTCCTCGTGGCATTTGTCCGATGGTTGCTTCAACGGTGTAAAGCGTACCGAACGATAAGGACGGGAATTGCGGTGGTGCAGATTGGAATGGTTTGGGAGCTTTCGCTTCAATATCACGCAAGTCATACTTTTGGAGAGCCATTTCGATCTTCTCCATATAGTCTTCTTTGAAGATATCGTAATATGAGAGGATGGTAATTTTGTACTCATCTTCTGTTAGGGCGAAATATTCATGAATCGTTTTCATTGTTATCCTCTGCATCGATAATGTTGTTTTGCTCTTCGAGCATTTTTAGAACTTCTTCGCGGGTTCCGTAAAAATTGTTTTGCTGTGCATTCACTATTGAATTCGGGGCACCAGTCTTCACTTTATCAAGATTGTGCTGTTTGCTTTTATGAGCAGCATCTTGTTTCATCTTGATTGCATCTAATGCAATCTTGTAGTATTGTCCGCCAACTTCATACATTCTTGCTTGGGAACGTGGCTCATAATCTCTAGCCAATTCTGCAATGTGTTTGGCGTTTGACATTGTATGTTTGATAATGTCATCTGTTTTTTCATGACCATCATCAATGATTGCATCTTCTTTGCTATCATCAATCGGTTGGATTTCCTGTTCAGCAGGAAGGAAGTCATTAGTAGTAGACACGACATCTTGGCCATCGATAGAGTATTCTTCGACGGACAAATTAGGCTCTGCCATGCCAAGGCTTTCTGCGATCTTCTTCATATCACTCATATTTATAGTCCAAGCAATAAATATAGCGTAGGAGGAATTGATGAAATTCATTCCAGTAATAATTCTTTCCCTATTCATTGCCGGATGTGCAACGGATAGAGGAATGATGCCAAGGGGCACAGAGGCGGGACCAACGCCATATGGATATATTGAAATGTGCGAAGACCCAGAAAGACGGTCTGAGATACATTGTCCAGAAGAGAACGATCAATGAGTACCAAAGAAATTTGTGATGCTGTCAAAAAGGCAGTAGACAAGGCTATTATATGGATGGCCGATGAACACACCGTTAACCAAATCGAGCACTGGCAATCCCATGCTCACAGAATTATGGAAGACGAAAACTATCACACCGCAGATGATTGTGATGGGTTTGCACTAACTAGTGCTGAACTTTTATTTGAACGCGGAATTGATAGAGCACTAATTCGAATTGTATATTGCGAAACATCGGAAGGTGGTCATCTGGTATGTGCCGTAGATGATCCAGACGAAGATACGACATGGGTTTTAGACAACAATGAAACCCGTGTAGTCAAATGGGGTAGTGTAAATTACAGATGGATCAGTTACATGTCGTATGACAATTTGGGTAACTGGATATCATTTTGATTTAACTTTAGATGTTCTAGATGCTGTTGGCGTCTTCTTCGCTTTTGAGGAAGGCGCTTTTGTTTTTGATTTCAATGCCGACTTTGGCTTTTTGGTTGCAGCCTTGGGCTTTTTGATGCCCTTCTTCTTAGGCTTTCGAACAGTTGGTGGTGCTGAGTTTTCAAACAAAGAACTTTCTGTCAGCGTCATGAACTTGATTCCACGACGACTACACCAAGCAGCAGCAGCCAACCATTTCGCTTTATTCACCATCAAACTTAAGGTGTCATACTGATTTTTGGCTTTTTCCTCTAATGCCTCTTTTTCCGGCTTGATTTCAATCAGTCTTGTCTCAACTGCACCCTTTGCATTTCTAAATTTAATAATAAAATCAGGAATATAGATTGATTGGGTTCCTTTGACTGGATTTCTATACGGAATTTCAACAGGTTCAGAAGCCCATTCCAGCACGTCTTCATTTAAGTCACAATACTGTGCAAATCGGACTTCCCAGCTTGATCGAAGAACGATGGGATACGATCCTCTATATTTCTTTGGATTTCTAGGCGTATAATTTACTGGCTTAGGTCTCTTGGCCATGATCAGTTCTTAGGATTTAGATGTCTCGACAGCCATGATCCCGCATTATTGATGTTCTGTGTCATAGTATCTCTGACATTCTGAATTGTTTCAGCAGAACCAAACGGATCATAGTTTTTCAGATTACCTAGTTGGCCACCGGCTTCTCCGAGCAATGGAAGAAGATCAGTGAACCTTCCCTGATCAATTGCCTGTTCAATCAATCGAATATTGGTAATGACATTTCTGATGTTCTGAATTGGTGTGCCAGAAGCAACAGTCTCGAATACGTTTCGTCTGAGATCATCCAGATTGAGTTCTCCACCTTGAATGGAATTCTGGACTGCCTGAATGAGTTCACCGGGCGTTACACCAATCCCATTCAGAAAATCATTTACACTGTCTGGAAGAATGCTATCGAATTTTTTCAATACCTTTTCATCATAATTGACACGTCTGGTATCTTCAATGACCGCTTTGTTCAGTGCAGTCTCAAACAGACCATCAGTATTGTGCAGTTCTTGACTATTATTATATTCATATGTGTCAAAATACTTGTATGCAAGAGTAATACTTATCTCCTGCATTCCAGACCCATCAGTATAGTCTAGAGTTACATTATCAACGGTCTTGATGATTGGGTCATATAGCTTGTACACTTGAACAGCATCGGGATCAGTTCCAAGATCGATCAATTTGATATGAGATAGGTATTTTGCCGTAGACACGTCATTTAGTCGAAGCCCCCAACTATATTCGGATGGGTTCTGTGAAATGCCTTCTGCTAATGATTGGTTCTGAAGGTTACTAGCAGTGCTGATATTATCGCCTTCAATATTGGCATCCGCAGTGCCATAATTTTGAGAATGGTAGTGATCTCTGTACCCATTGATAAGACTGCGAGCTTGTGATCTGGAATCGTCGTATAACGTCAATTGGACATCAACGTATTCCTTCTTCGTCTTCAGATGATATTGAGTGTTGTATGATCTCAGTGTTTCAGTGTTGAAGGCAAATCCCGGTTTTGTGAATGATTTCACAAAGATAGAATTGCCACGGTTGAATTTTTTATCTAGGACTTCTGCGTTTTCCAGATTGCCATTGAAACCAAATTCAACAAAGAACGTAAAATTGGGGCGAGGCACCGATGGTCTCGCCTGAGAACTACCATCGAAGCCTCGCAATTCATATGCGTAATTTTGAAATAGGTGTTTATCCGTAGTCACGTCTTATACCTCTGCCGGTATTTAGACGTTACCGTTGCCACCGATACCAGTTGAACTATTACCGAATAGACCTTCGATCTCAGGTGCGTGATCGTAATCGCCAAGCATGTTGCCGTTTTCGTCATAAACCGTGCAGTTATCGAAACGAAGGGTCAATGAAAGTTCTGTTGGATCAGCACTTTCATATTGCATCTCGGAAATTTCTTCACCTGTGATCTGACAACCGACAAGACACCACTTTTGAAGAATGTTAGGGTCTTGTGCAGACTGTCCAGCAGAAGCACCACCAGCAAGGACATCAATATCCAATTCGAACTTGTAATTCTCACCAGCACGAGATGCGGTTTGATCAAAGAAGTTGAATTGCTTAGAACGCTGCTTCTGAATCTTTTCAAGAACAGTGTTATCGATGTCTTCATGGAAACGAACAGTGATGTCATTCCACTCTGGACGGGTTTGTGCATAAACAATCGAATTGTAGCTGTATAGTGTTGCAGTTTCGAATGATGCAGTTGGTCGTGTAATAGCTTTAATCGCTCTGGTCAAATCATATGGTGCGGTATCACCCGGTGCACCAAAGTTGTTAAAGACAACACGGAAACGGTTTGTTAGAACCGGCTGTAGAACTGGTGATCTTTCACCGTTCATTCCCGGCACACCAAAATTTTGTAATGAATTAACGCTCATGAGTTTTCCCTTTAAAACTACACAAGTATTTAGGGCAACGGATCAAGGCACTTGTCATATATCTTGACATCATGAACTAATAATTTCAAAATACCTTTACACGAATGGGCAAATTCATAGTCTAGATCGCTTGGAATATACTCTTTGGTACTACAATTGATTAAAAAATGTGTGTAACCATTCTTTTCGTCGCCAACATATAGTGATAATTCAAATGGAACAGATTTTTGATTATGAATGGCATTCAATACTATATTACTAGTATCTTCGATCATTTTTATAACGATATCATTCCATTTCATTCCTGCGGTTTCGTATACTGTATTTGCATTTTCATCTGTTTTTTCAACCATATCAAACGATGCAGTTGGCCGAGTTACGCTTAATACGCATGCTGATAAAGCATTTTTTACTTTTGATTTGATTTCTTCATCCAAACAACCATTTACACCAAAATTATTAAATGATACTTTGAATTGATTTTTATATGTTGGCTGAAGGATAGGCGTTCTTATGTTCGGAACTCCAAATTCTTTCAATGATGAATCTGTCATGCTTTCCTCTTTTCGATATTTAGCTATTTACACTGATCTGATTTTGTACTATAAGTAAAAATACGCATGGTCGCGTAGCTCAGTGGGAGAGCACTTCGTTGACATCGAAGGGGTCGCTGGTTCAATCCCAGCCGTGACTACCATGGTCCTCGCGCCAGATGGGAAGGCATCGGCTTTACACGCCGACATGACTTGGTTCGATTCCAAGGAGGACTACCAAATCTTTTCACAAGTTTGAACTCTGTACTAAATACAATCATATTAATGGTTGTAGGTTCAATGTATATTTCAATGTCAGAATATTTAAAGAAATCTAGGTGTTCGCGCCTTTCTCATATAAACTTGTCCGAACCATGTATGGAAATTGGGCATTATCACAATATGGAATTAAGAGTGTATCTGGCGCATGAGCTTAAAGTGATGCTGCCAGATGAAAGATATCAAGCATATGTCTGCCATGCTTGTAATAATGAAAAATGTTCGAACAAGCATCACATTTATTGGGGAACTGCTAAAGATAACCATTTAGATAAAGTTGAAAATGGCACATATAAAACAATATACGAATACAGTGTAGAAAAATATGGAGAAGAAGAATTCCGTCTGATGTGTTTAGATTATGCAAGTAAGGGCGGAAAAGCTGGTGGGGGACATAACAAGTTATCTAAGGAGGAAATCACAAAAAGAACGAAAGACGTTCAACGCGAGCCAATCATTAGAGGCCGAATCAAAAGACTTGCTGATAAATGGGATGTTTCGCATTCTCAAGTCCGTAGATTTATTAAAAAATACGTTGACGTTAATATCAAATGATTGCTACATTTTATTTTCGAATAGAAGGAGTTATCAGCGATGAGTGCTTATTCAACACTGACCGTTTCCAGATCAGCAGCGCTAAAAGCGCTAAACAAGAATTTCACCAATGAAGAATTAGGCGATCTTTTAGATGTGGTTCTAAAAGATCGCCTATATAATGCTATCGTTGTGAATGACGGATCGGACCAAGCGGTTGACGATCACGTTATTGATGATTAGCGTTCAACTTCGACTTCATACCAATCATCAGCAAACACATCTGGTTGAGCAATAGTCCAGACAGTGATTGAACCATCAACCATCTTCATATCAAGGTGTGGTTGATATTGAACTTCGGTTCCTTCACCAAGAATACTGAGTAGTGGTTCGCGGTTCACATTGAATTGCGAACCATTCACCATGAACACAAACATGTTCTTACCATTCCAGCCTTCTCTGGCTAAACGCTTTCCTTGCTTAAGCAAAGCAAGTGCATCTGAAAAATTCATGATTTCGTTTTCTCCATTTTTTCCATTGCGCCTCTGATCACTGCCAATTCCACTGAGTATTCTTCAGCGATTTCTTCTTGTATTTTGTTCCGAAGTGGGATGACCCGTTCTTCGACTCGGTTTTTGATCTCAGATTCAACTTCTCTTTTTCGTTTTTCTAATCGAAAGTATTCAGGTGGAGTGCAGCTTTCACAATGCCCAAAGTCAATTCCACCATATACGCCACAATTCTTACAATCGTAATGAGCCATTAGATTTTCTTACCGCCTTCTTTCATGCGATTTTCAATCTTGTGATCAGCTCTGTTCTGATTGAATAAAAGTTTTTCGACGAAGGCACCACCAACATCAAGACCAAATCCACCTGCATAATCAAAAATTCTGATCAATGCATCCGCTAGTTCTACTTCTTCAGCTTTGCGATGGGTTAGTTTGTCATCTGGAATATCTTTACGGACACCTTCTAATGCTTCTGAGATTTCAGAGTGAATAAGCGCGATCATCTCACCCTTATTACGTTCGAGCGGTTCACCCGTACTCAAATTGGTCCACCAGCCCGCTTTGGCTGAAAGGCCATAACAAAGATCGGATAGACGATTAATATCTTCCGCATAATTTTGGCGGATTTCGGTATCCTCTGGAATCGGTTTGTTTGATGTGCTCATAAGTGTTTTCTCCTATGAGCACATAATAGGACATGCGAGACTTAATCGTATGCCGGAAGTTCTTCACCGGTTCGCAAAGCACGACACAACACATTTTGTGTCTGATCCATTGGAAGGCGGCGGGTCATCGTATTTTTAGCAACCCATACATAATGCTCACCACCATTAGCAGCGTAGCTTTGATTTGCAGTCCAATACAGAGTATCATCGCCAATCATTCTACAAATAGAATATCCGCTATATTCTCGCGGTGGACGGTTCAACCATACACCCCATACGACAATCACGAGAGAAATTAATGAAATAACAATCAACCAACCAGTGACCGCTGTGAGATCGCCATCTCGATCAATGAAAATATCCTTCATTATTCCTCTCCGATTGTATCGATTTGACGGATTTCGAGCGGATTACAACGAACGGACTTCATACGGCTTTCCGTTTGATAACCGGTCACGATGCCATGATAACGCCATTCGTATCCGACAATCGGCAAATCTTGGGTTTCTTCCGTCATCGGAGTCAATTCATCATCATTTCTTCGTTCCTGATCCGCATGGACGAGACGAATGGTTTCGTCCGCTGTCCAAGTTATAGTGTCATAACGACACTCCACATATGACGTATATTGCATAGGTGGTGCTAGGGGACGAGGAGGACTATTTCGATCCACATAATAGAAACTCAAAGCAATTACTGCAACCAGAGCCACAACAGTTTCCACAATCATCCACCACCCAAGAGTGGTAACTTCACGGTATTGCTGATTATAAAACATAATTCAATTGTGTCCTGTGTTGTTGATTACACAGTATACTAATTATTTTCAATTGTCAAGAAGAAAATGGTGGAGGTGAACGGGTTCGAACCGATGACCTTCTGCTTGCAAAGCAGATGCTCTCCCAACTGAGCTACACCCCCATTTTGTTGTTTTGGTGGAGACGGTGCGGAATCGAACCCACCTCATTCTGCTTGCAAAGCAAAATCGCCACCCTTGGTACATGCGCCCCCAAAAACAACGGGTATGACTTACTTATAGTACATCATCGATCCGTTGTAAAGCGGGTATATGAAGAAATAATTTCGGAATACATTTCGTCACATAATGCCTGTGCGTAAGTCCTGACCGCCTCATCAAACATCTTCTCGCCATTTTGAATGTCGTTGGACATTGATACACTCATTAGCTTATGGTCACCCATGTAAACTTGAAATACAGTCTCACCCTCATTTGCCGAAAATTTACCCTTAATCAACATACTGAAATATCCACTTGACATATGTTATAAATTAGATATCGTGTTCATAAGCAAACGGAGACCCCGAATGTCTAAGAACAAAAAACTCACCGGTATCATTTGGCTGTACGACGATGGATCGCATGCGTTTGAAGAAGTCAAAGCACCAAAGAAAACCGATAAGGTTTCTACCTCTTTGGTTCAATGGATTAAGACCAACATTCAAAGAGGCATAAAATTCAAAGCGCCTGATTAATCGTTTTCAGGCGGATGGAATTCGGCATTCTCGCGTCTACTAGATACACAATTCCATCCGTATCCTCGAAGAATAAATTCTTCTCGAAAATACCCGTCAGGAGTATAAACATCCCGAATGGTCATGACTCCTGTATCAAGATCAACTTCAATATCATTATCACTATAGATCATAACTCCGATTGGCGAGTCGGAAGCATGACACATATGAATCCATTGAAAATCTTCTGGCGAGACAGTTCCGTCAATATTATTTCCAAACGATGGTGGCTGGATCGTTAGAGCCAGCGCAAGAACAGGTGCTAACATAATATATTCTCCTTGAGAATACTTATGCTCTCATTCTAAATTCTGCATCCGATTTACATTCAGATTTCAGCTTGTCCAGCCATGCATGATTCTTGATTTTGGTCATCTTCAATTGTTTCTTGACCAATGCTTTACCAACGATGCCCTCAAAAGACATACCTTCGAATTCGCCAGTATTGACCTGCCGAACAACTTCTTCGGTGATATTCATGGTTCCAAGATATTCAGTAATATGAAGATCGCCAAACAGCTTCAAGAAATCATTTGGTCCGAGAATACCTTTTTTATACGGGTTTACATCAAACAGGACGACATCTTTCACATCATCCTCTTCATGGTTCCCGGCAAAGCTATTCGGACCAAGGTATTCCATGAAACAGGTCGCACTATCATACCGCTGGTCACGATAGATACGTTCAAGATCATCAGAATATTTCCCCATGAACAGATCGATAGCCGGGAAAAACGGATTGCCTTCTCCCAGTAGTTGGGTTCGGGTTCCAAATTTGTAGAACCCGTTCTTTCGAGACCATTCGACTCGAATATTGGAACCGTCCAATTTTTCAAAGATATAATAGGGCTGGCCCTTAATGATATCTTTTGGAATACTAGGATACGTTTTCATTCTTAAGTGTTTTCCATATCAACACCGGCATTACGAAGAGCATACCAAAGATGTTCGCGCGGTGCAGTGTCCATTCGGGACATATCTTCATGATACTTGATTGTGAACTCGCCAGCCTTTTTCAAATTGTCAAGAGTTCGAAGTTGAGAACTGAAATCTGAATACACAAGGGCCAGCATGCCCATATCGAGTTCTTCTTCACCCGTTTTACCAGACCAACGAGCAACATTTTCTTTCATGGCCGAAGTCAGATCGAGCATGGCAGCGGCAATTTGTTGATCAGTAATTTGCATAACACAATATCCTTTGTTGAGTGACTAGTATACACCCAACGAATATAAAGTCAAGCTATATTTTGAGAATTGGCAGGGGCATCAGGACTCGAACCCGAAGTTTCTGTTTTGGAGACAGACGTGTTAGCCATTAACACTATACCCCTACATTTTTACCACAATATGTGGCCGTTTGTGAATGACAATTAGGACATAATAAGCGCAAGTTGTCAACCCTATGATCATTACTTATACCATTTATGTGATCAATTTGCAACGACAGGGGCTTTTCATTCCATGTTTCTCCTTGGCCGCATTCATAACATTGGTATTTTAGTATGTTTTCATTTACTAGACGATTTTTTAAACTTCTCATATTTTTATATGTTGAGTTTTCAACTAACACTTCTTCTAGTGGGAGTCTTCGTTTTTCTATCCCTCGATTCCGTAAATACACAATGGACGCGAAATGAGAAGTATCAAGACGCAAATCTAATATCCTCTCTTTGATCCGTCTATGATTATATGATCCGCCTGTGCTTTTTTTAAAATGTCGTAGTACATCCGAAACACATTGACTATCTTTTACTGCTAATTTAAAATCTTCATCACTTTCGTAATTCATAATCACCTACAATACAATGGCCGATTTGGCCACTGTAATGTATTTACAGAAACCTTCTAAAACTATGTAACCGGGTGTCAACAGGGGATTTGGAAATAAATGTTCCCCCGTTTTTGCATAGCCATTGTGCGATTCTGCTTATCGACATTCGATAAATGATATGTAAATACATGTGTCGAAGGATCGATAAGGAGAAAGCTATGAACTTCATCAAAGAAAACATCAACACCATGGTCATGACTGTCATGTATGTCGTAATGATCGGTAGTGCCGCTGTTGTTATGGGTCAAGCGTTGGTCGCTTAATTCATATTTCACAATAAAATAACAAAAGAAAAGGGGGCAACAAAGCCCCCTAATTCATTTCTACATTGTGTTAGTATTGATTAAATACTTGCACCCGGCTCTTCGATACGAAGTTCAACATAGATGAATTCTGTTGCAGTTACCGGGATCATGGCAACTTCAACCCATAATTCATTACGTGCTCTTCTATCAGCCGTGTTGAGTGTTTCGTCACAACGGACTGCATAATCCTCGACTGCACCAGCAGCGGATAGACCCGCAAAGTAGCGATTAACCGTATTGCGGACAGAGGACCATGTACCAGCCAAGTTTGGCTGTCCAAGATATGGAAGAAGCAATTGCTTGACTTCGTATCTGATCTTAGAGACCAAACGTGAAACGTTGACACGGTTCGTAAGTTCGGAACCACCATAGACAGTCTTGTTGCCCATATTTCTCAAACCGACACGGTAGATGTTTTTAACCATGTTGATCTGATTATTATACAGAATATCGGACTGACCATCTGTTAGATTGACGACCTTGTAAGCACCTGCATCCGTGATGTATCCAACAGAAGAAACTCTGTTGATGACACCATTTGCATAACCGATAGATGCCTGCCATGGGCCGGAATTGTTGTCGGTTCTAACAAGCATCGGAAGTACATAGGCAGATGCCGGTGCAACGATGTTTGTTCCATCAACATTCGCCATAAGTGCATGTGGATAATACATGGATGCGACCGCATTTGACGCAGATGCAAAGCCTTCTTCGCCTGTTTCAGATGCAGATGCACTATTTGTCTTCCAATCTGCGGCAAGAACTTCTTTACCAGATGCAGTTCCAGAAGCTACCATTCTGAATGGAACATCGGCAATGACATGAGCACGCTCATTGATCGCTGTAGAAACAGCAACCATATCATCATAAAGTTCTGGATATCCCGGTGCGGCAATAAGCTGGTACAAGATTGATTCAGACTTCAATTCATCCGTGTCAGACAATGCAGCCTGAAGCTTGGAAGAAATCATGTAACGCTGTGCTTTGCGCAAGAAGCGAGCACCAGCAATTGGCTTCCAGCGACCATCAGCAGATTCCCATGTATCTTTTACACCAGAAGCAATAGTTACTGGCTCATAGGTATCATCATAAACCTTGACCGTGCACTTCGTTGCAGGGTCATCCAAGTTCAACCAGATGGAACCATTAGCAACAAGAGTTGGAGCGGTATAGGTAGAAGTGATGCTGACAGAAGACGTAATATCTTCCCAACCAGAACCAGTGTAGCGCTTGATGACCGGGAAGTTATCCAGATTGTCGCCTGAAATATCTACCCAGAATGCACCTGTTGCTGGTGATGCCGGTGCTGATGCACTGATAACTTTTTCTGTAGCAGTTGGGTCTGCATCAGTCGTTGTGGTGATTGCAACCCATTCATCAGAAACTTCTTTGTACAATGCAAAATCGGTGATGTCTTCGGAGTACCAAAGGTCACCATTGACCGCAGTTGTAGTTGGTGCCGCAGCTTGAACAGTTGCAGTCAGAGCAACATAAGCTGTTCCGTTAGCAACCTTCAATGGGTGTTGACCGTCATCTGTAAAGGTGGACAAGTCTTCCCATACCAAACCAGAAGTTTTGTCTGTTGGTTCGGTTGTTGAGCGAGTTGGAATGACTTCAACCCAAGTCGCATCAGATGCACGGTACTTTGAAAGTTTAAGATCATATCCACCAGAAGAAGCAGTTGTCTTCCACCAGTAGTCGTTTGCACCCGCACCCAATGGTGCAGTGTCAGAAATCCAAACGTCAGCCGTTGCTGCTGTTCTTGAATTGATAGATGTTGCCGACAAGTCGGTTGAACCAACATCAGCCCACGTTGTACCATCTGTCTTGACTTTAACAGTGCCGTCAGCAGTTGAGTAATCAAAGGCGATGTCGCCTTCAGAACCGTTACCAGCAGCCGGTGCAGTTGTGTAAACTGCTGCGGTTAGTGCTTCCCATGCTGAGTTGGCAGCATTCCTGCGATAGAAACCAGTTACAACTGCGTCACTATCAATCCAATATGTTCCATCTGCTGGTGGATTGACGGGTTCAGTTGAAGAAGGAAGCAACTGATCGAGATCAATGTCAGCACGAACGTAATATGCAAGAGAAGAGGTCGCCATGAAATTCCATAGAGCGTGCAAACCATATTCATTACACTCGTGTCCATGGACCTGCAAACCACCACTCGTTACGAATGTCGGATTACCGAGAAGTTGAAGAACTTCTCTTTGTGATGTCACAGAGCGAACCGTGTTGCTTTCCGTGGTTCCTGCGGCAATGCCTGTTCCCGATGGGTTCGACTTGCTTTCTCTCGTTGCTAGAACGAAAAGCGGAACAGTCGTCGGAAATGTCTCCGCATACTGTGACTGGTTGTTGATGCTAACTTGTACGTTAGGCGAGCTTAGTGTAGCCATTATGTAGTGCTCCTAAAATCCTTCTAAGATATTTATGACCGATGGTCGTTTTTGTGCGATTTGCTTTTACGTATCATTGTGCTAGGTATTTATTAAATAGATGAGATATCCGGCCATATCGGATCATATGAGAGATTTTCATGAGCAGCGTCACATTTTATTATGGATCAAAACTAAAACCAGTCGATTTCAATGATCCATCTTCACTCCGTTTCAACAACGGAAGCGTGTTCTTCACATCATTGAAAGAAGCAGTTGAAAGTCATCTATGGCCGAAGGGCTTTCTCTATCATTGTGAAATTGAAACGATAAAAAGAAATCGCCGCCTCAAAGAAGACAGCGAACCAGATGGTAACAGAATGTTGGAACTGATGCGATCCGCTCCAAAATATGAGCGGACCATCAAAACAAAATTTTCTGGAAATGAAAAAATTGCTTATGCCATGATTATGGACAAGAGCAGAACTGGTGCCATCGTTGATCTAATCAGAACAACTTTTTACGATACACACAACGTGGAATTTTGTAATGCAATGGTAGAGATCGGTTACGATGGATATTATGGAAAATTCCATCCACCAGCAAACTTCCACACGGATAGAGAGAAGTTCTATTATGCGCGTCTCTTCGATTTTGACCGCATTAGAGTGATCAAAACCGAAGAGATCAACGCAAGTATCAGTGGCTAGTCAAAGATCGGTTTGTTGAACAGATCGATTGCACGACGAGCAGTTGATGCCAGACGGTAGCGAGTCTGTTCGCCCGATTTAGTGTTCGATGTCGAAACACTGATGATTTCGACCGGAACATTGTTTTGGTCCGTGAAACCGGCTTTCACTGCACGATCACGGAAGGCGTTCACGACACCTTCGATTGCAGCGGTATTCAATTCACGATCAAACCCTTTTAGGGAAAGAGATCGTTTTGCCGGATGAAGGTCACGCAGAACACGCTTCATCATCGGTGTCAGAGAACAAAGCAGGGTATTTGCTTGTTCCAGACTCGGTTCATTCTTGAATTCATTGGGGAGATCACTTGAACCGAAAAGAAGCGCAAAATGCTTTTCAGCACGCCGGGCAAGAGAAGTTTCATCATGAACGATGATAGAAGTGGGATGGGTTTCAGCCAGTTTCTTCAGAGTAGAAACATCGGAAGAACGAATGATAACGGCAGGCATTGATTTCTCCTTCATGACTAGCCATAAGGTATCAAATCATGTACGTTTTGATTTGTCAACTGATAAGTAACATCATCAACAAAGAGGACATTCAATTATGAAACTCGAAATTAGACCCGGTGAAGGTGGTGAAGATTCTCGCCTCTTCATGAAGGACCTCGCATCAGCATACACGAAACTATTTTCCCGTTTCGGTTGAAAGTGGGACCGCACTGATCATGACAACATGATCATCCTTTATGTAACCAAGACGGACAAACGGTTGCATAATGAATCGGGCGGTCATCGTATCCAACGTATACCTCCAACTGAAAAACGTGGGCGTGTTCATACGTCAACGGTCACTGTAGCTGTGCTTGAAGACATCAAATCTGATCCAAGATATGACATGCGTGATGAAGAACACTTTTACAAAGAATGGTTTTCAGGAACCGGCAATGGTGGTCAACATCGCAACAAGCATCAAAACTCACTGCGATTATATCATACACCAACGGGCTTGTTGACCACAGAACAAGGAAAAAGTCGTACATCGAATGAAGCAACCGCAATGAAGCGGATGAATAAGATGCTCGATGAGATGAAGTATGGTGCATCTCAGAACGATTTGAACGATGATCGTCAATCAAAAATTGGTTCCGGTATGCGTGCTGACAAGATACGCACTTATCGTTTCCAAGACGATCAGGTCAATGATCACCAGACAGGAAAGAAAACAACTTGCAAACGAATTATGAGGGGGCACTTTGATGATCTTTGGAAATAAATAGGGGTATGAAGATTTTACATTTATTCGAAAACAAATATTGGTATAACACAAAGACAAAACAATCTGTCTATTGGCGTGATCCATTGAAATATCATTCTGAATATTTAGAAACAGACCCGACAAAATTTGGTATCGATCCAAACATATTCAAATCAGACTCAATATTCCATGATGAGGCTATGGACATGGCATTGGATATTGCATATGATAATAATTGGGTTCGGGTGGATATGGGAGCTGATTCAAATGCCGATGCTTCTTATATCGTTGGTGCCAATCAATCAGAATGCAGAACCGCCTTAAAATGGTTGGACCGCAACGGAGACTTGAAAGGTATGGATGATGATTTGGAGGGGATACGTTTTCCGATATCCATTCAATGGTTGGACCCTTCGCTTGGTGGTAGAATGTTAAATGATATGACGGAAGTTGAAGAATTCATAAAAGGACGAATCAGATAATCATTAATTTGTGTTATCTTTGGAAATAAATAGCTACATGAAACTTCAAGACCTATTCGAACGCATTGGTGAACAATTATATATCAAAAATCCTTCTTCTAGGAAACTTCAATCATATTTGAATGACAGGGCTGAAGGATTTGCTCGCGCCATTGTTGATACTGATGGGAATTTTTACGTTTTCAATCCATATGAAATGATTCACATCGAATTCAGAAAAAGAATGGGCATCTTCATGGGTAAGGATGATCTCAGTGGAATTTCATTATATGCATTCAAAGATACCTTGGCTTGCCGATTGGACGATGTTGGTGATGAGGAGGTTCATCCCGAAATGACAAGACGTGTCAGGGCAAACAAAAATATTGTTCGGGCTTATGGTGAAGATGTCACTTGTATCGATATTCACGGTGATCCCTGATTCAAAATTCGATCAGCAGGAACATGCGATGTTAAAAATTCATGTTCACTGATATGCCAACTGTTGCAACAATCCTTTTTTGGGCATCGGTATATTGCTGGAATGATTTTTTCGATTTCGATTTCGATTTCCAAAATCACGTGTGGCCAATCTGAACCTGCTTGGGTTCGAATGATGTATTCGACATCATCTGTTAGCCACACATATGGTGATTTGGGATAGTATGATAGCGGTGCGGTTAAACCATAAAAATCTGGATTGATCAATTTTGGAAAAATGCCATTTTCCAAAATTGAAGACAAATTCTCTGGTGGGGTGATATGATACAGGCGCATATTGTCTTATAACTGAAGAAGCCCTCAGACACAAGGTCCAAGGGCTTCTAAAGCTTGGCCACATGCTATCCTTACAGACCCGCATGTACTCTTTTGAAAGCCTGAGATTAAGGCTTCTAACGATGACCTTTGGACCGCACCGAAGCCCTTGCGAGGCTTGTTAATCCGTTATCCACAAATTGGTGTCACCACTCAACTTGTATTCACCAGTGCTGCCTTTTTTGAGGTGTGGCCTTTCACCTGTCACGCTGTGCTATTCGTCAGACTTTGATCCACCTGCCTTGCGAGCAGTTCGAGGTTGCAGCCCCTATGAACTCCGTTCTAACAATCATCTTTGGCTTGCGGCCTCCGATGAACCCTGTTCCTTACTAGGCAGGGTATTAAGCACTTTTCACACAACGCCGAACCAGTCTTTGCGTTTTATCTTCTGAGAAGGGGTTGAACCTTCGACAGATCGCTTTGAATGCGATTGCTCTACCACTGAGCTATCAGTAACCTACCTCGATGTGCTGGTCCTGTTGCTTCGCTACCTGTTGGTAACAAAATACAACACACCGACTGTCGTTCACCCGCTAAGGCTAATAAACCAAACTTCTGGATTAGTCATCACCACCAAAGTGATGCCGTCACCCATTGTTTTGCGAACCGCCCTTACCCGCTAAGGCTCGAACCTGTCCACTATCCGTTAACCATCACATTCAACCGTTTAGCATGTGAATCTGCGGGTGCTAACCGCACAGGTCTCGGTGTTACCCAAACCTTCATCACCGGTCTTACTGCTTAGCGCATCCATGGCTGAATACGCGCCCTAATAGGCTTGGCTCGGACTTGTATAGCTGAACCATTGCTGGCGCGAGTATGTAGGAATTCCCGCTTTGGGCTGGTTACCCAGCTTATTCTTAATGGACGCTATACCGCCCAAACTCTTATTTCATTTCCCAGTGGCCGTAACCACATCGTGAAAACATATATAAGGGTCATTTTTCAGTTTGTAAAGCGCTTTTTTCATTTTCTTCAGTTTTTTTGCGACGATCAAAATCTGCATGTCTTTTCAAATCTTCCGCAAGCTTGATGCAATCGGATGCAGACCGAATAACCTCAGACATTTCAGTGATATAGCGAATATAATCATCCACTTCGCCATTATGCAGTGCATCACGATCCAACTTGTCAACCGGATGCCATTCCATAAAACGTTCATGATCATACACATTACGAACCATTGCCTCAATGGGTGTTGTTCCGTGATGGTTGGTCTGATATTTCAGCGACACCAGCATTCGAATGATCTTATCGAGCCGGTCGCGATCACCACGATAGATGCGACCAGTATTCATACAATCCCATTCAGGAGAATCGAACCACAAGCCAATTTCGCGGATCAGTTCTTCACCAGTGCATTCATCGTCAGAATACGGTGCTGAAGTCTTTGCTTTGATTTCATCCATCGAAACTGGCTGTTGGGCGATCTTCAGGATTTCACCATCGATGAAATGAAGCGCCTCCTGTTCGGTTCCAAATTCGATATCATTGTCATCTTCATCTTTAGCGGTTACCCACCGTGCAGTTCGAGCCGACACATACCGAACAAGATATTTGTCATTTGATGCGACAATACTTGCATCGAAGATTCCTTCACCGCGATATTCGAACCGGTGTTCTGCGAGCAGTGCCAGCTTTTCAGAATAGTATTCAGATGCGGCATCCGCCGTTTCAAACCACATTGTTTGACCAGTATTGTCAACCACAAGGGAATCCGGGTTGTTATTATCACCACCACGAACACGAATATTTTTGTGATTGGAAAGAAACCATGTCTTTTCTTCACCACGCCGACGACGAGAAGTGCTTTGAACAACCTTGGCATAACAAATGCCAAGATGTGTATGAACTGGTGTAGCCAGTTGGAATGAGGTCGTAAGCATCTTATCCATAATTCATTCTCCTAAATGATTACATTTTATCAGTTGAAACTGAGCTTTGATTGACGCCTTTTCTACATCAAGCAAAGCTAATTGAATTGAGAATCGGTTCGTGTAGGCTTTGAACAACCAATAACCAATAACAACACATACAGTGCTTATGATCACAATACTAATCATTGTTCGTTGCTCTATGGTGATATCCCTGACGGAAGGCAGAGATCAGGGCAGATTTGATTTGCCATACTGCCAGACCATGAAAGTCCAACTCATCGGACCCGCGAGTTTCCAGCGTTTCCACATCCAACAATTGTTTGGCAATACCTTCTGCCATTTGTTCTTCAGTTTTCATCACATCTTATCCTTTCACCAGTTCTTTGAACGTTGCTTCCGAAATGCGTTGACCATCAACATAGATCAGAGCAGGCCATTGGACATACGGGTTACCAAGCTTGGACGTGCCGTACTTGATATTTTGAACAACCGTGATGACCTTGCCGGTATTCGTGGTGCCGGACAGCTTGAAGATGAAGGTGTGCGGATCGACATGATCCAGAGTGACATCATCCAGATCAACCAGCTTCAGAGCCAGCTTTTCGACAAAGGCGGTGACTTGATCTTCGGCATACTGGTTAGCCAGCTTCGTCAGACGTTCTTCATCAATTTCCATCGGCTCGGAAATCCCGTAGGATGAAGCGCCACTGACAGGACGAAGATGATTGCGAACGAAAGACCAGCGCTTGCTGTCATACGAACCATAAGGCATGCGAGCAAGCTTGGTCCAATTGCTTTCGTACTTTTTGACCATATTTTCGAAACCGAAGCGAACTTGTTCGATATAGTCTTGGGCGATGCCCGGCTTCAGGATTTCGAATTCAGCAGCAATGTTCGTAATTTCAGAGCGTTCACGGATCACCGCTTCCTGCTGAGCTTTGGTCGGCTTCTTCACGACTTCCATATCTTTGATCTGATTGCGAAGTTCGACCAGTTTCAGGACAGTAGTGTGGCGATCCGTGTTGCCCATGAAGCAAACATCATGCTTCCGGTCACGGTACTGGTGAAGATCGAACGGGAGATCGACCTTCTTGCGCATACCAGCATAGTAGAGATCAATGTCGTCGCCAGCAGCGGCACGGATACGATCACGCATTTCGTCTTCCGCGTCCTTGCGAATAAACGCATAGGCACGGTTCAGGCCGTCAAGGACATTCTTCTGGGCGGACTTCGTTTCGAAGTGATCGGCTTCCAGAGCGGCGGTAGCTTGATTGATGTAATCTTGAGCGGTGCGCATAATGTTCTCTCCCGTTGAACAATTATTGTTATATACGGGAGAAATGTATTTGTCAATTCATTTATGAGATATTTTATGTAATATCTTCATCAATATTCATCGCCCCACCTTGTTTCTCAAAGTAATCGGCAAGCTCATTCAGATGAATCGCGATGATGCGGGCGCGAGCAGGCGAAAGAGTAACGGGTGTGATTTCAGATTCACCGGGCTTCAACATCAGTCCCAATGTGATACAATCATCCCACAAATGATCAAATCGCATGCATGGTCCAACAATAACGCGGCGGTGCTCATCATTTGGAGTAGCGCGCACAGCACGAGTGTTATATTGATAGATGTTCATTCCTGCGCGCTTCAACAATTTGTTGAGCTTACGCTGTGCCATCCAATTTTTGATTTTCTTGAACATAATTTAATCCTCGATAATTGGTTTTGCGGTGATGTCGAACTTCACACCTTCTTTATTTGCAGTGTACATCATTTCGAACATCGGAATTCGCATGTATTTGGAAAGAAGCTGCATGTACAGCCCCATGAACAATTCTCCATGGCCGGGATCATCGCTTCCGTTATCCATGTCCATAAGAAGTGAGTGCGTCACTTCATGGATTACTGTTTGAGTCGAAACGACCGGAGAAAGATGAATTACCGAACGGCACGCATTACCGGCCCATTTTCTCGTTTGTTTCGGAATTTCACGAACGGCAGGCGGAAATTCATATCCTTCTTCTTTCCAAATATATTCCACCAATGCGCGAGCTTGATCGAGGCTAACGAATTGCCCTTGGGGGACAAATTCATGTTGCCAGTCATAAACCCTTTGTCTTTGAAAATCCCGGCACATCAGAGATAACCCGCAACATTATTGGAGGACGATGAAACCCCACCATTGAGATTCATCCGAGAACCCGCACTCTTGCCTTGGACGTATGCATCATAGTTATTTGCGGAACGAGAAGCCGTGCGCGTGATCAGGCCATTCGGAGTATTTTTGTCTTCATTGAATTCTTGTTGGACCAGTGCTTCTTTCAGAACAACGAGATCGGTGCCCGGCGTTGCCAGTTCGCGGCGACGACGCTCTTCCCGTTCGACAACTTCATCCTTCATTTCATCCAGACGGGACGTGATCCGGTCGATAAAACCACGTTGGAAACTGGTGGAGGCCCGACGACGACCACCACGTTCCATCGCAGCATCAGCGTAATCACGAGACCGCTTGAAGGCTTCGGTTTCGTTTTCCATCGTGTTGTTGATCAGGTGGTACATGTATTCCGCAATCGCAACATCTTGTTCCTGACCATAAAAATGGTAAGAAACTTCTTTCGTGCGATAGCTATTGCTGTGTCGGGATTGCCACACAATACAGTCAGCAAATCGACCAAGCGTAACAATAATCCATTGCATGGAATTCGCAGACTTGCGGCCTGTGGGAATAGTGAGATGCTTGCACTTCTGCTCACGAAGCGAAACTTCATCCATCGTGAGATTGTATTGTTCGAGCAGATCACCGACCTTATTCATGGCGGCGATAGCTTCAGCTTCAGTACAACCACGATTGGTGGTCTTGGACATCAGGGCGCGAATACGATCAGCAGCCTTTTGACGTTCGGTAGTGTTAGCCATAATGTTCTCTCCCGTTGAACAATAACCTTTATATACGGAAGAAATACAGTTGTCAACTTATATATGTTTTTTATAATCAAGCCATGGCTGAATTAGGATCGCCCAAAACGTCCCAATCAACATGACAAAACCAATAAAAAGTAGTTCTGGAATGATTTCACCAATCATTAATATCTCCTAGCTATATAAAGCTATTTAGGGCGATATTAATTTTATTTGATTATCCGTACACGGATAAGATTGGCTCGGGTGGCAGGACTCGAACCTGCGACATAGGGATTAACAGTCCCCTGTTCTACCAACTGAACTACACCCGAACAGTGTAAAATTATGGCTCCCATCTGAGGTATCGAACCTCACCCGCGTCTCATCAACGCAGACCTCCGGTTAACAGCCGGGTACCTTCACCGTGCCAGTCCGATGGGAATGGTGGGTAGAGTGAGAGTCGAACTCACGGGGCTTGCGCATCGGTTTTACAGACCGCTCCCGCCCCCTACGGGACTACCTACCCATATAGGTACAAAGATTATTCAATTTTCAAGAGAGTTGTATATTATCCGCGCCCACGCGGATTATATCGACCGGTCACATAAGCCACAGCGGACTTCATGCCCTTCCACGCATTAGAAGCGACACCAGTGATCATGGCACGAGAAGTCGGATTGACACCTGCTGCGAACGCAACAGCCATCATCGTTACTTCATCAATGAGTCCAAAAATGAACATTTTCGTCGTCCTTCTAATCATTCGACACAATTACTTATAGGACAAATCTCCACAGGTGTCAACACATTCGATAAATATTTTTCAGAACCACTGAAAGAACCAAAATGTCTGATCCTATCAAACTGAAACTTAAAGCTATTCTTGAATCCAATGACATTGTTCCGGGCAATGTTGAAATTTTGGGACCGGGCGAAATTGGGTCTGGTTACAAGGAAAATTTAACAGCAGAGCAGGCCAAGGAGATGCTTGAAAATTATCCTGATGGAATTCTAAAACATGATATATTGGAATTCAGTGCCTTCGTGTTTCTGACGAATAGTGGACAATTTGGTTTTTATAGTGGCGAACATGACGATAATGTTGAACCATGGGACTGGAAAACCGATCTAAATGAACTGGCTGGTTACGGCAATGATGATGGGTATGATCCTTATAATGATTGGGCATATTTGCCATCAACCGAAATCATCGATATGACGAATGGTGGTATAGATTTTTGGAATCATCTTAAATCTATCACCTTTACTAAAAACCAACCGATATTAGAGGCACCTGTTGCTGGACATGAAAATGTTGGTGATTTTGAAAAGTCTAGCAGTTGGAGAAAACCAGTAGATAGAAAGTTGGTTTCATCAGATGCAGGGATTCATCGTATCAAACAGGCGTTCAAGAACACCGATCAGGATTTCTATTTCTATTTTGTAAACACGCCCAAAGCAAATCGACATACCGAAGTCGGTAGCGTCTCATTGGATTGGGTTCGTGAAAACTTGGACGAAGAAGTCTACACCAAACTTGCTGCCGATATGGAAGAAGCAGAAGATTGGAATAGCATTTTTGTGATCTACACCAACAATAAGGGAACAGCATGGAGACCCATGACGCCATGGATCATGGCTCATCGATTTGGACATGCCGTTGCGCGTTATAATCTTGGTGCTAGATCACAGAGACAATTTCCTGCATATGGTGAATTTAACCGGTCGGTTAACACAATGGTTGAAGAATTATTGCACATTGGTTTTGATATCAATTTTGATGCAACCAAAATTGAAAATTTTTGGGGTAATGATAATTCCGTCCGAAGAACACAATTGATGTTCAAAAACTTTTGCCAAGCGCATCTGACTTTCAAATCAGCTAGGGACAAAAATTTGAGAGAATGGTTCGAAGTCTATAATGAACTCATCGCTCAATCACTGATAACAGGTGCAACACCAATCAAAACAGAACCACAACCATTCAAGATGGGCAACTCAGTCATGAAGCCAAAGGAAATGTCATCTGAGGAAAAAGATGATTTCAGAAACATGGCTGAAATGTATGCAAGGGATATCAATGACTACTATATCCATGACATTCTGACGAGTGCCGTTGGAAGAATTTTGGTAATGTAATTACCGAACATCTTTCGGATGTCGTTCACCGACCAACGAAAGATATATGTCAAATGGAAGCGTGTTCTTGAAATCATCTGTCATATCTTCAATGTTTATGTTGCCAACATCAAACATTGCTATGAGTTGTGTTAGTGTTTTGAACGCATTTGACTTTTCTGTTCTATCAGCGGCCCAATTATCTGTTCCATAAACAAAATCAGGCTTATCGCCTGTTGGTTCCAGAGAAGCAGAGCTATAGGGATTAGAACCAAACAAATTATCTAATACCTCTGACGGTGCAATTTCATCATTACTAAACGCATCCTTACTAACCTCGCACATAATAGGCATCTCATCGATTCCTACAGATTGCCAATTTTTCAAGTCATTTAGAAACAGTGAACCATCTCCACCGCCATAGTAATACGTGTATACCATTGAGGTTAAAATATCATAAGCATAGTGAGCCAAACTATTATAGATCAATTTTTCCAATGGCTTGGTTGTGTTTTCTAAAACACGCGATGCCACACCTGCCATATTTTTAACCAATCGGTCACTTTTTGAAACAAAGTCAAACTCTAATTGCTTTATACTGATATCGCTATATTTCCAAATTGCCTTTTTGATTTTTACATCACCATTCTCGAAGGCATACTTCAATGCTTTACCCAAAATGATTTCACGATTTTTACTATCAAGTTCTTGAATGAAATCATCAACATCAACACCAAGCATTATAGCTTCAACCCCATGGAATATCGTTGAAACAATATCCTTTGGTGCATTTGTTTCTTTGATAATCTGTTTGATAAATTCATCCTTATAGTCTCTGAAATCACTATCCAGATCGCAGATACGTGTTCCTATGTCAAAGCCAAAATAAGATTCATTCACATAAAGACCATCTGGATTATATTCATTGATTAGATATCTCTTGAATTTCTCTGGACCATCTTTGTGGCCTTCCATCCATGCCATAACTGGTGGGATCAAATCAGGCTTAGCCGTAAGAACTTTCTCACGCTCTTCTGGTGTCAGATCATAAAGATCGAAATTGTTTTCGGGTTTATATCCTCCACCGACAATATGATCTATGATAGGCATCAACAAAAGATCAACGATATATGGATGATAGTGTTCGGCGGGCTTATCGTTCCCCTTGCCCTTCATTTCTGTGAGTTCATTGTCCTTGGTTAAAATGAAAGTCAAATGAGGTTCCCAGAACGTACCACCATCTTTTGTTTCATGGAGTGTTCGGAAGCTGAGGATATTATCACCGCTATGTTCGCGAGGAGAATTCCCACAATGACCCATTGCGCGGGCTTCATCACTACAAGAAGCACGGTCAAGTCTAACCCATGCTTTAGTTTTACCATCATACCATTTTAGCACTTCGCCATCAAATTCATCATATTCGATATATGAATCAAAGCGCTTATTATATTCATCTTCGATTTCCGTGAGTTCTTGGAACAGGTCTTCAGGTGATTGATACCCGAATACAAAATTTGCGACCGGTGGCACTGGTTGTGAGAAGAAGTGCCCAATGTTGGCCATAAAACTTCCACGCAACCAGTTGCTACTACTCCATGCAATATTGACCGTTAGGTTGAATGAGTCGGTGCCCATTTTAGAAATAAGTTTCTTCAAAAATGGAAAAGTATTGATTATTTCGTTCGGATTTTCAAAAAATGCTGGTCCTTGATACCTTGATGACATTTGTGCTTCTTTGATAATTGCATAAATTGTGCCTAGTTTGATTATTCTAACTGCCCAAATAACACGATCCTCTCGAACCAGAATACGTTCACAATCCCTTAGAACGGTTTTCATGATACCTAGTCTGGTTTCGATGATTTTTGGTAGGTCTACAGAAATGAACTCTTGTTTGTCTTCCTCATTCCACTGTAATGCTTTAAGCATATGGCTTTCTGTGTTTTCTAATTTCGAAATAAGCCCCAACATACGTGGACCAATATTATCAATGGCCATGTCCTTGACCATTTCGTTCACATTAGCTTTTTCCAGAAGTAGGGTTAAAAATGACATCAATCTTCAGTCCTAATAATAAAGCCTTCAATCAAGTCTTGAGAAGAGAAATCGTTTTCCACCAGTGCATTATCCATTTCCCGCATTTGAAGATGAATTTCTTCAATCAATTCAGCAGGATAAACTTTTACAGGTGGACTAATATGCGCAGTCGTGGTGAATGACATCTCAACAATGTGATAATCGTCCTCTCCGCCACCGGCACCAAGGTCACGTGCAGATTTGACATAATTGAAATCCCCATCAAATGAAATTGTCGTCAGATATGTCCAATCCAAAACTGAATTCGATAATTGAATATCCATTTCAGGATTGAATTGTTGTCCGATCTGCTCTGTGACCTGTAGGGCTTCATCCATATTTGATGCCCATAGTGTTAGATCGATTGTCATTTCATACGGAACTGGCATGTACCTTTCCACCTGCATAGTTTGGAATGTACCACCAGAACCATCTGTTTCTGTTTCCATATTCCCTTCATACGTAGCTTGTGGAATTCGTTCCTGATAGGTTTTGACCTCAGTATAAGAAGGTGCACGTCTGGCTTCCGCCTTTTGACGCAATCCGCCCAATGCCATTGAAAATACTGGAACAGTCAATGCCGTGTTCATATTTCCACCCGATAGATAGTGAAGTACTGTTCGATCCGATGATGCATACAATAATGGAATATCGCGGAACCTTGGTTGACCATCTGCTCTTTTGCCACTCATGACCTGATATCCGGCAAACATCGCACCGATTTGCACCAGATATCTTTTGATCTGGGCATCATAGAAGAATGGTTTTCTTTTGATCGTAAATTCTTTCATCGCCATTATGAAATCCTATGATCGATTACAAATTTGAAAGTGATGTTCTCAACGCCCGATATTGTTTTGTATCTCAATACCCGCTTTCCATTAAACAGAGACACATCAAATTCAACATTCAATGATTGGCCTGTCGGAACCACAGTCCATTCATGGTCAAATTGGACCTCTGAACCATTATCATTGATATCGAATTCACCAACCTGTTGAACGCTGCCACGAGTAGCAACATAATGGAACATGAATTTCTTCCACCCGCCTGCATCGGATTCGAGATTAGGATGAACTGTCTTCCAATCTGATGATGGGGTTAGAATAACTGAAGTAGATTTCATTGAGCTTTACCGTATCGCTTTTGGATCATTGACAAGCACCATAAGTATCTCGCCAATTTGAGTTACAGGTATTTATGAGTTCTTGTTATCTATACGCAATTGGACCTGAGAATAATGGTCCTATCAAAATCGGATTTTCAAAAAATCCGAAAAGACGGATCAAGTCACTTCAGACATCACATCCTGAAACTCTAGTCATCCATTGTGTGGTCGAATTTGAAACGGATAAGGCCAAATATCTCGAACGGTTCATCCATCGAGACATCAATTATAAGCGAACCAAGGGTGAATGGTTTGATATGTCACCCGAAGACGCGAAGGGTACTTTGGAATTTTTTCGTATACATTACGAAGACAAGTCATTGAATGAAATAAAATTATTGACAAAATAATTATACATGCTATTACCACTGTATGAAAGTTGGAACATTCAAAATTAGCAATTTGGTTGCTTGGGGTGCATTGCTCGTTGTCCTATCATTGTCTGTAGGATTAGGGATCGGGTTGTCATTTAGAAATGGTGCAGTTTCCGAGTATGAAGATTGGCTAAACCAAGAATCGACTCTGGTTACCTTCCTTTATCTGGAAAACACAGGAGCGGGTTTCTATAGTCTTGGTGAGGAACAGATGCCCCTTCGTGAATGCATCTATCGATCCAATGAAACTCAAATGAGTGAAATTCAAAGTGATACGATTCAAATACGGGTACCAGCATGTCTAGTGAATATGAAACTCGCACCAACGAACTAATTATAAAGTACAAGCGTCAAGATGAGGTTGGTATTCCATTCCTTGCTTGTTCCAAAGATAAGGTTCAACCCCTTGGTGACCCCTACAAGCTCGCATCTATTGAAGGTGGAACTGCAATAATCACCAATGGACTTCGTGATTATTCGGTTCCTGTAAAGAATATCATTCTACTTTTCAAGAACAGAAGCATCAATCGTATGTTTTCCGATCTGATGGATGACTTCAAAGAAAATCTAGATATCTCTACATGCGTTGAGCTTTCATACACGCAGCGTGTCAGCTTCGATTCTGCCATTACCGATTTACGAAAATGGTTTCACATGGTGCATCAACTTGTTGGGACGAGCTTTATTGTTATAGATTATGGTCTCGTTTCTGACAACGACGATCATGCTCTCACTATGGTATTTCCAAATAGCGCCTATGCACTTAATGCTAAACTCACCGGAGAAGAACTTCTAAAAGACCATTCTTATGGTTTTAAGTTTACGAACTAACCAAGACGAATGTTTTTTACATCTTCTGTTCTGATGCTAACCAGTTTCAGCATTCCTCTTGCATGTTCACGCCAATAACCTTGCATTTGAAGGTTCATAAGCGCATAATAGAGATAGTCGGGATTAATGATATCGGTACGAACAACACCGATACCTATATGCTCATCTTTAAATTCTTTTGTAGGCGTCCCGATTGCATCAGGCGTGCCCTTCCTGATCAACCAAAAATGAGCATCTTCGAAGTTTGTTCCAACTTCGGCTAAGTCTTTGAGACGATATCCATTTTCTTCAAATAAATGACGAATTTTCATGATTGTATTTATGAAGATGGTACCCTAGACAGGAATCGAACCTGTGACCTTCACATTCGGAGTGTGACGCTCTTCCTCTGAGCTACTAGGGCGCTTATAGTATGGTGCCAGTTCTGGCGATTTTACGAACGCTTCTTGTTTAAAAGCTTCTTCCGAATCACGTAGAATTTTCTGTACGTATTCATCACTATAAATTACCATATTGCTTATCCTACGTTTTGATCCCACCAAGCATCATTCTTGGCTAGGAATTTCAGGATATCCTGTTTGGTCAGGTAATCCCAATTCGATTGCATCATAGTCTTGATCTTTTGTTCACTCAAGTTCTGTGATGGATCATTTTTCATACCATCTAAAATATGTTGATACAATGCGTCACTCGATTCCCATAGGTGCACTTTGTCATCTGTGGCATCATAGAATTTGAATTGACCTTGGGACGATGCTATCAAATAACAATTTTCTCCCAGAAATTCATGATGGATACCACCATTCGATGCATTTTGTCTTAACATATTGAATGCGGTTCTGATATCCAATCCGCGTCTTGATGTTGCCTGTTCGTTCAATATTGCGGTGATTTTCTGCTTGGTTACGTCCATAGTTTTAACTCCGATACCAGAACGTATTTATCATCATTACTATTTTACTTACCACACCGCCATATCGGTCGTTGCGTCTAATTGTGAAGCCCGATCTACTCTTATGCTGGTTGATTCGGTGTACACTACGAATCGTGCGGCGAGTTTACGTCATTCACAGACAAGTAATGGTGCCGTCGCACTTTCCTTGATGTGGTAAGCAAAATAGTAATTGGCACCGGGCGATGGATTCGAACCATACCTTCCTGACTCACAATCAGGCGTGCTCGCCACTACACTACGCCCGGCATAAAAATGGTACCCCGTGATGGATTCGAACCACCGACAACCCGCCTTCGTAGGACGGTGCTCTTCCACTGAGCTAACGGGGCATAACCCTTAGATATCTGATCCCTTTCTGTGTGATCCTGATCTGACACGCTTTTCTTGTTCTCTAAGTGCTTCTTCAGTCATTGCAGCACCAACAGACAAAACTTTCCAGCCTTCAGACCATACATCATTTTCTTTCAGACCAACTGTATTTCCTACTTTGGCAAAATTCGCTGGCAAAAATGAAACCATGATCGAATTGCCTTTTCTTAGCCTGCACTGATAAAACCGTTTCATTTTTATACTCCTTGATTTGGTAGACCCGACCGGATTCGAACCGGCATCGCCGCAGTGAAAGTGCAACATCCTAAGCCATTAGAAGACGGGTCCAAAAGTTATCATCATTCAACCAACTTGGTAGTCCCTGCGGGGGTCGAACCCGCTTCTACACCTTGAAAGGGTGTTATCCTAGCCTTCCGTAGACGAAGGGACCAAATTTGGTAGTTCCGGCAGGATTCGAACCTGCGATCTCCCGATTATCAGTCGGACGCTTTAGCCAACTAAGCTACAGAACCATAAATTCTAAGGCGGGAACAAGATTTCATTCCTCTTTAAGATCGAATTGCGTTTTCACATACCGCACTCTAGATCACCATGTTGGCGGGGAAGACGGGATTTGAACCCGCGATCTCCTGTTCGACAGACAGGCGCTTTAACCAGACTAAGCTACATCCCCATGAATGGTGGTGTGAGAAGGGTTCGAACCTCCGACGCGCAGGGCTTCAACCTACCGCTCTACCGCTGAGCTACCACACCTTTAACTTTCCTTGTTTCCAAACTCCTTTTCATTTCGACAAAGAAAAACCCTCTGAACCTTTCGATCCAGAGGGTCTATTCGCTTGACTTATGCACACATGTGATTAGTCGCGATGACCCTCCGGTCTCTCGATAATATCAAATTCGCGATGTTCACGACGCATAGCCATAACTTCATTATCTTTCATTGTTTTGGGCTTTTGCCCGGAACTCAAAACGAGGCTTGCTGCATATTCCGCTGCGGCTCTATAATAGGCACCGTCATAGATAAGCATATCAACCTCACTGTTTGTACTTATAGGATAAATTCAGACCGTTGTCAAACAAAATCTGAAAAATTTTATCCTATTGTTTTTCAAGGAGTTTTTCGATTTCCCAAAGAATTGTTTTGGGATTTCCTTTTCCCCGAATCTTCTTCATCACCATTCCCATCAATTTCTGGGCATTGGTTTCATCCGGGTTTTCCGCCAGAACTCCATCAATAACATCTCCAATGGGAATGAGATGATTGGTTTGTTCAGGAAGATATTCACCAATAATTTTGATCTCATCCAAAATTTCTTGGGTTTCTCTGAGGTCTCTCGATTTCTCAAGGTTCTTCATGAAGTACTTTGCGGCCTTCTGAAGATCATCATTGGTTGGATCGCGTTGCTCATTCTTTGCACGAGTATTCGCGTCGGCCAGCAGGGTTGTCAGTACCTTTGCACGAAAGGTATCACGATTTTTGCGAGCTTCTAGAGCTTCGCGTTTCAAGTCTTCAAGGTTTTTCATTTTTCATTTTCCAGTTCTTTGATTTCGGCCTGAAGCTGACGCAATGATCTCTTTTTCTTAATCAACTGTGCCTTCTTGGCTTTTTGGGACTTTGCTTCTCGCCTTACCAGTTCAGCCTCAATAGCCTCTTTATTATCTTCATACCATTGGTTGTATTCAGCGAGTTTTTCTTCAAACTGTGCTCGACACTCTTCGATGGCAATATCAGATGGCTTGCAAATAGCGCCTAGTTCAACGCCGGATGAATTATAATAGGAATGTGGCACCGAAAAATAAATATCATCGCGATTTGGTTTGGCCCAATCGGATATAAAATTCCCACGATTAAAGTCCAAATATTCTTGGACTAATTCGTCATATGTCTTCCCATCACCAAAGTTCACATAGTCGAGTTCCAGACCTATCCATTTAGGTTCTGGAAGAATCAATTCTGGTTTTTGCTTTATACGAATAGGTTTTCTTGCCATGTCATCCTGCCAACTTATTCGGAATTACTGCTTGGCCATGCATCCAGTGCTTGACTGTCTGAACATGATCCTTCCGAACGAACTTTGCAACCTTTTTTCTGAATTCACCGTAGTAAAAAGAATCGGTGACGCGAACCAGATATCCTTCACTGATTCCCCAACGATCCTCATCCCAAAGCTTCTTGATTAGCTTTTCGTCCCATGGGCCACGATAAATGACATCAACCGGAGTGATTCCAAGAAGCTGAAACCATTCCAAGGTCTCATCCCACGAAAGGCACATGTTGCGATCATCCCAAACCGAGAAACCGGTAAAGTATGATTTTAATTCTTCATATTCGATAGAATGCTGGGCATAGAGGTTTTCACCACAAACGCGCCAGAACTCAGGAATTTCATGGGCAATCTGAGACCAAAAGTTTTTCATCCAATCACGGGAAGGATGATGGCGGCTATCAACCGAACGAGCATGAATGTGATCGGAATACATCGTGGTATTCTCACCATCCATCTTTTCAGTGATCACGACTTCCTTTCCAATGAAGCCCTCAAGCGAATCAATCACACGATCATCATCATGGATGTTTTCAGACCAAGGCAAATGAGGGGTGCGCGGGTATTTCACCCAATGTGTGAAATCCTTAAGGACATTGCCGCGTTCCAACACCTTTTGAACAGATGGGTCATAGAACAGTTCTCCTCGCAGGCGAGTGCCATTTGGCATGACCGGATTGCCCCATTTGTCGTAGACATGATCGTCATACAGATGAGGAGGAACAATGATCTTAGTAATACCACAGGCAAGACGAACGTCTTCGACCGAAATTTCGGTGGTCTCGCATTGCATATGGTGATCGGCGCAAACCGATGCGCCATTTTCCAGATAGTATCCACCATCCGGCCAAAGGCGACGTTCTATGATATGATGAGCATCCTGAGCGGGCTTTGAACAGAAGACACACTGATGCCCATCGCGTTCAAAGACACGTTCTCTGAATTCATCTCTGGACAACAGTTTAAACATTTCATTTTGCCTTCTCGTACTGAACCACCTTACTGATTTTATCATAGATGTCAATCAGAATCGGCTCATTGGCACCTTCCAATTTTTCCAACAGTCGTTCCATTTCTTCCATAGTCAGGTCGAGACGAGGAACAATGACAACGGGTTTTAGTCGTGCTCTGATTTCCTGCCGTTCCCGATAGTTGGGACGATATTTATACAGACGCGAATACACCGCAAACTGTCGTTGCATGATTTCCATAGGGTGCGTAATGCCACGAAAACGGCAACGTTCGGCAACCTTTTGATCAATGATGGATTTATCACTACCGAGTTTTCGGTTGCCATCCATGAACAGTTGGTCATTCGAAGTGATATATCCTTCTTTCGATTTGAAGGGATTTCGCTTCTGGTTACCTTGATGTTCGAAATGACTACCCATGTACCGTCCCCCCATAAGCAAGACGATTGTAGATGTCTTCCAGCTTCGCCTCATCGTCGAGACGCAGTTCGTAGCACGGGAAAGGCTTCATATTGAACCCACGACGATCAACGACATCCACATCTGACCACTTCGAACCAAAAACTTCGAACTCATCGTTCAGGTACGACAGAATAGTAGTGATGCGTTGCTGGCCGTCGATCAGCCATTGATCGGTCTTACCATCGATCTGAGAAGAACGATTGTACACGAAGGATGCAATCGGCAGACCAAGCCACAGGCTTTCGATCAGACGAATACGCTGCTTCATTGTCCATACAGCCGGGCGCTGGAATTTCGGAAGAACGAAGCGTCCAAGAATACGCTCACCATCAGCCAGTTCACTATGGAGATCGCGTTCCATAGCAATAAAACTGATGCAGGTAGACATAGCACTACCAGACATGATTTCAGTTGGCATCTTGTTGGTCATACTTCTCTCCCGTGTTATATTCTTTATACACGGGAGAGAAGTATTTGTCAAGTATTATTATCGAGTAACTTCAATGTTACCCGGCTCATCTCTCATGTTATTCAATTGAACTCTAATGTTTCTCAAAAATGCCGCAGTATTCATTTTAAATTTGAACAATCCACGAATGGCACCAATGACAAAAGCCATACCCCAAATGAGTTTTAGTGACATCGCAAGATCGTTGCCTTCAAGTTGAAAAACTTCTACCGCATGCTGTGCAGCACTAGCTCCAACCGTTGCAACAAGAAATGGCCGAAAAGCAGCATCGATAAATTCTTCATCGATATTATCTTTTCTGTGATATCCAGCAATAGCTGCCGGAATAGCGGAAGCAAAATTCACACCAAGATCGAAAATTTTAAGTGCTGCTTCTGGTAATTTCAGCGTGCTAACTAGGATACTAATCGCTGTGTCTTTTATAGAGCCTTCAGTAATCGTTGATTCCGATTGCATACCAAGAAAGTCTCTGATCGCCCCAATTACCTTCTTGAAAAACGTTTCATCTTTTGGAAGACCAGCAAGTTCGTGCATTTCAGCTTTTACATTTTCTTCCATACGATGAAGAAAATCATCCCATTTAGCATCGCTTTGGGATTCAAACAAAATATCGTTTAATTGTTTTGGGGTAATGTAAGACACAAATATCTCCTTGGTTAAGAGATATTTATCTCAATTATGAAATTTTGGTGCGGCTGGGGAGACTCGAACTCCCACGGGATTGCTCCCACTGCCCCCTCAAGACAGCGCGTCTACCATTCCGCCACAGCCGCACAGGGTATTTCTATTTAGAGTGCAATTGGAAGGACTCGAACCTTCACGGGGTCTATCCCACAGCCGTCGCTGCGCGTCTACCAGTTTCCGCCACAATTGCAAAAATTATTCTTCGTCCTTGACCTTGAACAATGGAGTTCTTGGTTCACCACTCAGCGTGTCATTATGAATAGCTTGAAGGAAACGATCCAGAAGGACAATACCAAGGTCTTCAAACAGGACATCACGGTTGGACTGTTTCCATACAACGCCTGTGCCTTTGGCCAAGGAACGCATAGCATTGTAATCTGGTTTGATTCCATTCTTGTGATAGGCCACATACGCATTCTGGAAGAGACGCCAATCTTCTGCCGCCGAATCAACTGCCTTGCCAGTCTTCGGCAAATACGAATTTACCAGATTGACATCATCACGGCGAAAGCCTTTAACGAGAGTATCAGTTACCATTTCGAACTCCATATTCTTGATGAGAATATATCGTCTATATTGGATTGTCAATCTATAAAATGAAAAAGGACCGCTACAACTCAGCGATCCTTTTCCGGTTAGATGTGCTTCCGACTCTGTTGGTTAGTGCTGGTATGCGTCAGCCAGAGCCTTGGAAATCTTGGGTGCATACTCCTATCTAAGCTAAATCATTGAGTTGATCTTCGCTACGTCATGGGTTCCACCTTCCTCATTTAATCCTATCTAGCCTTCCACAAAAACTTTTTCTTTTCTAAATCTACAAAGGGGGCTTAAACTAGTCCAATTTGGGTTCCTGCCTTTCTTTTAGCGAACATTAGACACAGGGGGTTTTCAAAAAATCAAGAGGTCTACAAGTGGGGGTTATCTTACTGCAATTTGGGTTCCTACCTTTCTTTCGGCGATAATTAGACGACAAACTTAGTTGGGGACAATGTTTTATGTTCCCCGTCAACACTGATGAATATATACGTCTTTACTAGAAAGTCAACTAGCAATTTCATTTGTAATGTTTTGGTAATGTTGGATAGATCGAACCGGACGACTTACGGGGTTTTTCTTTGCCCTGCGCCCGGTTCTGGTTTCGCCGCCTTCGATCACGTTCATCGTTAGAAGCGTATGCCTATCAGATGTAGAACCACTACTTTTATAAGGCGGGTTTGTAGCCTGCCTCGTCGGGGTCCAAATTCTCCCGCCCGGTTTTTCTATTGAACCGGATAACATTCAGAATGAACTGCAATTTTTACATCCCTCGGTTCCCTGATCTGGAGCGATGGTCTTGAACTCCATGGTTGGTGATGTTCAGCGGACAGATTATTTATATGATATTGATTTTTGAGTGTCAACGATGAAAATCAATCATCGTCAGTTTTTCATAGCGAACTGGCCAATTGTTGTAATTTCGTTTTGGCTTTTTTTAATGCTATGTGTTGCGGAATGCATATAATGACCAAGTGCTCGAATCATATCGTCATGCGTTCCTAGATGTTTCTCTTCACCGTTGACGGTCATGTGATATTCTGACCCAAGACAAAGAACCTTGATTGGACCATACGGAGAATCAACTTCAATAATGGTATCGTAATTCATGATATTTTAAACTCCGTTGTTTTGAATCTTAAGTCTTCTTTGATCCATTTATGATGATATCACGTTCTTTCTTGATCTGTTCTATATGTTTGCGTAATTCATCAGTAGCATCATTAAATTTTTTTTGTGCAGCATAAAAATCTCGTGCGGCTTCCAAATGATTCAACATAAGTCGGAAATTTTCCCAATAGTCTTCAGGAGCTTCTTCCTTAATCAACTTGTCAACATCTTCACGATTAGACACGCTGATGGTAAACGACCGTGTGTTAATTGTGAAGCTGCCATCTTTTTCAACTTTGACTTCAAAATCGTTGTTTTTCGCAATCAACGAATTTGCATTGTTGAGTTCCATGATTAGTCCTTTGAAAATTGAGGCGACTCACGATCAAAGATGACTTCAACAGGATTTGTCAATTCCATAAAGCGATCTGTCGCCCAAGTCATCATCTGCGAGCGCGTGAAGGTTTCACCCGGATTAGGACGCTTCTTTTCAGGAATGCGAGAAATCTCTTCAATAGTCAATTCGCGCTGAACCAGATCACGAGTGATGAATGCACCATAACGGTATCGCATAGGAAGAGCAGAATAATCATATTCGGCATCTTCCATCATTTGGAGCATTTCGCGAGTACTGCAATTTTGAAGTTTGCTGTGACCAAACACCGAATGAGCAGCAGACGTGATCGCATTGCGTCGGGCATCCAGATAGCGCCACCGAAGCATGTTCACAGCCTCCCATTTATCAGGAACACTGAGAACACGTGCATCAAAGTGGGGCAACCGATGGCAATACGGTTCCCAATTCTTGATGAGAGAGAACAACTTTGCAGTTGTCATCGACGCCAGCACAGAATTGAGCTTGTGACTCTTTGCATCAAACAACATTTGAGCATTATCACCATCGACAAACCATACCAAGCTGATTTCATCGGATTGGGTATAACCGATGACTGCATTGGTGGCTTCCACCAAATACTTGGTAGTGTCGATCATGGCTTGTGACAGCCGAGCATCGAACGGACGATCCATACCTCTGGTGAATTTGGAGAAAGATCGGCCATCGATCCGTGCATAGATCGGGCGATCAGTCGGAAGGCGTCTACCGGTTTCATGAACCTCGTAGTTCTTCATCCGGTTTCCAAGATCGTCTTTCATGTATTACTCCAAGCTTTTGTTTGAGTATACACGACCAATCCATAATGTCAAGTTAAAAATGGTGAAGCCCCCCGGCGATTAACCGGAGGGCTTCATTGGTCAACGGGACAAGATATCTCACTCATCCCGTTGATGGTGCTTGTGGCAAGGTGTTTCACTCACCACAAGCTCAGGATCACATCTAATATATAGTACACGCCTGAAAATTATTCAAGCAAATTATCAAAAAATTTCTGATTTTTTGATAACCTGTTCAGTTGAAAAGAAAAATCCCTTTGGGAATGGTACCTCGCCCATGTTGATATAAGAGATTTGATCAGATGGTACAATGATATTATTACCGTCTTCGTCCTTCATGCCCAAACCAACCATCGAAATAGCCCCTGCTGCCTCGATAGCTTTAGTGTTATCCTCAAATTCGAGGAAAATTTCTTTTTCAGATTTCAATACGACCGTTATATTGACCATTTGTGTAGCTCCATGTGACTCACCATAGTATAAAACACTATTAAATTTAGTGTGTCAATTTGGCGCTGATCATTGATTGGTCCTTATGAGCGTCAGTAAAATATTCAACATCCATATGATCCCAAAACGGAATTGCACTTTTCTTAATATCATTGATTATCAAAACATTGTTCGGTGCCATCGCAACCAAAATACCAAGAACCCTTTCAGCATAACCTTGTTTTCTGAATTTCGGAGATATTTTGATATCGATCAACCTAAGAACTTGATCATCTTCTGTGATGCCTAACCCGAGTGTACCAATATCATCATCTTCTGAATTGTTCACAATCAGGTAATTGATACGCCAGTGTTTGGGATATCCCTCGTATGATGTGATTTCACCACCTGATCCTACGGATGTCGGCATGAGATAAAAGCTTTTATCTGACTGTCTGAAAAACACAGGAGCGTCACCGTACATCTGTTTGACGACATCATCGTATTTTTCTATTCGTCCTTCAAACAAATGCATCAACATCAAACACGAACCTTCCCACTGATCATATCTGATCGGCCTTGATCCTGAAAATATTCAATACCAAGAGATTCCCAAAACGGCTTAGCGTCATTTTGAATATCGTTGATAATCAGTTCATGGTTGGGTGCTATCGATGCAAGCATTCCGACTACACGAGTGGCCAATCCTTTACGTCTGAAGTCCTTGTTGGAATCATATCGGGTTTTAGGCTCGTCCCATATGTCTGCTTCATCTTCTTCGTCGTCTTCCCATGGGTTGGCTTCGACATTCCCATCATTGATTTCGATATTGATTAAACGAATTGGTGTATAATCGTCCCAAACACCCAATGTGACTTCACCTACATGATTATCATCAAGCATGATGTTTCCATAAATGCGCATTTCTGGACGTTCTGTTTTGATTGATGTTATCTTGCCATCACCTCTGTATATTGCGATATAAAAGTTACGATCCTCGCCATCGACATAAAGGGTTGCAATAGGATGCTTGTATACTTGAGCTTTTGGATAGCGCTTAAGGCCTTCCATCAGAAGATGATTCAGTTTCATCTGTTTGTGCCTTCCACTTTTCGTCCTTCTTATACCAATAATAAGTTCCACCAGTTATAACACCGACAAACATTATGATTGCTACAACAATCATCAGAAGGTCATTTCCCGTCGAAGCGATACATTGAAACAATTCAACATCAGCTTCGAATTTTGCATCTAACGTTTCAGCGTTCCAATATGCTATATCGTGAGCATCACAGCACATTGATAAATCATTTCCTGCGATTTCATCAGGAAATTGAGTACAACCATCCATATAATCTTCAGGCGGCAATTTACTTTGCTCTTATATTGGTGACTTTAATAGTCAGTGTTTCATCGATTCTCACCAATTCTGCTTTGAATTGAATGTCTTTAAAACTACCATTTTCAAATACAAAATATGACCAAGACGCTGTTCCATATCCAGACATCTTATCGGTCTTGGTTGGTTCGCATTCAAAAACCCTCATAAGTCGTTTGGCTATTTTCCCAATCAATACTGCTTTTTCAGCAGATGATGTCCAACCAGAACTTAGATATATATCAAACTTTGAAAACGTAACAAGCTTACCATCAACCTCATGATCTGAATACGATGGTGAATTTACGTGATCGATATCAACATTGAGAAGTGCTAAATGGTCCCGTATGGCACCGAATAGAAGTTCAACTGTATATTTGTCTAAATCTACGGAATCTAACTGATTTTCCAAAATCATCATTATTTTTTCTTTAGTGTATTCCATCAAATATTCTTCCTAATTGCTTTAACTCGAATTTCGATCTCATCCAACTTATCGCTGATAAGTACATCAAAAATCATATCACCAAATGTAGCATTGGTGATTAGATAATTGACTCTCTTCATTCTCATCGCATCTTCTTCTTCGCGTTCGTCAAGATCACCACTCAATTGTTTATGAAGATGTTGAGCCAATTGCTTCATGATGATCACGCGACGATCAGATTGCATGTCTTCTGTGTCGATATTGACATAGAACCCATAAAGCTTCATCAAACGACCATCGATTGATCCTTCCTGTCCGCCCATGAATTGGTGTGTAGTTTTGAATTTCTTAGTTACATTCAAAAATCTCTTCATCAGATTTTCAGCTTTGGCTTCTTCCAAATCCACAAGTTTGACATCTGGATTAAACCCATCAACTGGATTTCCGCTTTCATCTTCATCACCAAATGCTTCATTAAGAATAGAATTCAACTGGTCTCTTGTCACATTAGACATTATTTTCTTCCTCTATATTTTAGAATTGATTGCATCGCATTCAAAAGTCCCTCATATTCATTCTGATCGCCATAAATGGCATCAAACCAGTTCAAAATATTCCTAAAAACAATAATAGATGAATTGTCTCTATCCGGGTCTTGGCTCATTTCTATAAGCTGTTGCATTCTGCGGGCATTCATTTTTCTTGCGGATTTCCGATCATAGGTGCCACCGCCCTCTACAACTTGAAGCTCTTCGTCTTCGCGTGCCTGTTTCATAGCCTCTTCATCACCTGCATTGAAATCGGCAGGCGACATCTCATTCAGAATATCATGAATACTTTTTTTGACGTTATCTGACATATGAAACCTCTTGTAGTATTTACACTATTGGTTCCGATATGTGCGATAGTATTGTAATGGAGAACCGGGAGGGATTCGAACCCCCGGCGCATGGGGTAAAAACCCATCGCTCTGGCCAGACTGAGCTACCGGTTCAAAAATGGAATATTAACAAAATCATCAAACATACGAGTTGTATTTCCGTTTTTTGTTTTTGGTATTGTATGTCGAAATACTAACATAGTATTATTACTGTTTAGAGCCTCTTGAGCATTAATCCATGCGATCTTATCTGTTTCGTTGTCTACTACTGCAAACCAGTCTATATGTTTGACATCATACCGAAATTTATAATTCGGACCAGATTTGGTAAGATATAATTTTGTTGTTTCTGGTGATGATTTTTCACGATTATAACATTTAACTTGAACTTTGTGTAAATCTCCCTGTTCGTCTTCAACTATGAAATCTATTTTTGAATTATCACCAATGTCGGTAAAGACCGAAAGCCCATACTTTAAACATTGTGTAATAACCAAAAATTCACCATAAGAACCCAAATCTTTATTATGCATAAGTACCATCCGGTTAATTGTCTCATGGTACTTATGCATAATATCAAAACTTGGTGAACCAGCCGGGATTCGAACCCGGAACAAAGGAATTAAAAGTTCCTTGCCTCACCATTCGGCCTCTGGTCCATTAGATGCATTTGGTAAGCCGAGAGGGATTTGAACCCTCGACACGCGGAGTAAGAATCCGCTGCTCTGCCTGACTGAGCTACCGGCTTACAAAATGCATCCTGATTTTTATAGGGAATAGGTTAACGCGCGCTTACGCACGTTTTCGTGCAGCACGTTTGGTTGCGATTGCTGGCATATGGAAGATCATTGCGTCCATGTTTTTACTTATAGTACTTTTCCGATCAGGTGTCAACACAGAAAATGCATTAAATGCGTTCCATACATGACATTGGTACCGTGATAGCAAGATGATCGGGGAGTGGATCATCCAAAATGATGATACCAATCAGCTTGTCATCAGTTGCAGGCCCGGCATACGTTCCTTGAAAGGTCGTAGGGTTGGGAATATTCACGGTCTGAACCTTATCACCAACTTTCAGCATTTTAATTACTCCATGTTCCATCAAATGCGAAACTAGTTTCGCAGTATCGTTTTTTCCTGTGTGTATGAATACAGTATCAGGCATCAGGAAGCGGATACCACCCCTCAAGCCATTCATCAGGAAATCCACCATGACCGACAGGGGCAGCGAAGTTCCATCCAATATCGAATCCATCATCTGCAAGGCCCGGATGTCGCAAAACTGCATAAATGCCATTGAACCCTTTCAGATCAGGTCGATTGTCTCTCATTTCAGGATAGATGTTATCCCGAAATTTTACAAGTCGAGGTTTGCCATCTTTGATGTCATTCGTGATGGGTTGCATCTGAGTGTTTATAATGCGTTGTTCCTTGTGCATTGTGTTCTTATACCAGATATGCTATAATTAGTCAATATGGAAAATAAGATCATATACAAAATTGGAAACCCAAAGCTAAGAGAAAAGTCTGAACTCGTAACAGACTTCTCAACGCTGGACATGTTTCTAATCCCCATGATGGAACGTGGCATTCAAGAAATGTGCGATCAGGGCGTTCGTGCCGCTGGTATCTCAGCCATTCAAGTTGGTGTTACCAAACAAGTTTTCATCATTACTCAAGAGTTTTCCCACAAAGTTGTGTGCAATCCAAAAATACTCTCATATGGGAAGAACTCCACCAGTATGTTAGAAGGTTGTTTGTCGGTTGATGATGAATTCTATGATATCACACGACCAGACAAGGTAAAAGTTGAATATCAAGACAAAACTGGCAAAACCATCAAGGAAACGATCAAAGGCTTCGAGGCACGTGTCTTCCAACACGAACTGGATCACCTTCATGGTATCATGATGCCAGACCGTGTTCTATTTGACGATGCTCTGATTGATGCGTGTATCAATCATGATAATGATCGGATCGTCGAAATAGAATTAGATCGTAAAGAAGTAAATGATGAATTTGCAGTACATTGGACAACCCAAGTATTAAAAAAGTATGGACTTGAAAATAATACTGGACAAATTAGTGTTAGACGTATAAAAGAGATTTCAGATAGAAATCTTGCAATCAAAAAGATAAGACTGAAGGCGATAACTGATGAAGTACAAATTTCCGACGATTGAGCACATCGATCAAGTTCGCGATGCCATCGCGGACGTTGAGGGCATGGGCGAAGTTGATAAAGGAAAATTTATCATCTTCGATTATGTCGTTGCTTTTGCTGACACTTTTCCTCCGGTTGAAACTGATGTGGACGCGATTCGTCGTGAATGTCGTGGTATCACGTTCGACAAGGAAACCGGTGAAATTATTCGTCGTCCGTTCCACAAGTTTTTCAACGTCAACGAACGTGATGAAACTCGCATGGAACTGATTGATGTGAAGCAGCCGCATGTTGTTTTGCACAAGTATGATGGTTCCATGATCGCACCGGTAATTGTTGATGGTGAGATTCTTTGGGGTACTCGTAAGATTGCACAAGAATTCCATGAACTTGTTGCAGCACATGTTGCGCGGTCTGATGAAGATTATGTTGGACTGGTCGAATGGTGCACCAAGATCGGTGCAACTCCGATGTTTGAATTTATGTCACCTGACAAACAAATTGTGGTCGAACACAAGCGTGAAGAACTTCGTCTGCTTGCGGTTCGTGCCATGAAGTCCGGTAATTACTTCACGCAAAATATGATCGAGAATCTTCATGTTCGTTTCAATGTTCCGATTGCTGGTCAAGCATTCGATTCGGTTGATAGTCTTTCCGACTTCATTCCGTTCGTGCGTAATCTGAAAGATGATCGTGAAGGTGTTGTCATTCGCTTCGAGGACGGACATCACGTCAAGCTGAAGACCGAACAATATACTGCGGCACACCGTGCAAAAGAGCTTCTTGTTGATAAGGACGTGGTTAAAATGATCCTACACGATACGGTTGATGACATCATGCCTTATATTGGTATTGATGATCAAAAATCAGTCGAGCGTTTCAAGGACAAAATTTGCCGTGGTATTCGCGAAACGGCTGAAGAGATGTTCCGTTTTGCTGGTGAATTGCGTGATAACGGTATGACTGTTGGAGAGATTGCAAACAGCGATGAACTCAAGGCATATCCGCATCGAATGCTTGTTTCGGTAGTTATGCGGGCCGTGCGCGGCGCTTCCGTTGACGAGATCGAAAATTCAATCTTGATTGTTCTGCGAAAGTGGACTGGATCGGGACCGCGTGTCGATTCAATTCGTCCTGTTTTCGGCGGGCATCGCTTTTCTGATCGCGGGCCTTCCGACGAAGAATAGTCTCCCAAGAGGAAATGAGTGAAAGATATGTTCTCCGAATTTTAGGAAAACCTTTATTCGGGAACATTCTTTCGCTTTCTTCTTCAATCATATCAATCGCATCAATAACATCTGTTTTGAACTTTTCGTTTTTGATTTTCATTCGGTCAATGCGATTATACACAATCTCTTTCAAAGATGTCAGATATCCATTCATGTCTCGTTTGTCTTTGATTGGGTATCGCTTGATCAATAGGGCTGGTTTGACACCATTATCGATTAGATATTTTCTTCGAACAACAGCCAATACATAATGGCGTCCATCCTGTTCAAAGTATCTAATGACTTCGCTTGCGTCGATCCACAATGACCAAATCTTGCCAGATTTGTTTTCCACAAGAATTCGTAGCTTCTTCTTTTCTAGAAGTCTCGTGGCAACGAGGCCAATTATTTCAATGTTCATCATCATTATGTTTTACCGGAATGTCTGATTCCTATAACTAATTTATAACAACAATAGTAGTTGTAAGTCAATGGATGAAGAAGATTTAGACCTGATAGAACTTGTTACCTATGATAATCTGAATAGCCATATTCAGAACTTAAGACATCATTCTCAAAATACAGATATTTTCGACCTATTCATCCTAAAATACACAAAAGAAATCTTCGCAACTATAACCAACGAGTGTCTACATAAAAAATATGCCCGGCAACCCGTGTTGTTTCTTGATTGCGCTCGGACGCCGCCCAATAAGGATTAACACTGGTCGAATGATACATGGTTGCCCCGCCAGTCGGATCATCACTATGACCAGTTAGAATTTGAATGGCTATAACCTGTGCAAGTTTCCATGCTTGTCCATCTGGTGTCGCTGGATTTACCTGATCGATATTCAGCATGCGTTCCCTGTTTGGATCATTCTGATTCCAACAAGAGAATTGACGATCATGTAAGGCTACGCCCGGAATAGTATCACCGCCCCACATGTTTGCACCAACGGTAGCACGGTTCACGATCACATGACCAATAGCTCTCATACCCAATTCGCCCTGTGATCTGGCTTCCCCCCACATCGTCAATGCCAGATAAATGAAATCATCTGTTCTGACCAGTTCATTCAAATCATAATAGTCGGCATCAATGTTTTCCATACTTTTGTGTTCGACTTCATCATGTGATGGTTCTGTCATCCAGCGTTCGAATGTTTCCTCGTCAATCACGATAGGTGCATCAACAGCTTCCACAGCATTGACTGCGGCTTCTGCTGATGTTGAATGGGTGACAGCCTTCATTGGAGCCACTACGGTAGAAACTGTCAATCCCAATGATGCGATGATAGAAGTAATCCGTTGGGATATACTGCCCTCCATCAATTCCTGTTCCATCAATGCATTGACGTAATCTTTGATATCCTTTTCAGAAAGATTACTCAAAGCATTTCTAAGACCAAAGTTCATCGCAAAAAGATCAACAATATCCATGCCGCCAAGTTCGACGCTTCTATAGTAAACCTTCATGTCCCCAACAATCAGACTTTTATTATAGTAGCTTCCCTCTTTGGATTTTATTTGTGTGAGGAATAATTCATAGGATTCTTCTACGTGTCTTAGGTCGAACCCGAGATCATCCACAAGGTTTTGTTTGATCATATCATGATCGGCTTCTTTCGCGTCCACAAACACGACCGTCTTACGATCACTGAGCACCAGACCACGAACAGCCAATCTGTTCTTAACCAGATGTCTTAGCTTACTCTTGTGAGGATTGATGTAGATCAGATATTCTTTATTGTAATCATATGGACTTGAGACCCGCTCCATGCCTTCAATAATCATGCTCGTGCCTCCTTCGGTGGATCGAATTTGTCTTCGCGCTCCCCCTGTTGGTTTTTGTACAGGATGCCATGAATACGTATAGGGGCATTTTTATCCAATCTAATTTCATTTTCATCAGTAAAGCTTTGAGAAATATTCTGTCCTAATGTAGCAATCCAATCAACATTTCGGATATCTGCTGATGCATGAACGATAAGCGTGTTCTCCGATGCGTGTTTTCCAAAATACGGAAATGCAGAATCTTTAGAATATGCCCAAAAGACACCAACATTAGCAAGGTTCATGTCTTTTAAGTCTTTCACGGTGACCGCTCGCCACAATGGAATATGCCAATCTGGTCCAACCACCCCTGATACATATTGGATGGTTGCTGAAAAACGATCTATCAATTCAGATTCAAGCCACGATTCGAATTCATCATCCCAATTCATACTATCATCGTCTTCATCGTATCCATATTGATATTCAAATTCTTGGCGCATTTCATCTACGCCACCAACGTCTTCATATTGCATATGTCTCAATACCTGTTCATAAAAATGATGACCATCAGTTTCAAACCGAAGCCATTGCCTTGGATCATTTGTATTTTCGAATAGAGATTGTAATAGCGACATCAACCAAAGAACGGAATTGGTCCGCCTCCACCATCAGTGCTATCGAGAAGGTCTTGAATAAGCTGTTCCTTCATTTCCTTGCCAGTTGCAATCAAATCGCTACCCTTAAGAACGGTACCGCCCTGTGGACCCGGAATAGTTGCAAGCTTGGAATATTTTTCACCAAGTATCATACGAACACCAGCCTCAGTGTATTGCATCAACCATTTGTATGCGGCTGAATTCTTTAAAAGACGATCAATACTTTTAACTGCTGAACACTCAAGCATCACGGTTTCATCACCACGCAATGTTCTCCACAGATGAAGTTTCCCTTCACCTTCATCAAACTCAAACATGATGTGTTCACCGAACATTCTACCAATCTGTTCTTGAAATTGGGTTAGTGCTTCAAAATTCAACAGACCGGGGAAAGTAGTATCTCTATATCGCAATGTGTGTTGAATGAATGCGGCTGAGAATGGCTCGAATCCATTACCGCCCATCAATAGAGCAGTACGAAGGCGTCTGATCTCTTTAACGCTATCAATTTCTTCTGGAAGTTGATAGGCCATCTCACCCGCTTTTGCTTCCAAGAACAAGAACCCTTCATGAATAGATTCACGTGAATACGTTCTATATGTCCTCAATGCTTCATCGAATGCGACGTTATAATCATCCTGTTCCAACTCTACTTCGATGTTGGTTCCACCGAGTTTGACATAGACGGAATAGAAGAGCTTATCGAGTTCGTTTTTAATTTCCATGGATCGATACCTATTTGATGCTAGGATTATTTATTCGAAAGGTAAATAGTAGGAAGCACTTGGTAGGTATTCAGAAATGGCAACAATTAACGTTTACAATAAATTCAAGCTATACATCGGTGATGGAACTATCGATCTCGATAACGATCAGTTGAAAATCGCACTGTTGGACAGCAATCACTCATTCGTTTCAACACACACTGACTGGTCACAGGTCAGTGCGAATGAGATTTCAGCCGGTAATGGCTATACAGGCGGCGGTAAAGTATTGGTGAACGTCACATGGACCGAAACCGGTGGAACTGCGACACTGGACGCAGATAATGTCACATGGACCGCTACAGGTGGTGCTCTTGGTCCCGCAAGCCATGCAATCATCTATGATGATACCGCGACTGATGACAAACTCATTTGTTCTATCGATTTTGAAGGCAGTCAGACAGCAGGCGAAGGAACAGAGTTCCGCATCACATTCAATTCGAACGGAATTTTGAGACTATCATGAGCATTTTGAGAGACGGTATCCGCGCACAAATTGGTGAAGAGCTAATAAAGCACAAGCAGGAAATTGCTCGTAGTGCTTCTAATATTATCAACGATGTCATTATTAGAAAACAGCGCTTTGATGAAATCAGAGAATTGATGCAATCCGATACCAATAGCTTTAGTGCACAAGATATTGCTGATCTCGATTCCATCCAAGGCGAATTGTTGATCAGAATCCAAGAAGTTTACGACCTTGTTAGTAGTTAATAGATGTCACAGTGGTACAATGGATCATGGCTAAACAGACAAGCGGTTACTATTCATCATGAACAGGTTCCGTCTACACTAAGCAATTTTGTCTGTTATCTAGACGAGACTGGTTTTGTCAAACCCGGTCTTGATAGCGATATATTTGAGGGTGCAAAGGCCGATGGTTCTGATATCGTTGTCACCGCGTCCGATGGATTTACCAAATTAGACCACGAGCTTGTTGCGTTTGATGCTGGCAATCAAAAACTAGAGCTATGGGTTAAAATTCCAACTGTTGCTGCTGGAACAGATACCACTATTTTCGTTTATTATGGGAATGCCGCATATACTGAAACCTATACTGGTGCAGTCTGGACATCCTATCAATATGTTTCACATAATGGTGGTAAAACAGATTCAACCGGTAACGCTGCGGCATCAACCACATATGGTTCACCAACCCTATTAGATGACGGCATCACCGGCAAGGCATATGATTTTGAAAATGCTGGTGATATTTTTGACACTGGTCTTGGTGCAATTACCTATCCGTTGACGTTCCAAACATGGGTTAAACCTTCGTCTTTCACAGGCCCGTATGTGATGGGCAATTACAATTCTTCTAGTGAAGACCTGACCCTCTACACTCAATCATCACAATGGGTATTCAACGTTGAAAATGGTGGCGGTGCTCATGGTTTTGGTACTGTCAACCAAGGCGCATGGAACTTTTTGGGCGTCACCATTGATAGCCAATACAACAAGACCTACCACAATGGGTCTTTCATTGGAACCATTTCTTCTGCTGGTGCTACCGGAAGTATTGATACCGGGAACACTCTTCATATAAATGATAGAGGCGATACAGTAAACACTGCTGGCGGGATCGCCATTGATGAGATTCGTTTTTATGCTGGTGTGCTTGATGCCGATCATATCGAAGCCGAATACAACAACCAAGTATCACCAGCAACATTCTATTCCGTATCAAACCAGCAAGAAGTTTCCGGTGCATATGTTGCGCCGCCAACAGCAGACATAACCTTAACTGATTATGTTCCGCTAATATCTGTTGGGGTTAATATCGTTGCTCCCGCCGCAGCATTATCATTTGTCACACAAGCGCCAGTCGTAGGAACTGGTGTGGTTGTAAGTCTTGGCTTTGGAACCATCACACTAGATGCACCAGTTGCCGGTGTTGATGCCAATGTGAATATTCCATCCGCCATCAATGTTGACATTGGAAAACATTGGGGCGGTGCTCGTAAATTCAAACCAGTCAAACCATTTGAATTATTCAAAGAAGGCAATTTGAAGAATAAGGATTCCCAATTTATTTCAGGTATCAACCGCCAGATTATCGAGTTCGGTGGTGTCGTTTGTTATATTTGGAAACTGCTGGGAACCTATGATCAATCCTCAGCAAACGGAAAACCCGGAACACAACTTGATGAAGCATGGGGCGAATTGGACGATGATGGTAATCTCATTGGTATCCAAGATACTATTCTTGGTGAGAACCGAGATCGCAAGTATTCAGAAAATTCCATTCGCCTCAAAGGAACATATGCCGTTTCAGAAAATGAACTAGATTATGCTCGCTTCGGAATGGCATTACTTGGTGACATCATCCAAATCGAATTCCACAAGGAAGACATGGTAGAAAAGGTTGGCAGACGATTAAAGCCCGGTGATGTCATTGAAATGGTTCACCTGAGAGAAATTGGTGAAGATGGTACAATTGCCAATCGTTATTATGAAGTCGATAATATTGCGCGTTCTCCTTCTGGTTACGATCACACATATCAATACCACATTCTTGCAGCAACGCTAAAGCCAATCAGAGACAGTCAAGAATTTATTGATCTGATGGAACGTGAAGACGAATACGGCAGAACACTTCAAGATCAGATTTCGAATAGGAAATATCTAGAAGGCCTAACTGCGAAGAATCAAGACGCTGCTAATGAGCAAGCGTATACGACCAATTATGACACTACACCATTGTACATCACAGATGAGGGACAGATTGTTCCGCATATTTGGACTGATGATGGTGAGCCGCCAAATGGAAGACCTGTTACACAGGTTACGAGTTTCCCATCAACGCCGACCGAAGGTGATTATGTTGTTCGTATCGATTTCTTCCCAAATAAATTGTATCGCTACCAGTCTGGCAAATGGCTTCTCAAAGAAAAAGACACGAAGAGAGAATGGCAACCATACAACTGGACCAGAAAACTTCGTGAATTCTCTTCTGATCGAACGATCCATGATGATATCAGACCATGGGAATTGAAATCCATCCATGATATCGGAACTCCGACACAGGGACGTTCTAATCCATCACCAAAGGGTCATGATATTATTCACGCGAATATTTTTGATTGGGACCGCAAGATTAAAGTCGAAATTCCAGATGATGTCTTGGAAGAGGCACCAGAAGTCGAACGTTCAGCGACGTTGATTCCTACGAATGCTCAAACCAATATTTCTGATTTCCTAAATGCGACATCAGGTCAATATGATTTCTTCTTGGTCTATTATGTAATCACTCGTGGTAACAATCAGCAAACAGGTGAACTATTGCTTAATGATGATGGGACCAATGTTTCAATCGACCAAGAAAAATCAGACATTGGGGATGTTGGTGTTACTTTCTATGGCGTACACGAAGGTGGATACAGAAAGCTTAAGTACACTATGACTGATGGTTCTAATGCAACAATCAAATTCTTCGTGAAGGGTGCTTGGTAATGAAAATTTGTGATCTACTTGAGAAAGTCCAAATTGAATACGTAAGAGGACCAAGAGGAACTACTGAGGTATTGATGAATCCTTCTACCCGTGACGTTTTGAAGGAACTCCACAACCAAGGTGATCTTCGTGGCTATTGGGAACCTGTTATGGGAAGTTATGCCTTTTGGCCCGGTTCTACTTTGCATGAGGAAGTGATTGGTAATGATCCAATCTTTTTCGAATATGAAGATGTGATCAAGCTTTATCTATCAAGAAGCAATTTTGGAATCTATCATTTCGAAAACCGCAAAAGAACAAGCGAAGAAGTGTATGAGCTTGCCGGTGGGAGCCGCGAAGAGCTATTGAAAAACATGGCAAGCTCATCACACGTTCTTAAAAACCTGATCAAAAGCAAAGAAGTAGTCTGGGATGACGAATAGTTACTCAATTCGTTTGATGGTTCGGAAGTCCGTTTGAACAGATTGTCCAACTTCCAATGTCATCACATGGCCGAACCAGAACCAAGTATTGTCCATAGTTGATCCTTTGGTCTTCTCGTTATAAAGCCACGTTGGTGGATTTTCTTCTGTGAAATATTCAGGATCACCTTTACGCTTCCACGCGGTCATCACCATTTCAAATTTTTTCATCTGTATCTCCAATACAAAAACGCCCCCGTTTTTACACGAGGGCGTTTCCGTTGTCTAGATCAGTTTGATCCTATTACTGGTTTCGACCAAGCATCTCACCGAACAGGGTCGCGGCATTTTCCGTCGAACCCGATCCCATCAGCAGAACTTCAGGGACATTGATCGATCCCAGAACTTCCGGGTTGTCACGAAGGACACCAAGAACGTCTTGGACGATTGCACGTTGGAAGTCCAGTTGGAGTTCCAGTTCGCGAAGTTCTTGCACGCGGTCTTCACCCAGAACTCGTGCCTGAGTAAGCTGACCAGCAGCCAGTTCTTCGAGATAGTTACGGTCAGCCGATGCGCGGCGTGCGCGGGTCTGCTCGTAAACTTCAGCGGCAACCACTTCGGCTTGCTGATCAGCCGTTGCACGCTGTTGTTCAGTTGCGATACGAGCACGCTGGGCACGTTCTTCCTGAACAAAGGTGGTTTCAAGCTGAGAAGCAACTTGGTTACGTTGCGGTGCGATCAGCAGTTCAGGCGGAACTGCCGGATCGCCCATCGTGACTTCCAGAATGGTGAGACCCGAAGTCGTAGAACCATTCATGACCGCGTAGGAGATTTCTGCTTCGATAGAAGCACGGTTCTGAGAGAAGTCCAGAGCGCGCGTCGGACGATAAGCGTAGGCTTGAGTGCCAGCAGATTGCATCACCGGTTGATCATTCTGATCGCGCAGATACGGGTGAGGCATGTCGCGTTCGAACAGAACCGCTTCACACACTTCCGTGCTGCCTTCCATGTGACACATATCGTCAACCGGTGCATAGATACGACCGCCCCCGATATTGCGAACGCGAGAGCGGATCATCGGAGTGATGATACGATCTTCGACTTCGTTCAGATCACCAACAGCAGCCACGATAGCCGGTGCTTGTTCAGCGGTGACTTGTGCCATGACACGAAGTTCCACCGGAATATCCCAACCTTCGGCAATAACATTGATTGCACGATCAGCGGCATGAGACGGGACCGGAACTTGCTGACAAGTACGAGTGCCTTGTTGGATTTCACCTTCCGGGGTCACATCCAGCGGAATACGGCAGCGTTCAAAACCACCATTGTATTCGAAGCGCTGGGCACGAGTTTCAATCAGCGTGATATCATAGATCAGCGGATTGATCATATAGGAACCCGGAGTCAGCGGACGTTCCCAGACACCCTTGCAACCAACCGGTACCAGAGTTGCAGTCAAATCGCCCTGCGAAACTTCACGCACTTGGTTACAGTTGTTGTTCCAACCTTCATCGATGTTCGAACGAACAACACCAACGAAACCAGTCGGAATAACGGTGGTCACGGTCGGAGTACGATCCAGACCGGCGATATCACGCGGATCGTCAGTGTATCCATCGGAATTGTAGTAGCCGACAAGATTGCCGCCAGCATCCGTGATACGAACATTGAACAGATAAAGGTTGATACGATGCGTACCCGGAAGCAGTGGAGTCGATTGTAGACCCTTGCGACCACCGAGTCCACCTTCAGCCAGCGGAGTCAGGAATGCCGTAGCATCGAAAACATTCTGGCCAGTCGTGGCGCGTGTGGGACGTTGTTCATCACCACGAGCCGGAATAGAACCAGAAATTGCAGTACCCGGAAGCGGCGGTGCAGCGATTGCATCTTCAGAAAGCGGCTGACCATCAACAGCGACCAGCACACCGTAATGGTCTGCCGGAACCGTGACGACCGGAAGCATTTCGAAATCGCCCCACAGACCCATCAGTGGTTCAACATGGAGTCCGGGTCCCCAGATGTGGGCATTCGGACCTTGTTGATTGGCCAGAGCGATGATTTGGCCATCGCGCATGGAATTACCGAAATAGGTACGGGTATAATGGCCCGTTTGATCATCAGGAACAACGATGATCGAGGTTGTCCATGCACCGAGAACGAAAAAGAGAGCACCGGCGACTGTGGTCCCCGCACGAACGGCCCATCGATATGAACCGGCAAAACCACCGAGTGCCAGACCGGCAATAGCCAGTACAACACCGAAGGTCATAAGGATAATAGAACCCATTAATTTCTCCATAGGTTGGTGACCCAATGTCACGTATAGCGGTTATAGAGGTCAAAACATTTTATGTCAATAAGTTTTTCCGTTTGACAATGATTTAAATCACGTATATAACATAGATCAAATACAGAGGAACGCAATTCATGTCTAATACTGAAATCGCAAATACCATTCTGTCTCAACTTGGCGGTCGCCGGTTTATTGTTATGACCGGTGCAAAGGATTTCGTTGCAATCGACAATGGAATCAAAATGACGCTTCCGCGTGGCATGAAAAATAAGGCAAATCGTCTTACCATCACTCTGACCGACATGGACACGTACAATATGGAATTTGGTCGTTATGTCCCGTCAAGCTTCTCCTACAAGGAGATCAACACGGTCGAAGGGGTGTACTGTGACATGCTCCAAGAAATTTTCACGAACGAAACTGGATTTTACACGAAAATGTAATATCTAAGATATGAGGCTTGGGCAACACCTCCTTTCTCAGCTCAAGTTTCATGAATGTCGAAAGCCGCCAGTTAATTCAACTGGCGGCTTTCTTCGTTTAGATCAACACAAAGCCTTTGTATGGCTTTCCGAGGATTTCGCAGGCTTTGTCGAAATCCTCCATCATGATCCCATTCTGAGAACTGGTCTGCACATGATGATCTTCAACGCCCTTGACACTGGCATCGTCAATCACACACCAATGCGTGATGTTCTCATGATACTCATCACGAAGCATTTTTAAGTGCTTGTGAATTGCATCACCGCGATCATCGCAACCCGGATAAGTCGTGACCCATTCGGGGTACAGGTCTTCAGAGATATCATATCCAACACGCATGAAGCGATCACGAATATGATCTTCTCCGTATGCACCATGTGTGGAATTGATAACGACCTTACAACCAGTCCATTCACAAATGGTGCGAACTGCATGACAGGCGGACTGGTCGAAGAACTCCATGAACGAACCTGCTTCGTGATGCATCTCTGAAGGAAGCCACAACAGATTTCGACCAGTGTTCACAACACCATCGATATCCAAAAACAAAATTTTCATACACATAACTCCATGTAACTCATATTACACGGAAAATATGAATGTGTCAATACTGTTGACAATCAAATTAAAACCTGATATACAGTGTTCATTGTCAAGTTCATACATGGAAAGGAACTTTATGAGCAACAATGTTTTTGGTCTCGTCCCCGAACGCAAGACCTACGTCGCAATCGATGGCGTCAATCTTCATGCGGCACTCCGCAATGAGGAAGGGACTATCGATTTCAAGAAAATGCGGGAAGACTGTGAAATCGAATGTGACTATATCAACTTCGGTTACTTTACCGGCGTTGCTGATGATGAAGATGGTCACAATCCGATCAAGCCTCTTATCGACTTCCTGTCGTTCAATGGCTTCGAACTGCACACCAAGCCGCTGAACAAGTTCACCACCAATGATGGTCGTACTATCGTCAAGGGCAATACCGATGTCGATCTCGCTGTCAAGGTCATGGAAATGGCATGGAACGGTGCCTGTGAACATCTCGTGCTGTTTTCTGGAAACAACGAGTTTTCTCCCCTCGTCAAAGCGCTGCGTTCTCGTGGTATTCGAGTCAGTATCGTTTCCGGTGAAGGCGTTGTGGGCGAATCTCTGCGTGCTTCTGCGAACGAATTCATCAACGTGAAAGAAGTTCTCGCGGACTTCAAACGTTAATTTGTTCCAACCAAAAATGATAAAAGGGGCGGACTACGACTGTCCGCCCCTTTTTCTTTATACCAATTCGAGACTCAAAATCACATAGTCCCGATCAAGAACCGCACTGGAAAATGCACACGGTGTTGCTCGACCAGTGATGTATGTAATCTTTACGCGACATTCCTCACCAGAATATTCTCCTTTGAATGGATCGTACTCCTGAAGGATTAGGACATCTCCTAGCTGAAAGTTTCGATCATCTTTTCTAAGGTCATGCTTCTTGTCACCAGCCTTGATGGCTTGAAAGAATGAAGTCCAAGATTTTACTGTATGTTCTGTCATTTTTATTTCTCCTAATTTTAGACATAATTGTACCTCGCTATATCCCGGCCCCAATAATATTTCTCTGATCAACAGATTCTAAAAATATTATTCAGGTTAATAGCGACTTAACCGGGTGTCATGGTTTTACGATAAGCGTAGAAATCCCACAGAATGCAGTTTCGGTTGCCAGCCGTCCCGGCCCATGATGTATGGTCACCATGGAAACCCTACTCTTTCCAGAATAGAAAGAATTGCCGTTCAAAGTTCTGTGTTCTGATCAGGCCTATGACCATCTCTTGCCTGATCCGACCGAGGTTCAATATTCTTTTGAATATCTATCCAAATCGCCTACAATATCAACCTTGTTTTCTCCGCAGAGAGGGTGTTACAAGGAACACGTTGGTCGCTCATCAAAAGGGACAGAGACCAATCCGACCTGAATCGATTCTAGGACATTTCGTAAGTGATTCATTTATCAGTGGAATATTAAATACAGTTGGAGCGCCACCATGAAAAAACCTATAGACCGTAAGATTCAAAAGCTTATATCCCGATATCAAGACAGAGCAGCCATCGCATTAGGAGATGTTACTATAGAAGAAATCAATAGTAAGAATAATCACACACGTGGGTTTCGGGTGAATTGGGATCGTGTTTGACATATGGAGATTTTACCCATATAAGTAGATGTACGTTGTGGGTGTGGCGAAATGGTAGACGCGACAGACTTATAGTGATTGAGTGCTCTCTTAGAAATAGGAGATGTAGAACTGCTCAAATTCGGGGAAACCTGTAAAATGGCAATCCCGAGCCAAGCTTTCCTGAAAAGGATTGAAGGTGTAGAGACTAGACGGGCAGCATCTAAGTTGGGAAACCAATATGATGAAGGGATAGTCCAGACTACAAACCGTAATGGGCAGCGAAAGCTGTAGTTAGTACGAAAATCTGTTTCCTTATGGAGTGGGGGTTCGAGTCCCCCCACCCACACCAATTGCAAAATACGAACGCTATATTTTCTAATCAACTATAAGTATACCTAAAATGGGTGTACAATATGGAATTAGAAAATATATTTAAAAGACGTGGTTATACTAAGCAAGAATTTATTACTGCTGTTGAAACTTCATTTAGTAAAAGACAGGTCTTACATAAATTAAATCTTGTAGAAGCTGGTGGGAATTATAAAGTATTTGATCGTGCTGTGAAAGAGCTTGGGTTGGATACTTCACATTTTAAAGGCCAAGGTTATCTTTCAGGCAAAACTCATGATTGGTCCAAAAAGATTCCTATACAAGACATTCTGATTGAAAATTCAACGTATACCTCTTCATTCAATCTTAAAAATAGGCTATTATCAGAAGGACTTTTAATAGAACAATGTTCCAAATGCGGTATCAGTGATGAATGGCAGGGAGAACATTTATCATTGCATTTGGAACACAAGAATGGTATAAACAATGATCACAGGATAGAAAATTTGACACTTCTCTGTCCTAATTGCCATTCACAAACCAAAAGCTACTGTGGTAGGAACAAAGGCAAATACAAATGATCGACCTTAAAAAAATTCATGACAATGTTGAGTACCCGTTGGTGAAACTCCGTTGTGGTGGAATCGTTGGCATCCATGAAATTGGAACACTAAAAACGAACAATAGCGATCAGGTGACGTATTGTGTCCGCTTCACTGGAAGTGAGGACTGGTATTATTATGATGCGCAAGGTTGTTATTATGAATCAAATGGTGAATGCAAATGGGGACCGCCCTTCGATATTGAAGGAATTGTCGAAAATCATGAGGTAGAAGATGAAGGGTCCGAAAGAACTTAAAAATTATGTTTCCAAAATGAGGCGATGGTTCAAGGATAGTGGTCGAAAGAATGGCCACATTCCCAGTTTTGCATGGGATGACCTAACCATCTTCAAATTGGAGAGATGCAAGAAATGGAAATCCCATAGGAAAAGAAAGCATAAAAGTAATTTTGAGTAGCAATCTTCCACATTCATATGAAATTTCAATTTCATCTCATCCTTCTATCTTTTCTATAAAAGGAGAAGAAACGATACATGTCAATGGAATTCAATTTATCGTTGATGAAGGCTGGTATGTCAAAAATGTTGGACCATTTAAAACAAAGAATGATTCAATAGCTTATTATATGGCGGTTATTTACTGATGGGTGTTTCAACTTTACAAGACAAAGATTGTATGTTAGTTTATATCGGTGATGACTTGAAAGAATTCATGACGGTTTCAACTTATGCTTCTCTTTATAAGATCGATGCCGAATATGTTCGTGAAGAGCTTCGCAAAAACCATATGATGAAACATGAAGGCCGATTATTGAAGCCGGGTATCTTTTTCAAATGAGTTAGTACCATGGTTGCTTACAAACCACATCACAGAATTCCAGAATGTTGGAAACCGAGATACGATCAAACGTATAAAGAGATGCGTCGTGCTGACGAGGGCATCACCATGTTTTCATGTCTTTATTCATTGTTGGCCGGTGGTGGTCGTAGATCGGCATCATGGCTCAATTCTTCCAAATTGGGTTCCCGCGCTCTCAAGAAAGGGTACATCTATTATACACGTGAAGGTGGCGGGTGGAAATGTAATAGAACAATTGTGCACTTGACCGACAAGGGCAGAGATTATGTATTGAATAGATTGAAGAAACTGAAATGAAAATAGGTTGTTCTGGGGGTCTTAATTTTGCACCATTAAAAGAATTGAAGGAAAGAGGATGTGTTTTGTGCATTCCGCTTGTCAGTGGTAGTTCATTGGCTAATGTTGGGTTTTGGTGTGGCGCGAAATACGATAAAAATAAATATGAACAATTTGTATATGGAGATATTGGACTTTTTGAAGTGAGAAGTCATATATTTAATTTGCCATCTTCATACGAAATATGTGTCGCAAGTTTTTAAAATGAAAATCGCTGTAACATCAATTGCCAAAAATGAAGAACAATTTGTGGAACGTTGGGCCAGATCAGCAAAAGATGCTGATCTGATCATTTTGATTGATACTGGTTCTACAGATAATACTGTGGAATGGTTCACCAAGTTCTGTGACCAAAATGGAATTAATGGTGTTTGTCATTCTATTACGATTGATCCATGGCGTTTTGATCATGCTAGAAACGCCGGTCAAGCTTTGATCCCTAATGATGTAGATTGGGTGATTGATCTTGATTTGGATGAGGTGTTGGTTGATGGATGGCGGCAAGAATTAGAAAAATCGATTGAAGAACAGCCACATGCTACACGCTTCAGATATCAGTTTGTGTGGTCATGGAATGATGATGGCACACCAGCAGTTCAATTCAATTCTGATAAAATCAGAACTCGAAAGAATTATTTTTGGAAGCATCCAGTACATGAATGTCTATACTTCTGGTCTAATGATGAGCGGCAAATAGAGTCATTTGGAAATACAGGGGTCAAGATTTACCATTTCCCTGATGAAACAAAACCGCGAAGTCAGTATATTGATTTGTTGAAGCATGCGGTAACGGAACAACCCAATGATGATCGAATGGCTCATTATTATGCTCGCGAATTGTATTTTTATAATCGATTTGTTGAGGCCATGCCTGAGTTCGAACGTCATCTGACGTTGGGTAAATGGGAACCTGAGCGTGCCATGAGTATGTGTTATATGGCGCGAATCTATCACGCATGGAAGCAACCCGACAAGGCAATCAAGACTGCACGTTTAGCGGTGGCTGAAAATCCGAATGCCCGTGAAACATGGATGACCATGGCTGATGTTTCTCATTTTAATGGCCAGCATATGGATTGCTTCCATGCAGTTGTGCAGGCTTTACGAATAACGGAACATCCAATGCTGTATATGAGTGATCCCAAAGCGTGGGGGTCTCATTTATATGATATCGGGTCTGTCAGTGCGTATAGTGTTGGAAATTTAACGGTTGCCATTGATTGGTGTTCCAAGGCATTATCTTTGGACCCGAATAATGATAGAATCAAGATGAATTTGGAAAAGCTGGAAGGGGAAAAGAATGATCGAAATAACCCTGAAGAGAGTTGAGCGCGAAATCAACCACCAGATGGATGACAAAGGAATGACTCGTGATGAGGCAAAAGTGTTTGTCACGAAAATGATCGCCACAGTTCCACCCGGTCTTATTGAATTTGTCGATGATAGAGACCTCATTATAGAATATTTGGATAATTCTCGCGTCATTCATTGATTGTATCTATGTATCTCAACGGATGGGACTATTGACAAGTTGGGTGTCTGGTCCCAAATTTAGAACTTCTGATGAAGCCAAAGGCATGGAGGAGACATATGAGTCTCAAATTGCAATCCGCAGACACCAACCAAATTGAAGTCATGATCGATGAATTTCGTTCTCTTTCAGAAGAGGCCGGATTGATTGGAATGGTGTCATCGGATGATGGTGGTGTTAGAAACTATTTGGATGACACCGAAGATGGTCGTCGTCTATCTGCGCAGCTAACTACTGTTCAAACCATGTGCAATGAGGTTGCTACTGCACTGGAAGAGCAGGTTCAAAAGGCTGAGTAACAAAATAGTTACTTCTGACCCGTTCGACAACTACACTGATCGGTTGCTCATGATAAATATACATCATGAGCAACCGATTTATTTCATTAGAGCAGAAGTTCAAAGCTGCCGCACAGTATGTGAAATCATTACATGCTGATCGTCAGGTCGATATTGATTCAAATGGCGAACCTGTTGTTATTGGCATTGAAGAGATAGCTGATCAGCCAAATCTAATTCGCGTATTCATTAAGCGAAACAACAAAAAAGAAAATTTTGTCATCAGTAAGCGTGCTCGTAAGGCAGAGCCGATCAAGAAATCATTTGATTCTGATGATGGGTTTCGTAGAAGCGATTCCCGCCCTGTTGAAAAGAAAAAAGAGCCAGCGACTAATGAAGAAAAGTCTAATGGTGAAAGAAGTTACCGCGTGAGTAATAGTGAAGACTATGAAGAGTTGATCCGCACATTAATGAGGAATAACGACTAATGGTTACGAAGCAAGAGTGGACCAACAACGCAGCACTCGCTTTGATGACCAAAGCTCCAAACTATGATTATGATAGTGCGGTTGTTGAAATTGAAACATATTTGGCGAATACGGCTGGTGGATGGAATCCTGATGATGGTGGTGACCCTCTTGGTGATGGTGAACCAACTAACGCAGATAGTCCCGATGATGCAGCTACCGCAATTTATAATACACAAGTGTCAGACACTAAAACAATCACATCTACAGTGGATTGTTCTATTAAATTGACTCACACTGGTTCTTTTCCTACCGGAACATCAACTGCAACTATTCTTGCTGCATTGAAAGATGCTATGGAAGCTAGAATTGCAGCAGAGTTCAGTTTGTATGGCGGTGTGGACTTTATTGATGCAGATTGGGATAATGCCTCTTCATCGACAAGATTTACCGGCGCTTTGTCTCAAGCGGTTCGTCAGGAAGTAGAAAATTCGATTACTACCGACACGGTTTTGATCGATCCGGCAGCGATTGCCACCAATTATGTCCGAAACACTTATTCACTCGATAATACGTGGGTTGCGAAAATTGTTTATAATAGAAGCACGGATTATCCTATCATTGTAACAGTAGGGAAATATACGACATCCGCGTATGGAACCGAAGATGTAAGTTATATTGATGGTGATGATACTGTGACCTATCCCGGTTATGTTGTCCAAGTCGATAAAGATACACATCGTGTCCAGACCTGTAGTGTGTTCCCTGCTGAGACGAGAACACCAACATAAATTGTGTTAGGATAAAATGACACCTAAACTACATTTCTTGACGTACAATCGGCGCAAGTCGGTTGATCGTTTCGTCCTTCAGGTTCAACCTTGGAACAAAGATAGCCAAGTTCATGCTGGCTTCGATGTTACTGAAATCATGCAAGAAGCTCTTCAAGAAGATAAGAAGCGCGGATTTGATTTCATGACTGGTCCTGCGTTTGGACATGAAGTATATCGTGCACTTGAATGTGGAAATGCCCATGTTGGTATTTCTAATGCTTGGATTACGTCTGTGAAGACGCAAGACGAGAGCTTTATGGGATTTGTCGAGTCCTATATGCAGAATGCATATTCTGCACCTGCGTTTTTTGAATCGATTGACAAATTCAGAGAAAGACAAAATCTTCCTCGAAAGAGCATGATTCAAATGTCTGATGTTGATGTCTTGGATTTCAGACCAATGATCAGATATCGTGGTAACTGGAAGAACTTCCGTAGCGAAAACGTAAATATCAAAAAGACGTATGACTATGGAACCTTCTTTAAAGATCAGCGAGACAGAAAGTAAACCACTTTCTCAGTGTTCTCGATCAGAAACGGAAAAGCTGCTTAACACCTTGTTAGAAAAGCAAGGTCAAGCAGCTTTTCTGCCTCATGATACCATTTACATGCAATTACAAGGCATGATCGACCAAGTTGAGTTCAGACTTGGACTGTTCGATAGTGGTTATTTGAAAGATACAAGTGCTTCAAAGAAAATTAGAAGACGCATCTCATTAATTGATGACGATTAGCCTAATAAATAACATAAAAGGCTTATTCGGAATCGATGACTGAACGTAGAGTATTTTCCCTATTACCAAAGTATTTTCAAACAGATGTCAATAAGCGCCTGCTTGGTGCTACTGATGATCTAGTATTTGAACCTGAAGATTTTGAGCGCATCGAAGGACAAATCGGTGACGATACAGATGTGTCCGAGTCTGATAAGGCTCGCTCTCCGTTCCTTCCAAATCTAAATCCAGAAGATGACAGATATCAACTTGCTCCATGTGTTGTGACGTACAACAAAGATGGATCAGTTGCGAATGGATCATTCTATTCTGATTTGGTCGGTCATATTCTTGCTAATGGTGGTATCACGACCGATGAGTCTCGGTTATTTGAATGTGAATATTTTTCATTCAATCCTCCTATCGTTGTTGATCATTGGGTTAATTTTTCCAAGTACTTCTGGACCGGTGACGGGACTGCCGCCGACAACGGTGTCTATTTTGTAAAAGAACCAACGGCATCACAAACTGTTCTCTACTACGTCGAGACAGATGGATCAACGACGAAGAAATCTGTGATTTTGGATTCAAGCGGCCTTTTGGGTGCAGGCGCGACATATAATCCTTCTGGAAACACGACTGGCGCATTACGAGAAGATTGTACTGATGCAGAAAGAGCGATTTATCGTTGGGATGGTTCAGCATGGCAAATTGTTAATCTCTATCCGATTGATGATTTGGATAATCTACCAGCAGGAATTAATGCTGGTACCTACGTATATGTCGCTCGGGTCGGCAAAGAGTTTCAAAGACCAGTCATTTTTCACTACAGTTCGAAAGCCGGAAGATGGATTTCGAAGACACCAGTGATCGCCAACGTTGAACCGACTAATCCAGTTGAGGGAATGATCTGGGAAGATTCGAGAACAGGCTCAACACGTAAGTTCTTGATTTACGATAACGAAAGTTGGGTTCCACTGACTTATAGTCATGTGACCACGATGACCGGAATTGGTACACCGGGAGAAGGTGATAATGTATATCGCTATTCTGCAAATGATTTCAGTGCGAGTGATGACCCGTGGCAGAAAGAAAGCTGGTGGGTGCATTACGAGGACTTCTCACCAACAGACAAATCCAAATATGCTGGAAACCAATCATCAAGACCTATTATCAAATTTTGGTCTAGTATTGAACAATACAATTTGTCGGATGCAATTGCCCAATATAATATCTATGGACTGAATACTAAAAACAATCCACTAAGAAAGCCGTTGTTTGAAGTATACATGTTGGATGATGGTGCTATTGCAAAAGTCAGTACTTTGACTAATACTGATAGTACGCCTATTACTTTCAATGGTAATTCTATTTTTGAATACAAGGTCACATCTTCCAATGTTGAAGATGAGATACTAAATCTGAAGCCAACTTATGACTCCACCGGGGAATTAGTATTTGATCTTACACTTGATAGTGCTCAATACTACAAAGATAATGCACTGATCAAAGGATATCGTTTCTTTAAAGACACGTGGACGAATAAAATTCATTCTGTGTGGACGAAATCAGTTGATACTCTCTCATATGATCAGAGTTCCAAGACTGTTCCTTTGAACTTGAGCAACAACCCAAACCACGACAATATTACCTCAATTAGTAGAAGTAATATTATCAACCATTACAGAAACATCATTTCATCTAACTCTACGGGTATTCCACTCGGTGATAACAGTTATAGATGGACCGATCATGATCCGGTCAACGGTGCCACTATTATTGATACTGAAGGGTCACTACTAATTCCAATGGCATTGGTTCAGGACGATCAATATGATCTTGCAGAATCGATCAGAATGATGGCTTTCGAGTACAATAGATTCATGCGCAGGTTCCACAATAGATTGAAAACATTGTGGAATTCTGGAAGCTATTCTACACCTGATGGAGTTTTGAGTGGAGTAACCGCAACCCAAATGGTTGATAAGGTCATTTCTGCGGTCACTCTTTTTTCCGATAGCAGTACGCCATTTTGGAATTCTGATATGGGAACCTATGTTGACGAAACGACATCAACGACGAAACCAATTCTAATTCCACCATCAGTGTCACGGGTGGGGGCTGGTCCTGCGTATGCTCCTAGAAAATACACAACCGGGTCGATTACCTATATTCTATGCCATGATGGTACTGTATTGACGGCATATGGCGATGATCGTGATGATGTGATCCTGAATTTGGAAAACAGATTCTATGCCAAGGTTACAGCTAAGCGCAAGTTGGAAACAGTTAGCGAAAGTGCATTCCTTGATGGACACCAATTCTCATTGAGAAATTTCGTCGGTAATAGAACACCAGACACTAATATTGATGCTGTGGATGATATCGTAAACGATTATACGGCAGTCGTTTCACCGGCAGCAGACGATAGATATTATTCTAAAACTCATGGCTCATATGTTACGTACAATGGAAGTTCATGGGTCGTTAGAAAGGCTATCGCTGGTGATGTGTTCTTAGATAATGACGAAAACAAGACATACATCTTCAATGGTTTCGATATTTTTGAACTGAAAACGTATAACCGAAATGGATCGTTTGATTATTCCACAACCGATTACTATGCTGTCATTAGACGAGAATTTGAGAGATGGTACGTCGATCAAGGATTGGACCCAATAAGCAATTCTTCATACGATAGTTCGGACGAATGGACGTGGAATTATCACTCATTCGGATTTGAAGGGAATTGGGCCGGACTTTACAAGCGGGTCTATGGGACAGATCGTCCGCATGTTGCTCCATGGGAGATTCTAGGCTTTACTATAGAGCCTGAGTGGTGGACTGATGCTTATACGGCAGACAGCACGGACAGTGATGGTAATAAGCGGTACAATGCTTCAAACGGAATGTGGGCTGATTTAAAAACTGGAACATTGATTGCCGCTGAAGGCGTCGAAATCCCCACGAAGTTTCTTTTGAATAGTGATGCTCCTGTTCCGGTGGATGCATCGGGGAATTTGGTTGATCCAATCACATCAGGATTAGTTTCACTTGACCAAGTATTAAACCCAGAACGGGATTGGAACTATGGTGATTATAGTCCAATCGAACAACAGTTTAATAATTCATATCTGGGACCATATGCATATGCTCTGGCGGGTTATTTGATGAAGCCTGCCCGGTTTGTTGAATTCCTATGGTCAGATTATTCATTCACTATCGGTATGGACCAAAGTCTATTTGGTGGCCCTATCACAGTTGACGATGAAACACTAAAAAGACCGAAACTATCTGATCTAAAAATTCATTCTGAGGAAGAGAACCTTTCTAATCCCGGCATTAATGCATGGATTGCAGAGACATTGAACCTTTCACGCATTTCTCCCGTTGCATTTGGGGATATGTTGAGAAATACAAATGTTTCTCTTGGGTGGAAGACGAATGGGTTTATTGATAAGAAGTCAACAATAATCAAGACACCTTCTGGTGTCGAAATTCCATTCGAAGATGTACAATTGGCAGTCCATAAGGGTCTACCGGTTGAAAGTAAATTCCATTCTGGTGTCCAAATCCTAAAGCGCGGGTCAAAGTACCAAGTGTATGGCTATGATTACACCAATCCATTCTTCAAAATCAATTATTCAGCGAGACCATCTATAGGCGGCAGAACGACTATTGAAGAAACCTATACGTCACAAGATGGTATTACATCATTTACCCTGACCAAGTTCAAAGTCGGAAGTGAAAATGATATCGCTAAGTTCACAGTTTTGATTGATGGTTTCAAGGTAGATTCTAAGTACATCAACATCACGAGCGCGACAACGTTTGAAATCTTTGATCCAAAATTATCATCAGGCCAACAAGTTTCTGCACAGTTAACAACGACTTATACCAATCCAAGTACGAGAAGTCGCAAATTTAGTATAGGTGATACTGATTACTTCTATTACACATATAGAACCAACACTATCATTGAATACCCATATGGTCATCAGTTCAACAGTCCACAGGAAGTAGTTGAGTTTTTAGCTGATCACGGAAACTATATGGAAGATCAAGGCTGGGAGTATGTTGCCGGTGATGATTGGGTTGATGTGGCTAAGCGCTTTGCTTCATGGTCACAAACTGCAACCAATAATCAGATTTTCGTAGATGTACCCTCTGGTTTGGAATTAACACTGAAATCAAGCTTTGGTCATTTGGCCAATATTGAAAAACTGGTATATGGCGGATATAGCTTATTAGATATTGCTGCTCTTCCGATCAAAGAATTTGATACGTACAGATTCGATGACAAGGTTACGGTCAAAACATCTGAATTGATTTTTGGACTACGTGCCAACATTGTTGATTACCAGCATGCAGTGTTTATTTCGAACAAAACTCGCTTCAATGATTTGGTTTATGATCCATTCACGGGACTTAGACAGAAGAGATTAGAGATCAAATCATTACGAACCAAAGAATGGGCAGGCCGTATTGAGACGCCCGGATATGTCATTCTGGACGATGCACTAATTCCGAATTTTGAGAAATATACCAAAGACTTCATTCGTTATTATGACATGCATAACCCTGTATCTGATCCAAAATTCAGAGATCAGGCGTTCAATCTTTATGGATGGTACTATAAAGACTATATGCGTGAGATGAATATTAATGACATTCAAGCGTTGAAGTTTCACAAGAGTGCTATCCGTGAAAAGGGGACCAGACGTGCGGTTTCCGGTTTCTCTGTGGCCAAAGATAATGAAGCACCATTAGAAATTTATGAATGCTGGGCATGGAAAGAGGGCGAATTTGGCAAGACTCCTTATGATAATCCGATCCGGTTCAGCTTATTCGAAAGTGATTTCAGAAATAGAATTCAAGGCGTCAAGTTTGGAACAACTGACGAAAGCAATGTCATTGAGGTGACTAATTATGACCGCAGTGCATCTCATGACCGCTGGGTGGTAGCTCCACGTGGAACCAATTTCGAATTCCCAATGACCGGAGATATCCCAAGCTCAGACTATGATATTAGACTGGTTGTATTGGAAGACGAAACAGTCAGCAAGAAAATGTTCCATTTTGATCCATCTAACGGATTACACGAGCCGAATGCATATTCTCAGATTGATATTGAAACAGCATTTGATCCTGCATACTACAACAAGGGTACTGCTCGTACAGGAGAAGGGTTCGAATGGGCTGAAACTCGTGTTGGAACCATTTGGTGGGATACGACATACCGAGAATACGCGGACTATCACAACACCTCTCTCACGATTAAAGAAGCAGCAGAGCTATGGGGATCGTTGAAGAAGTTTTCTATCTCTAATACAACATTTGCTAATAGTTCTACCAAGCTTACATCTACGGTAGAGGCCGGACACAATTTTGTTGTTGATCAGGCAATTATTGTTGAAAACAAAGAGGGAAGAAGACTTAATGGTGTTATTGATGGTGTCAGTGGTAACTCAATAACTTACACCCTGTTTGATGGTCCAGAAACGATTGCTATTCTAAACAATCCTATTCTATTGTCGAACCTAGTCTCGATGACGAACCGTAGTATTGATGTTTATGAGTGGATAGAATCCAAAGTTCCACCATCACAATTCACGTCAGAAGATGGTGACGTGAGTGTTTACAATCCATTGGACCCTTCATACACCGAAGTCACAAGATCGGATAATTCAAAGAGGTACTATTTTTGGGTCACGAACAGAAAAACAGTAGCTAATGGGAAATTCTTATCGATTTACCAGATTTCTAATCAGTTGAGAGACCCAACATCAAATCTTCTTCCATGGTTTGGTGTATTGAATAAGAATTCTATGATTTTCAATGCTTCATCGCTTGAGACTAGAAATGATCTATCCATTCAGGTGTTCACTTATCCAAAACAACACGAAGAACACGATCAGTGGGCCATTTTGGTCGAAGACGACAACCGTTCATACGTCAATGAATCGACCGTCGAAAAGATCATCGATAGTTTACAAGGATCAGACTATTATGGAAATACTGTACCGGCAGATTTCAGAACTGATCTGGACAAATATGGTTCTGAAGTAGGTCAGATCATTTTCAGTGATGTGGATACGGCAAAAACAGTTTTCTTGAGTTCATTGAATCGAAATCTGAAGAAATACGATAAGGCACAGACATTAGGTTTCACAACTGCATTCCCGGCAGCGAGCAAATACCCAACATCATCCACCGGATATTGGGAAGAGACTCTTTATGACCTTGTTAACATCCCGCCTTCTCAGATTGTTAATTCTATATCCGAACGTGATGCACTGATTGATTTGTTCATTGGTGATATAGTCAAAGTAAACACAAACCCATATGAAGTGTATCAGTACACATCTACAGGATGGGAGAAAGTACAAGCCGAAAATTCGTCTGCAAAAGTGAATTCCAACATTTTCACTTCACTTAGAAGTATAATGGAGCTGATCAAGGAATTCTTGTCTATCCAAGATTATAATCGTGTTATGTTCGATATGATTTATGAGATGATGCGCCAACGCAATAATTGTAATTGGTGTTTCAAGACGAGTTATATTGATGTGATCAATACCGTCAATACTGGCCAACCAAGCAGTACACCATTCGACGAAATGGACGTTGTTATCAAATCTGTAAATGATATGAAGCCATATCATTCAAAAATCAGACGAGCCATTGCATCGCACGTGATCAATAATGGTGATGATGCTTTTGATTTAGCTGATATGACTGTCACGGACCAGAATTACACCAAAACCACGATTTTCACTGATAGATTAAGCTTCAATACATTTGATGACAATGCGTTTGATACGGAGCCATTCGATGTTAAAGAATTTGATTATCAGACATGGGATCGATCCGTTTTAGGTACTGATAACTATGAAATCATTTCTACTTTCCAGAAAAATGGAAATCAGAAACGCTTCTACATTGGTAAGACCTTCCCGTACCTAGAACATTACATTACAGGAACAAACCAAACAACTGGAAGATCAGAATTAGTCCCAATTTACAATCTTCTGTTTGACAATGAGGAATTGACGGTAGTATTCGAGACTGCACCGCCTAGTGGTGTCACTTATCGGGTATATCGTGCGTTTGGTTATGCTTCACCGGGACTAATCACAAAAACAACTATTGATGATGATTTTGAAACTATCGATGCCACCTATCGTCATGCCGTAGCTGTTGCGGGAGTTGGCTGGCAGGATATTGCCGGTGATGGGGTAGATGTTGATGATTTGGATGGTGGTGATGCGGACGAACGCATCAGAAGTGAAGTTTCTGATAAATCCATAATCGAAACAACGACTTACTACACCGGATTGTATGCTGGTTTTGATGCTGTGCCGCTTGATACCGCGCCATATGATACCGCACTGATGCCTACGGCAGAAACTATGTTCAGTGAAAACATCAACAATGATTATCAGTCATTGAGTTTGACCGAAACAATTAATCCTGTTCAAACAATCACACTTGCCTCAGACACAAATAGCGGCGCAGTGTTTATGTTTACAGATGGCAGATTTACAGTTGGGCGAGTTCAAATCGATACAGGTTCAGGATATTCAGATGTCGATTCTGCTGATTATGATGTTTTTGAAAACAATGCAATACGATTGTACCAAGCATTGTCATCTGGTGACAAGGTTAGGCTAAGAGCATCAAGAATTAATTTGAAATCAAACTTCTTCAGAATCGCCAACAATGATTTTGATGATTATGAAATTGATAATTCCGTTTTCATTATCAATGACTTACAGTACGCTAATGGTGCATCATTCGATATAGAATATTATCAGGATTCGTTGTACTCGTTGCGTGGTTCGAATGAATTATTTGGAACCAGACCAAATACAGTCGATGACATTCAGGATGATTACACACAACTCACGTCAACTACCAATTTGGTTGTCGGATACACAGTCATTAATAGAGCCGATAATAGAATTTATACTTGGGGTGGATCATCATGGACCAGTGTTGCTGCCGGGGCTGGTTCATCATTCTGTGTAAGAAGTGAATTGCAGAGATATTACTTTGATGGTTCTGCTTGGGACGTGACGTACACGATTGGGGATGGGACTGAAAATCTTATCTACAAATATAATGGTATTACGACAGCAAGTATCCTTGGTGGATCGGATTATGCCGTTGATTACAACTTGGCCTCATGGAAAATCCAGCATATTTCTCCTCCAACCAACACCGACGACATAATGGGGTATTGGAATTTCAATTCCATCAAGGGGGAAGGTTATAATGGTGATATCTTCTATTGGGCTGATGCTTCCGGTAATGGAAACAATTTGATCCAATTGGATGATACCAAAACTCCAACCTATACTGAAAATAATGATCCAACGACCAATACAGTTGATTTCACATCTGGAAAAACGTTCGTGGTCAACGATGCATCTTTAACAGGTGCATTTTCGTCCGATGGTGAACTAATTATTTCATTTTCTGTCACTAGTGTTTCCTCGTTTACTCTTTTGAATAAAGCGAGCGAATGGGCCATCAGTATTGATACGGGTTCAGCAGGTGATTACAAAGTGATATTCACACACTTGTTTGATGGTACTAATGGTACTTGGGAAATTGAAGATACCGAACTCGCCACCGGCGACATCATAACAATAAAAATTACATATGATTCGAGTTCTGTGAATAATAATCCAATCATCAATTTGAATGGTGTGAACAAGACATCAACTCAGACCTCAACCCCCGCTGGGACAGCAGGATCGGCAACATCTGATCTAACATTCAATAATACTGGATCATTCAAATTAGTAAGTGTTCTAATTCTTGGTGTACCGGCAGAATATGAGAATATTATTTCAAATACTCAGATCACAACTGAGGATGGAAATACATTAAATACTGAAGACGATAACACGATTATTACATAAAGGCGAATTCATATGGCTGACATAAAAATTTCTGCATTACCATTGGCAACTTCTACAAATGGAAGTGACGTAGTTCCTATTGTTCAAGGCGGTGCAACAAAGAAAGTACAGATTGATGATCTGATCAATCCGGTTACAGGTTGGGCTAATTATGCAGATACACAATACACATCAGGAAGTCCTTTTCTTTTAGCGGCGGATACCGATACTGTCCTACCTAACAATGCTGGATCGGTTCTGGATACCCAAAAACCAGATGATGTAACCACCTTTTATGATGGGTCTGTGATTACGGGAAGAAATGGTGATGGTATCTGTATTACCGTCGATATGGAGGTTATCCCGACTTCTGCCGGTACCACTCTTTTGGAAGTTTGGTTTGATATCGGTGGCGCGGTTGGTGAGCTATATCGTCGTCCAATTTCATTCCCAAAAGGACAAGGCGTAGTCAGGCATGTTAATTTCACAGTGACCGGATACACCCTTGATACATGGGAAGCAAACGGTGCAAGTGTCTATGTTAGGGCAAATGGTACTGCAAGTATATATGGTGTTCGATATGTCGTTACAAGAACACACAAAGCTAGGTAAATACTGATATGAAGTTTTCTGAAGATTTGAATCTAACAATTGAAGGCCATGTGCTGATCACATCTTATTCGGATGAGAATGGTTCTGACCCTGTAATTTTGCTCAATAAGCGTAATGCTGTGCATAAAGAAAACATGAGCTTAGCAATTGCTAGATCATTATCTGGAAGTGATTCGGGACACGTTTATTCTATGCACTTCGGTACCGGTGGTGCGACTGTAGATGAGGTGGGTGCTATTTCCTACTCAGACCCTAACGTTAGTGGTTCTGCTGACCTGAACGTCCCTTCTTACTCTGAAATTGTTGATGCTACTCGTGGTGCCCCATCTGGAAACCAAACCGGCGTTAGGCACGTCAACGGAACTGTGTTTTCTGATGTTGAAATTCGGTGTGTTCTCGATAAAGGAGAACCAATTGGTCAAGCAGCATTCGATAATTTATCCGCAAACATTAACGGAACATATGTGTTCGATGAAATTGCGTTAAAAACTGATGACAACCTTCTACTAACGCATATTGTCTTCAATCCTATTGAAAAAACGGCCAATCGCGTCATCGAAGTTGTGTATACATTACGAATTAGATTGGTCTAAATATATTAAAGGTAACATGAAATGGCAGTACAAACAGATACAGTAGTCACAAACACTAGAGCATCCACTGTTGCAACAGTCACAGCAGGTACGGTCAATACGACAGCATCGCCTATCACATTGATTGGTAAGGGATATTCTGGATATTCAAAGGCGATTGCTGAGAATTATTATCACATTTTGGAAAATTTTGCGGACAATTCACCACCATCAAATCCAGTGGAAGGTCAGCATTGGTATGATACGTCAACCGGAATGAAATATTACAATGGTTCCTCGTGGGTTCCATTAGCTACTGGTTCTACGACTGATATTGTATTGACCAGACTCCCGACTGCAACTGGTGTTGATTTTACATCAACAGGTCAGGTCAATATTCACACGGGTGCTGCTGGTGTCGATACCGTTGTAAGCAGCATGATCATTATCCCCTCATCCATCACGATTGGTGCTGATAATGAGGCGATTTGTTCACTCGAAGTAGCGAACAATACCGGTGATATCATCGATAGGTTCCAGTTAGTTGGATTGGATGCATCAACCAAATTCTTCCGTGTTGATGTTTCTGGTGCAAATAGAATTACTGCGGCCTCTGAAACCATAAAACTCAATATTATTCAAGCAGTTGCGGGTGGTGATACCCTGACCGCTGACATTTATCTACTAGGGACAACATTCTAATGGCTAGATTTATTCCATCAGGTCAGCTTACAGATGGTTCGCGCGGTCTTCCAATCGACAAGACTTCAAACTTGCCAACTGCTGCTGCTATTGAAATTCTGGATACACTTCCATCTGTCGCATCAACTGACAATTATCCGGGTAGAACTGTATTCCTAACGACTGCTGCTAACCTCTACATGTTTAACGATGATCCATCTGATGAATGGATCGCGGTTAAAGAAGGCGTTGTTGAAGTTGCAGCACCAGCCCCATCTGCTTCTGATCCAGAGGGAACTCTCTATTATTCGACAGATACAGACATTCTTTACATTCGTGTGGGATCACTGTGGGTGCCGATTGCCGGTGAAAGGGGTGCCGGTGTCATTTGGAGACATTATACAGGCGATGGAGCTACAGATACGTTTGCTACCGGATCAAATCAGCAACCACCTGTAGAATTCGTTCAAGTCTATATTGATGGTGCTGTACAGCAACCCGGCTCGAATGGTGTTCGTGATTATTACATGATTGGTAATGACGTTAAGATGAACTCTGTGCCGTCCAATGGTACTGCCATTTCTGTCAGAACCCTTACCTATACCAATGTTTCTAGAAATTCTCAATTCTTTGCATTGCGCCATGTTGCCGATGGTATTGAGACCGAGTTTGATGCTGGTGGACAGCAGATGAACGCAGGTCAAGTCATGGTCACTCTTGATGGTGTTGTTCAGGTTTGTGATACTGGTGGTGGCAACGGGACGTATGATTATAAAATTGAATCCGCAGATAATACTATTTCAAATCTAACATCATCTGGTACCACTGCAACAGCTACTACTACTGCTGCGCACGGAAAATCAGTCAGTGATCCAATCACGATTGCTGGCGTTGCTCAATCGGAATACAATGGAACGTTCACGATTGCTTCTGTGCCTACATCAACTTCATTCACTTATACCATGGCTTCTGATCCGGGCGTTTCACCAGCAACTACGGCTTCTGGTGATGTGATGCGTTTTGGTCCTGTAGAGGTCAACGATAAAGTCAAATTCTATAACTCATCTGGTGTTGCTACTGCGCCGTCAAATGGACTTATCGTATACATCCAAGCAGTAGAGAATTTGATTGCATCGTTTAACTAATGACAACTAAAGTTACCAAAGGCCTACTAGCAGACGACAGTGTTGGAACAGATCAAATCGAAGCAGGAGCGGTCGATACTTCGGAACTTGCAGATGATGCTGTTACTACTGCTAAAATCGCAGATGATCAAGTCACTCAGCCAAAAATTGGACCGGGCGCGGTTGGATCAACTGAACTTGCAGATGATGCCGTTACGGCAAACAAGTATGCTGATGCTTCAATTCCACTCGCTGCGATTCCTGATGCAACTATCACTGGTGCAAAACTAGTAAACCTTACAGTAACTTCAACTAAGATTGCAACACAAGCTATCACCACATCAAAGCTTGGACTTCAGTCTGTTGATACAACGAATTATAAAGCTGGTAGTATCAATTCAACTGCGTTGGGCGATGCTTCGGTTGTTACTGATAAATTAGATGACAATGCCGTTACCTTGGCCAAACTTCAACAGGGAACAGAAGGTTCTTTCATTACATTTGATAATTCATCAGATGCAACGCTTTTAGCGCCCGGCGCTGAAGGTGAGGTACTATCCATCCAAAATGGTGTTCCTGCATGGGGCGGATCAACCATTCCAGTAGGAACCATTATTGATTATTTTGGACAATCTGCTCCAATTGGATGGCTTATTGCTGATGGTAGAACGATTGGTTCTGCTGCCTCTGGTGCCGACTTTTCTAGTGCAACTGCCGAAAATCTATATTATCATTTGTGGAACAATTTTACGAACTCTATTATTGCTGTTGCTGGTGGTAGGGGGGCATCTGCAAACGCGGATTGGTCCGCTGATAAGGTAATGACGCTGCCAGATTTCACAGGTCGTGTTTGTGTTATGGCGGATTTAGATACAGCAAATCCGGGTACAACGATTACTTCGTCCACGTTCTCTAGTGGAATTTCAACTGTCGGCGCTACTGGTGGTACTGAGAAGGTAACATTGACGGAAGCGAATATCCCAGACCATAGACACCATATGTTTAGGGCGGCTACTGCAACAAACCCACTATGGGATAGTCAACCAGCAACTATTCCGACCTCAACGGTCAACCAACAAGTCACCAAATGGAATGGTAGCTTGACGGACGAAGAAAGACATCAACATTCATACCGAATGTATTACAACAACAGCTTTATTAATCCGACCGCTGGTATGACTTCTTCTCCGGTTGATACGTCAGGTGCAGCCATCTCTACTGGTACTGCTGTGAACAAAATGCAGCCGTCGATTCTTGTTGTTAAATTACTGAAATTGTAATTGACTATGTAGCTCGTTGGCCTTATATGGAAGGCATGAGCTACATTCTATTTCTTGATGATGTCAGAGCCGTACCAGATTGGATCAAAAATGATCCTCTGGGCTATAAGGTATGCCGATCTGCCTATGATTTCGTGCATTGTTTGAAGGACCACGGGTGTCCGCAGCATATCGCATTCGATCATGATCTTGGTCTCGAAAGTCTTGGGACTGGTTATGATATGGCAAAGGAATTTGGAAATGAAATCCTGAGTGGAGAATTTCTTCTCCCGGCGAAGTTTTCATATTCCGTGCATAGTGCAAATCCTGTAGGTGCAGAAAATATCCGCACCTACATGCAAAACCTAATTGCTGAATGTACTAAACGTGGTCTTATTCAGGGAACCGAGGACCAGCGTCCTTCTTAGGTGCTGGACGAGAGCGGACAGCCTTATCTCTCTTGTCTGCACCGTTACGGTCTACTGATTTTTCTGCATTGGAACCCGGTGCAGCTTTTGGGCTGTACACGGTCGCACCCTGATCACGCTTTTTGGATGGAGCCTTCATCTTATCAACTTTTGGCTTCTTTGGCTCGTGACGCTTGGTATCCTTGTATCCAAAGCCCGCATCCTTAAAGCCTTCTGGCATGTCATCAAACGACAATGCCTTGGAAAGAAGACTATCAGCGTTTTCAGCTACGATCTTTTTCGAACCAATGTATGCGTGGTTCAAACGGGCACGTGGTCCTAGTTCTGATGCAATCTCGTCCATTGCATTATGCATTGCAACGTCTTCGTTAATTGCACGAGTAACGACATCAATGATTTCGACACCATGTGGTGTTTTAACATTCATGGTGATTTCGAATGGTTCCATGTGTGCTTCGTAGATTTTCTTGAAATCTGAGTAAGCCTGCTTATACGCAGGTGCAACACACTCTTTAATCCATTCCTTCTTTGAGCGATTGTGGAATGGGATATACTGACCTTCGAGTAGTTCCATGAGACGCTTGTAGGATTCTGCGATCTTGTCTTTGTGGATTTCGTCAACATCGAGGATTTTCGAGTGGATTGCTTCTAGAAGGGATGTGACGAATTTCTTGTCGCTGTATGATTCTCGTAGACCGACCTTAACATCAATCTGAATGTCTTGTCCAACATTGGCATAGTTTTCAGCCATTCTGGAAAGCATTGAAACGGATGCTGCCTCAAATACATGAGTTCTGGAACCGACACGAACTGTCGTAGTTCCATTGATGACGCCTTCTTTGACGGGCTTCATTGAAGCCTTTACGGCCTTCATCTGGTGTGACTGACTACACTTAATGGTATCACCTGTTGGAACAATACCATATTCAACATTTGGTTTCGATACATTGAATGTGATTTTCTTAACGGAATCTTGTGTCAGACCTTTAAGAACAGAGCCAATCAGTTTGTTTGTGTTGGAGTCAGATGAAGCAGACCACTTAACTGGTTCCGCTTTTGAACGCTGTACCTTGTTTGCATCAAGAAATGCGCTCTTTGAATTCTTTACAGAAACCTTTAGATCAGGAGCCTTAACCTGACCGCCTTTTTTCTGCGAATTGGATGCAGGAATGCGCTTGCTAGAAGGCGCTGCTTCTGGACCAGAATTAGCAGATGGATTTCTATTCTTCATTTTGCCGGGAAGTGATGGCTTAGTTCTTTGGCGCTTCGACATTTTGTCATATGATGGGGTTGATAGTGAACCCGATGCTGATCCCTTGATTTTCACCGGAGCAGCTTGCTCAGATTCACGTGGGTATTTCGCTTGTGGCATATCTTCCATCAAAGCTTTTGAAATTTGATTAAGGCTTAACTTCTTAGTCATGAAAATTCCTCGACATAACAATCCTATAGTATTTATATGAAAGGGACAAAGTGATGAGTAAAAAGATAATTCATTTGTCAGATCGTCATATAACTACGAATGGTGAAGTTGTTTTCACCTATGACGGGCTATTAAAACTCGCCAGAGATGGTAGAAACTTCCATGATTATTTAGTCGAAAAAGACAAGTATACTGATCTTTACAACAAGTACGGCTCAACACCTCTTTCATATTACGAAGAAGGAGAAAATGAAACATTTCCAAGTGTTGACTTATATCAATGGAACACCCCCGAACCGTATTCTTCCATTGATCTAGAAGAATACTGTGCCGAACAGTTGGTTAATCACGATCTGACTAATGATCAATATCTGGAACGCCTGAGTATCGAATTGCAAGAATTCGAGGCACGCGGCATGGTCGAACTAACCCGACACCTGATTTACTTGAAGGACCATTTTGTTTCAAATGGTGTTGTTTGGGGGGTCGGCAGAGGATCAAGCTGTGCCAGCTTGGTATTGTATCTATTAGGAATCAATAAAATTGATCCTATTCTGTATGATATTCCGATGAATGAGTTTTTGAGATGAATAGCTACGAAGTTGATGACAATGAAGTATTCCATGAAGTATTGAAATACTTGGAAGAAGAAATTTATGATGATAGAACAGGATTGTTTTATAAAAGATCAGTAGAATTCTTCGAAACCTTGCTAAAACAATATCTTCAGATTAAATCTGGCAGTTGTAATGATGATCCTTTGTACGAACATATCAGAAATCTATTAGAGAATGATCCGCCTTACACTATAAAAAATAGCATCGTCAAAAATGAGATAGCCACAGATTTGTATTGTGGAATGGAAGCGCTAAAGTCTGATTTGAAGGAAGAGGCCGCAGAAGTGCCTATCTCATTCGTTGATGAAATAGAAATGGATATGTTTGATGCTGGGAGATTGAGAAGTCCTTCCAATTTCGTCCTCGAACCACAACAGACCGTGTTTTTAGATATGAAAATGAAGTTCGTGATCCCATCTGGATACGGATTATCGGTATTTTCGATTGACGATGATGTGATTATTCACAATCCCCTATTCATGCCAGATCATGATGGTAAAATTCATCTCAAGTTCCTGATGTTTAATACTAAGCCCTCTACAATGATAAGTATATCTAAAGGTAGTCAAGTGGCTACCGCACGTCTTATCAAGCTTACAGAAATGACGAAGGTTGATATGGACTTAACTTAATCATAAGAGGACATAATAATGGCAAGGAGAGATTGGTCATCAATCAAATCAGCCCATGCTTACATTTTACAATATTTGAGCGAGCATGAAACTGCGACCGAAAATTTATTAAATACACGTCACGATCCAGCGATTGTGAGTCAGTGTTTACAGCTTCTTGTGGAACGCGGAGTACTATTGTTGAAATTTGATGATAGGAAAACCGGAGTGGCGAGAAGAGTTTATACATTAGCTGAAGGAGTAAAAGTATAATGGCTATTAGAAGTGCAAAAGGCAAAATGGTAGATTTCGATGATCTAAAAGCACGCGCAAACGCTCGTGCTCAACAAGATGAGCAGGCAAATGAAAGTGCAGGACTATCGCGCCCAAGTGACACCTTCATTCCACCACAAGGAAATGCTACAGCGAGACCGGCAGTCAAAAAGCCCGTTCAAAAAGCCAAAGCAAAGAAATCCGAGAGCGATGTTGCTTCAGAAATCTTGGACGAACTGAAAACAAAAGATTGACAGACTAACTATCTGTGATATCATAACAATATGATTTATTATGCCATCGGTGACATACATGGAATGTATGATCATCTTCAATCAATGTTGTCTAGAATCAAACTTCATCACGGGCGTGAGTATCCGAATGAAGAATATCAAATTGTGCTTCTCGGAGACTATGTTGACCGGGGGGCACAATCAAAACAAGTCATTGATTATCTGATTGAACATCAGGAGAAAGACAATCTCATCGTTCTGCCCGGAAATCATGAGCAAATGATGCTTGGTATGATTGAAGAATATGATGATGGTAGTTTTGAAAAATATATGATCTGGTGGGCTAGAAATGGTGGCTTTCGGACCCTTCAGTCATATTTCCCAGAAGATCACCCATCAAGAACGCCCGCCAACTGGATGAGCAGACAAAATTGTCGTGATTGGTCCGATGAGTGGAAGAACAAGTTCCCAGAACATCACAAATTCTTGGAAACCGTCTTGTTTGGTGGGTATTCGCCAAACAAGACGGTGTATTTTCTAGATTATGAAGATCGCATCATGTTTGTACATGCTGGTGTTATTCCGGCCAAAGAACTCAGCCAGCACAATGGGCAAGAATTGCTTTGGTCTCGGGACGCCAGCTTCTTGACAGATTCAGTAAAATGGATCGAAGAAACCGTAGACATGGTTGTCCATGGTCATACGCCGATGGTGGAGACCGCACGATTTGGCGCTCATCGTTCTGGTCTCGATGCTGGTGTGTTCTCGACTGGTGAATTGTGCTGTGGTGTGTTTGTAGACGGGGAGCGGGTGGACACTCTGTATGTAGAAGGCCCACCCGCGAATTATCATCCGCCGTCAGAGTTTACGAGATACTAATCTTCTTGGCTGAAGATTTAGGCTCTACTCGCTCAAGACTAATGGTAAGAATACCATTTTCGAAAGTCGCGGCCGCGACAACGATATCATTCATGAGTCGGAATACACTCTTGAACGATCTGTTTGCAATGCCTTGATGAATATATTCATCGGAAGACACGCCATCATCTGTTGACGCCTTTTCGATGACCAACAGTCCCTTATCTTCGGTAATGTTGATATCATCCTGATCATATCCAGCTAGAGCCATTTCAATGGAATAATTGGTATCGTTGTGTCTGATCAGGTTGTAAGGTGGGAAATTTGGGCTTTTACCGTAAGGGAAACCCGTGATGTTGTTGTCGAAACCAATAAAATGCTTCAACAGTTCATCAGTAGTAAGTGATCTTGTCATGTTTATAATTCTCCTTTGAGCAATTATCACCAGAACGCCTTCAGTAAGCGCGTCCCATGTCATATTTATAGGGTGAGACGCACGAATACTAGAGGAACCTATGAATAATTTTCCAGTAGAACCAGTAAGCAATTGGATCGCTGTCGATCTAATAGATACAGGCGCTAAAGTACTACAAAGTGGGATCATCATCCAAGATGATGACATGAAAAAGCATGGCATCAGACCACGCTGGGCGAAAGTTATTGCCGTTGGGCCAGATGTCCACAAAGAGGGAGACATCAATCCGGGCAATTTTCTTTTGTTGGAGCATTTGGGATGGACCCGTGCTATTGATGTTGATATGGACGGTGAAGACACCAAGGTATATTGGACCATTCCCGAAAAAGTGGTTCTGATCTCGGATGAGACGGATGAAAAGAAACTTCCTCTAGTAACGGCAGAGCAATGATTCCTGATCTTTGGGTAGACAAATACAAACCTATGACGATTGACGATTATGTCTTTCAGAATGAAGAAGATCGTCAACGTATCAAGGAATGGATCAAACAGGGTTGGACCGATAACCTGATCCTTGCTGGTCCTCCCGGCACAGGAAAAACCTCTCTCATTCGTGTAGTGCTGAATGAGATTGGTGTTGATCATGATGACTTCTTAAAAATCAACGCCGCTCGTGCCGGTACTGTTGATACCATCAAAGGCACAATCACAGACTTCATTCAAACAGGCGGATGGTCTTCCCTGTATCGTTATATCGTATTGAATGAGGCTGACGGTATGACGGCAGTTGCACAGCCGATGTTGAATGACGACATGGAAGAGTATTCGGATACTATTCGATGGATGCTCACGACAAACAAGCTGCACAAAATCATTAATCCCGTTCAAGATAGATGCACAGTAATCAAAATCGATGCTCCTGATCAGGAACAATTGATCAATCGTATGCTCTTCATTTTGGAGCAAGAGAAGATACCAGTGGATGATGATTCACTGGCTATTGTGGCGGACATCATCGATAACAATTATCCGTCTGTCCGAAAATGCGTTCGTGCCCTACAAAATTCTGTGGTCAATGGTCGTTTGCAATTGATCAAGCAGGAGGTTGTTGACGAAACATGGAAGCATGAGATTGTTGATGCGTTCAAATCCAATGATCTTCAATACGCCCGAAACATGATCCGTCAAAACATGACTCGTGATGATATCGAAGGCTATATCGTGTGGCTCGCAAATCATCTAGAGTTGTTTGATAATCAACTGATGGCTCTCGGTAAACTGAGAGAAGCACTAATTGCTAATCCTACAGTAGCAGACCCGGAAATCAATCTTTCTGCAACTTTGGGATTAATTACACAAGGATAACAACCATGCATAAAAATACCACAACATATGTGTCTTACCTTTATCCCGGTTCATTCTTTCCAGAAACCCAAACCGAACAGGTCGAACGAAGAGAACCAGAAGAGCTAATCAAGAACATGAAAAATGGATGCTACGCATTCTTTTATCATGATCGTACTACGGTTGTTGATGACGAGGGGAACGAGTTCGTAGGAGAAACAGAGAACCGCTCAAAGAGATACGTGTTTGTGGATAGCATCTATAACACTGATGACATTAAGAAAATGAATACATCTGGTCGGCACGACATTCTATTAGGAAATATGAAGTCTAATGGTTGGGATAAGGTAGTCAAAACCAATCAAGGAAATTTCCAACCGTTTGATAGTACTGAAGAATACATAATGATGGAGAAGGTATCGTTTATTAGACCGGGATTGTATGGGTAAAGAGAATACTAATACCTACTAAGTATATGGATACGGAGAATATTGATATGTCAAAATCAACAATTAACAATAGTTTGTATGATGGTTTAACACCCTCGGAAGCTTTGAGAAAGTTGAATAGAAGATATATTAGAAAAGAAGAGTGTAAAGATATGCTTGATAAAGTGGCTGAGTATATCGAAGAATTGGAATCTCGTTCTATCGGAAATGATACTGATCACAAGATTGATCGTCTTACTAAAACGATTACTTCTGTATCTTCCCAACTGGAAGATATCGAACTTACCTTAGAAAATCTTCAAGAAGCAAGCTAATATTCCTATTACTGATTTGACATATTGTTAAATAAATTTGTGAGCAGAAAAGTCGTAAACCTCTATCGCGGCAAAAAACAATCCTTCACCTCTCCCCTGAAGGACGCTCACAAAATTGACTCTCAGAAAATAAGGAAATCCGATATGTCAAAGAAAAAAGCCGCTCGTGCTTTGCGCGAGGACACGTCGCTATGCGTCATTACCCCAAGAACCCGCAGTCAGAAGAAATTCATGGACTCAATTAATGAGAACAAGATCACATTCGGTACAGGCTCAGCAGGTTCAGGTAAAACATATATTGCGGCGATGATGGCGGCGGATGCATTACAACGCGGGTTGTGTCGCAAGATTATTGTCTGCCGACCAATTATTGAAGCTGGTGGTGAAAAGCTTGGTTTCCTTCCGGGCGATCTGGAAGAAAAGTGTGAGCCATACTTGAAGCCGCTCTTTGATGTGTTTGAATTATATTGGTATAAATCAAACGGTCACTTTAGGAATTTGATGAACAGTGGTCGAATTGAAATCTGCCCACTTGCTTACATGCGTGGGCGTAACTTTGAAGACGTGTGGATTCTATGTGACGAAGCACAGAACATGAACGCCAATATGATGAAAATGCTTCTAACTCGTATCTCTACGGGTTCAAAGCTCATCATTACAGGTGACCCAAGGCAACGTGACCGCGCAGATGCCGATGGCTTTGAGATGGCAACGAACAGGTTGGACGATTGTCCAGAAATCGGGTTCGTGAAATTCCATCACGAAGACGTACAGCGAGAAGAAGTCGTTAAAAACATTCTTGATCGCTGGGAAGATTAAGAGATTATGGGCCGGGTGTTTCTCATCCGGCCCATTTTACTATAAATATCTTCATGGAAGATTTTGATATACTAATCGAAGCACTTACTAATGGTGCTCCTGAAGATGAAGTAACCGATATTCTCAATGAGAATAAATTCGATGAAGAGCATCGGGAGACCCAAAGTTATTACCTGCTTCTATTTGAACAATACATAGATGAGTGTTCTGCATACTCCTTTAAAGGATGGGATGACCTCAAAGTCTATGGTGAACCAAAAATTGAAAAATTCTGGTTTGAAGTTAAGCTGTTAGCGCCTGACAATATTGATTACGAGAGCGGTATTAAGCGCATCCTTGGTCAGTATAAACAAAACAAAGCAGTAATGAAGACCATTAACAATGGTTCTAAAATAATAAAAATAAGAATTCTTCGGTCCATTCTTGATGAACTCGAAGACAGAAATAGAAAACTCGCTAGAAAAGAAGCCGAAGATCAAGGTTATGCACCGCAGGAGGAGCCACCACAGGACAATCAACAGGGTGGTGATGAATTTGGTGGTGATGAATTTGGTCAGGAAAGTTTCTAATGGAGGATTTGGATGATCGAAATCAAAGAGAACAAATTTTACATCAAGTCTGTAAACACGGGCGAAGCAACCTTCAATAAATCATTCGATACATTTGGTGCTGCGACATCCTTCATTAAAAAACAAGTTCTTAGTGAATTCTTTGAAGTTGATTTCAATCATCCAAGCCAACGAATTAGAAGAATGCTGACCGAAGGACTAGGACAAGGCGATCTAATCGATCTTCTAATGCCTAGAATTTCGTTTGATGAGTATGTTTCAAACAATGATAATAACAATATTGTTTTGGCCTTCTTCGTCCTTAATGAACCACTGGCTGTGGAACCATTAGAGAAGTTTTGTTCGAAGATACCGGGAGTAGTTGATGTGGACTCGTCCGATTCCGACACCATCTCAAATGCTAGTATCGTTTATGTCGAATTCAAGAGAGAAGATGATTCTAAAGAACAAATCAAGGGACTGATTGAAGATATTTCAAAGGTTTCAAATATACCATTAGAAGATTTTGGTGTTTCGTTTCCTAGTAGGGAAGAAAGGTTTCCATATAGTGAAGAGTTGATCGATCTGTATTTTATGAAAATGGTGTAGTTATGGGTATTGGAATGTTATTAGGTTTGTTTGGGAGAATACCCTATGCTGGTAGGTTCTTGGGCAGTAAATGGTTTTGGATCATATTGTTAGTTGGCGGAACCATTTGGTTCGTGGATAATACCATTGATGAGTACGGAGATCGTATTCGTGAACAGATTACAACTCAGATTCGCGCCAACGAATATAAGAATGAGGTTGACAGATTGAATTTGGAGCGAGAAAGTCTCATTGAATTGCAACAAGCACAAGATGAACGAATTGAAGAGTTGACAAGACAACGAGAAAGTGATCGAATTGCATTTCAGCGTCGTCTAAACGATCTTAGAAATTCTGGTCTTGACGGTGGAACGATTGGACCATACCTTTCCGAAGCAGCCCGTCAGGCAACTAGGCCTGATGGACTTGCATACGAAGATGTAATTATGGGACTTGAACATAATGGTTCGCAACCTGAAAATTAGTATTATCGCCCTATCATGTATCGCCCTAACTGGATGCGGAACACTGTCAGGACTATTTGAAAGACCAGAAGAACCCGCAATCATTTATAGAACACAATACCGACCGGTGATTGTGCCTGATTCATTTTTCCAAGGATGTCCTCGTTATGTGAACCCGCCCCGCAGTGTTGCTGATGCAAGTACTGATAGTGAGCAAGAAGAAATCGAATTGGGCAATTGGATGACCATAAACGAACAACGTTATGGTCAATGTGAAAGAACTATTGATGATATCAGAAACGAGCAGGATAGAATTGCCCAAACTATCGATGATTTGAATGCCACATTGCAGGCTGTTCAAACCCAAGACAAAAACAGATAACTTCACCCCGTTTGTCCTATAATCATACTACCACAGATCGCCATGGAGAATATAATGGACGATAAGACCCGGATGATCCCAAGCAACTATCGTACTCCTGTTATCTTCGAAGCAGGAAAATACGGTGAACAAGCATGGGATGTCTTTTCTTGGCTTGCTCAAAAACACAACAAAATTTACATTGATTCGGTAATCAATGATGAAATGGCCAATATGGTCTCTGGACAATTGTTTGCCTTCTCGTACAAAGGTACGAGCGAAGTTGAACTGGTAATCAATTCACCGGGTGGTAGTGTTGTGAGCCTTTTCACAATTCTTGATTGTATTGATCTTATCCGTAAAGGTAAGGCCAATATGACAATCAAAACCTCGTGCGTCGGTATGGCGGCATCTGCTGCTGCTGTTCTGCTGGCATATGGTGACAAGGGACATCGTTTGGCATCTAAACGTTCAACTATTATGTTGCATGATATGTCATATGGTATTGGTGGTACTCACAAAGATGTTGAATGTCAGCGAAAGCTTTCACTGCGTTTGCGTGAAGAAATCAAAGACGTTCTCTTAAACAAGACCAACATCACAAAAGAACGTTTAGAACCTGAATTCATGGATCGTGATAATTATCTTGATCCTTTTGAAGCCAAGCAGTATGGTATCATCGACGGCATCAAGGAGAGCTTCTAATGGCCGATAATGATTTCGAAGTAGATGACGATTTTTGGGATAAAGTTGGAGAAGACAACGATCCCAAGAAAGTCTTTGGTAAAGCACTGAAAAATTGTGGTGCAATTTTCACGGAAACCGAAGATGGATATATCCGTGTAGAAAATTCTTGTCCGAACCTTGTTATGCACAAGGACGAGAATTTCATGGAAATTTTCTGTACTAAATGCAGTGTGTCTGTTTCCGTTAGTGATATTAGAAATCTATCCGGTGAAGACCTTGGTCTTGATGATACTGATGTGTCCGAGAATGTAACGTCTGAAGCCAAAGATGGTGAATCCGACGACTTGGATGAATTTCTCGGTCTCGTCGAAAAAGGTGATGATAATATCTTCTGATGCAAAATCTGGAAAAATACTTTCCGTATGACCAGATTCGACCACAACAGAAAGAAATTCTTAATTTCATCGAGCAAAATGCCGACAAGAAAGTCTTTCTGATCAATGCACCGACAGGTGTAGGTAAATCTGGTATTGCTATGGCCATTGCTCGTGCTTGCACGGGCAAGGCTTGGCTTTTGACGGAAACGAAAGCGCTACAAGATCAATATTCTGACGAATTTACAGACGAAGTTGTTTCCCTAAAAGGCAAAAACTCGTACACTTGTAATTTGCAACCGTCTGTGCGTGCAGATGAAGCACCGTGTATTGGTCATAAAGAAACAAAGGCATTGTGCGTTTTGCGCAAGGCCTGCGATTATTATATGACGTTTCAGAAAGGCATGGACTCGAAAATCCTAGCCACCAATTACAACTATGCTCTAGGTTTCTCTGAAACTCGTAATCCTCTCGCAATGCGCGAAGTTACTATTTGTGATGAAGGTCACGTGATTGAAGATAAGTTGGTTGAACAGGCAGCATTTGATATTAATCCAAAGATGTTGCATGAGAGATACCGAGTAGAAATTGATCCGGCTCTTCCCTTTGAAGATTTCGAAACAGTAGAAAATATTTGCGAATATGTTTCTGATCAAATCACAAAACGCTGTGAGGCTGTTCGAGAAGAAATCGATCAACTTCCTCATAAATTCAATTCTGAAGGACAGAAGACCAATGTCGATCCCCGTGAAAAGGCATTAAATCGGGTTTTGGATTCATTAACCCGTCATCTCAAGAGAATTGAAAACTATTTGTTTGATCCTGAAGATAATTGGGTAACTGATATTTCTGATGATCTGGCGGTGATTACTATTCAGCCGTTGAAATCAAATGGGTTATTCAAGAAATACTTCATGGATAACCTGACGGAACAATTCGGTCAGATATTCATTATGTCTGCATCGCTTGGTGATTTTGACACAGTGATTAGTGAATTCGGTTTGTCAGAAGATGAAGTTGCTTGTATCGATGTCGATACTCCGTTTGATCCTAACAAATCACCAGTCGTAATCATGCCTTCGGTGAAATTGGGATACAAAGACTTCAATGCATCCAAAGCAGAACTTATTAGCGTTATCGATTCACTCTTGGATGAACACCCGGATCAAAAAGGGATCATCCATAGCGGGAATTACAAGACTGCCGAACACATTGCTTTGAAATCGAAACACCAAAAACGATTAGTGTTCAAAAGCGCTGATGAAAAGAAAACATCTAACACTGATCTATTCGCCGTACATTCGATTCGGGATGATGGATCAGTGCTGCTGTCTCCATCAATGCATACTGGTGTAGACCTTAAGGGGAGTTTGGCTGAGTTTCAAATTATTGCCAAACTACCTTTTGCAAATCTGCGCGATGCCCGTGTAAAGGCTAAAATGGAAGATGATCCTTTGTGGTATTCTAATGCTACATGGCAAAAGATCATTCAGGCATGTGGCCGGGCGACCAGAAATATGGATGATAGTTCAATAACTTACATTATTGATGCTGCTGCTAAGAGACAATATTCACAATTCAAAAAGCATCTTCCTACATGGTTCTTGAATCGAGTGATATTCGTATGACGCCAGAACTAGAAAAAATTTTACGATATCCTGCATCTGACACTGATTCGTTTGTGAAGGTGTGGGGATGGGACATAGCGTTTCTTAGAATGGCCAGAGAGATTGCTTCATGGTCGAAAGACCCTAAAAGAAAAGTTGGCTGTGTCATCGTGGACAATGAGCGCAAGCCAGTAAGTTACGGATACAACGGTCTACCCTCATCAATTGAAGATCATGAATTGATTCTACAAAATGATGATTTGCGTCGAAAGCTGATGATACACGCAGAACAGAATGCGATTTATAATGCTAATCGCTCTTTAGAAGGAACCAGCATCTATATTTGGCCATTCCTGCCGTGTCCATCATGCGCATCTAGTATTCTCGCTAACAAATTCAAGCGAGTTATCACTACAAAGTATACGCCCGATCATTGGGCAGAAGACTTTGAATTGTCTAAACTTATTCTGAAAAGCAGATTAGAATTAAACAGATACGAAATGTCAAAAATCAGAAAAGAAACTACTGAATACGATCCGGCTGATCCTAAAAACTAGTTGACAAGAACTTGCTTTTCGTGTAAGATATAATCATGAAAAGTATTTTTGGAACCGTCGCAGGGTCATTCCTGTTTGGAACATCTGTAGAGCGTAGCGATATCGATATTCGCGGCGTTTATATTCCGTCACTGAATGACATTGTGATGCAGCGTGTGAAAGTCGATAACGCGCCCCTTCGAGAACTCGATACTGCTGCTATCTATAAGCAAGCACGCGGTATCGCCATGCGTTATGGCTTCGGAACACCTGAAGATGGTGATGATGTCAACTCTATGCCGTTGCATCATTTCCTTTCGTTGGTTGCGTCTGGTGAAGTCACTACAACTGAACTCATGTTTGCTCCGAACCATTTCTGGATTACGGACATGACTGATTATTTCGTGTGGCTGGAAGTCCAGAAGATTCGTTCCAAGATCGTCACGAAACAAATCAAACGTGCAGTCGGTTTCTGTAATGGCATCTACATGCAGTTCGGAGTACGTGCTGAACGCCTATCAGCGGCCATTGAAGCACGTGATCTGATTAAGGGACTGGTAGATAGTCATTCTCATAATGCTCTTCTGGGAGCCTATGAGCGCGATTTCTTGCCACTCACCGAATTGGATCATATCGAACTGGATTCAGATGACCACAACATCAAGATGCTCCGTGTTTGTGGTCGAGGCCTTCAATACACGGCGACAGTCGGCAATGCATTGAACGTCCTTGAAGGAGCGGTTGCTTCTTATGGCAAGCGTGCGAATGCATCCTTGAACCCGGAACGCAAGGATTGGAAGTCAGTAATGCATGCGCTCCGAGTGTCAGAACAAACGATTGAACTCCTGAAGGACGGAGAAATTCGTTTCATCCGTCCTAATTCGGGATATCTTCGTGAAGTTCGTTCGGGTGAACGACCGATGGATGAAGTTACGGCAAAGATCGATGAAAACATGGCAGTCATGAACGAATTGGTCGAAACTTCTGATTTGCCGGAAACCGCAGACATGAATGCAATCGAAGAACTGGTCAAGGAACTGTATTTGAGATAGGGAGAAATCCCTATCTCTCATTTTTGACCAGTATACGAAAGTGCATCGTATTCACCTGTCAAAACCTTCCAAGCCACCTTAGCTCTCCATAAGAATGGCCATCTCATGGGTTTTGCAGCAACCCATCTTCCGTCTGGAAGTTCTCTGGTTGTAGTAATGCCATCTTTAACAAGGTTATCAATATTATAGATCATTTGTCTTCTCTCACACATTTGAATCTTGGGAAACGGAGAGAGAAATGTTCTCCATTTTCCGCTTTGGTAATACTATCTGCTTCAATTTCTACGATATGATCCATGATCAAGTTCGGATCATCCCACCATTCGCGTCTTATATCATCGGTCAAGCCACTACCAACATTGCATCGGATGAATTTGTCATCTACAAATCCCTCAACCACCAGCGCACCGAGTAATCCTTCGTATTTGGAACCCGGCTTGCCTTCTTCTAATCCAACAACACGAAGATCAAAAGTGTCAGTTGGTTTGATCTTGAGCCACGATTTATCTCGCTTGAAATTGTACGTAGAGTTTGCATCCTTGATCATGATTCCTTCAAAGCCCGCCTGAAGCTGTTCTTCGAACATTTCCATGATCTGATCTTGACACGTTTTGGCGTTGACACCCTTTTCTGCATATGAAAGCTCGACAGGAGCTTCGGGGTCAACCGATTTATGATATGCAACAATATCCTCAAGAATGGCTCTTCGGTCCTTCAGAGGAAGTGATACATTACGACTCCAAAATTCATTGGCATCCATCACATCGAACACCAATGCAGTGCCATGGAAGCTCACGTCTGTTTTACGTCTGGCCTGCTTCATGAGTGCTTGGAAGTTTTCTGAAATCACTTCACTGTCAATCACAATACCGTCTTCTGGAAAATTCGGAAATGACTTAATGTGATCTAGTGAGGATGCAATGTTCTGGAAATTGTGAAACTCCTTGCCGTTTCTGGAAAAGCATCTGGTATCATCACCCGGCTTGATGAACCAAAGTGCTCTGGTTCCATCGTACTTCGCCTCAATGAATGCATCTTCCGGCATAGCATCTGTCTTAACCTTCTTGGCATCAGTAGCAAGCTGACAATCGAAGGTTTTGATCTGGTGATCACTAGGTGCGGCGTTATTCAGTGTGGATACAGCGGTACCGGCACTGAAGTCTTTTGATAGAATGCGTTTGTACCAGTAAAGCCACTGTTCCTCAGTACAAGAGCCTGCAAGGGCAAGAACTGTTTCCTTGGCTACATTACCGGTGATCTCGCGATTGGAAAGCGCTAGTAGAAGTTTCTCGAAAGTAACCCATTTGACACCCGTTGAATAATATTCCGGGTTAGGTAGTTTCTTAATGAAGAAATTTATGAACGGATCGTATGCATATTGCGCGCCCAACCAGAATTCATCTCCTTCTGGAATGGACTTAAGAATATCTAACTTATCGTTTCTGGCGGATGTCTGTTCAAGTTGAGCTATAATTTCCCAAGGTCTCATTAATTAATCTCTCTGAATATTTCTTGATAATTTTCTTAAAATCGCTAGACACGATTTGTTTTGCAATACGACGATCATAACCCTCATCACAGAGGCGAGATACCTCATTCTCATCAACATAATCATTCCAAGCTTGGTACATGATCCAATCGAGGGATGAAAACGAAGTGAGATCGCTTAGCCGAAATGCCGACTGTGCAGTGATGCGACGATTGCCTTTGAGGATATCATATAGAACTGCTCTATTGATTCCCGACTTAGTAATGATATACTCAATATTGACGCCTTCTTCACGGATTTTTTCGTAAAGAAGGTCGCCAATGCTCATTCCTGCATATGTTTTGTCAAAGCTAAAGGATTTCATTACCAATCAAATACTTCGTTAGCGGTGGTGTCTGGTGGTTCAAGTTCCCAATTAAACACCCCAAAGATGTTATTGAGTTTCTTGGTTACCAGACTATCATATGCGCGATTTACGTTTAGTGGAAGATTTTTAATCCACTCACTCTTAACGTTCAGTCCCACAGGAATTGCAATATTTTTGAAGCCCTTGGGATTGTTTGTCAAGTCCTTCTCATTCAAGTAGATGATTTCAATCTTGTCCCCATCGCGAATTGGTGGAACATCCTTATCATCAAAGAATTCCAAATATTCGTTGAAATTCATTGATGCCTGCACAGTATAGTAAACACGTGGCTTTTCTGCCGCGAGGTTATTATTGTACATCGTCAAGTCTTTCATGGTTCTTTGCATGTCCTTCAAACGCTTGGGACTTCCAAGGGTCCAAGGATCGCGATCATAAAAGAGTGTTCTGAAACCGATAATCTTTTCAACAAGATCGGGTTCTGGCTTACCTTCTTGCACAACCATGGTCAAACATTCATGAAGAAACTCTTGAATCCATTTGGGCGTATCGGAACGCTGTGTTTCCATACCCATAATTTTCAGTTTTTCAACATTCTTGCCTTCATCATCTACAACAAATAGAGCGTACTTCTTCTTGGTTTCGTGCTTGAAGATGCCGCGCTGGGCAACAACTTCTCTACCGGACTGAATGATTTCACCATTCTTGCGTGGAACAAAGAACGATTCCATCATTTTATCTGGATAGGACTCGTTGATCAAATTACCGATCTCATCAGCGATAAGAACGATATCAGTAAGGGACATCTCCTCATTGATGATCTTTTTCATAGTCATATACACGGAGTCGGTATCCGAATAGATGGCGGACTCACCGAATTCATACTTCCCATCAATCAATTCAGATGCTTTTCGAATCATGTGCTTGGTGACAACGCGACCAGAAAGAGTAACAGATTGACCAAAACGAGTATCATAGAAGCGGAACCATTCATTAAGAAGGGCACCATATGTGGAGTTCAAGAACAGCTTACGTGCTTGTTGGATTGTATCCCAATATTCAGCTAGTTCTTTATTTCCTTCTTTGTCGAATTCCTTAGACTTCTTTTTGAATTCAACACGTTCGTTATACCATTTTTCAAGACAGTATGGAATAATGCCCTGATTGTCTTGGTGGAATACTGTCCCGTTTGCTGTTATAGAACAATTGGTTTCTCTAAACCATTCTTTCCATTCTTCACCGTCCATGGTGATATTCTCACCATCTTCCAACATCAAGGTCAGGTCTTCAAATGAATTTCCTTCTTGAACATCATGATACTCAAGAACGCCAGTGAAATGGTGCCATGCCTCCGTAACAGTCTTGACCTGTTTGGTTTCAAGTAGGTTGTCAATCTTTGTCATAGTTCGGTCTAGATTAAATTGACCGACAACCGTTTCAGGAGAAATGTTGAGCATTCGGATGACCGATGGATATAGAGAGTTAATATCGAATGATGTAATCCATTCATACATACCCCCAACTGGCAGCTTGACGAAAGCACCAGCCACTTTGCCTTCTTTTTCAGATTGACCCTTGTCTGGTGCAACCTTCTTCTGCTTATGAAGTTCGCATAAAATAGCGTGTTCAATGATGGTAACCGATCCAAGCGTGTCTTTCAGAAGAACACACGCAGTGTGTGCCATCTGATTTGCTAGATTGATGAATTTACGACGATCATCTACTTTACTGAGACCAACGGTATCTTGTCGGTTATATTCGGTGAATAGTCGGAAATCATATCTCCACAAATCATCTAGAGAGCCATCATATGCAACTTTCTTTTCTCCGATCTCAACTTCCAGAACATAATCAAGAGCATAACTATGAAGCTCGTTGAAGCTGAATTTCATATAGAGTTCTAGATAATCGAGATGAACTTTACCTTTGAGTGCAAAACACCACTCCTCGCCGCCCCATCGTTCGACCTTGCGAGGCGTTGGGATTTCGTCGAAAAGGCAGAGGCGTGATAGATGCTCTCGGGATTGCTCTGGTGGATTGTAGTCGTCCAGATTTGCAACATCATCCAAGTCTTCACCACCCAACACGATACGAATGCGTTGGATGATCATTGGTATATCGTAGAATTCGCTGTTCCATCCTGTGATGACATCGGCGTCATCAAGAAGGTCCAGTGTCATTTTGAGAAGTTCGGCTTCAGTTTCAACGATGAAAGTATTCTCAATGCCATTCGTTTCTTCTATAGCTTCCTCAAGCGTCATGGTTGGCGGTCTAACGCAAATGGTTACCGCTTCATTTAACCACTTACAATCAACAGTGATTGCATTAATGATGGCATATGGGAAGTCCACACGAGAGAACCCTATATCCCGATCTCTGTCAGATTCAATATCGAGAACTGCAATGTTGAGCTTCGGTGGCACAGAGCCAACAAAATTGTCTTCTAGAAAGCGGTATTCGGGTTTGATATCAGATTCAAATGTTGTAAATCCGCTATCTTGGTAATCTGAAATAGTCAGACTGTGTTTATGGTATGTTGGACTTGAAACTCTTTTAAGCTTCTGTCCAAACATTGATTTGAATTTGCCTTGTTCGTCTTCAACGTAAAAATAGAAGGGTGCAGGGGCTTTTCTAGCCACCCGCACCCCATCTTCGCGCCGCTCCGACACGTAGATATCATTTCCACGTCTAAATGCGTCAATGTATGTCATGAATAATCCTTTGTGAGTCTAGGAATATGACATATGATTATCGATTACAGGTCGATATAGATATTTTCCGCCAAAGACATCAATTCGACCTCATCATTATCTAGTGAAATCAGTGGAACAATCTCACCTCCAATGTCAATGTTTTGCTGTTCGCGAACGAAATCACAAATAGCATTGATAACATCATCTTTATCAAGAGTAATTCTTACTTTCATGGTTTTGCTCTCCATTTTGTATCACGCATGGTGATGATTGCACGCTTGCCGTTCTCGTATGTCACGATCAGCGAGCGAGACCAACTGGATGGACCAGTATTGTAGTCCATGTCCAGATTTGCCATAACACCAGACTGGTAGGCACCATGCATGATGCCTGCTGAGTGACTATGACCTATGTTTACCTTGTTTCCGCTCTTCGCGAGGTTTGAAATGGAGCCTCTTGATCCATTCGGACCATTGTCACCATGCAAGCCGCACTCAATACCATGAACGAGGTAATTTTCATCAGTTCTTAGGAAACGCATCCCTTCTGGAATGCCCATAAGCTCCATCGCATATTCAAATAGATGGAAATTTGCTTCCTTCTTGAACTTCGCTTCATAGATTCGTTTCTGAAGCGTCAAGAAAATCAATGCATTAGGCGGATCGTATGCATATGCATCTGGTTTGTCTTTAAGCCATCTTCGGAGATGGTCATCGTGATTAGAATGAATGACAACCATTTGCATCCAATCACGATGCATTTCTTGGAAGAACTCTGCGACATCACGAAGTTCATCTTCTACATTATCGCAGCCGTTGATGAATTTTTCGAAATTCTTATGATGATCCTTGGCGTCGTGGTGGGATCGGGAGTTGAAATCCAAACAATCATGCAAATGCAATTCGTTTGGTCTCAAGGTATCGACCATTTCCGCCAAAGAAAGACGGTATTTGTCTTCTAATTGATCAACGTGAATGTCACCCGGTGTAAGAACATCGATCTCACCGGCTGTTTCCACCTTGTTATTTCGGACTTTATAATTCAGGTCTTGGAAAGACCCATCTTCATCACGTGCCGAAATTTGACGGACGAACCAATCACCATCGCTATCAACTTCAACAATGACGGCACCATAGACATGGTTCCAACTACCGTTGTAACCGGTTTTAGTTTTGGTGTAATTTCTTTGTGTGATGCATCCCGTGGTATACAAGAACTTAGTTGGATCAAATTTACCTGTTGGGATAGACGTTAGTGCGATTTTGGTCGATGGTAGAATGAGCGAATTACATCCTCTATAATCTTGAAACCCGGATGCTGGATTTCTGACAGTAGGAAGAATTTGTTGCTCACCGCACCAGATCAGACCCGGCGCAAGTTCGATTGGATCATCTGAAATGTAATCTCTGATGTTGGGATCGAACCATGTGACATCATCGGTAGCATTATTGTCAATTGCGTCCGGCTTTTCTGATCCCTGCCATTTTCTATAGGCCTGAATATTGTATTGGAAGCGAGCAACATGAATTTCAGCTTCTAGAAATTTTGCATAGGCTTCTAGATTGCGAATAAATTCGTGATGGACCGTTGTATTGTTCTGGGCTGATGTCAGAATATACCGATACACTTGTCCTTTCGGCGGAAGTGATCGTTTTTCTGGTTCATCAAATGCAATTGAACCTTGAACCAATGGTTTTCCATCGATCTTTTCAATTTTTTGACCTTCTTCAGTAGGATCGATGCCTGCTTTCTTAAGGTGTTCAGCGATTGTTGATTTCGCCATACCCAAAGCTCGTGCCGCAGCGCGACACGAGCCATAGGTGTAGAATGCTTCAATTGCTCTCTGACGCGGAGTCAGATGATCAAATCTATCGTTTTTAAAACTCATCTAAAATACACTCTTTGGTTAAATTATTCGTCGTCACTCTCAATAGCATGTTTGTTTACTTTTGAGAGAAGGATATCAACCATCTCATTTTCGTAACGAATGTCATCAACCTTGTTGTTGGCCCAAATCGTTGCGGCTTTACGAACAGTCTTTTTGATTTGTGCGGCAGAACCTTTGTCGGCCTTCAATTCATCACAGAGACTATCAAGAGTCTCCTTGATGGCTTCACCGACTTCTTTTTTCTCGATATTGTAGTTTGCCAGAATGGCAACAGCATTGACGACTTTCTTGAAGTCATCTGCATCCATGGTTTCGAAATCGATAGGTTGGACATCTGACATGGTTTAAGCTCCTTAGTAATTATCCAAAGTGATGGACGCGCACTGTAAGGATGCGCGATATGTCCTATTAATATGACACCAGCAGAATTATTGGAGCAGCCCGTGAAAAATGTACTCAAGTCGGTCCTACATGACATGACACAGTATAAAACTTTGGAATTCATCATCATTAAGAACAATGATGATGGTAGAACAATCGCCACCGGCATTGATACCAACCGTGGAATGATGATTACCGCTGATATGGGCACATTTTCCGAGTTCGATAAGATGATATGTCTGAGCAACTTGAACTTCCTGAAGAAAATTCTCGATCAGGAACAAATTATGGGTGCAAAGGGCAAGATGGAGTTGGTTGAAGGTGAGAGTTTTACCGGAGAAGACATTTTCACTGGTATTGATTTCTCTGGACCTCGCCTCTCTATCAAATACAGTGCGGTTGATCCGCGTGTGGTTCAAGACAAGGCGCGCAATAAAAAATTCCCACCAACTATTAATGAAATAAATAGTGATATCGAATTTTCTGTTGAAGATACACTGGCAGAAGACTTTAGACAGGCCGTTCAACTACAGAAAATGATGGCGATCAAGGAAGACGCCCTTGTTTATGTTAAGACCGTAGACGGTAACCTTGTGTTTGGATTCCCTTATGGAAAAAACGGCATTGATCTGGTTATGCGTGAAAATATTGATGAAAACTCAATTGCAATGGACCTTAAATTCGATTCCGAAAAGTTGGAACGGGCATTCGTTTCGCTGATGAATCGTGCAGAAGGAAAAATCTTATTAGGTGCCTCCTTCATGGATATCAAATACAAAGATGAAGACGTTGCATACCATATCCGTCTTCCCAAGAAGAGTGTGGCTAAGAAATTATGAGCAAAGAAGATAGTGTAGACCTACCTTTCAAGAAGAGAATTCAAAAATTCTTCTGTAATATATTTGGCAGACCATTTATCTATGTTGAGTTCGACTACGAACACAATACAGAAATGTTGGCCGTTCTGTTTGATTACAACAACCCGATGCTAAACCGAATTCGCCAAGCAGGGTATGACGATGATGATCCAGATGATGCCATGCGGCATTACATTCAGCATGTCATGATCGTTAATAGTGATATGCTTTATGAGGACGGTGACGCGGATGATGGAACCGATCCCGATTATGACGAAGAGTATGACGGCGAATATATTCATTCCAGAGGCAACTGATGAAGTACTGTATTATTGATGCAACTAATTTGATTCATAGAGCGAGACGTGTACAAGGAACGAATGATGTAGACATTGTTGTTCCGCTGTCTATTCAGACAGTGTTCCAATCTATGAACAAGGTTTTCAATAAATTCAATGCAGAACATGCGGTCGTATGTTTTGACGGATCATCATGGCGTAAAATCTTCTATGAGAAATACAAAGCACATCGCGAAGAGAATGTAACGCGGTTGGAACAAAAAATTAGAGACAGTATCACTACGGTCGTCAATGATTTAGAAGCGTTTTTACGAAAGAGTACAAATACGACAGTTCTTCGTAATCAGTTGATCGAGGCTGATGATTTCATCGCTAGATGGATTTTGCTTCATCCAAATGATGAACATGTGATCGTGTCTGCTGATGGTGATTTCAAGCAGTTGGTTTCTGAAAACGTAGTTCTCTATAACGGGGTGGCAAACGAGTTGACTACTCTTGATGGTATTTTCTTCCAAGACGGTCAGCCTGATCCGAAAAAGAAATATCCACGTGTTCAAATGTACGGCGAAACATGGAAACAAAAACTCGTCAAAGAAAAAAACATCATCACTGACGAACCGGTTAAGGTAGAACCCAAGTGGGAACTATTCCTCAAAACTATGAAGGGAGATGTTTCGGATAATATTCCTGCTGCGCATATTCCTAGATATCGAACTAAAAAGATTCGTGAAGCATTTGAAAATCCGGGCGGTGCTGCTTGGACGGACATGATGAATGCGATCAAGGAACGAGAAGTCTATGAAGAAGATGGCGTCAAGATGATTCGAGATGTCACTGTTCATGATTTGTATGAGAGAAATACACTTCTGGTCGATTTGACCAAACAGCCAGAAGAAATAATAGAACTGATAGATCAGACTATTGAAGAAGCTGTCAGTGAAGAACCCAAGAAAATGATTGGGGTAGAATTTAGACGCTACTGTGGTCGTAATAAACTAATTCGACTAGGTGAGTTTGCGCATTTGTATGCTGATTTGTTGTCACGGAGATATAATCATGCGGTATAGTATTGGATTTAATACAAATTATTCCCTCATAAAGCAAAAATTTGAAAGCAGATACTTCCTGTCACAACACGGGATGATAGATGATTGTGAAATTTTAGATCGGCGTGTCGAGTTCAAAGATATAGAAAAAGCAAAATTCTTTGATGATTGGTTTTCTAAACTTGAGCAGACTGAAACTATTCTTCCGTCTGCAATAGAATTAAATAAAATCAACTCATTCTCTATCAAAGCGTCTGTTGCCGTTCCAAAAGACAAACACATTAATGTGTATTGCTCGTCCGATGGAGGAGACGCAGCATATGAAATTTGGAAGCTGTTCAAATTACTGAATGGCCGATTTTGGCTCGTCGAAACTACGGACACTCGATTTGGAAGTATTGCTTTTCAAACTGTCTTATTAGAAGATGAATCTGATACCTGTACTGTCATGTGTATCTTTGATGGTTTAAAGTCTGATCATGAATTGAGTGGACGTTTTTCAATCGCTGTTAATTCCGCATCACTTCGCGCCAATACAATTAGTTCAGGTTCGTTAACGGTTGCAAATAATGGGAATCTGTGTTTTTCATAATTTCTCTTTACAAATGATTTCGATCCGTATATAAAAACATTATGACCCGTCGTCCTCACTTCATTATGCTTGGTGGTGTCCCCGCTACTGGCAAATCAACCCATCGCGCAACGTTGATGGAGAAGTATCCTGATGCCTTCGTGTATTCCACGGATGATCGTCTGAAGGAAATTGCTGCAAGCCGTGGCGTTTCTTATGGCGATCTCCCGATGAAGGAACACAAGCAGGCAAAGGCCCATATGAACGCCAAATTGAAAGAGGCGATCAATAAGGGTATGGATATTATTTGGGATCAGACTAACTTTTTGGCTCATGTTCGCCGCAATCGACATGATATGATTCCGAATACCTATACGAAGGAATTGTTTTTCTTCCATTGTCGTGACGATGAAGAAATTAAGCGTCGTATTTCCGAACGCACGGAACAGCAGGTGCCATGGCATGTCGTTGCAAACATGATCGAACGTCTGGAACTTCCGGGCGGCGATGATGAGGTGTTCGAAAAATTCGAACTTATCGATACTACGCCTTCATCGACGGATGGTAATAGCGAATAACTGGATCGGTGGCATCATGTCGCCAGTGAAACCATGCATAATTGTGGCGTGGCGAACTGTCACCATCTCGTTTTTCGAACCACCTTGGTCGTTTGGTTAGAACGATTTTCCCGGCATAAAAATCACAATCCCCAAACAGGGCACGCCTAGTGTGTGCGCAGTCCCATTCGTTTCGCATGAGAACAGATACGGATTTAATATCGCCTGTAGCCACCATGTCAACAGCACGTCTAACGAATGGTTCTGAAATTTCTCGCTCATAGGGCGGATTAGTTACGATGTGATCCCCGCGTGGTTCAGCATCCATGAAATCTTCTACCGAACCGTATCCCCAATCATAAATGTCTGAACTGGTGACATTTGGATTGTATTGTTTGATCCCTTCAGCCATCAAACCGGAACCACAAGCCGGTTCCCAAATTTGACCGCTGAAATGATCAGGAGTATCCTTGAAGGTTTCAAACAAGGCTTCAGTGCACCACTCTTCAATTGTGAAGTATGCATCGTTTGCGATCCGGTCATAACCAGATGTTGACATGGCTTTATCTTTCATGTTAATAGTTATTGGCCGGATCGGCATTTACCAATGGGATGGACTATGGATATTTTTTCTTTCATTGCTGCATTGATCATCACGATCCTTGCTTTTGTGGGACGTTTTGTCTTTTATAAAAAAGGCGAGTATCATCATATTTCAATTGCTTGTGCTGTAGTTGGTTCCATTTCTATTATGGTATTTGGAATTTCGACAATTGTACTGATGGTTAACTTTCTGTTGACCCATGACTTTATTACTGTGACTGAAATTAACAGTTGACAAATGCTTCTCTCCCGTGTATAAAGGACATAACACGGGAGAGGACATTATGGTGCCGCATATTTCTACGCTGCAAAATCGTGATACTGCTCAACTCGCAGCAGAAGAACTTGCCCGTCAGGAAGTTACGGTCGATTGGCTCTATGACTCCAAGGATGCATGGAGCGCTATCCAACGGGTTTTCTGCTGGACGAGCGATGATGCAGAATCCATGGGTTTAGACCCGTGGCGTTTCAATCCTGATCTGGACGCGGCTCAAGAGCGTGGTTGGCGATTCTTCGTACAAGTTTCCGATCTGCCCGAACGCGATCAGATTATTTTCCGCATCTGTAAAATGATTCGTCCTTACATGTGGCGTTCTGGTTACGTTGAATCTGGTCTCGATTCCAAGGATCATATTTCGATTTGGGTTCCGAAACGCTTTATGGAGCACGCTCCCGACGATGAGGGCAGCAGCGATGAACTTGATGGGTTCGTTATCAAAATGATAGAAGGCATTACGTTCAATGGTCCAATCGTGGAAACGTGGGTGGGCATGTCAACACTCGGTTGGGGCGATCTTCCTCTGGAAGACCTGAAGCTGGTCGAACAATGGGTCACCGAAGAAATCGACAAACTCAAGAAGGGAAATTGAAATGACCAAGAAAGAAGCAATGGAACGTTGGGCGGGCCTCAAACCCAATCAAAAGGTTTTGCCGCATATGACGCCGCTGCCTGCGGCTTCTGAAGGCTCGACGTATGGCGCCTGTGGTATCCGCATCACCGGTAACCCGGAATTCGTGGACGCGGTTCTGTCCCGACTGAAGGACCTTCTGGAAGCCGAAGGCGAAACCACTCGTCTGCATCTGGCTCGTGCTCCGATCAAGGACACCAGTGAGAAGCAATTCCACAATCGGGATGGTGGTGCGGAAAGCTGCTACATTCAGGTCCGCGAACGAGCACGACCGAAACCGCCCCGTTAACGATTAGAGTTTATATTCACTAGAATTTCACGGGGTCGAGGTAGATGGTCTACCTCGATTTCCGTTTCTGAAGATGCCGAAGACGAAACTTCGATCTTACCGACATTCAGAATTCTTTGCCAAAATGTTTGCTGACACCGAAACTTGGTAATGTCCTGCAAAAAGATTTGAGTGACTTCCTTATCAAAGATACCGTTCGTCACTCGGATATATGTATTAGTTATCAGAACATCAGTACTTTTGATGTTGTATAACCATCCGGCAAAGCTTAACAGAACCATCACAAACACACCAATTGCAATAGCTAGACTTTGGATGACAAACCAAGGTAGTATCAGCGCTGCAACCAAAAGCGCGACGAGCAATGCGAAATGGAACGGCTTTGATCTGATCATAGCCGGATTCGCGTGATACAGAATCTTTTTGTCTGCCCGCTTCTCTATATTTTCGTTTCCATTTTCGAACATGAAATTGCTCCTTATGATAAGTATATTATGTATTAACCTACATTACAAGAGAAAATTGTCATGGACGCTACCAAGCAGAAAATCGAAAACATCCTTTTAGAAGCAGAAGAATTGACGGAATACAATAAATCCGACAAAGTTGCAAACTGGAAGGCGAAATTCATGCGTGATAACAAACACATCGGCAGTAAGACATATCACATGACCAAACGAAGTGTAGCCGTATCCAAAGCAGAGAAACTTGCGAACCGTGTCGGTGCCACTGTTTATGATTTTGCTCAAACGTTTATCTGACTTGACATAAGCTCACATATCTGTTTATGTGTGGTCTCGTATAATAGAGAGCCGCATGTCAGATGATCCCCAGACATATGATTTCGTCCAACCACCACGTACTGGTGGTGAGGCTAGAGCACGATTATGTCCCTTTAAGGTTTCAACCTATTGTATGGTGAATGGCTGTATGGCGTGGATGACTCTTTCTGATACTGAAGAAATTGCAGACAAACCAATATCCCATATCGAGGTTACGGACAATGATGGAAACGGTCAGCAAATTCAAAAGAAAATGAATATTACTAACACTTGGAAAGAAATCGAAATTGACGGTACGATCAAATACGAAAGAAGATTGAGATGGCAAGAGCTTGTTGGTATTTGTATGCGTTTGGAGAAAAATAATGGATAGTGATTCTGTTATCGGTTCCCCGTTACGCTCCAGAAAGGAAATGGCCAATAAGTTATGTCCATTCAAGCTTGCGTCGGGTACGGGGTTCACTGCTTGCGAAACCCTACAATGTGCTGCATGGCAAACGGTGGTGAGCGAATTAGAAGTCAAAGCTGAAGACCTCCCATTATATCAAGATAGTGCAGCACAGGTGAAGCCACTGTCAGGTGGAATGTTTCATGTTACGTTGAAGCGTAATGAGTGTTTGGGTGTTTGTCATATGCTTCATGGGGTCAAGGTATGAAGCTTACACCAGACAATATAAAGCAACCGATCCTTAACGAAAACGAAGCCAAGAAGAAAAATTGTTTTAAAGCAAACGGACACAATTGTTGTGCTAACAATTGTATGGCTTGGATTCGTTTGAATGATAAAATCATTATTGATGAAATGCCCGAAGAGCCAACTGAAGGCATAACACATCGAACCATTCGGCAACGGCGTTATAACGGGTATTATGGCGATAATAGTATCATAGACACCTATCGTCAAAATATTGAATGGGAAGAACACGTTGATGGTGATGGGAACACTTATTTCTCTCGCCCACCATCAGCCGACATTAAGGATTTCAATAAAATATATGGTTTTTGTCTTGCATTAGAAGAAATAATGTGTAATATCCAAGCTTCCATGTCAGAACCCAAGGAGTAATTCATGAAACTCTGGCAAGTCAAAAGAGGCACCGCCCTTCATGGGTTACTACAAGGTGCTGTCAATCTGAATGCAACCGCATTCGAACCAACATACTTCGATGATGGGAAATACAGCCCCCTTCTTCGTCGTTTCCGTGGCAATATGATGAACTTCTGCGAGGTATCACGACATGTGATCCTCTGGACGCCTCTGTATCTTCTGGTACATGTGCTTATGATTGCCATGCCGCTGACCGCAATCTTCGTTTATCCGGTCATGCGTTTCGGTGTAACACCCATCATGTGGTATTTCATTGTTGCTGCTGGTGTTGCTGCTGTCATTATTGCGTTGATGTTCTTAGTCAGAACAACTGAGAAAATCACGGATGCACGGCGAGCAGCAAAAGAAGAAAAACGAGCAGCGGAGCAACATGCTGAGCCGGTCGTCAAGAAAGAGAACAAGTTCTTCAAATGGCTTGTCAATTTCATGGTCAACGGTGTCTTTAAGTTCATCGGCAGAACCCTTCTGTTGTTCGGACTGATCCCCGCGATCTTCAAATTCATCGCCATGCTCTATACCATGTTCAAGGACAATTTCTGTCCGATGGTTGAGATCGTTGACGATGAAACCGAAACCACAGAAGAAGGAGCAGAGTAATGAAGCTTTCTGATTTTCTCCTCAAGCGCAAGAACATCATTCCTGCCCTTGGCGTGTCCCTTCTCTTTAGCCTTGTATGGGTTTGGGTTGTTGTTTTCTTGATCCCGAATCTGTCTGGCGAATGGGAAACCGTTTCGACCGAAGAATGTCCAGTGACGGTTCAGGTTCGAGATAATGGCTCTCCGTATCTAACTGCGACATGTGATGATGAGACGATCAATATCATTAGCTCTTCGCAAGTAGCGAGAGCGCTATATGACAATACTGATACTGCGCAATGCACGATCAGTCGTCATTCTCACAGTGGTGATACAAATTACTCTTGCAGAATTTCTTCTTGACAACTCAATAAAAACCGTATAACTATACGGTTATGAAAAGAGAACTGTCAAAAGAACTTCCGCTCCGAGTGATCGGTGACGTGCACGGTGGCTTCGAGGAATTCGAAGCCATCGTTCGTCATGGTCTGGAACAAGGCCGCTTCATTGTGTGCCTTGGCGATCCTGAAGACCGTGGCCCGAACCCGGCCAAAGTGATCGAACTCATCATGGACCTTTATGATGAGGGCAAGGCCGACGAAGTTATGTCCAATCACAAATGGAAGCACTATCGGTATTACGATGGTCGTCCGGTGATGCTCAATGACGAGCACAAGAAGACTCGTCGTGATATCAACTCCATGGGCCGTGAATTCGTTGAACGTTATCTTGAGTTCTGTAAACGAGTTCCGTGGTTTATCCGTCATGGTGATAACTTCTTCGCCCATGCATCATATCATCCGATTGCCTGTGAAGAAGCACCGAGCCGGAAGTATCGCAAGATTCTTCAGGAACGCCTGATCTATGGCCAAACGAGTGGACGTATGGAAGGTGGATTACCAGTGCGACTGTTGGATTGGATTGACCGTGTTCCTGAAAGCATGAATGTGTTTGTCGGTCACCACATCCTGTCAACCGAAGAAATCCTTCAGTTCCAAACGACTGGTGGGAAGGTCCACTTTGTTGACCTTGGTTGTCAGTCGCGTGAAGGTGGTCAACTGGCCTATGTTGACATCGATGAAGGAAAGATCACAGGTTCGTCCCATGATATCTCCTTCAAAGATGATCCTTCGGAATTTGGCGATTATCGTTTGAACGTTTCTGAGAGCAATGCGAATGGCGAGTAAAGACGGAACATCATCCGTTCTCTGAATTCGCTTGCTCCAAAAATTTCAATCATTAATCCCAACCGCGATCCTTCTGGACGCCCGGTTAGTACCAAATACACATCTCGAAAGAACGAACGGAGCCGTTCCTTTCCGTAGTGTTCCTTGCCAACCGCATAACAGATGGTCATATATTCTTCGGAAGTGTGACCATCTTCTAATTGCGGAAGAAGATCGTTCATTGCACCAATAAAAATGCGAGCACGCTCATGCAACTCGGCCACTGGTGCGTCGAGTTCAAAGGTATCGTCACTATAGTCAATTAGTGCGAAATAAGCTGCAAGTTCTCTGTAATCCATAAATCGGATTATACGTCATTTAGTGGGAAAGTCAACTGATCCGGTAACCAATTAACCAGCAATCGATTCTAAAGAACCATTTGCCATCTTTCTTACCGGCCCCAATACGGATCATTCGATTATTTTGATCCAATTCGATCACATCAATTTTCATTTTAATATCTCAGGAAAATGGTCGGAGTGGAGAGATTCGAACTCCCGACCCTCTGGTCCCAAACCAGATGCGCTACCAGACTGCGCTACACTCCGATGACTATATTTATAGTATAAACGTATACTTAAGTCAAATGGTTTTTCTGTAAAATCTCATCAACCATGTGATCTCTGACGTTTTGATACATCATGAAACCTGCTGCCCCTTTGAAATTCAAAGGGGCAGCAGTACAATCCAGACCAATGGTATAAAGACTAGTCCCTTCCATGGCGTGCGAGAAACCAGACCAACTTTGGATACCAGATGATTCTGCATCAACAACGATGTGCTTTTCGCCAGCTAATGCTAATTTGAAGTTTTTCTTCAAGGTGGCATATTCGGCTTTCGTATCTCTCAGATATTCATAATCTGAGAAGTGCAAGAAGTGTGCAGTTATGTGATTGGAATCAACATTAAGCAATTCCTTCAGTCGTGCAATAACAGGAAGACGAACCTCGTTGGGTCCGCGTGTCAAAATTACAGTTCGCATATCATATGTCCTCGTAAGTCAATGATAGGTTAATTTTGTCCCCTGTTACAATAATATCCATAATAATTTCATCGGTTGCTAATGATGTGACATGTACATCGTGACCGGGGAACAGTTTCATGACTTGTGTTTCTACGTCTTCATCAAACATGTTCCATAAATCTAGAGAGATTAGCAAACTCATCAAATCCCTAATTGGATTTTGGTTTGAATATTGATCTTCTGTGAGCCGGATCATGTACCTATTGTCTGGAAACAATTCGTACATGGGGATCATGGTTACTTCTTCTTCACGGTATTCCATTTCAATATGTCCTCGTATAAGATATCATCATTTGTGTTGCTTTTGAATGCTTCTAGTGTCTTCTGGGAGTTTTTATCGTCTACTGCATCCTTTCCTTTTTTCACGTTATGATTTTGTCGAATATGTCTTGCAAAATCTGACGTAAAGAATGGGAATGATCTCAATGCTCTGTTGAGATGTTTACAAACAATGCCTCGCTGTTTCGGGTTTCTGACATTTGGCGGTCTATCTTCTGGAACGATTGCAGCATCAATCTGTGTCAAAAGATACTGGTACCCCCAAAATAAAAACGAAGGACATGTACAATGAAGCATCAAGTCTCCTTGAAGCATCATTAATCTGGCTCTGTCGATTGGACTGAACTCGGTTTCATCAATGAAGGCATCCCAATCATTGATCTTGAATTGGTTCAAATATGTAATGTTGTTATCTTTGTGTTGGGAGGATTTGATGTTAAAAATCAATGAGTTCTCGTCAAATCCCTTCAACCGGACACCCTCAAGCGCATTAGCACGAACACGCTGTTTAAGAAAATCATTGTCGATAAACATTTGAATTTCTTTGTATGTCGCTTCCTTGATGATCTCATTATCTGGTTTATCCAAATGATGATGTTCACAAAGGGAGTGATAGTTCGTGACTAAAAAGGGTTTTCCGTCTACTAGTTTAACGTTCATCTACCGATGGTCCTGCTGGCGCTTCTGGCGTTCTTGGCAGGGCGGTAGGAGCATTCTCAGACTTATGGAAAATGTACCTACGCCATGCATAGTTCAACATTGTAGCTGCTGCGGATACGGACGCACCGATAACGGCAACGATCTGGTCTGGGTGATAGACCATGACGTATGCTACAACGACGATATTTATCCATACTAGAAGCTTTGACAAACTTAGAACTGTTCTTCCCGGCTCTAAAAGATTAAGAAATCTCAATAGTTTGAAAACAAAATTATTCTTCCAGTAAAGACCTTCTTCTTCTGGTGTTGGTAATCCTGATGTAGACATGTGTGTGATCCTTTAACGTTGGAACAAACGGCTAAACCATCCTCGTTTGTTCGACGTAGTATTTACGGGATCAGACACAACGGCAGGTTCATCTTCAACTACCCGTGGGGGGAAGTTGATAGGTTCATCTGCCTCATCATTATCGCGGCCAGCGATCATTTCTCTCATACGATCAATACCACTTAGTGGACCCGGATCACGTTTTCTTGATGTGATTTCGTCGTGACCAACCAATTTAGAATCATAGTGATGGCAAATCGCTTGTGATAGATTGGTCATCACATTGATTTGTTCTTTGGAATAAGGAATCCATGCCGAAGCTGGTTCGTGTAGATACATATGATGCGTCCGTTCGACAATATCTGGTCTAGCCTTGGCTTGTGGCCAGCGAGCAGTGATGATTTGATCGTTTACTTTGAGTGGATTATAGTATACATCCCCATACCATGTCTTATAAACGCCATGTTCAATAATTTCCAATGGCCCCGGATTGATTACTTCAACACCGCACGAATAGCTATTCAATCCGTTATATCCATCATACGATGACTGACCAGCATGCCAGCATTTTTCATTTAGGGGTGCCATTTGTACTAATCGGCCATCAGTGTCCAACACCAGATGAACATCTGCTTTGGTATCTTGATTCTTCATATAATTGACAGTTCCATCAATACCATAACGACCAGCAGTGTAATGATAGACGAAGAATTTCACATCGATCTGTGCTCTACCAGAACGCTTATCGTGTGAAATGAATGGTACTGGCTTACCATTACGGTGAACCATATGGTTCACAATTGTAAACACATCATCGTCTGCGATGTTTTTCATTTCGGGTAAATCTTTTATAGGCATAGTAATATTCCTTTATGGAATATTACTTATAATCAGCCAGCAAAATATTTAACTAACAGTCCAACAACAAGGGCGGAAATTGCACCGGCGAGGCCACCGAATAGTGAATTCCACACTTTACCGCGAGTTTCTTGAATCACCAATCTCTTTTCTAGAGATGAGATTTTTCCTTCTGCGTTTTTGATCGAGACAGTGTAATCGGGTAGCGATTTCAGACGTTCATCAATACGAGCAACAGAGATAGCCATCATATTGACTTGCTCTTCCATCTTACTAATTTTGCTGTCCATCTTTTCCATGATAGAGGCCTGTTGTCTAAAAAGTTCTAGTTCGGTGGTCATATTTATTCAGGCCCCTTGTCATCCTCGTCCCAATCTGGGGGTAATACAGCACCAATACCGGCAACATAGCTTTGGTCTTTAGACGTAAAATACCATTTCCATCCTTCGAAATATCCACATGCTTTTGTTCTCGGTGAATGGAATTTTTCTTTAACGAAAACCTGACCTATAGTCATAGCTTCGAGGTCATTTTTTCTAAATTGTTCGGCAATATGCTCTGGCCAAAATACCGAATCTGGCTGATTGATATAATCGCCTTCCCATGGACCAACAATATGTCGCATATACGCATTAGACAGCTCGACCATAATAAAACGATCTGTGTTTTTATCGTAACGCTTGATCCAAGCCAAACCGGGGAATGTTTGAATAAATGTTCGAAGAGCCGAAATATGGTAATCGGTCTCTTCGATCATCTTTTTGAATTCTTCTAAATCTTGTTTCATTTCTTCTCTGTTGGCTTATACCTGTCAATAGTATTTACCACAGGACTATATAACCAATGAGAATAAATGGTTGTCGGGTATTAGAAATTACTAATACGAAGTATTAAGATATTCTATAAGTTCCGTATACCCACCAACATACTTGTCATTATCAAAGATTTGGGGGACCGTTCTTGGCATAGGTGCGCCCGAATTAATAACCTTCTCGACCAGTAGGTCTTTATTTCCAACAGCATCAACCACTTCGAATTGAATGCCGCGCTCGCTGAGTACGGATTTTGCTTTTACACAGAACCCGCAATTGTCTTTTGAATAAACTGTAAACATTTTAACCTCTTATAATTCAAAATCACTAAAACTATCTTCATCGATGTCTTTATTAACCTTACCGATGACATAGGACTCAATCTCTGATTCCTGTGGTGCAACCTGACGACTTTTAGAAGCGATCCAAGATTCCGTCCATGGAAGAGGATTGTTTGTCGGGCTTTCGTGTCTTGGTTTCAATCCAACAGCACGGATACGTTGGGTTCCAATCCAATCCACATAATCACAAAGAAGTTTCTCATTGAGACCAAGAATAGAACCATCCTTGAACAAATAGGATGCCCACTCTTTTTCTTGGCGCATCGCCACTTCATACATTTTAAGGCATTCTTTTTCAGTCTCCTTTTTAATTTTGGAGAATGTTGGATCATCTTGAATGAGTGCAGTTCTCAGAAGTTTCTGAGAAATAGACAGATGCAAATTTTCATCACGTGCAATCAGCTTGATTAGCTTGGCGTTGCCTTCCATCTTCTTATTCTCGGCAAATGCCCAAGAGCATGCAAAGCTGACATAAAAGCGAATACCTTCAAGGATATTAATAGCCGTCACACATAACCAGAACTTCTTCTTTAGTTCGTATTCGCTGATGGTAAAGTTTTCATTGGTGTATTCGTTTGCTCTTTTGGAAGATCGAACCTCATGATTTCCTTCACCGAACAATTCCCACAGTTTTGCATACTTGATGAAATCATCATAATATTTTGTGATATCATCAGAACATTCCACAATCTGTTTGACATCCATCATTCCGTCGAACACAGCAGATGGATTGGGATACACATTCCGAATGATATGTGTATATGAATCACTGTGGATAGTTTCAAAGAACCCCCATGTTTCGATGAGGGGTTCCAATTCAGGGACAGAAGCATAGGGGAGTAGTGCCTGATTGACACCACGCCCCTGAATGCTATCCAACAGAATTTGTCTCTTCAGATTTGAAGTGAAGATGTGCTGTTCGTGTGGCTGAAGATTTGAGAAATCTTTTCTGTCCGTATTCAAATCAACTTCATCTGCCGTCCAAAAGAACCCTCTCATCTTTCTGTAAAGATGATCGAATTCCTTGTATTTCAGGGTTTCATATCGAGCGATGTCAACTCCACCGTTCGGATCAAAAAACAAATTGGCATCTAAGTGACTGATTTCACGTTTCTTAAAAATAGACATTATAGGACGCAACTCTCACAGACTTCATCTTCTTGTTGTGGTTCGTCTGCAACCGTATCGGTAGCAGTTTCGATGGTTTCATCTTTCTGACCATCGTAGGTGTTATGATAGTACAACTGCTTGCCGCCGTATTTGTAGAATTCCAGCAAATCATTGATAAGCATCTTCATAGACAATGCGCCTTCTTCGAAGTGTTCCGGGTTGTAGGAAACATTCGTTGAAATGCCCTGATCGATATATTTTTGGAGAACAGCCATCACTTGAAGATATCCCTTTGGTGACTTTTGATCCCAAAGCATGTCGTACTTGTTCTTGAGTTTGTGGATTTCAGGAACAACTTGTTTCAATACACCGTGCTTGGATACTTTTTCAGAAACAAGACCACGAGGCGGCTCAACGCCATTTGTAGCATTGGCGATTTGTGCAGATGTTTCCGAAGGCATCAACGCCATCAATGTAGAATTACGAATCCCATATGTCTTTAGATCACGTCTTAGTTCCTCCCATGGGAATCGCTCTTGGTGCTCGACTAAGGAATCAACATTCTTGTTGCGGGTATCAATAGGAAGCACACCATCTGCATATTTGGTCATATGCAGGCCTTCACATGCTCCCTTTTCTTTTGCCAGATCAATAGAGGCACGAATCAGATAGTAAGACCACGCTTCTGTATATTCATCCACCAAGTCGAGTGCATCAGAATCGTATTTCTTGTCGTTCTTGGCGAGGAAATACGCAAAGTTGATAATGCCTACGCCAAGAGGTCTAAACAGCCGTGTGTGGACCTCTGCGGCCTTTACAGGGTATGATTGGTAGTCGAGCATATTGTCCAATGCTCTGACTGCCAGTGCAGCCGGTCTTTCGAAATCTTCGGGCTTCTTGATCTTACCCCAATTGATTGCCGAAAGAGTACACAGTGCAATCCATCCTTCGGGATCGTCAATATGCTGTAACGGCTTCGTAGGTAGATCAATCTCCACACAAAGATTGGTTTGTTTGATTGGCGCTAGTTCTGGTTTGAACGAACCGTGATTGTTGGCATGATCGATATTCTGGATGTAGATACGTCCAGTTTCTTTTCTCTCGGTTGCAATGGAAGAGAAAACATCAATAGCAGACATTGACTGTTTTCTGATAGTTGGATCGTTTTCATATTTCTCATACAACGTCTCAAAGAGATCATTATCACCGGAGTAAAAAGCTTCTGCAAGATCAGGCACATCTTCTGGCGAGAAAAAATGAATTTCTCCCTTTGAAATCAATCGCTTATAAGCAAGTCTGTTCAATTGAACGCAATAGTCCAATTGGCGAATACGGTTCATTTCGGTACCTTTATTGTTCTTGAGAACGATCAAAGACTCGAATTCATAATGCCAGAACGGGTATGAAATTGTTGCAGCACCGCCACGAATGCCACCTTGGGAACAGCTCTTTACTGCGCTTTGAAACGAGCGGATGAAAGGTAGTAACCCTGTGGACTCAGCGTCACCGCCTCGAATTTCGGCACCAAGTGCACGGATACTTCCGACTTCAATACCAAGACCAGCGCTATTTGAGATGTAGCGATAGATTGATGACGTTGTTGCCTCAATCGATTTCATTGTGTCATCACATGAGACGAGCACGCATGATGAAAACTGGCGTGTTGGTTTTCTAGCCTTGGCCATAATCGGCGTTGGTAGAGATACCTTTTGTGTGGAAATGATGTCGTAATATTCTTTGATCAAATCCATACGAATGGATTTGTCTTCATTGATAAACATCGTAGCAGCAATGAGGAGATATGCCATTTGTGGAGTTTCAAAGAACTCATTAGTGACACGATTGCGAACAAGGTACTTGCCACGGAATTGTTCCATGGCAACAAAGCTCAAATCAAAATCGCGCTTGTGTTTGATGATGCTTTCAAATGCTTCGAAGTCATCATCGTCATAGGATGTCAAAATATCAGAATCATATACGCCATGCTGAACATTGCGAACTACAAGGTCTTTGACTGAAAACGGAACAGGACCGCCATATACTTCTTTGCGAAGATGGTAATTGATCAGACGCGCAGCAACATATTGATAGTTTGGTGTATCTTCCGAAATCAAATCAGAAGCAGCACGAATGATGGTTTCGTGGATTTGTGATGTGGTGATGCCGTCAGAAAATTGTAACTGTGCACGCAGTTCGATTTCAGAAACAGAAACGCCTGTTAAATCTTCACAGGCCCAAAACAATACTTTGTGGATTTTGTCTAGATCGAGCGGTTCTTTGTTTCCGTTTCTCTTAATAACTTGAATATCAGATGCCGGTGGCATTCTATGTCTCTCCGTCGATATGGGTAATAGGGTTTCATTACAAGAATAGGACATTCTCGCTTCCATTTTTTGCTCTCTTTCCATAAGTTACTTTTATAAGGTGAAAATACTTAGACCTGATCGATATGCGTAATATGAATGAAACTGCACAAGATATGGTGCGTATCAGCGCGGAAGAACACAAGATATTATTTGGATATCTTGATGGTCTTCCGAAAACTATTATGAATCAATTGTGTAGGAACAAACCACTCGAACATTCATCGACTGGTATCACTATTGTGAAAAATTTTTCTGTTTTGAATGTTCGACCTCCACTATTAGAACGCGAAATGACACGCTCTGATTTCTTTGAAACAGGCGCAGTTGATTACGGTTTTCACTATAAAGCAGAGGCGATTTATATGTTTGTTCGTGACAACGAATATGGTGGGGTGGTACAAACGCCAAAGCAATCGATCCCGCTGTATGACGTGCTGGAATCGATTGCTTTGATGACCAATGGGCGCTGGTCGGTATTTGATGATCGGATTTGGTTTGAAGATAACGAAGACGCTGACCGTCTAAGTATCTATCTCACTTATTCATATTGATCGTAGAAGATAGGTGTACCCCATGATGGCGTTGGAGGTGTACCCCAATTCTCAACGATAACCCAAATCATTTTCTTGATCCACGATTGGTGATCTTCACACCAACCTTCTCCGTAACCATCAGTGAAGAAAATGATCGCATCGTATGGATCACCATTTTCTTCTTGTTGTGCCTTCATCCATTCGAATGCAGGATGGAACAAAGTACCGCCACCACCTTGGAACGGATACTGAGTAATTTCATCTCCGTTTTCAATGTCATAATGCTCATGGCCATATACCCGAGTATCACATGAGATGACATCGATTTCGTAGCTATCGAACTGGTTGACGATACCATAGAGTTCACCAAGAACTTTTTTGAGATCATCAGGTCCAATAGAACCAGAGGTATCTGCAATAACTCCAATTTTACATGTTGTCTCGTGTTCAACTCCTTCGAGGGTTACACCTTGGCTGAACATCCGAGAGTCAACGCGAATGGGCGAGTAGTCACTGATACGAAGAGAGTCGAGTTCTGAAACGATCAAATCGGACCATGGTACTTTGGGCTTACGCCACTCCCCGATCAAACGCTGAACACCAGCAGGAATAGTTCCACGTGCGTTTGTAGGATCAGACTGTCTAGCCTGATTAGCCGCTTGAAGTGTTGAGTTACGGGCCGAACGAGCAACTTCCTTTTGTTCATCTTCATCGAGTTCATCAATGATATGAACATCAAGGGTTTTGGCATCCTTGTGAAGATTACCGCCCGCGCCCTCACCACTATTACCTTGTCCGCCACCACCCATTTGCTGGCACTCTTTTTGTTTTTTGTCGTCCTCTTCTTTGAGGATTTCATAAACCTGCTCAGCAGTCATGTTTGCGAAGCGCTCATCGTACAGGCCAACATAAGGAGCTTTTGAAACACCAAAGGCCGCTTCAAGCATTTCAATATCATCCTTGTATTCGGATGATATTTGCTTCTTCACTTGTGCGATAGCTTCATTGACTTTGGAAGTTTCCGGCATCTTGAGACCAGCATCCATCAATGTTTGATTGATGATGTAGTCAGTGGCAACATTCCACAATTGTGGATCACGCGAACCTCGACGCCCCAATGAGTCGAACACAACGTGCATGATTTCGTGACAATACACGAATACTTGTGCATCATTGTCCTTTGCCAAACCAGTTGGATTCAGCAGATGCATAAACAATGCATTGAAGAAGAAGTGTTTGCCATCAGCAGCAGCGGTATCAATCAGCGGATGGTCCGGTGCCATAACAATTGACGGATAGGAAACCACGAAGTGACCAAAGAACGGCATCTTCGTTGAAATGGCAATCTTAACTCTCGTCAATTCGGCATAGGGATCAAACCCAAGCTTTTTGGGATCAAGCTTGGGTTGGTCCGGCGAAAGAAAGTGACGAATGATAAGTTTCGGGTCCATTATCCTGCCTTCGTGACTGCAAGGTCTTGGCTGTTCACAATAGCACTCAATTTCTTGTTCATCAAGAACCATTGGCTGGTGTTATCTTTGATGAGGCGGCTAAGTGCCGCCGCCGCTTCATCGCCAGCCTTCTTGTGAACAATTACGTGCATCGTAACTTTGTTCAGCAACATCATTGCCCATTCAGCATCATCAATACGATCCGTGAGCATGAAGGTTGCTGCATATTCACCACGTTCTTCGGTGAAATTGTTTTGAAGTTTGCTGATCAGCGACATCAAGAATGCAAACTTCAGAGAAAGAGCACGAGACTTCATCGAACGGTCTTCACCATCCGCAGACACGTCTCGGACTACTTTTTCATAATCGATGCTCTTGATCTTGCCGTTCAATACATCTTCCGGGTCAGGAAGATGTACATAGATATCAACCCAAGCCATGAAATCAGCAGCAGTTGCTTCACCGATAGTGCCAGCAAGCAGAGCATCCATGACCAAGCGACTGGAAGCATCAGATTTATCGAACGTTGCAATCGCGTCCGTGTAGATTTGTGATGCGAAGGCCCAAGTACGAGGTGTCGGGAAACTGGATGAACCAGTGCGGGCCGAAATGGACTTGGCATCAAAATCGAACAAAGCTTCGGATTTGAAGTTCAGGAAACCAAGAACTTCGCTGCACACACCATTATTCATGGCCCAATCACGCCAACGATTATAAGTCGGCTCATCGATGTGAACGTGTGTCATTCGGGAAACCAGTGCTGGTGACATAGAAGTTGCACCAACCTTGTCTTCAACACGGTTGCCCGCCGCAACGATATCAACTGCATCGGGAAGAACATATTCACCCAACGAGCGGTCCAGCACAAGCTGAAGTGCTGCGCCCTGAACCAGCTTCGGTGCAAGCGACAACTCATCCATGAAGATCACAGAGAATTGGTCATGAAGACCGGTAACAATTCGAGGAAGAAGGCGATCAGTATGTTCGTCGCCATCCAATACACGCTTGATGAGTTCATCAAGTTTGGACTTGGACATAGGGAGATTGTTGGTGACCAACCATTCGGCTTCTTCCTTGTCACGATTGTATACAGGAAGACCCTTGAGATCGGTCGGGTTCATAAGAAGAAGTCGGTTGTCGTAAACCCGGCGACCGACAAATGTATTACCGCAGATGTCTTTGAATTCATTGGGGAATTTAGAAACTAGCTCCGGGTGATCGGGAATTGTGTATTCCTGTTCGTCTGCCAGTCCCTTGATGACCTCGGATTTACCGACGCCCGGTGGACCCCAGATCATCGCAACTTTCTTTGATTTCCAGAGAACTTGGAGAACGGCGGGAACCATGTCGATTGAAATGTGGGATAGCGATGACATCTGTAACCTCATGTAAACTGTCTAACGAACATTATCACATGAGATTTGTCAGTCAATCCTCTTTTTTGATTTTATTCACCATCTCGTCATGAGGCACAATATCGACCACCAAGACACAATCCATACCGATAGCAATTTGTTGAAGGGTAGTTAAAGACAGACTTGTATTGTCATGATTTTCAATTCGACTAATTGCAGGTTGTTTGAGGCCAACCATTTCTGCAAGGTCTGATTGTTTCAAATTTGAATTCTTACGTTGTCTTTTCAATTTATCTTTGAAATTATAAAGAACCGCCTTGGTTAACAAATCCAATGCATCTTCTTTATTTTTAGTCAAACCTTCAATATTTTCAGGCAAATAGTCTTTAACACTCATTTCATATACCTCACAGGTATATTTATACCGAACCTCAAATGAATGTAATCGGAAGTGTGGCACCCGGTCTGCGGATCATGATATTATCTTCGCCCATAACAAAGCCAAAGTTTTCGAACTTGCGTTTCATAGATGATTTGACTTTATCAGCGACGAGTGCCAATGGAATGTTCTGTTCGTCTTGTCGTTTACATACGAACTTCAACAATTCAAACATTGCGTCTGAATAATGCTTAACGTCTTCATTAACATCAATCTGAGTAATGGTTGAATCTGTGATGACTAATTGTGCTGCAATTTCAGGCTTTTCACCGCGAGCCGTTGCATAGAAAGAAACGGCTTCACCGTTTTTCTTTTCATCAATATCAAATTTCACATCAGATTCGAAAATGTCTTGAATACGCATGATCTTATTTATGGGCTTGCCACAAATCATACGATTCCAAATTACACTTTCAGACTTTTGAGAGCTTGAACCTCTGCGGTGAACACATCACGACGCTTGCTGTCCGAACACAGCAGTATTTTGTATTCCTTAATTTCATTTTCCAATTTTGAAATTTCATCAAGGATTTTTTTGTAAGCTTCCTTCGTCCATGAGTATGATGCACGGGCCGAAATTCGATCAGCAATGTCATCCGTAGCTTTCAAGCGATTTTTAGATGCACAATTGATGATGTCCTTTTTCATGTCAGAACGATCAGCCTTTTTCGAAATTCGATCAGGCATATTATGATCGAAACAGGCTTTGACGCAGAGAAGATACAAGATTTGATCTTCCGCCAGTTGGATCAAATTTTTGTAACGGTTCTCATATTGAGAGAAACGCCATTCGGTCCATTCGCGAAGATAACGTTCAATCGGATCAGGATATTTGTGTGACTTGTCGTAATTGTATTCGACGATCCCATCACCGGTAAAACTTGTGACAACAAAATTTTCAGAAGATTCTTTTTTGAGTTTCAAAAACTCGATTGCATCTTCTTCCTTCCAACCGCGAGCTTGACCACGGCGAAGTTTGATTTCAACCTTGATCGTTTTAGAAGAGTGATCTTTGGCTTCCTTGATCTCGTTGGCTTCGACCATATCATTCAATTGCTCTTTGAACTTTTCAATAGTCAAATTCATTGCCGGAAGTTCAGTCACCAAAAGCGTACTGGTGTCCTTGATTTCAACCTTGCCAACGAATTCCCAAACCATGGAACCATTCTTATTGTACCCTTTGAATGTTCCACGCTGGCCATTCATATAATCGAAAGACGGCTCGATAACCGGAAGCGCGCTCTTTTGTTGTTTGGCACATTTAATGATAGCACTAATCAGGTCATTGATGTTTCTTGGAAAAATTCGTTCACTGTAACCAACACCGATGCCTTCAGCGCCATTAAGCAGGTGAGTTGGAACGAGCGGCAAGAATGTTTCCGGCATGAGCTTTGAACCATCATGGTTCTCGGTCATCGGAACGATGTCGGCATCTTTATAAAGAAGTTCATCGGTGTACGATGGCTTCTTTACATAGGTGTATCGAGGTGAAGCATATGCAGAAGGTCGCAACAGTGAACCGAATGAACCCTGACCGACGAGGAGAGGAATGTTATTTTTGAATGGTGCCGCCAGTTTTGAAATAGATTCGGCAGCAGCAGCATCACCGTGAACGTACAATTCTTCTGCAATCATCTGACCAGCAAGGGCGATAGTTTTGATTTTGTCCGCCCGTCTCCGCATCAGATAAAGCGCGATGCGTTGTCCTTGTTTAAGTCCATCACGTGCGTCAGGAATGGCCCGGTTTTTATTAACATAGACCGAAAAATTCCGATACGCATCAGATAGAAAATCGACGTTGCTGGCCATAGTGTGCTGAAATCCTTGCTTGACAACAGATCGATAACATTATATGATTTCGGTTCAATTGTCAAACAGATAGTTCATATGCCCCGCACCACTACCAAATCAAACCAGCGTCAAAACCGCCAACTCACCGACTGGCAACACGTTCGACTGAGAACAGAGATGTATCTTGGTTCACGGGACGTTACGACCGAAACCATTGTCAATTATTCTGGCAAGAAACTTGAGCTTCAGGAAGTTCAATATGTTCCGGCACTGTTGACTTCATTTCGTGAACTTCTTGACAATGCGATGGATGAAGTTGTCGGTCATAAGAATGGCAATACTATTCGTGTGAACTTTGATCCCGAAACTCTTACAATGGCCGTTCAAGATAACGGTGCCGGTATTCCAATCAATCAGATCGAAATGGTTTTTTCAAAACTTCGAGCAGGTTCCAATTTCGATCAGCGACAGCAGGTTGTTGGTACTAATGGTGTTGGCGCATCAGCAGTCAACTACGTCTCTTCAAATTTCAAAGTTGACGTTTGGGCCAACGGTGTTCACTACACGCAAGAATTTGAAGAAGACAATATCAACAACGAAGAGCTTGTCACGAAGCGACCTAAAAAGGGTGTGTCTTCTCGGAAGCGCGGAACTCGTGTGCAATTCACGCCTTCCAAATCCGTGTTCCCGAACATGGTGTTGCCCGAGTCCTTGATCAAGGCTCGTATCTATGAATTGGCTTTTATCTATCCAAAAGTGAAATTCTATTACAACAATCAGATCATCAAAAAGCCTGACCTATTCAAAGGTCATGAGGTGATTTCGATTGATGTTGATGTCAAGGAGCACAATTTTCACAATACGTTTTACATTGTTCCAAATTTCCATGAAGGGAATGAAGAACATATGCATGCGGTGGTGAACGGTATCTGTGCTTATACAGGTGGTGAGCACGTTAAAGCATTCCGCACCAAATTCTTCTCTTCTCTGCTTTCTAATATTTCCCGTGAAGCAAAGCGGAAAAAGGTTGAACCTAATCGCAGTGATGTTGCAGCGGGCATGTTGGTTTTTGCCGTGACCCACATGGATGCACCGAATTTCAACTCACAGTCCAAACACTATTTGATCAATGCGGATGCTGCTAAATGGATCAACAAAGGTCTGGATGAAAAAGTTTTTGCATCTATCAAGAGAAAACACCCTGAATGGGTTGAGTCTATTATCGAACGTGCAATGAGACGTTCGCATGCCAAAGATATCAAAGATGCACAAAAGATTTCAAAGAAGGCTGTGAACACCAATGTCGCCAAATTGGTTGACGCAAACGGTCGAGATCGTTCAAAATGTGTGTTGATTATTGGTGAGGGGGATTCCGCAGTCAACCTGATTGTCGGAGAACGGGATTCTAATATTCATGGAATTTTGCCATTGCGTGGTAAAATCATGAACGTAAATGATGTGACGCCAGCACAAGCACTGAAATCTCAAGCATTGGCTGACATCATGTCCGCGTTGGGATTGGAATATGGAAAGCCAGCGAAGCGACATGCTCTGCGTTATGGCAAAATTTATATCGCAACTGACGAAGACCAAGATGGGTATCACATCCTTTGTCTGGTTGTGAACTTCCTGATGAAATATTGGCCAGAATTGTTTGCTGATTCTAAAAATCCCCTTGTAAACAAAATCATGACGCCATTTATTATCATGAAAAAGGGCAATCAAAGAAAATACGTCTATCAACCGGACTATAAAACCTTCGAACCGAGTAAATACAAAGGTTGGGAGATCACCAGAGCAAAAGGTCTTGGTACTCTTGGAAGTGCCGAATGGAACGATATCCTTCAAGGTCCGCAATTGATTCCGTTCTGGGATGATGGAACTTTGAAAGCTGCCCTTGATCTGATGTTTAATCCTGATCGTGCGGATGATAGAAAGCAATGGTTGCAGGAACCGGTTTAGTACGGATCAAAAAGTTTATACCTTATTTCATCAGCGAAATAAAAGATTTGGTGCTGTCTACAATACCAACAGTTGTATTTCTACCATTAACTATCATTACGTTTAGAATGATCGTTGGTGATTATTCAACAATTCAAGATCGAAGCATGATTTTAGATTCAATCTTGTACAATGTATTGCTCGTATCAATCTTTTTGCCGTCTGCATATCTTCTATTTCGATCTTCTCAATTTCATCCGAAGAAATTTCCAACCGGCGACAGAAGCTTCATCCGAAGTTTCTCAGCAATATGCTTCATAAGTTCATCTATTCTTTTATTTTTTGAATTACCACAACTGATTAATTATATATTTCCTTCTTGACAACATAATAACGTCCTGATATAGTGTGTTTGAATTCGAGAGGATCACACATGTACGGACTTATTATTGCTGTCGGGCTTCTTATTCCGATTATTGCAAAAGTTGTTTTCCACCGTAATATTACCATTCTTGAAATGGTGATCCAGATCACGGTCGTTATGGGTCTGGTCATTGGTGGTTACAATATCGCGAAGTGGGGTTCTCTTCAGGATACCGAAGTTTGGAATGGTGCGCTTGTCAGCCACAACCGTGTCAATGATTCTCATATGGAATCCTATTCGTGTAATTGTCGAACTGTGTGTTCTGGTTCCGGCAACACCAGATCGTGTTCGACACATTGTGATACCTGTTGGCGTCGGCGGTATACGGTTGACTGGTATTACAATACCACGATTGGGAATTTCAGCGTTGGTCATCGTAACTCTTTGAGCAGTAGTGTTCATCGCGTTGCTGATCCTGCACACTTCGTAGATGCATGGGATGGAATGCCGGTCAGCCGTGAACATGGATACACAAATTATATCCTTGGTGCTCGTCGTTCTTTGTTCAATGTTGATGGTACGATCATGGATCGTTGGGAAGATATGATTCCCGAATATCCCCGCGTGTATGATTACACAGAAATCGACCGTGTTGTTCCGGGTGGATATGAGACATTCCCCAACATGTCATTCGTCCGCGAACTCGATGAAGAACTGGACAACTGTCTTCGGGAGCTTGGACCAGAACAACAAGTCAATATCGTTGTGGTTCTTGCGAACTCACAATCGTCCAATTATGCCGACGCACTCGAAATGGAATGGAGTGGTGGTAAGAAAAATGATGTCATCGTGGTTATCGGTGCTCCGAATTATCCCGAAATTGCATGGGTCGATACGCTCACCCTTGCTGGGAACTTCGGCAACACACTGCTCGTTGACGCCATGGCTACCAGTCTGAATCAGATCGGTACACTTGAAGACGCACAGCTTATCTCTGAAACCATTCAGAATAACGTGCGTGAACATTTCGAACGTGTTCCGATGGAGAATTTTGAATATCTCCGTTCGGAAGTTCGTCCAAATCCATGGGTGGTATGGACTCTGATGGTCGTATCCATTCTGGTTAGCGGTGGACTTACCATCCTGTTCCAACGCTATGACATCAGCATCGAAGCATTCCGTAATCGCGGATACCGTCGCTATCGTCGCTGGTAAGATTCAACGTGCTAGGAGGTAATACACTATGAATCGCACTCTGCTTGTAATCGGCGCTGTTGTTGGCGTCACTGCTATCACCATGGTTGGTGGATACATCGGCACCTACACTTATGCTGTCGAGACCGAAGAAGAAATTCGGGCTGTATACGAGAACAATGAAAACGTTCTGGGACAGTTCTATCAAGAAGTGAACGAAAGCTCACAAGTCGTGCAGCAATTCACTTCCGACTACCGCGATGTCATGACGGACATCGTTCAAGGTCGATATGGTGATGATGGCATTCGAGGGCTGGCAACGTGGATCAATGAATCCGGCGTCGAACTCGATCCCCAACTGTATACCGATCTTCAACAGGTCATCACACGTGGTCGAAATGATTTTCGTGACAATCAGACGCGCCTGATCGATCTTCGTCGTCAGTATGCTACGCATCAGCGTGGCTTCTGGAACCGAATGTTCTATTCCATGATGGCCGAACCGACATTCGACCTCGATACGGAATATCTTCCGATCCGTGTTCGCGAAGCTTCCGAAGTCTTCGACTCCGGTATCGAAGAAGAACGCCAGATTTTCAATCGAAATTAATTTTTCGATTTGAAAATTAAAAATTGAAATGCCCCGTGGTTCGCTGCGGGGCATTTTGTTTAAATTAAGGCAACAATTCTTAAAGAAGTCTAAATGGTATCATCATGAGAACAAACTCTTAGGTTATAATTATAACCATAGGAGATGTACCAATGAAAACTCTTTTGATCGCCACGATGGTTGCCTTGTCTGGAACTTCTACTCCGACGACTGCCGATTCGAGTGACTTCATGCGGTTTGAACAAGAAGTCAATTCGATCAACGCAGAAATGATGCGGGCCTATGGTTATGATCCTGTTCGTATCGTTTTCGTTGATGATCTGACTTCGGTTTCTGACAGCACGCTTGCGGCAACTCGGTGTCAACATGGAGAATGTTACATTGAGTTCCGGTACTGTGTTGCTGGCATCCGTGACATGACTCGTCCGACAATCATTGCTCATGAAATTGCTCACGTGATCAATGCGTATGAAAATCGCATTTATGATCATGGCCGTGAGTGGGCTGAAATCGTTTCGGATGCGGGTTATACGGTCATGCCCGATTACATGCATCGGATCACTCGCGCGTGTTCCTGAATAAAATGCAGTAAAATGCATTTTATTGTTGACTCTTGGGATACACCCGTCTATAGTACAAAGCATAGGGAGTGACGGCGACGTTACTACTGAAAAACACAGAGGAGAAAACGTTCACTACTCCACAGTTGAGGGCAGTGCAGAAGTATTAGGTAAATGGTTCCGAAGTATTTCGCAATGTCTCAGTTCGCCGTAAGGTGTGAAAACAGGCAAGACCAGATGACAATGTGAGCCTGAATTGAGAAAACAACACTGACTAAGAAACTGCAATGAAACGAACGTGACTGGCAAGAGAGTTGCCAACCCGTAATACCGAAGGGGCGGATGCGATGTCAAGCAGACCGCCCCTTCACCTTTTGTAAATAGATATATGGAAGATAGGTGCACGGGGTGCTAACGGGTTTCGAAAGCCCGCCCGACCTCACGGTCGATGGTTCGAGTCCATTATCTTCCGCCATTATCTGTTGACATGCCCAAATATGTCCTATAAGTAGAATACACAAGCCTTATAGAGCCGGTGGCGGAGTGGCTAACGCGGCAGCCTGCAAAGCTGTTATTCGAGGGTTCGAATCCCTCCCGGCTCTCCAATTTGGAAGGGTGGCTGAGTGGCTTAAAGCGGCGGTCTTGAAAACCGTTGAACCGAAAGGTTCCGGGGGTTCGAATCCCTCCCCTTCCGCCAAAATCTCATCGATATGCGAAATACATTAATCAAAGAATCAACCGAGTATGGATACTGTTGGATGATGAATGGTCGTAAGCACCATCCATCTCAACCTGCATCTGTAGGATATGTTCCGTGCTCCAAACTTCTAATCGAGGAATGGTTCCTTAATGATTTGCGCCATCGATTGGATGGGCCAGCGGTTATTCATTCCGATGGACATAAAGAATGGTGGGTAAATGGTGAGAAGGTTCGAGTTGAGCTTTCTCCTGCGGAAATTGATCGTATTCGACACAACAAATTTCTAGAACGGCAAAAAAGATTACACAGAACATGCCCGGTCACATGGGAAACTTACGGTTCCAATCTGAACCAGAACTCATGGTTGATTCAATTTTTGAAATGGTTCAATGACAATGTGCATGACATCAAGTTCAATAATCGTGTAAACAACAAGTATATCAATAATCCAAACTATCAAAAATTCCATAGAAAAAATAAACGTTGACATAGTATTTGTAGTATAGTATCTTTCCGACAAAGGAGATAACTCAAATGTCTACTCAGCTCGCAGAAAAAATTGCAGATGTACTCTGTCTTTCCATTATCAATGACGTACTGTCTGGCAAGGACTCGCTGAAACGCGCTATGACGTGTGCCGCGTATCCAATCATGTCAATGATCTATGACGCCAAGCGAGAAGAAGCCAAAGAAGACCAGAAGAACAACCCGACGCACAATTATCCGATCTATGGCATCGGCAAGACAGCACGCGATGCATGTGAGAATTGGGCATCAATGCATCGTGACCGTGGTGTCATTGAAAATTTTGAATTCGAGACTCATCTTCTCAATGAGGCAAAAGGCGATTATGATTGGGAAGCGACCTTCACCGCGAACGGCACCAGTATTAAAACTGCCGGGCGGTTTATCGAAGGCGCATTCATTATGACATGGTGGAAATAAAATGGCAACTATGAGTATCGACGGTAAAATCTATACCGGAAACAACATCAACATTATCAATGGGGATGTTTACATCGATGGCGTGAAACAAGACCCGATGCCGGGAATTTCAAACCGTCCCAATATCGAAATTACCGGAAATGTTGAATCTGTCGCAGTGGATGTCGGATCAGTAACGGTAAAAGGAAACGTGACCGGTAATGTCAAGGCTGGTGGTTCCGTCAATTGTGATGCTGTTGGTGGGGATGTCCACGCCAGCGGATCAGTTAATTGCGATGAGGTTGGCGGTTCGATCAATGCCGGTGGATCGGTTAACTGTGATGACGTTAATGGAAGCGTCTCTGCTGGTGGGAATGTGAGATACGGATGATTAATCGTTATCTTTTATTTGCATACGATTATGCATGTGGTGGGTGGGACGATTTCGTTGATTCGTTCAATACAATTTCTGATGCCAAACAGCATGCAAAAGATGATGGACTGATTGATGATGGGATTACGGTATATGTGATCGATATCTCAGATGGTTCGAGAATCGATCTGGATAATCCAGCATGAAAATTATCTTTCTAGATATTGACGGACCAATGATTCCTGATCAAGTGTCATTGCTCCCGAAGAAAGAACGATTCCCGTTGAAGAAAACAACGGGGTTCCCGTATCATTCTAAGTTCTCTCCGTATTCGATTGGCTTCATTCGTCAGTTGGTCACGACATATGATGCGAAAATAGTGACATGTAGTACTCACAACCATTATGGAGACATGCATATCCTTGATCTGTTTGCGATTAATGGAATGCCTCGATCATGGTTGCATGAAGACATCATGACCGAATTTCACAAACCGGGAACTGGTTGCAAGGAACGCGATGTTGCGTGCGTGAGATGGCTTCTTGGTAATTTGGACATTTGTGATGGCTTCGTGATCATTGATGATGCCTTGGAAAACGAATATGATGAAACTTTGTGGGAATGGGGCATTAAAGCATCATATCAGCATGGTCTCGTGCCAACACAACTAAGAGAGGCCAGACAAATCATGTTCAACCGAAAAAAGACGGGTTTCACTATGGATGACATCGAACTTTTTCAAAATATCCTATAATGGGTGTATGAATAATGCTCATGTACAAATCGAATGCAATGACACAAAATTATTTTTAAGTTCCGGCTATGCCTTTGGAGCTAAACACAATTTTGGAGAGAAATTGTTTAAATACCTTCTAGAGAAAGTTGCTGAAGGTGTAGGTGATGAGGTCAATGTTCAGTCTTTATATCATTCGGTGAACGATGTTGTTAGATGGTTGCAGGATAACGGTGGAATTTATTTTCAGTCGTATCCCGAAAACATGGGCCACTATTGGTATCATATCAAAATTCATCCAGATAATTGGGGAATTGAGGTTCGCTACGTTGAGCGTGATTTTCATTTTCAACGAAACGGTGATGATGATTGGTTGGAAGAACCAGATCATGCCCTAAATAAAAGACTCTTGACAAGCGATCCCGTGCTTGTTATTGGAAAACAAATGCCATCATAGCTCAGTTGGTAGAGCGCTTGATTTGTAATCAAGATGTCCGGGGTTCGACTCCTCGTGGTGGCACCATTTCTTTATGGGAATATATCATGACATACGAAGAAGCCATGCAGCTAAAAGATAAACTTTTAGTTTCTCTGGATGATTTGGAAATTGGTGACACAGTTTGGATCATGGATTCAAAATCCAATATCAATACGAGAACAAAGAAAACCATCAAAATTGATGGGGAAGAATGGTACCGTTGGGAATCTCCTATGTTTACGTATACAATTACTGAAATGAAATATGCGGGCCGTCTGAAAACACATTTTGAACAATCAAATCTTGATCCCAAAATTGTAAAATTTCTTTTAGAGGAATATGAGGACCCGCTTGAGGATGTTTACTTGATGACTCCAGCAAATGGTTCTGTTATGAGCGATATGTGGGCATCACAGCTTTGGAATGCTTCCACCGATAAAAAAACTATTGTCGAAATAATGGATGCATTAAACAACAAATATGATTGATGTAATTGATATGTTTGAACATGAACTCATCCCAGAATTTAGAAAATTCATCTCATCTCTTCCTTATACTGGTGAACATTATGAGGATGAAAGCAATGATGAGCCATATGGATATCAGGACCATCCACCGTCATATGATTTCAATAAGGAAATCATGGAACCATGCGAAAAATGGAAAGATGGGCTTTTAGCAATCCGATGCGATGATAATTTTTGGATTTGTGCAATCATTCCATACAAATTTAAAGACGTTCCAACAATGCAGATAATCAATGAACTGTGGCCGTCTATTGAGTCGCCAGAAATCTTACCGGACGAAGTTGTATGATTAAATGGCTGTTTGATAAGAACCACAGAGTAAGATTGTTGTTGGTGGCTATGGGTTTGTCTCCTGCGGTCGGTGCAATATTTTTGATTTTGATTTCTAGACTTTGACTTTTTCAAATAAATAAGTTCATGAAAGAACTTACTCTTGCTGTAAGGCACGAAAATCATTTAACTTTTGCCGAGTTCGATGCAATCGGAAACATTGCTCGCTGGAAGATCGGCATAGATGTGAAACATCTGAACGGGGCGTTTGATGATGACCTTCCGTTCACTACAGTCCTTATTGTCGGCAAAGAGGAAGTTGACGGCATCGTCAAGTGTTCCATTTTTGACACATTCGATCTGAAAGAAGAAGTTGGATCGGAAGCGACAAACATTATAAACGCACCGGGATTTTCATATTATGCCGGTGAAATTCTGTCCATGTACATGCAAGAGAATGGATACATCAAAGAGGATACCGAAATCCTGCATTAAGTAGTTGACGGATCAAAATATAACCCTTATAGTAAAATCAACATGGCCCCGTAGCTCAGCGGTTAGAGCAGATGCCTCTAAAACATTTGGTCGTGGGTTCGAATCCCACCGGGGCCACCAAATTTGTAAGGCTTGAAGATGTCTAATACGCTTACCATCGAAGAATATATGAAGGCACAATCCCTTAAGTGGTGGGGTCTGTTCCCTTCTAGTAATTCAGGTCTTTCCGATCTCAAGCAAGAATTAATCACCTCCAAGAACAAGTACGGTCGCTTTAGCGCCACAAATGATGGAATTTTCATCTGCGATTCTGATTGCTTCTCACAGCTTTGTGAGTTTGCCAAAGAGCAAGGTATCGAATGCGAGATGAAAATTTATGGTGAGATTCAAACAAGATTCCCCTTGACGTAAGGGTATAACTACTGTATAGTATCAGTATTGGTCAGCAAAGGAGAAAGAAATGACCTAGATCACTCGTGAAGAAATTCTGGAACGCAATGCGAATGACGTTTCGGATAACAATCTGTATATGTATGCTATCATTCGCAAAGACCTTGATATGCCTCCGGGAAAATTGGCTTCTCAAGCCGGTCATGCCTTCACTGATTCTCTCAGTGCCGCATTAGACCAAGACCCTGATCGCTACCACAACTACCGTCAAGGCGGTGGTGGTTCCAAAGTGGTCCTCAAGGCAAAAAGCGATCTCCAACTCATCAACACGTATAATCGCATTCTCGAACTCGGTATTCCGTGTGCGATGATTGTCGATCAGAAGCACGTGATGCCTCCCCACTTTGACGGTTCTCCCGTCATCACGGCGCTGGGCATTGGTCCGTGTTATCGTGATGAGGTCCATCAAATCGTCAAAAAATATGGGTGCGTGTAATGTGTAAGGATTATACGAAACTCAAGTCTCTTGACGAACTTGGCTGTGCGATGATGAAATGTCAGCAGACCAAGACACAGGATGTGTTGGAACACGGTTATTCCATTCACAATTACTTCCGCGATCTTAAAGATCACATTCTTTATGGTTCGGAACTGCAATACGAATGGAAACTACCGGATTGGATTTATGAAGAAAATCTCTGGGACCAACTTTTGGATTACCAGACGATCCGATCCTATCACATCTATCATGATTGTGGTAAGCCGTTCTGTCGATACGTTGACGATGAGGGAAGACAGCACTTCCCAAACCATGAAACCATCTCTGGCCAAGTGTGGCGACACATTGGGGGTGATGAGCAAATCGCTCGGTTGATGGAAATGGATATGGATATTCATCGCCTTCGTACTGATGGTGTTGAAGAATTCGCGTCCAGACCGGAAGCGGCAACCCTTTTGATCACTGGTTTGTGTGAAATCAATTCGAACGCTCGAATGTTCGGCGGTATTCATTCTACCAGTTTCAAAATCAAATATAAAAATTTGGCCAAGTATGGTGGTCGAATTGCTGAACGTCTTTGTGCGTAACTGGAAAGCCCTCAGAAATGGGGGCTTTTCTTTTATTCCCAATTGATGTAAGTATTCATGGAGAGAATAAATGGAGGAACAAAATGTCTTTTCGATTAAAGAAGAAGCCGGTATTCAAGCCGTTGGAAGAAATTGTATTAAGTGTTGAGCTTGATTATGGCGACACCGTGCTTTGGGCTATTGATGAATTAAAAGAACAGGCTAGACGCCGTTCTGAAGATCGCTTTTTTTGTTATCAGTTGATCATCCCAGATGATTTGGATTTGTCAAAACTGATATGCAGATCAGAAACAGATTATTATGAAGGGTACAGTTCTCTTGTCCTTTCATATGGGTTTCAACCTACTGGAAAGATTTTGGAAGAGCACGAAGCTCGGTTTGAGAAGAAATTGGCCGAGTGGGAAAAGTGGAAAACTGAAAACCGCGATCTAATCAAGGCGGAAATGGAACGCCGCGAGCTTGCGAAGGAAAAAAGAAAGCAAACTCAGAAAGAAAAATCTGAAGCTTTGAAAAATGAAAAGATCAAAAAGTTGGAAGCTGAGATCAAACAACTCAAAGCCTCATAAGTATTTGTGTTCTTTCTGAATATGTGCTATCATGGGCATATGCCGGTTTCGTCTAATGGCAAGACACCTGTTTCGTAATCAGGGAATAGGGGTTCGATTCCTCTATCCGGCACCATGAGGTTTGAAATGAGCGACTTGAAATTAAAATTGTTCATCCTACAAGATGCAGAGTTTACAATCGAAACTCTGATCAAGGCACATCGGCATTGCGTCAAAAACAAATCATGGTTTGATGCAGAGGATGTCATGATTGTTGATGCATTGTATCGAGCAGGTCTTGTGCACCGTTCTGCCGATCCTAATTCAACCATGATCAGAACTCATTCTGATACTAAGGAATTTTTCGTCGATCTGGTAGAACGTGCGACACTGGATGAGTGCCATCCAATCAATCTTACAGATGATGAAATGAACGAATATCAAAATACCAAGAAGGCTCACGCAATGGGCATTGCCCTTGCTGAAGCTCATGAGATTCGTAAAGAGGCACGGGCTAATGCACAAAGACTAGCCGCAAAAGGAAATTCATAAGTGTTGCTCTTTTTGTTTTTCTTTTTGCGCGTCCTTGTGGTGATGATACTGGCATATCTAGCTGTTTCATTCTTGGTGCTAGCCATCCGTTTCCTTATTGATAAAGACCGAGTTCTTCATGAAATCGAATTGGCGAAACTAAAGAGAGACGGTAGAGTCATCAATGAGACGTATGTTGATTTGGATGGTTCCATTGTTTATCACAGAACGGTTGGTGCCAAACGAGAGTATAACAAAAAGAAAAAAGAATTGCGTAACAAAAGAAACTCTGCTATCAATAGAAGTCTTTGGGGAAGACGCCCATAAATAGAAATATGCTCTCTTAGTTCAGTTGGCTAGAACGCGGCTTTGGTAAGGCTGAAACATTGGTTCGATCCCAATAGAGAGCACCACTATTTTATGGGTTGACAAATGAATAATAACCGTGTAAAAGATAAGGTAACAGGGAGAACGACCATGAACATTGTTGAACAAGTCATCGCTGCTACTGATATCGCTGAAGACGACAACGCGATTGTCGAAACGCTCGATGCGGCTGATCTGATCGCTCGCAACGAACGCCTCATGGAGTCCATGGAAGACTAAATACTTCCATGAGAATTCAAGACCTTTACGAAACCAGTGGTTCAATTCAAAAGACCGAATTTACCAGCCGGTACAACAAAAATAAGAAATCACTTTCCAAGTCCGACAAGGTTCTATCCAAGAGTATTGTCGAACTAGAAACTCTTTTGGCCAAGGGCGAAAAAAGGCCATCCGAGGAAGATAATAAGCTTCAGTCGTATCGTCCCCATGCAATTCCTCATATTCGATCCAAAAAAGGTAAAGCCCTCCTTGGTCCACACCAACAAGAGGGCTTTAAACTTTATCAGGCACATCTGAATTCACAGCAGAAAAAAGGCCGTTTTGTTATGGTCTATGGCGTGAAGGGAACAACATTACGTTTTGTCATTGTGGGAACACATGATGATACAACAGGCGGTTAATCATCAGGTTCATAGAAATCAAGAACAAGCGATACAGGTTGACTTGATCCCGCAATATTCGTGATTTCGATATAATATAAAGTGTCATTTTTAAAGATAAATTCTTCAAACATACCAGACGAATGACCAACCGATTGTGATCGTCCTATCCCGCCCGGTCCAAATTTATCATATAAAATAGTACCAACATCATCAACGGTTGGATTATACCTATATTCACTGGTTGCAATATTTGATGAATACCTATTTCTATTAACAGGCACGACAGTGGTACCCACGTTCGTAAACGTAGTACCTTCAAATATGCGAAATCTAGCATCACCACCGGTTTGCGCTTCCGCCCGGAGATGGATGCTCTGGCCGTTGGGATTAATGTACATACCAAGGGTGGAATTGTTATTTACAGAGATATCGACCCAGCTCACCGTATAGAAGATGCCATTATGAATAAGCGCATGAATTTCAGACATACAAATTAGATAATTAGATGTATCATCGACTCCCACGTTTATGCCGCCGTGTTGTCTGTTTGGAATATTAATGTTCGTCATTTTGTGCCTAGTGTGCTTTTAATCTTTTGAATGTCATTGCCTTGATCGATGCTTTTTCGATTTTCCCTCGACCTCGCAAAAACACAAAACGTCCCTTATTGTCCTCAAATTGATCCACAAAGGAACACCCGTCTTTCAGTTTAACAAAGACGTGTGTTCCTTTTCTGAATGACGTATGTGGACTACCAGCCATAACATTATTTAATGGTCATTGGGATTACTTCTGCGAATGTCTCGCCGTGGATGTTCTTCTGAGTATTATCCTTAGCATATCCATCCGCTACTTCAAAGTCCGTAAAGGCATGGCATTTTTGGGGAATAAGCGTTTTCCCTCTACCAGTACCGAAATCATAAACCAATACAGTGAAAATTCGTTGCATGATGTTCTCCTTCATCTTTTCTCTATAATAAGCGGTGTGTATAAATATGTGTATGAAAATTGAAGCTCTTTTCGAAAACGAAGATCACAAGCAATATCTCAGATCACTCGGATATCGTGTAGACAATCCGGGCGGTGAATGGTTAGAAAATGCTATTGATCGTTATGGTAGGCCTGCATATCCACGAGCTGCATCTGGAAAGAACACGGCAACCATTGGAATCTTCAAACCAGTAGAGGTCAACGTTTCTTACTTCATCAAATTTCGAGGCGAACTAGGCGAAGAAAATTGGCGACACACCAGCACAAAACGCGAAGCTCTTGCGCGCTCAGTTGAAGAAAATGGCTGGAATGAGGAAGATGCCCATATCATGGTGTTCGTTGCATATAATGGAACACCAACAATCGGAGAGGGCAATCACCGATTAGCGTATGCGTTTGATCATGGTATCGAATGGATTCGAGCAGATATTAGATATTTCAATGGTGGTGAAAGGCCTGATGGTCCATTGAACCCAAAAGACCTTTCACCAAAGATTATCCGGCCTCTTTCACAATAGCCCAATCGCGTGCCATGATTTCAAGCACATCTCGGAACAATGATGGATGACCGTCCGTCAAGACACCAAGCATCTTGACTTTTTCTTTCATGTACAATGGCGCGAATGACGGATCGTTTTGAGCAATATCTTTCAAATTGCTTTTCAGATCAGCAAGCTTGATCGTCTTGACCGGAATCGGTGCCTTCTTGATATGGGCGCGATCCATGGCTTTACGAACTCTACGTGGTTCGCTCGAACCAATACTGATGTTTGTCAGAAAATAAACATATTCAGCAATGGTCGGATTAAATTCACGTTTGATGTCGTCGTGTGTCCATTCCGTGTCTTCAACCACATCATGAAGATAAGCAGCAGCAACCATATCCTCAGAACCACCAAGGGCTTGAACATAACCTGCGACTTCTTCTACATGCGTGAAATAAGGTTCACCGGTATACTTTCGTTCGGTACCGGCGTGAGCGTCTTCTGCAACTAGACGGGCTTTTTCTACAATATTCATCATAAGAATATGATATGCCATAAAAATCGAAAATACAATAGAAAATCACATTAAACATAAATACTTCGTGTCTGCGGAGTATATTGAAGATGAAAAATATTTCAGCGTATATGAAACTGTCTTTAGAGGTTCGACAGCAACATTTGAATTTAAATGAGTCATGTATATATCGTGGCGGTTATTCATATCAATTTCGAGGATTATTGGCTCACTACTTGGATACCACCATACCAAATGGTCATCAAGCTCATGCGGCTCACGCATGTCATGATAGTGAATGTTGCAATCCAAACCATTTATATTGGGCAACCGCAAGTGAAAATTGTAAAGATAAATTCTCATCTCCACAAGGAAAAGAACATAGAAAAATATTATCTGAAAAAATGTTAGGTGATAAAAATATAAATCATAACAAAAAGCCATGGCTGGTTACTAACGCCAAAATACATGGTTGGGCAAAAGCAGGAGACATATACAATCAGACTGTTATGAATGGTTGGGATTTTAATAAACACGGACAAGGCCCATCATATTTGATAAATGAATTTGATTTGGCAATGGGAACCGCTAGAGCCATGGTTAGGATGTTCAAATCTGGGTGGAATCCGCACACTGATGGTGATTGGAAAAATAGGTTTACAGTTTGATCGATTTGTTCTATAAATAATAAATATCGCGGGTATGGCGGAACTGGTAGACGCGCGGGTTTTAGGTACCCGTTCCTTAAGGAGTGGGGGTTCGAGTCCCTCTACCCGCACCAAAACACAAACTAGGTCATTGCGCCATCATCCTCTTTGGAGGACATCCAAGGCCTTCGCGCCACTTTATAAACACAAATCGGATGGGCCGATTGTGTTGATGTACGTGAGAGATATGAAAGAACAACAGAAAGAATTTTATGATCGATGTGCCGAATTGTTAGGTATTGATCATGAATACACTGAGCCGGTTCTCAAGAGAACCAGATGGAATTCCAGAAGAAATGGTAATGGTAGATATCCGGGTTTCGGATTGATCAGATGTTACGGTGACACCGTAGTCATTATCACTTCGAAATACGGAACAAAGACTTTTCCAAACTTTGATGAAGTTTATAAATTCTTAGAAGAAATAAACAAATGAAAACGACATTAACCTATCAGGAAAAACTGCATGCATCAGAAGTTGCTGATGATTTAATGTTTATGTTTACACCACTTGGAGTATACTTTACAGGTGGAGACCCAACTAATGTTCGACCTGATCCATTTGAAGCCGCCAAAGAAGAATTAGCCGCTTTATATCATAGTGAACCTAATGCGAACGATGCGTTTTTTGCATATGCGTTATTTTGTATAATTGATCGAGAGAAGAGATGCAAAAATGACGAAACACAAACCGATCAGTGAGGAGCTAGAATATACAGAGATGTATGATACTGTATCCGAACTGGCTCGTTCATTTTTGACTAAAGATGTGTTAATGGATATTAATGGTGTCGATATTTTGACCATTGCGGTTTTGAAAGAAACCGATTACAGCGAAGGTGACATTCGTGATATTGTCGATAGCATTATTATGAGTGAGTTGGGTTATTGAACTGTGATACGGGATGCCCACTGTCTTGATACGTTTAGACGCTAGTCACGTCGCGCAAAGATAAGCCACCGTAGGCCTACCTGAATTTGGGTGACTTCTTATTTGGGTCTCAGCAAAGGTCGTGAGTTATCTAATAGGTGCTCACACATTTCTTGACATTCTATCATTTATAATGTATTGTGTTCTAGAAAAATGGAGCACAATAAGATGGTTAATGAATACTCAAAAACACCAAATAAACGGCTGGACAACAATCAGCGTCGAGCGGCGGCAGTCTTCCACTTCATCAAACGGTGCAAGCAGCGCGGCCTGAATATCATGGACCAGAAAATGGCCATGCGATTGAATGTTATGGCTTTGGGAAATAATGAAACGTATCTCACCAAAATCACTACACTCATAAATGGAACTGTTGTCTATGAAGTAAAATTCGAAGACAAGAAGTTTTACCTGTATTACAAGCCAAGCATTTCTTCCTTCGTCACAGTACTGACAGAGGAAATGTTTTTGGAAAATATGAACAATGGAGAAGACGATGAAACTTTGTAATAAATGTGAAGGCAGTGGAGGGTTGGTTTACCTTCGTTAAAGGGAAACCAAAATTTTCGAATTGCGATGAATGCAATGGTCATGGAACCGATGTTGCACCAACCAATTACGAAATACGATTGAATCGTAAACAATCGAAATTCATGAGCCGTCATAAATAACTGCATGAAGATTGCAGATATTCAATACAAGTTCTTGAAGACAAAAGAGTTTGAGAAGCGGGGTCTACCACTGCCCCGCTTCTTCAATAATGTTCGAGACGCCTATAAAAGCGAAATCTACGGTGAGTTTGTAGCCTTAGCGCCAGATTATGATTGGGACAATCCTGTTCCAGAAAAAATCTACGGCTATATCGATTACACCATGGAAAAATCGGACAATATCACCCGCATCAATATGATCGAAACCAATAAGCTCTATAAACGTATGGGTATTGGTGCCGAACTTATCCACCAGATGGCGCTAAACCATGAGACCAGTCTTGAACCAACACTGGCGACCGAGGATGGTTCCAAATTGATTTCATTTTTACAGAAGCATGGATATTTTAAATCTTGACATTATGGTCTATGTCATATCTATATAAATAGATGAATGGAGGGTAGGTGAACGGGTGTTCTAACGTGTCTGGAAAGCACGCCCAACCTCATGGGTTGATGGTTCGAGTCCATTACCTTCCGCCAAAATTAGGATTTGATATGCCACGGCTTGTTGAAATTATGGAATATAATACGGATGCGCCAGACGTACTGCATCGTGTTATGGTTCCCACGATTTCAGAACAAGGTGGATATCGTTCTATTTTAACCACAACAGCATTTGGTAATTTTTGGACGAATAAGAAATTTCCTTTTGATAAAAAGAAAAATCATTGCGTGCCCAAAATCATTTCCAAATGGTTTTCTGTCAGATTCATCCACCATGAATTTGAAAAGTTTGATCTATTATTGAAACCTACAATTCAAGAACATGTTTCCATTTGGGATTTCTATAAATCCATCAATTGGGACTACAAGAAGAAAAAAATCATATGACCGTGGGCGTGTAGCTTAACGGTTAGAGCAACCACCTTATAAGTGGCAGATGAAGGTTCGATTCCTTCCACGCCAACCAACCTTGACAATTGAACTGATGCCCGTTATGGTGTTGACCAGTAACAGGAATTTCATATGTCTGCTCACAAGTTCGCAAACTTTACCGAAGATAGAGCACAAATTCAATATCTTCTCGAATTGATGCATTTTGTTCAAGGCGGCAGATGTATGATTTGTCGCGAACGATTAGACATTCCTAATCCCAAAACTGGTAAAAAGTTGGGTAACGGGAAAATTCGCTTAGAAGACCTCCCCGATCATCCAACCATCGATCATGTGATTCCCAAATGGGGAACTGAGGGCATCAATCATCTTGCAAATTACAGTTTGGTTCATAACAAATGTAACCATTCGAAAAGCAATCAGCGCCCTCCAAACGAGATGATTCATGAGGCCATTGAAAATTTCGGAACGCTGATTTCAATTTTACAAGTTCGTCAGAACATCTATGAAGCGGAATATTTGGAACTGAACGTTGCCGGACGAACAGTAATGACTAATCCATTTGACATCTACAATAAACGGATTCAAAAAAGAAGAATTCTTGTTACAGCAAAAGAACATTTCGATAAAATTGTAGCAGATCATCATGGTTTTGTAATAGGGTAACCCTGTGTCTTTTTCAGATGATATGAACATCGAAGTAATGTCGCTCATCATTGGTGATGATGCGAAATTTCAAGACATTTGTGATGATGTCACAGAAGCGGTGTTCGCTTACAGTCAATGGTCTCGGTCATATCCGCGAGAACAATCGTTTGAAGAGTATTACCCATCAGAACACGTCAAAGAATTCTATGGCGAATCGGGTGGCGGCAAGCATTTGACCTATGATGCCGGGTTTGAACTCCATGTTAACAAATACATTTATGACATGGAAATATTTTTTGATGAACTCGAAGGGATAACTGTAAATCGAATTGTTCCTCATTATTGCTCCTGTCCAAAGGACAAAAGAATTATTCCCTTGGATGTTGATGCGCTTTTGAATAAGCCAATCGAAACGATGATCCGAGAAATGAGCACCGTTCATTATCTGGATGGTCATCCGGCAGCACGACACGCTGCGTATCGAAATTCTGAGAATGCTAATCTGCGTAATGAGATTCGATTGGTTGGATTCCGTGAATATAGTGATTATTGGAAAACAGTATCCGATGATTTGTGTCAACGAAAACTTGGTGTCGCTCATCCTCATTTGAATTGGGAAAAAGTGTCTTTGGATGATATCGGCATGATGATTTTGAATATGGATACAACCATGTACACGGAAAATGGTTATTTTGCCAATCACTGGCAAAAGCTGAATACACTTCTTCGTGGCGTTTATGCAAATAATATCAACCAACTTCGCTCAACCATTCATTCTATCAACGGTCGATACAAAATCGTTCCGATTGAAGAATCAGACAGACAAAGAATGATGCTACTAAATGCAGTTATTCCTTTAGAATTAGAGGGTTGACTTGTTCGATTGATCCTGTTATTATGATTCTACCAATTGAGGATTAACAAATGGCAGAGATGTGGGAAATCTTGGTTCCGACCGTCTTTAATGATGGCAGGCCTATCCGTACTCGGTACCACAGGAAGTGGGACGAAAAGGTTCGTGCCTTGACTGGTGGTATGACCATTCTCCCCGCAGCCAAAGGACAATGGGTGTCCAGTGATGGCAATCTCTTCAAAGAACGCATGATCCCCGTTCGCATCATGACCGAACGCAAGACCATGCAGGAAATCGCACAGATGACCATGGACCACTACGAGCAGTTGGCAGTCATGGTCTATCGTGTTTCTGATGATGCATTCATTGTGAATGCCGATCCTGATATGACTGCTGCGTGGAAGAGCAAGAACAAAATCGGGATGAAAGATTATTCGTGGTTGGAGAATACAGATGAAGCGTGAAGTTGAAAAACGGAGGGCTTATCTCAAAAGCCGTTCCAGACTGATCAAAGACAAAATCTACAAGAAAAATATCGAACTTCTGGAACGGCTGATCATCAATAATGAACCTATTCCAGATTCGTTCCGGTCTCATCTGATCAAGCATCCGGCAAATCCGAAGGGGCGTGCAACCACATCATCATTTGGTCCGAACTGGCGCTTCTATCAGTGTCATGTTCCATCACAGTCAAATGGTGGCAAGACACAAATTATTTTGTGCTATGCAATCAATACTAAAGAAAACATGGTGTGCTTTGTTGCAACCGGCAATCACAAAGAAGTCAGCGGCTAAAGCTGATCAGCCAAATCGTTGAGTTCGGACTGTAGTCGATCACGAAGAGTGACGAGAGATTGATAATCCTCGTCTTCCGTGTTCCCTTGGTTCACAGCCTTGTCAATAAGACCATTCAACCCATCAATATCATCTTGAAGCTGTGCCCTACGCTGCGCAATGTTGATCAAGGTGATCGTCCATTCTTGAAGTTCGGTTTCTAACACGACCAACGATGCTTGGTCCTGAATTTCATTATCGTTTCTTACATATTCTTCAACATATTCTTCAACATAGCCTCTTGTCGCCGGAAAAAAATCCATCTGACGAATTGTCATATATCCACCGACGATGACCGTTAGTGAGCCAACTACACCTGCGATCAATCCAAGCTTTTTTTGCAGCGTTTGAAGAAACTTGTCCATAATGAAACTTTCCGTTGAAAATATTTATCGGTTTGTTGTATTATGAATGTCATGCGTGTTCTAGTGTGTGGTGGACGCGACTTTCATGATATTGAACTCGTGAATGTTGTGCTTGCCGAACTTGATAAATCGATTGGCATTACAACGATCATCCATGGCAAGGCCAAGGGTGCAGATACACTTGGTGGTGTTTGGGGCGAAGCAAATCAAAAAGAAATTTTAGTTTTTCCTGCTGATTGGAAAAAGCACGGTAAACGGGCCGGTCCAATTCGAAATCAACAGATGTTGGATGAGGGACATCCTGATCTGGTTGTGGCGTTTCCGGGTGGGAATGGAACAGAACATATGAAAAAAATATCTAGACGAAGTAATGTTGATGTGATAGGTGTATCTGGAACAGCGCGAAAACCAATTCTAAAGGATTTCTTTTGATGCCCGATTATCCCGTTCAGTACATTCTGATGAGAAGCGATCTGGATTCAATGAATCCGGGCAAGGCAATGGCACAAGCTGCACATGCGTCAACCGTGATGACCCGTGCGTTTGAAAATACGCCATCTATGCCGCAGTATGATGATTATGTCGAATGGGTTAAAGCCACCAAGCAGGGCTTTGGGACGTGCATCGTTCTCGATGGCAAAAATGATGCTGTGTTGGATTACGTCACACGGGAAGCAATTCGCACCGGCATCTACGCTCAAATCATTCACGATCCGACTTATCCCGTTTCAGACGGTGGTGTTTGTCATCTGATCCCGGTTAATACTTGTGTTGTTCTGTTTGGTATGAAATCACAGATGGACGCATTTTTTGGATCACTCATGATTAAATTGGAGCTTCACTCATGATTGATATCCCAACTGGATTGTGCCCGGCTGTCTTTATCTTTGGCCCATTGATCGTATGGTTTCTACATGTGATCTTTTGGCAACTGATCTGGATCGCCATGGAACAAGTTCTCCATGGCATGGAAATGGACAGTGATGACTTCATTCGAAAGTATGGATCAAAGTCCTTGATGCCTGCATTCTGGAAGATCACATACATTCCGGGCTTTTTCTTGTACTTCATTGTCAAAGAAACTGTGAAGTTCATTCTTCGTCAAATCGGTAGTTATATTCGATTGATGACGAACTAATTGATTAGGGGGTATAGCTCAGCGGTAAGAGCCGTCGCCTCATAAGCGATTGGTCGTGTGTTCGAATCACACTGCCCCCACCACTCTTTAAGGAGGAACAGAATGCTTAGAACTATCTTTGAGGCTGTGATTGGCCCACTTGGTGCAATGTGGGAATTTATTCTTGGTTCCAAATGGTATAGCCATTGGTTCTTTTTTGGAGATTGGTCCGAAGCAACATATTGGACCAATGATTGGTACTTTTATGTTGTCGCTGTCACTACTCTAATTGCGTTCATTCTCATTTACTACCTCGCGCAAATTGTAGAACCCAGAAGCAATCTGGAAGAATATAATCGTCGCAATTATTCATATAATGCAGGGTGCACTGTTCAACATCAGAATCTTGTATGGCACATCGCCGCATTTCCAGTCTCATTGTTGATCGGGGTTGGTGTTTCTGTCGTGCTATTCGTGGTACTCTTCGGACTACCAGTGATCCTCATGGGCGTGTTTAGTATCTGTTGGTTCATGGTTCCAGTATTCCTCTTTTCTTGGATTGTTGGCCAAGGCTTCAGTATTCTTGAAAAAAGAAAGCCTACTGTATCTGCAAATACTGATTGACAAACAGTTCTCTCCCGTGTATAAAGAATATAACACGGGAGAACAACACATGGAAATCTATTTGGTCGGTGGTGCTGTCAGGGACATGCTCATGGAACGCGAAGTTCGTGACCGTGATTATGTCGTTGTGGGTTCCACCCCGGAAGAAATGCTGGCCAACGGCTTTAAGCAAGTTGGTGCTGATTTCCCTGTCTTCCTCCATCCTGAAACTGGTGAAGAATACGCATTGGCTCGCCGTGAACGCAAGTCGGGCCGGGGCTACCACGGTTTTGAAGTTGAATTCGATCCGACCGTAACCCTTCATGAAGATTTGGCTCGTCGTGACCTGACCATCAATGCTATGGCGTTTCATGAAGCATCAGAGGAATTGATCGATCCGTTCGATGGTGCCGATGACATTGATGATTGTGTTCTTCGGCCAGTATCCGAAAAGGCATTCATGGAAGACCCGGTACGTGTTCTGCGTGCTATTCGGTTCCTTGCCCGGTTTGGCGATGAGTGGGACCTTTCATACGAAATTCATGAATGTATTCGGAAGATGCTTGCCAACGGTGAATTCAAGCATCTCACCAAGGAACGTGTCCTTCTGGAATTGCAAAAAGCAATGAAGGAACCAAGTTGGGATGCATTCTTCTATACTTGTATGGCGGTGAATGATCGGTACAACCACACAAGTATATTCCGTACTATCCTGTGTGAAATGGACGGGACGCGCCGATTCGCAAAGATCGTGGACTATGACGAAGAATGGGAATTGTGTGAAGATATTGCCGAATGGTCAGATGCGAAGCGTATCTATTACATCGCAACTCAAATTCCTGACCTCAGCGATATATTTGAATTCCTCAAGGCTCCGAGCGATGATATTCTTCGCGCCAAGATCGCCGGGAAATTTGAAGCCAAAGGCCTCATCTATCTCCTTACCACCGCAGACCTGTTCAGTAAGGAGGCAGTCGTTGATGTTGCAGAATTGTTCAACCTCTTTAGCCCGGAAAGCAAACCGTTCCGGTTCATGGTTGATCTCAAGGATATGGGCAACGAAAACATTTTCGAAGACCTGTACTACGCATCTCGTGAAGCCCGCAAACTGAAGTTTTTTGATTTCGAATCATATAGCGGTGATCCGAAAGTTGTTGCTAAAATCCTCAAGAATGCCAGACTTCATGCCGTGTCTGAGTTCTTGAAAAAGAAGGTCATATGAGAAAGGGGGCCGTGAAGCCCCCTTTCCTATGATCCGTATGGACCACCAATATTCCCCATACCTATAACCCTATATTTGGAAACCTTTCTTCCGTTGATTAAAACGGGATACTCGTAATTTCCTCTTTGGGTTCTTTTTGCGACACCCAAGCTCACATCAGCAACACGCAGCTTTAATTGAATGCGTTGAATGATTTCATCTCTTGTTGAAGTCGCATCAATTTTGACCCACTTCTTAGGAGACGATTGCAAAATATAAAATATCCAAGGTAATGCTGTGGCTTCAGAAAGAATATTCTCTATCGTTTCTTTGAGTTTTGGCTTTTGTGGATTATTTTTTGGTGGCATCTGACGAAGCTGATCTTTCACCGTGCCAGCCTCCTCTTCATCATCGGAACCCCAATGGGCAACCTTGATACGACCATGACGATCTAACGTTGGCTTTTCGTCTTCGTTCAAGATTGAATTTAATTGTTCTGATGTGACCGGTTTCATTTTTCTTTTGGACTCAATAGCGCTCTAAAACCCGAACGAGTCATGTACATATCAATGATGCGACCAACCGCGTCCTCAGCACGATCATAACCCATCATATCAAAATAGTGTTCAGCAACACTCATTGCAGCAGTTTCAATATTTTCAGGATTAACACCACCAAGCCTGTCCATTTCCTTTTCCATCATGTTGATGGCAGCAGACCAATCAGAAGAACCCCAATCTTCTTCAATGATCTGGTCCAACTTGGCTGATGTGACTCTTCCGGTACCAGAGTTCTTTTCTGGGCGACCTTCTGATTCTGTGAAGAGAATTTTATCTAAATCTTTGGATGTTGGTTTATAGTTCATTTTCTAGTGCCTGTCTCATTGCTTGCATCATTGCGCCTGCATCGAACATTCTATCTGGTCCCAATAGTTCATGCATCATCTTGGTAGCACGGGCGACTTTATCCTGTGCAACCGCGAGGCCACCACTGATCAAAACGTTCTCAGTTCCAACCATATTGTCACCGCTCAAAACCGGCATGACGATGTACCATTCACCGGCTTCACAATACAGAAGACCTGCATTCTTTGTTACCGTTGGGTCTTGACGCATCTGATGTTGCATCGCGGAATGAACGGTTTCAAATGGTCCTTCCATATTGCCTTCAATAGTATGGAAGATGAAATAGCCATCCTCATGGGTGCCATCAGATTCGACATATTCTCTGAGAATAGCATTCAACTTGTTGCGTGTTTTATCAGCCATTTGGGTAAATCCTTCGAAGTTTATACTATTTAGTCATTTCCTATCATATGATTGACAATAGGATCATGAAACACAAAGACGTTATCATCTCTCATCTGAAGAAGCAAAAATTAAAGCCAACTAATCAAATAACAGTTGGGTGTAACGGATTCCTCCTTCAATCATCCGAAGCCGAAAAAAGAGTTGCAATTCATAAACTCGCGAAATCTCTTGCGCCTCGGATTTGGAAAAAATTAGACAAAAGACGATACCCGATTGATGACGAATTCAAATACATCATCATTCCAGAACGATTTGGAAAATCATCAATCAATATCGGTTGGCATCTTCATATCATTCTTTTTCTAACCCCCGAAGAAAAAATAATTTACAAGCTCCACCGGGAAGCCATAAATCATATTATCAATAACCAGTGCTCGAAATTTTTTCGGTCCATCGATTTGAAAAGCTCATTTGTGAAGAATTACGGTTTTGTAGACTACGCTTTGAAACATTGTGAAGACTCCTTTGATATCCTTGTATCCAATGCTTTGTGAAATCCTCGATAACCAATCGGTTATGACATGCGATGCGCTGTTAACCCATTGAATTATCTAGACAATTTGTCTTCTCATTTCGTTGTTGGTTTGCCCATAACGTAGTGTCTAGTATTACCTAATGGTTAGAGATGAGAATTCATCACTCATGTAAATCCCATAAGGATAAATACCAGTAAGCCATTATTGGGATTATGAGATGACGACAACTATTACCGGATCAGTGTTATTAAAAGATGGTTCTGTTACAGCGGCCAAACTAGCGGATGATTCTATTACCTCAGATAAGATTGCTGACAACGCTATTATTGAAAACGCTTATTCAGACAACAGTATTCCTTCAGCCGCATACAAAGCACAATCAATTGCGACCAGCGCATTAGCAGACGATGCAGTAACGGGTGCTAAGATTGCTGATAATACGATTTCCAGCAATCATTACGCCAACACGTCTATTCCTACTGCCGCCTATCAACTTCTATCTGTCACAACTGCCATTCTTGCAAATGATGCTGTGACCAGTGCCAAACTGGCAGACGATAGTGTTGGTTCCGAACATCTCATTGATGATAGTGTGATCCGTGCAGCAATCGGTTCTGCTGCTGTTGGCACCGATGAGATTGAAGATTATAAGGTTACGCCTGCTAAGTTAGAAAAAGGCACGCAAGGTGATATTCTGGTCGCTACTGGTGGTGATGGAACATTTACTAGATTGAATGCGGGTGATGATGGTGCCGTTCTTTCTATGCAATCTGGTGTTCCGGCTTGGACAGGTAATGTTCTTCCTTCTGGTGTGATTATGGACTGGTGTGGACAATCCGCTCCTGATGGATGGGTAATGGCGAATGGTAGGGCTATTGGTAATGCATCGTCTGGTGCCTCTGGTAGAGCAAATGATGATACTGAAGCCTTGTTCTTATTCTTGTGGGCAAACTTTGCCGATGCTCAACTTGCCGTTTCTGGTGGACGTGGTGCATCGGCTCAAGCAGACTTTGATGCGAATAAAACTATTGCATTGCCTGATCTGAGAGGCCGTATGACGGTTGGTAGAGACAGCATGGGTTCGAGTAGTGCTGGACGAATTACAACGGCTACAGCGACCGCTGGTGGCAATATAATGGGTGCTACAGGTGGTGTGGAGCGTGTGACCTTGACGGAAGCACAGATGCCGACGCACAAACACTTTAGTGCAGCGGATAATGGTTTGGAGACGGAATTGGGTGGTTCATACTCGTATGTTTCTGATACGGTACCTATCCACATTCGTGGTAGGGACGTGAGTGGATTGGATTACTACTTTTGGGGATATAACGCTATATTGGCTCCCACGGTCGGGCCAACCAGTGAAACCGGTGGTTCGCAACCGCATAGTAATATGGCACCATTCTTTGTATTGAGTAAGATTATCAAGCTATGACATTTCTGATTGGATTATTTGAAAATGATTTCGATGTTAGTAAATCGTATACTCCGTCACGATCCAAGTTCTGGTATAATCCGAAACTGAACGATGTAATTTTTTTCTCTAATCAAAAACATCATACAGAAGTTGCCATTGACCAATTTGATTTGGAGATGGAATTGAATGCTATTGAAGGTGATGCTGATGATGATATCATCAATGAGATGATCGATAATGGTTGGGTCAGAGGACATTTCATAGAGAATGATCATATTGAAACCCATTTGAACCTGAACGGTAAACTTCGTGATGTTAGAAGAACACTAAAATGGGCGCTTTCTACTTTTGGTGAATTTGAATATCTGGTTATGGATGTCACAGACGATCCCTCTGTACCGACATATATCACCAGTGACCAATTTGATTTGTTTGTTCGGAAAGGTATCAGAAAGCGTTTAGGTGAAAGTCAAGATTATGGTGAAATTTACAAGTCGTGGTACAATACCGCAACTGGTGAGTATTTCGTTATTGATAACGCTTTTGACTATCATCATTCTCAATGGATGATCGATCATGGATATTACGAGGGTAATATTGATGTACCATTGGATAGTGATGTGGTCGATAGAGCAGTTCTTGAAGGATGGGTTCGGATCAGACTAGACCATAGTCATATGCTCGATGCCTACAAATTGAACATTCATGCTTTCAATTACGAGAATGCCAAATTAGGATACAGGGCGTTGAAGAAACATGCTCGTGGTGTCAAAATCAGTGGCGTGAATATAGAAACTGCACAGCACTATGAGTCATTCAATTACGAAGCTGACTTCATCAGATTTATTAATCGCGTGACGTGACCATGTGAGTATCATTTAGTCTTCCATATTTGGCGAAGGCTTCTAATGATCTATCATGATCGTGCAATAGATACACATCAGCATTATTATCATCGCCACTATATCTGACTGCAATGAAGAGAGATTGGATATTAGGCTTTTTGTTGAGAAGCCATTTTACGCATCGTTTGATCTTTTTGATATCAGTGCCTTCAATATTGGAATTGGTTTCCTGTGCTCTGATATCAATCAGTAGACGAACCCATCCTTCTTTCATTGCGGCATACAGGGCTGGACCAAAATAACTCAATCCTTCATCTTCAACTGGTTCGTCGATCCCAAAGAAATTTGGATTATCGATGACCAATCTAGAATGGCTTCCATTGGAAAATGATTTCACCATGGCACAGGTGTTTGATTCCAGATTGATCCAGATTTGGGAATTAGCTCGTGACGTTCCCGGCATGATGTCATCACAGGATGTTGTTACTAGGTTGGAATTATCGTCTTCAAAAAGGGCCATGAGCATCCTGATATTTATCATTCCATGGTACTTAGAGATCGTGAAAAATGTCATATAGATAGAACTGAAGCCTTTAAGTGATGAAGAGTACTGGCTTCCCGCATATGGGTAAGGATGAGGTGGCGACATCCGGTGTGACATATGTTAACCTTGTGAGCGTTTGTAGAACACACACTGCACCAAGTTGGACAGCCATCCAGCGGCATCAATGGTAGAGAGGAATGTATCATTGGTGTAATGCAATGTTTATTATAGTATGGTGACTTAATACCACGGTGTGCGCATCTAGAGTTTTGTCGGCTCTACATTCCTCCACCGTGGTATTTTTATTTGACACATGGTTGATATATGTGATAAATAGATTACTCTAATGGTTATGGGGATGTGGCGGAACTGGTAGACGCGACGGATTCAAAATCCGTTTCCTTATGGAGTGGGGGTTCGAGTCCCTCCATCCCTACCAAAACCATAGAGGTTCAATATGAATAATCTTGTACATTGTTATCGGTGTTCGGGAACGTATAATTCGAATTTACAATACACTCGTGGATTTGTGACAAAGAGTCATGATACTACCGGTGATGACAATTTTGTTCATACATCAAGTGTGTCAAGCGGCGATTGTCCCTTTTGTAATAAACCGCCATTATTGGTACCCAAGCAACAATCGTCTGCGATGTAGTCATGCCTAATAAGAACCCACCGTTTGATAAATCCGTTCTCACCGACTGTGAATGTCCGGCATCCCTAACACATGACATCCGTAGATATTCATACATAGAACGTGAAGCCCGTCGCAGAAAGCAAGTTGCTGAAGAAGCAAAACGGGATATGCGCCAAATCAAAACGGATCGTATCCGTAATGGTGACGATATCATGGTGTCTGAACATGCTGTGCTTAGATATCTTGAAAGAGCCAAGGGCATAGATGTTGATGCAATCAGAAAGCATATAATCGGTCTATACCTTGAAGCTGAAGAAGAATATCCGAATGAGTTCGTTACGGATGATTGTGTTCTTCTGCGATCCCAAGACAATGAGAACGTGATAACCACGGTTATCACTAAAGAGATGTTCGATGCGGCTGAGCGTCAAATTTCCAGAGATGGTTGGAAACGTGCTAAAGTAACAAAGCTCAAAGGTCACATGTTTAAAATGTGTGAAACCGACGAAACTATGCTGGAATGCAATCATTGTCATATGATGATGCCGTACACATTTGCGCGTAAAGAGGTGTTGGATTATCTCAATGAACACGCTCCGGGTAGATGCGTTGATGAACCGATGTAGGAGAACGTCTTATGTATCAACCAGATGGATGGAAATTCGTAAAAATAATTTGGCCAACAGGACTTGAAGATATCAGACTTGCTGGTGGATGGTCTGGTGGTTATACCACGGGAGATTCATGGAAGCTCAATTCTGGTGTGAACCGAATTGAGAAAGGCGATGGATATTATGATGTTGTTGGTGATTCCGGTTCGGTTTATCGGATTAATGAGCACGGTGAAGATCGATCCTTGGCGCTGACCATGGCTTTTTCTTATCTGGACCAACAATTAGAGAATGGAACTATTGTTTCTTGGGAGAGACTTGATAGTTCTGAGATATTGAATAAAGAATTTGACTAAGGTTTGATTTTGTAATATAAGTATTAGTGAACTTGGATAGGTGGCTGAGTGGCTTAAGGCGCTCCCCTGCTAAGGGAGTGGGCACATTGTGTGTCCCGTGGGTTCAAATCCCACCCTATCCGCCAATATCACTCGTGACCAGAAGGAAAGAAAATGGTTACTGTTAATTCAATCTCGTGGACAGGTGATGCTGATGTTCATGTCCCCGTGTCGAATCAAATCCATGCCGGTCTAGAAATTGCAACGATTGCGGTTCTGTCGGTTGCAGTCGCCGCAGTGGTCTTGAACCTCGACAAGATCGTTTCCTATTTCGTATAATTTGATTGGACCGCCAAATGGTCAAGAAACAGGTTGATGATTCTGATCGGTATATCGAAATTTCGTGTCCTTGTTGTACGAAGTGTCGATATGATCGAATGAGAAATTGCTGTTTGTTTGGCGGTCCATTCAAAGGATATGCCAATGTCAAGGATTCGAAGACTGGACAAGATAAAGAGAATTGATCTCTTTATCAATAATTTCGGACTAAAACCAGAACAAAAGTTACCCTTCATCCGTCCATGGTTGGGAAGAGGGTATCGGTTATATGTATTTGTTGATTATAGATATATTCAGAAGTGTCCAGAACGCATTAATGTAATGGCGGACTATGCTGCCATTTATAAAGGCCTCCATGAAAAGGCCTTTAAAGATAGATCAGGCAAGAAGATACCATGTTTGGTTAGTGATCCATATGAGAGATCAATGGTCAGAGGGTGCATGATCGCACTACCTGATCAGTTTGAATTCAAGCGTTAACTTAGATAAGCATTTTCAGGTTGCTTAGTGTTTCTTCACGGTCTGCCGGATCAATCGGACCAATTCCCAGACAGGTCACAGTCGGTTCATTGAATACAGTACGACCAGCATCTTTTACCAAAGATACACCACATTTCTTTTTGTAAAGATCAAATAACTCGAACAATTCTTTTGTGGTTTCAACTGCGAGTGTGATTTTCACTGCGGACTGGCTGTCCTTATATTGGGTTGCAAGTTCCGGTGTTCGTTCCAAAGCATCCCAATAAGCATGTAGGTAGGCATGCCCGGCTTGTGCGGCCAGTTTACCTCTGTTGCCGTTCATGGCCTTCAGTGCTTCTTTACTGACGACACAATAGATTTTCAATTCACTCATTTTGGTCTCCTCATATGAGAATGGGGACCGAAGTCCCCATTCCAATCAGCTTAGCGAACAAAGTCCGCCATAACGTTTGGTGCATTGGAATCAAATCCAACAACGTCGAGCATGCCCGGATCATCAGGATTTGCAATCGTGAAGCCCGTTGAGGTCATGCCAACAACGATGAGCTTCGCATCGATGCCCATCTTGCGACGGTAATCACGAAGCGCTTCGTGTGGATGGATATTACCTGCCCAAGTTTCATTATCCGTGTAGATAACGAAAGCATCAGCTTCGATCTTGTTTTCCATTGCGTAAAGCATTGGAGCAGCACAATCAGTTCCACCGAATGGAAGATTGCTGATCTTACGGATAACACCATCAAGTGTTGATGCACGACCAAAGTCAAGCGGAGTTACCGCATTAGAGCCACGGTAAGACGAATAACGCGAACCACTGGTAAAACCGACAGTGTGTGTAACTGGTTCGGTCTTCATAGTGATAAGTGCCATTGCCGCAGATGCGTCACGTGGCGTGATGTTTGAATTCATGATGTTCGAAAACGTCATAGAACCTGAAACATCAAGCGCAAGAAGATGACGCTTTCCAGTCGGAACAACATTCTTGAAAGAAAGCTTGAATGCATCTTCAAGTGCAGACACAATGTTTCCATTGACCTTCCACGTGTTGCTTCCACGGAAACCACGACCAGACTTATACGTTGTGAGTGCAAGAAGCACCGCAAACGGATGAATCATCGAATCGTGAAGCGTCTTCTGATCCGTGAGCCGACGAACTGCCTCCTGTTCAAACTTGGACATCGGCTTGAAAAGATTAATCTTTTCAGAAGACATGTTGCCAAGATTTTTGATCATAGCAGTCATCGGCATCTTTTCGAAAAGTGCTTCCCATACCTTTGGATCATTAAGAGCCTCGGTCGGAAGTGCTTCACGTGGAAGATTTGCTTCACGGATAAGGCCCGGAAGTTCCTTCACAGATGCAGTCTTTGCTTCTTCGTATGCCTTGATGATTGGCGGAAGCGTTTCGGTATCAACCGGGCGACCACAAATCCAATCAAAGATCACGCGACGTTCTGCTTCTGGCGTCTTTGGATGAGAAAGACGAAGAAGGTCACGGTGCGTCCAACCATCACGTTGACGATACTTGACCGCTTGGTAAGCGACCTTGTTTGCATCAACTTCGGTATACCAGTTCGCAACTGCACGCTTAAGCGCACGTCCCCAACCACGGAACTGTTCGACAAATTCCGCGTAATGGAAAAGATGCGTACCAATGCGTGCAACCTTTGGAAGTGCCGCGAGCGCATATGCACGAGTCTTGTCATCTTGTGCAGCCGAAGCCATAGCAAGAGCGAAAAGAGCAGCATCATTACGGTATGCACGACCGTTCGTGGACACGTCAACAATCATATCGACAGCACGAATACCGTCAGAATCAATTGCCTTCTGTACTGCCGAAGCGTTAGCTACGGTAAGTTCACGAGACGATGCGTAGTAGGTTGGTGCATCAGAACCGAGCACAAGGAAGCGCTCAAGGCGACCGAACTCATCAAGTGTGAATGAGAAACCGCCAGCATTGTTCTTGGATTGCTTTGGGGAAGCCGCTTCATTTTGCGGCGTAACGCGATTGCGCGTTCCAACATTACGGTAAGCTTTAGACATTTTCCTTCTCCTTTACGTCTTTTGTGAACTAAGGATTAGGACGAGTCAAGAGGGTTGAATGAACATGTTAGTTGCGGTGGGTGTTTCATCGAAAAAGATAACCCATTGCATCCGGCTCATTCAAATTTCATACAGTTGTACCTTAGAAGGATGGACGTGTTTTTGAAAAACGACGTTTAGACGCTCTAACCGTTGAGCTACCGGCCCATAAATGGTGGGCCAGACAGGATTCGAACCTGTAACCTTCCCTTTGTAAGAGGATAACCGTCTCTCAGCCGGTCCATCCTTCTAAGATACAACTGGACGAATGTGTTTGCGACTAGGGGGTGTTGAGACCAATGCTTCTACCAATTCAGCCACACCCAACAATGTGTTGAGTGACAGGATTCGAACCTGCACTTCTCGGTTTTGATAACCCTATGTCTCCGACTCGTCCGAAATCTTTTGTTCCTCCCATTGATTGAATGAACATGTTAGTTGTGATGGATGTTCATCATTACCAAGATAACCCACCGCATCCGGCTCATTCGTTGTTCCGTGATATACTTATAGAGGATAATAGGGGTGTCAACCGGTTTTTTGTAAAAAATCGAAAATTTTTTGTAATTGACAGGAATTCCTCTGTGTCATATAAGTATTAGCACACATCTTGAAGCGGGGTGGAGCAGTCCGGTAGCTCGTCAGACTCATAATCTGAAGGTCGTAGGTTCAAATCCTGCCCCCGCACCCATTATAGGAATGATCATGTCCAAGCATTCGAATGAACCCGAAGAAATTACGAATGATCGGAAATCAATCCATATCACGATTCCATCAAAGGGATGGAAGACAATTAGTGCTTGTGCAATGATTGTCGCAGCCATTTCATTCGCAGTTGCGGGCGGTGATCAAAGTTATCTGGCTGGATGGTGTATTCTTGGAGCATTCGTGGCATTGTGGGATTAATCGAGTTTCTAATTATTGGTGCTGTTCTGAGTGCGTTGATTGTACCGGCAGTTCCAATTCTTTTTAGAAAATTCATCGACGAACCGCTTATGAAAATGCTTCGGAATATATTTTAACGGGGTTGTAATGAGAATTCTTTCATCCTTCAGTGATTATTATGATGCAGGTATTGCTTACGGTGTTGATCGCGAATTGACGTTTGTTCGTGAAACGTCAACTCATATGGTTGATATTCCCCGAGAAGCAAAAAATATTGGATGGCGCGTCATGATCGATCATGAGCGTGGTCGCAGACGCTTTAAGGATCAAGATAGATGGAATTATAGAAGTCAACATTATTTGCACTTTTGTGGTAAGATTTATCCCTTCTATTATTTTGATATGATCAAATATAGAGACCCGAAGAATGGTAGAGTATTTGAGGTCAATGGTGCACTAAACGCTCATCGTAATATGGTCTCTTATGATGAAGTTTCTAGAAATAGAATTTTCATCTGGAACGAAGAAACTGCTCTGACTTATTTTGAACCGGGGAAACAAGACTGGTACAATAAGTTCGATTATTCCCAAGAATGGAATGTAATTTCAGATGATCGGTTGAATCGAAAATACAACTCACCAGTTGTATTGGAGTACATTGGACGTAATGCTGGGCGTAGAATCGATTTGGTTGTCAATCCGTGTTTGAAGGATATGAACTTCAAAGATGTGATTGATCCATATACTGCTTTTCAAGAAGTAAGCATGTATTTGGCCATGTTGCAAAATCCTGAAGACAAGGATTTGGACCCGGCAGCAACCGATGTCGAAAAAATCCGCCAACATGGAATGGATGAGAAATATGGTTTCCGCAAACCACCATCAAAATGATCAGCAATCACAAATCGCTGTATTGAAGGAAAAGAACAAAAAACTTCAAGAAGCGTTGGACTCTGAACGAAGTAAACGTAAGAAGTCGGCCCGTGTCACACGAGCGATGTGGAAGAAATATCACAAACTCTTTTCAGCAACGGGAAGAGGATATGAGCAACTTCTTCAAGATGCAGTGGTTGCACGGATGCGAATGGCGTTACCGGATCATACAATCATTGATTTTGATGGAATCATGATGCATCAATTTTCCTTCAGAGAAGTAGTGATCCGTGTGCCTGTTTCTGAAATGGATGAACCGAAATACCAATATCCATCAAATGGAGTTGAAAATGAAGAAGACTGACGATACTACTAAATGGTTTATAATCGGAATGGTTGGGTTGATGTGTGCCTTTACTGTTGGATCGACAGTGCAGTCGTATATAAACCTCAGACGTAGTGAAGCTATTCTTCGCTTCCATGAGGCATGTGTTTCCCATCACTCTCTCGAAGAATGTGGAGAAATCACTTTTCGATAAATAGATGAATGAAAATTGATCGTCTATTTGAAGAAACCGTGAAACTCTCCGACATGTATGATGTCGATGATCTGCATGATGATGCAGAAATCCTGTATCATTACATCGATCCAGACCAGTTGGATGATGAATTCGAAGTTAAAGAATTATCTTTTGATGAAGCCAAGAAATTAAAAACGCCTCGTGGTGATATGACTGTTTGGCAAGCGTATAAAGATCATGCGATGCCTGAACAGGAAGACATCATCAAAAAGAAATTGAAAAATTATGATTCGGATCGAGTGATTGTTGTTTATGATGATCAGGTTTTAGACGGGAACCATCATTTGATTGCATCATTGAAACAAAAACTTGGCGTTCGCCTGATTGATATTAAGACGATCTAATTTTCATCCACAATTCACCGAGCACATTGTACCCAACCCAATTATCACCTTCTCTGGCAGCGCCCCAAAACTTCCCGCTACCATGAGGACGACTGGTGACATCTTCAATTAATCGTCTTTCTCCGGTTTCGGCCAACATATTCATGAGTTCTTCATGCTGTTGGACCTTCAACATCAAACACAGTTCCATGTTGTCGAGGTCTTCGGTGCCAGTTTGAAGAACAGTCATATGTTCGGCATTCCCTTTGGCGTAGAATTTTGCCGACATTGGAGACTTGATAGTCTTGAGATGCAGAAAGTGTTCACTTTCAAAAGGAAAGCGCATAGCCTGAAACAAATGTTCAGTCGTTGGAAATAGGTGATCTTTGTAAGTGACTGAAAATGCAGCCATATTTTGCATCCAACCAAAAGGAAGTTTCACTTTAGTGAAAGCGATGTCATCTTCTTGGCATGGATTAATCGGGTAGTCTGTAAGTTTGCTCATCGTTTTCTTCCATGAAATTAAAAATTCGGTCGGACCAGTAGTCATCGAATGATGCAAGAGTCCGTGTAAGCTTATATACAGCAGTTGTCAATGCGTCATAATCTTTTGCCTTCCAACTTGTATATGTGCGAGCACAAAGACCAAGTATAGACATAGTATAAGCTAATGGGTTATCTTTATTATTTCGATCTTCAATTTCTTTTTTGACCAATTCAAAACGGTCTTCTGTTGTGAAATGGCTTTCATTGTTTGCCGCAATGCGGAGTGCACAATGAAGCGTCAGGTCAACCAAAATCTGTCTGCGAAAATTAGAACATCCATAGATGATTTTTCTTATTTCTTCCTTTGGATCAAATAATTGTTTGATTTCATTATCCAAATCGTCGAGGTCAATATCTATGTCGATTTCATTTTCCATGGCAATATGTATATATCGAATTTTTCTTGTTGACAAAAGAAATCGAAACACCTATAAGTATGCATAACGAAGCACCGCCGAAGGTGCATTGACGATAGTAGCGTGGAGTATGCTATGCCTGTGAATGGAAAACCATCCATCCGTGATGGGTTCGTGAAAACGAATACACTCGGATATGAAGAAGAATACGATTACCTCGTATTCATTGGAAGATTTCAACCTCTCCATTACGGGCATATGCGTGTCATTGACATTGCGCTACAACTCTCCAAAAAAGTAGTTCTGCTCGTTGGTTCGTCCAATGTTGGTCGCACCCTGCGTAACCCGTTCACTTTTCAAGAACGTTACGCCATGATCGCAACACAATACGATCATGCCATCAAGGATGGTCGTCTCATCATCGACTCAATCGATGATATGATGTATGAAGATGACCGCTGGATCGAGCAGGTTCAGACCAAAGTCAACAGCAAAGTTGGCGATACCAAAAATGTCGGTCTGATTGGATGTGAGAAAGATCACACCAGTTATTATCTCAGCCTCTTCCCGAACTGGCATAATGTCGGTGTGGAATTCAAGGTTCCACTCAACAGTACCGATATCCGCAAGGCTGTGTTCCTTCAGGACAAGCTCTGGGATGATCGTGGTTTTGGTGAAACGCAACATGCCAAGAATGAATTCTACAAATTCTTGGACAAGGCGTGCCCGCCAGAAATCGCTCAAATCCTTCACGCATTTATGTACAATCCAACAGCAGAAGAAATTCGTGAAGAATGGAAGTGGATCAATGAATATCGTGCAAAGCGCCAGACCAGCAATTATCCGGTGATTGATATCACTGTTGATGCCTGCGTGGTTCAATCTGGTCATGTTCTGGTTGTTCGCCGCAAGAATTATCCGGGCAAAGGTCTTCTTGCCCTTCCGGGTGGTTTCTTGAATGAAAACGAAATTCGCGAGAAGGGCATGCTTCGTGAATTGCGAGAAGAAACTTGCATCGATCTCTCGGATACTGTCCTTCGCGCAAATATCGTGAAAGAAAAAGTTTTCGAAGACCCACACCGTTCAGATCGTGGTCGTCTGATTACGACTGCATATCTGATCAAACTTCAGGATCGCCCGGAACTTCCCAAGGTGAAGGGTGCTGATGATGCAGAGAAAGCATTCTGGTTGCCATTGTCCGAAGTAAAACCTTCGATCTTCTTTGAAGACCATGGATTCATTATCCGAAATCTCACGAGCGGAATCTAAGGAGAATCGTCATGGCAGTTAAAGTAAGTGAAATGTGTAAGCTGACGAGAACTTGTCGCAAGTGTGAAACCGTTCTCGAATTCGAATACACGGATATTACAACCCATAAGGTCAATTTTGATTATCTGGGAGATTACGATACCCGAAGAGGTGTAAAGTGTCCCGTATGTGAAAACGTAGTGGAGGTTACGAAATGACTATCAATTTTGAAGATAAAGAGCGTGCTATCGAACGCGAGCGTCGTGCTATCGAAGATGAACGTGTTCGACTGGCAGAACGCCAAAAGGCTCTAGAACAGGAAGAAACCGACAACAGAGAACTTGCGGCGAAAATGAAATACGAGAATGATCCTCGTATCCCTATCGCCATCCAGCTTCACACGCTCATGTGTAATCACAATCATATTGATGGTTGTAGCTGGTCGTATGAGAGCAAGTGGCACGACTGGAATATTGGTTGGGCACGCAAGGAATATCTCAAAAAGGCGACCCGTGTCGTGGACATGGCAAATAAATTGGGCATCAAACCTGAAGATGCTCTGGAAATCATCAAAGCAGTGAAAGGGTAATCCAATGCTTAATAATCCTATTATCGAACTCATTCTCGCAAACAAAGTCATTTCAACGGACAGCTACAAGTTCTCTCACTGGACTCAGTATCCGCCGAATACGACACATGTTTCGAGCTACATCGAATCCCGTGGTCTTTCCAGTGAAGTGAAAGATGATTGGGAAGATGAAGTCGTTTTCTTCGGCCTGCAAGGCTTCATCAAACGTTACCTCATGACGCCGATCACCATGAAGATGGTCGATGAAGCCGAAGAATACTGCAAGGCGCATGGTGAACCATTCAACCGTGCTGGTTTCGAAATCATCGTGAATGAATATGATGGCTTCTATCCTGTTGAAATTGAAGCGGTTCCAGAAGGAACTGTTATGCGTTCTCACAACGCACAGGTTCAAGTCGTCAATACGGATGAACGTCTGTTTTGGGTGACTTCATTCCTCGAAACGTCTCTTCTCCGTGCAGTGTGGTATCCTTCTACGGTTGCTACTCAAAGCCGCGAAATCAAAAAAGTCATTGCATCCTACATGGATGAAACGGCTGGACATCGTGAAGGTCTCGATTTTAAACTCCATGACTTTGGTGCTCGCGGTGTAAGCAGTGCAGAATCCGCTATGATCGGTGGTTCCTCCCATCTGGTCAATTTCATGGGGACTGATACTGGTGAAGCAAATCTCTGGCTTCGTGCTCTCTATGGTGAAGACATGGCAGCATTCTCTGTGCCTGCCAGTGAACACAGCACCATGACGAGTTGGGGTGGTCCTGCTGGCGAGGTGGATGCATGTCGCAACATGTTGGAAACCTTTGCTGGTCGCTTCCCGATCATCTCTGTGGTTTCTGACAGCTATGACATTTATCGTTGCATCACTGACATTTGGGGTGGTGAACTGTACGAAGATGTCAAGGCGCTTGAAAAGGTCGGAAGCAAACTTGTTGTTCGTCCTGACTCGGGTGACCCGACGACTGTTCCTGTTGAATGCATCAAGCTTCTGATGGAAAAGTTCGGGTACACCACGAATGAACGTGGTTACAAGGTTCTTCCTCCGTTCGTCGGTGTTCTTCAAGGTGATGGTATCAACATCCGTTCGATCCGCCAAATCCTTGAAAACATGAAGAAAGAAGGCCTGTCCGCCGAAAACATCGTGTTCGGTATGGGTGGTGCCCTTCTTCAAAAGGTTGACCGTGATACCTTGAAGTATGCGATGAAGGCATCTGCTCGAAAGACTGATGGTGAATGGCATGATGTCTTCAAGCAGCCGGTCACGGATAAGGGCAAGATGTCCAAGAAAGGCCGTCTGGTTGTTGTTGAAACTTTGGGTGTTGGTGCTCGTGGTCATCTGACTGTTCGTGCCGATGCCATGCTTTCGACCGACAAGAACTTGCTTCGCCCGGTCTATCGTAATGGGGAACTTCTCATGGATGATAGCTTGACGGATATCCGCAAACGCGCTAGTATCCGTTAGTCACAGGTTGCAGGGATCGTGCCTGTGATTGCCGAAGATAAAGGGGGTGGATTTGATTATCCACCCCCTTTATTTTAATCATCAAATACCGGCTTGCGCTTTGTCTTCAATTTTTTGAAATAGACATTTAGGTCTAGTTCTTTTGGATAATGGCCTGTGATATCGACGAACTCTTTGATTAGTTTATTGAATTCTGATCTTGCCATATCGATCATGGCATCTTTTTCATTGCCATAATAATTTCTTCGATTCAAATCAGTTACAACTAATTCCAATGCATCCTTCAGGATGTTCAATTGTGTCGCATATGCTTGATTGCCGGACTGCTTAGAATTTCTATGAAGAGCATCAACCATGTTCTTTTTGATCTCTTCCATTTTCAATTCAATTTCCGCGCGGCGTTGTTCAATCTGGCCTTGTTTACTTTCTGCATCAGTTTTAGCAATCGAACCCTTTTGTTCGATTGCTTTTTTGATCTTGGCAGGAGTAACAGCAATCGACTGTACGGAATTGTCAAGATTGGTAACATCCTTACCCAAGGTATAAACCTTACCGTTACTAGCAATCACTTTTAGATAAAATTTTCCTTTTGAGGTCTGATAAAGATAATAGTTCTTGATTTTCAATGAACTGATTTGCTCCTTCAGGACATCAGAATCGATAAGGGCTTCTTCGTTTGGTACACCGTATTGTGCCAATAGTTGTTTTCTGGATGAGAATGGTCTGACGTTCATTTTAAATTCTCGGTCTCGTATCTATTCCACCGGTAGGCATTGTGTTGGTGGCAGGCTTTGTTCCACCAGCAGCCGGTGTTTTGTTTTTTGGTTTTGGTGCTGGTGGTTTTGTGAATGGGAACACTTCAGTGCGAACGCTTCCAGAAAAATCAGAACCAATGTTGATGATCATCTTATCGGCAGAAAAATAAGCACCAAGGTAAACACCAGCTTCATCGTAATCTATGAAAATCTTTTGTGGATATGCGTTCTGGAAGATTTCTAGAAATTTGTTGGAAGCGATGATTTGTGGAAAGTTGTGAGCTTCGAAAGCCGCCAACAATTCATTTTCATCTTTGAATGGTTTGATCTTTTCTTTACTGGAAAAGATATTCTTCAAAATATCGAGAAGTCCCTCATCAAGTTGTTCGATTTGGGACTCAGATAGGATTTGAGAAATTTTGGATTTTACATCAATCATGAAGATACCCGCTGTTCATAGTATTTATTGAACAGCGGGTATCTTCTGTATCTAGTATCCGAGTTCTTCGGATTCGATTGGATCACTGTCGGGTCCACTCAGTTGGTAAGTTCTGCCCGCCTTGTTTCCGAGATACAGCGGACCTTCCCAATAAATGAAGTCTTCCCAACCAGAACCTTCAGGAATGATAAGCTTGCGCTTCTTCATCTTCCCTGCAAGATCGAAATAGCTTGGCTTGTATGGCTTCTTAAGAGGCCCCTTCTTACCAATCGGGCTGACCCAATGTTCATTGTTGCCTTTCTTGCGGTTACAAGAATCACAAGCAGAAACAATGTTATACCAGTCGGTTCCGCCGCCCTTAGAACGAGGAATAACGTGGTCAAAGGTCAGTTCAGACCCAGCGAATTCGTGTCCGCAATACTGACAGGTGTACTCATCCCGCAAGAAGATGTTGTTCTTGCTGAACGGAATCGTCTGGTCAGGGTTACGGTACTCCCTTGCAGCGACAATGGATGGAAGAGGGATGGTCACGGAAGGTGACCGAATTGCTATGCCTTCGTATTCCTTAACAATATCGTACTTGTCAAGAATCACTCCAACGATTGCATCTCTCCAATTAATCGCAGACAGCGGGATCACAGAGAAAGGCGAGTAATCCGCGTTAAGAACAAGAGTTCTGAAGCCGTCAAGATGATTAATAGAACCAGCGCCAGATGCAAGGAAATCTTGATAAACCCGCTTGTCTAAAGTCGTGCTCATTTCAATCTCCTATAGCATACACAAGTATTTACCCGATTTTGGTATTGCTGTCAATGATGTTTATAGGATTATATGATACTATCCGAGATTGAGGTCTGGAAACTGGTCGTATAAATGAGTTTCAAAACTTTCCTTAGCAGAATCAATATCATAACCAGAGAAACCATAATATGGTTCTTCCATAGATAAGAATTCTTGATCGCTATTGTAATTTGGAAGATCATCAAAATAGTAAGACGACCAATGCTCGTGAAAATATGGATCATTAAATGCTTCTAGGATTCGATCTTTTGCAACGACCACCCAAACCTTGGCGTCATACTCATACTCTTTACTTGTATTTTCGTATGTTGGCTCATATTTCACAGGATTATGATTGCCATCATACTTTGGTGACTGGTACCTAATTTCGGCATTTAGACTATCAGAAATTTTGAATACAGCTTCATTGATTGCTGATTTGAAATATTCATATGCTTCATTTTCGGCACCGGTTCTTGCACCATCCTGATACGCATATTTTGCCGCCGTCTCAAACTCATCGATTTCGCTCATCGCAAAGTCAACAATTTCTCCCAGATCATCTAGATCAATGTCTTCATAATCGTCATCTTCATAATTTTCGATAATGAACTTTTTCAATGCTGCATGAATTTCATCCGTCATCAGATCAACGACATCCGAATTATCCGGCGTATCATAACTTGTGTCATAAAATTCATGGCCGTCACCAACAAGACTACCATAATAGTTTTTCATGAGATCGTTTCCGAACTCGTCAATAAAATCACCGATAGACATACCAGACGGAGATTCTAGATAGTAATGATTTTTATCGAATGTGCTTAATCCATCATCAATGTTTTCGGAAAGCGCCATGTATCGCTGCATTGCAATTTTGGAATCGGTCCCAAACATGTCGATATACGTTTGAAGACTTAATGCGTTTGGCTTGTTCTTTATGAGAATAGACTTTGCTTCTTTTGATAGCCGATCAGCGCCTTCGAGTGTGATGCGATCTGAATCATCCTCATCCAAATCAACTTCTTCCAGTCCATTAACGTAGTCTATGAATTCTTTTGATTTCACGCCGAACAATCTATCAAGGTCATAGGCTTCCAAAAAGTCAGGACGAGCGGATTTCAATTTATCCTTTACGCTTTCCTCTTTAATTCTTTCCATAAGACGAGTGAAAGCGTAGCGACTATCGATCAATTTCACGTGTTTGATCATTTGTTCCGAGTCGGCACCATAGACTCTCAAAATATCATTTGTTTCTGCAAATTCTGGATGTTTATCAAATATATGACGAAGATAGTTGTCAGAAAGATGTTTTTTCAAATCCATAAATTTTTGACGAGAAGAGATGTTATCAATGTATGTTTCAAGTTCTTGGGAACCTTCTGGGAAATATCGAACAACTTCTTCCGGTGATGCTAATCCCGGCTTTGCCTTGATGAGTGATCGCGCTTGTGCCTCTGGTAGATCATTAAGGACAAAATTGTTTTCAGGTTTGTATCCGCCACCATTCATATCATCGATGTAATCGCTTTTCAGAAGTGCAATCAGATATGGATGATATCTCTCATTTGGCTTTTGATTGTTGTAGCCTTTGATCTCGTAAAGCTCTCTGTCCTTGATCATGGCTGTCACACGAGGAATGACACCCTCTTTTCCAACATCCTGTCTCAAAGAATAAACAGTACCGCCATGTTGTGTTCTTGGATCGGTACAGCAGTGCACCATTGCTGTTGCTTCTTGCCGACTTACAGATGTATTCAAATCATACCATGCAAATCCATCATTAAAATCAATGATCTTTGTGGCATCATCGGTAACATTCTTGATTGCGCGTTTTGCTCTTGATGCGATTTCTTGGTAATCCTTCTCCAATTTTTCAAAATGTGACAAAATTTCTTTAGTTGACTGATTTCCAAAAATATAAGCTTGGATTGGATTGTATTGAATTCCTAGAAAATGTGATAGATTTTGCAATCTCTTGAAGGTATGACCAGATGGTTGATAGTCACTTTCAAGATTGCGAATATCTTCACCAACTTTGACTAGACCCCACATCCCTTGTAGTGATCCTTTTGGTTCTCCTGCGGCAATAGCACGAGCATAATATGTATTCAAAACTTCGGTTGTTGCCTTGCCGGGTCTGTACTTGTTAGAAACCACGAAATCTAAACAAAGGGCAGCGCGTGATCTATTGAGAAACCACGTGACCCGATCATTTCTGTTTAACAGAGCAGTTCTAATTCTCTTTACACTATTATTGATCATCTTCTGCGCCGCCAGAGATATGATAGTCGCCTCATCTTCGGATTCGCCACTTGCAACGGCATCTTGATAGCAGGCATTGATGAAGGCTTCGAACATTGGTGCATACTGCTTGCGTTCGATTAGTAACTCACCTTCGAATAGATCAATGAGAAATGACATTTGGAACTATACCGTCCAAACAACCTCAGAATCATTGGATGATCCGGCTGTTCGTTGAATGATCCAGATTGGAAGCGGCTGTTCTTCGACGATTGCGCTGGTGGTATACGAAGCAACTTCAATCCAATCGTCTGCTGCCCTGAATTTACCAAACAGCTTCAATGTGTCGCCCGAACCAATCTTCACGTACAATTTTAATTTTGCGCCATCGTATCTGTCTTTCCAAATACGAAATCCATCATTGAAACCATCGTCAGTTGTGGTTTCAAAATCGACCTCAGAACCATAACCACTTCCGTCTTCGTCCGCTGTGGTATAGACTACATAAGATTCAGTCGCCATTAGAATATTCCTTTATGATTGCAATCATTCTATATTTAGCGAATCTTACTCATTTCATTTGACCCCTCTGTAAAAATGTGTTAACTTGTGTAATCAATTGGTAATAGAGGGTTGACACCATGCAACCATTTCGTGCAAAGTCATTCATCGTTCTTGCCCCTAGTGGTAAGAGTATGGTTGATGCAATCGGACAAACGATGACATCTGCTTGGGATAATGCAGTAAGCGTTCTCGGAAACAAAATAACAGTTGACAAACTGAAAATACTCGGTTATAAATGTATCCAAGTTGATCTTACGGAAGTAAAACCGTAAACAAGGAGAACACTTATGCGAGTCGATGGTGATAACCGGGCAGTTGCGGTCACGGGTGCTGCTGAGCAAAACAACTTCAGCATCGCAATGGACCAAAAAATCTTCGATATGCTTTCGAAGAAGATTTACGAGAACCCGGAAGAAGCGGTTCTTCGTGAAATCTGCGCCAACGCCTATGACTCCAATCGTGAAGCCGGTAAGGGCGATACGCCCATCAAGGTTGTTCTTCCGACTCGTATTGATCCGGTCCTTCGTGTCCGTGATGATGGTCTGGGCATGTCTCATGAATTCCTCATGAAGACGTACACTACCTATGGTTCGTCCACCAAAGACGAATCCAATGAATCCATCGGTGGTTTCGGTCTGGGCAGCAAGTCTCCGTTCGCCATCACTGATACCTTCACCGTTATTTCCCGTTATAACGGGAAGAAGACTACCTATGCCGCAATCATCGGTGAAAAGGGTATCCCCCAAATCAATTGCCTTGGTTCCGTCGATACGGATGAATGCAATGGTGTTGAAGTTATTGTTCCGTGCTCTGAAAGCATGGTCTCTGCCTTCCACCGGGTTGCACCGAAGGTGTTCGAATTTTACGATCCGCTTCCGAATTTTTCGGGTGCCGATATCCATGATATCAAGGCCAATCGGAATCGTTACTCCCGTGAAACCGAAACCTTTATGACGATTGACATTTCGGATTATAGCTATCGGCGTCAACATGATGTCCGTGTGCTCATGGGTGTAGTTGCGTATCCGATTTCTCTCGATCAGCTCGAAATGGATCGAAATGTTCGTCATTTTGCCGAACATATCGGTTTGGTTGTCAAACTGCCGATTGGTTCTGTGCCTCTTGCCCCGTCGCGTGAACGTCTCAACTATGACGAAAATTGCATCAAGGTTCTGTCTGATGCAGTTAGTGATGCAATTGGTACGCTGATTGATGAAACGCTTGGTCGTCTGCGGACTATCAATGATGTTTTTGATGCAAACGTCGAATTTACCAAAATTCGCCAAGAATTTTCCTTCATTCCTGAAGAATACGAATTCGAAGGCCGGAAGTATGTGACTGAGAAGTATTTGAAGCTTCCGTATGGTCATCGTGGTATCTCGGTTGACAAGAAGCATCGCCATGAGTTCATGGGTGAGCGGATGCCGAAAGGTGGCGGTGATTACCTTCGTCTGCACTACAACACTAATTTTGTGTTCGTCATTGATGACGTGTTCCGTTGCTTCCGTCGCCATGAACGCATCGAAAGAGCCACTTATGGTTTCGACACGGTGGTGTATGTTTCAGATATCAATATCTCGAAGCACAATGAATCTCGTGCGCGCCGTCGCATGGAAGAAGCGGTTCTTTCGCTGTTCTCTGAATTCGGTATCCCGAATGAAAATCAAGTCATCTTCTTGTCTGAAACGGAAGAAGTGAAGCGCGAGGCGTATCACGGTTGGGCGAAAGCAAATGCTGCTGGTATTCGCAAAATTCATGATTGGTATTTCGGCAACTCGACCGATTTGATCAATAATAATGAAGTTTCTAGCGCTTCCGAAGAAATTGATGATGTGGACGTACTGCCGGATGAAGCTCTGTATGTCATGATGTCTCGTGGCATTCCTGAAGTTACCGGTTCTCATTTGTATCACATGGCTTCGTTGCGCGGACTTCCGATCTTTCTGATTCCCAAATCTCTGGCCAAAAAGGTTCCGTCTTCTTGGACTCCGATGTTGGATGGTCTGGAAGAAGAGATCAAAAAAGTTCGCGTTGGTCGCTACATGAAAATTGCCGCCTATGCCAATACTAGCTCTTTGACCGGATATAATGATCTGTCCCGTGTGCTGTCTGATATGCATGAACACATCACCGGTATTGAAGCTAAGGATGTTCGTAAGCGCCGTAGCCGTGATCGCAATTCTGAAAAATATGAATCCATCTACAAGATGATTCAGGCATTGCCGGAACATCCGCTTTCCAAGCTGTACGAATTGTATTTGCTTTCGCTGAAGCACAAGCATGATCGCAAGCTGGATGCCATTATCAAGTTTGCGCATGCCGACCGCGAACGTAAAACTGCTTATCGTGTCAAGAAGAAAGTGGATTCTCTGGTCGAGCAATTCAAAAAAGAAAATTTCGTCTTGAACGATTTTATCGAGCGCCGTTTTCACAATGCTTCTTACGGTGACGATGATGCGAAAAAAGTCCTTGACGAAATCCTTCGTCAGTACTATAATGTGAACGTCTAATGGGAGACTAAAACAATGTCACTGCCGCACATTATTTCTGAACAAAGCGTCACGGTCTATTTCGAGGACGGAATTCCCGAAACGATTCACCGTGACCACAAGAACTTCGACCGTGTTCTTGGCGCTATCAAGAACGGTCACTGGTCAATCGTTCGCCCCCTCATGAACATTCCGAAGGGGATTGAACAGTTCTCCCTTGGCAATGTCTACATCATTGACAATGAATTCTACTTCAAAGGTATGCCGATCACCGGTTATATCGCTGAACGTATTGTCGAAATGTTCGAAGAAGGTTTCGACATCAAACCTATGGTTCGATACTTCGAAAACCTGATGATGAACCCGAATCCGCGTGCCCGCGCTGACCAATACAAATGGCTGGAAGCAGGCAATATGCCTATCACCGAAGATGGCTATATCATCGCCTACAAGTATGTGGACAAGAATTTCAAATCTTGCCATGCCGGTGTCTGGGAACAGGACAAGAATGGTGAATGGGTGCACAACAAAAGTGCATCTTACGATCACACGCCCGGTTCTATCGTGGAGATGCCTCGTGAGAAGTGTGATGACGATCCGAACCGCACTTGTTCATCTGGCCTACACTTCTGTGCATATGGGTATCTCGGTCATTACAGTTCTTCTACGAAGATCGTGATGGTCAAGGTTCACCCGCGTGATGTGGTTGCAATTCCGACTGACTACAGCTTCTTCAAGGCTCGCTGCTGCCGTTATGAAGTCCTTCAGGAAATCAATACCAACGAAACTGGTGATTTCCTTGCGGGCACCAAGGTTGTTCGAGCCGGTCAGGGCGTGGGTCTGGATGACATGATATTCGATCCGACAACGGATACATCCACGATGGAAGATGGTGGTGTTGATGGTTGGGATTATTTCGATCAAGATGATCATGATGATGCTGACGACGAGTACGACGACGATGAGTATGATGAAGATGATGAGTATGATGAAGACGAAGGCGACGAGCCTGAAGCTTTGATCTTCACCCATGAACGCACCAACAAGACGTTCACGGAAGAAGAACTCATCGCGATCTATTCGGAAGTCGGTTCGACTTACCAGATGGAGAAGCGCATTGGCGTCCCCCGCTCCACGTTGGATGGTTGGATCAAGCGCATCGAAGAAGCACAAGAAGCACGTGATGAAGTGTCCACTGTCGAACTGTCGTTCACCCATGAGCGCACCGGTAAGACATTCACCTCTTCACAACTTCTCGGTCTTCTGAAGCAATTCGGAACTCCGTATCGAATTGAAAAAGAAACTGGTGTGCCTCGTTCTACTATCTCTGGATGGCTCGACCGTATCGAGTAATCCGCAACTTCCGCCTCTGCATCGTCCATGACTCGCGTGACGATGCCACCTTGCCGCTCTGTGTTTTCCGCGCCTTTGGACACAGAGCGGCATTTTCTATTTGACAGATAGTAAATTTGTACTATAAGTAAATCTGTATGCGGGTGTAGCTCAATGGTAGAGCCACTGCCTTCCAAGCAGAAGACGAGAGTTCGATTCTCTCCATCCGCTCCAAACATTCATGGCGCTGTAGCTCAGTTGGCAGAGCAGGAGACTCATATTCTCTGTGTCGGCGGTTCGATCCCGTCCAGCGCTACCAAATCTCTTTACAATTGAAATTTCATGTGATATGGTTTTTGAAACATCAGGATAAGCCATGCTCAAGACTTCACTCTATAAAGCGCCATCCGGTCAATTCATTGATTTGGATCGGATTCTGATTATCGATGTAGTAAAACATGATAGTGATTTTAATTATGTACATTTTGATGTAATTTTTCAACTTATGGATAAGCCTGTTCATTATGGCTTCGAACCTACTGCGGAGATAGTCAATAGAGGTCGGGAACAAACCGAAGTGGAGGTAAAGGAGTTTGTTCGTAACGAGCTGATTGAACTTGCTGAAAAAGAGCGAGATGATCTCATTGCTGCTTGGAAAAGCTATAAAGATGATACGTTGACTGGAAATGAAAATTTGATTATGCATGCGATTGAAGTTGTTGCTAAAGGAATGATCGATGAGTGATAGTCAAATTTTTGAACTGGTGGGCGACGCTGATTCGACGTGGTTCATCGATGTTGCCGATTTGGTTTATGTTTCGGAACTCAGCATCAAATCAGTAGAAGTAAGATTTTATTTGAGAACTAAATCATTGCCAGAAATAAGATTTGTATCCAGTGTAACTATTCCGTATAGAATGAGTTTGACAGATGCGAGAACTCCCGACGAGATTGAAAAAATCAAATCAAATATCGAAAATAGAGATCGTTTGATAGAACGATCAAAACAAAATCGACTTGATCTGATTAAGGCGTGGCGCGATCACAGAAGTGGTGTAATGCTGGCGAATTTTTTAGAAAAAGAAATGGATAACAATAATGTCAACTAGCCCGATTTTTATTCTGTATGATGGTGAAGCCATCGATCTGGAAGAGATTTGTTATGTTTCCCTGCCATACATCAATGGGGATAGATTGAAATATTATTGCCTGTCTAAAAGAACGAACAATAAAATGTTTGAAGATGTTCAACTTCCGAGTCAAAATAATGAAAAACGGTCACAACGAGTCAAGGAAGTCAAAGAGCACCGGAAAAAGTTGATCCAAGCATGGAGTGACTATAAGTCCGGTGTGATGTTGGCAAACCTCATAGAACAAGAGATTGCTAAAAATGAATAGTCCATTTTTTGAATTCTGTGATGGTTCTGTTGTTGAATTGGAACAGGTCTATCGTGTGTCACAGCCATATGAAAGTAGTAGTTATGCTACTTTTTACTACGGTTTTACCTATAGAACAAAGGTGAATGATACTGAAATAGAAGTATCTATGAGAGTATTAGACACAGAAAAAGAAAATACCATTGAGATTGTGAATAAAAACAGAGAGGACTTTATTAAAGCACTGAATGATCATCGAAGTGGCGTCTTGGTTGCCACCCTTTTGGAAAAGGCCATTTCTGAATAATGTTCTGGATTGTTCAAGAAGATTTGTACAATGAGTACAAGTATGACGAATTCCTCAATGCTCTTGATCGTATGAATATCGATCACGTATTGGTGAAGCCGATTCCATTTACAAACACGCTCGTGAACGAAGATGAAATCCATATCGATGATTCTCAGCCGATTATTGTTTCGGGTTCTGTCTCATTAGTTCGTGTCGCCAGACGCCGTGGTTGGTTGCCGGGAAGTTTCCATGACCACGATTTCTTTTTTCAAGAGTGGCGAGATGGATTTGGAAAAGACAATTGTCTAAACGGGCATGCCAAAATCGTAAAGCTCAAAGATGCGACATTCAATGGTCATGATATCTTTGTTCGACCGATTTTGGATAACAAGTCCTTTTCTGGTGTAGTCATGAATCGAGAAGAATTTATGTCGTGGCAATCGCATTATGCGTATGTCGAAAGAACGGATGAATTTCAAACACTACATCAAGATACCGAAATCATGATGTGTCGGCCTAAGAACATCATGGCTGAATATCGATTTTTTGTCGCAGATGGAAAAGTTGTCACTGGCAGTCTTTATGTTCGTGGTCGTCGCGTTGTCTATGAAGAATGCCATGAAGAAGATGTTATCGAGTTCACGCAATCAATGGTAGATAAATTTCAACCAGCTAAAGCGTTTGTGTTGGACGTTGCAAGAATCGATGGTGGATTCAAAATTATCGAAGTGAACAATTTCAATTCTGCGGGCTTTTATGCATGTGATGTCGTCAAGATAATTAATGCAGTAGAAGAAATGACTGAATTTTATTCTTGACGAGAATATAACTACCGTATATAAGAGTTTTCATCGGGATTGGCCCGCACGATTTGGAGAAATTAAATGGCAAAGAAGACGAATGCATCGAATGCAAGCAATCGGCGTGATCCGGTGAAGAAGCGTACTTCCATCGGCAATTCTACTCGTTCGCGTCCGACGAACAAGCATTCGACGTTCAAGCGTACTCGCGGGCAGGGTCGTCCGTAAGAGTTAAGGGAAACTAGGCGTCTGGCCAAGAGGACGTAGGGTCAATCCGCCCAAGCGAAGCGCGAGATACCCGATAAGCTCAGTGTAGACATGATTAGATCGCTGCAATGTTCGTGTCGTCGGTCTAGTGGAACTTTGCTGGTGGTAGGCGATAAAAAATCCTACCTGACAAGGATACAAGCAAAACGAACGTATATCGGTTTTGTCGTCGGTCAGGTACCATCAGTTAATACAGTTTGGTAGCAGAGCGCGGAATGGAATGCCTTTCGCGGGGTAAGGGCAGCGGAGTAATTGACCGCCAGCTAAATCCCCTCAAGCACCGGGCGCGAAGGACGAGAACAGAGACTCGTTAAGTGACAGTTTAGCACCTGATCCTACCAATCCAATTTTCTTCTTGACTTATATCACTGGTACGTATATAAGTAAGAACACAGTCGGCAACAAAGATCGACAAGAAAACTGACAAATACTGAAAAAACTTCTTGACTTTTGTTTGTGTGTCCTATATAAAGGTTACAACGAAAGTTGCTCTTTGACATTGTTGGGAAATAAGTGAGACGAACCGATCTTCACGGGTCCATCGGACCTTTGATTAGCATGTATCTCTATTGTTCTGCCTTAACAGACCTGTTCTTTACCGGGCAGAATGGTGCGAAGACGAGAGTAGAGACTCGATCCTTAGACTTGATGTGGAGTTTGCAAGCTGCCACGAGATAAGGACAAACTCTGATGGCCCCTTGAAGGTCGGTTCGTTGGCAAAGCGTTGATCCGGGCGTGTAGATGGTGTGGACACCATACCGGATAACCCTTTAATAATCGCCTGACTTAAATATCGGGCTAACCCAGAAAGAAAACACTCCTAAAGAAATAAGGCGTAGTGTTCCTTCCGAGGCGATTAACAAGTTTTGCGGGATGATGGTGTAATGGAAACACGGTCTACAGTAGTAGGACATCTAGTAAGGTTCAATTCCTTACCCCTCGCATTTGAGAATTTGCATCTGACCCTGTTTTGGCTTGGTGACCGATAGCGCTAAGACCACCGCGTGTGGAGAAAAGGCGTGTGTAGGAGCTTCGTCTGAAACTGTGGCGACACGGCACTTTAAAGCCGGTGATGTAATGTGGATGGGCGTTTTTGGAAGCCACGATCCACCGCGTTGCAACTGAGAGCACATAAAGCCGACAGTACATCGGTAAAAGTGCAGCCCCAAAGGCCACGGGGAACCGAAAACATCTTCCGCAACGGTTTCTATAAGATGTGATCGGGCAGCGCGTTAAATCTTTATCTAGTTGATAGACTAATTGAAAGAGTGAAAGTACTTTCGAGAAAGTGGAACCTCTGCATCGATGAACTCATCTGAAATACCAATTGTAACAATCGCAAATGCTATAAAAACCGTGAGCAAGGAGAATGGCCTTGACAGGCAATTGGTAGGAAGGATGTTTAGTAGTCGATATATGCGAAGCGAAGTGTAGAAGGTATGGAAACTTTAGTAAGGGGAAGTCGCCCGGACAGCAGTTGCGATTTAAACCGGGAAATATTGGTTCGATTCCAATGAAACTAGGCCTCATTTGTGCGAATGCACACAACATAATCCGTGAGCAAGTGCTGGTTCGGGACGTGATACTAGTTAGTCACTGAACCTGTAAAATAAAGGCACCGATCCTTTCGAGGTGGACGCCACGACCTGACCGGCTGGTGTATGATAGGAAACACGCCCCTATTAACGGGGAATACGGTAGATGCAAGTTCTGCCCGGTCCAATAAATTCCTCTATCATGAGGATATGTAATTGCAGTAACGCCGATTATGGTGATCGAACCTTACTGTAATAAATCCCGTTCATACCGGGTAAAAGGCCTAACCAGCCAGTATGACCGCATCGTGACTAGTGTAAAGCCCACATCTGATTCGAACGGGTGTGTGGATAAAAGAAGCACGTCCCTCTTCGATAGGGCAAGTGTCGGTTGCAAGTCCGCCGCACGATGCAACAGGTTTTGGTGAGCAGTTGGTTTTGAAACCTTCGGAATGCCGACAGTCGTAGTAGCGCACGGCCACCACATTTGTTCTACTTAGGACCGACAAAACGATTGATCCCCATAATCTTTCGTACAAAACGGTCGCCTACTGATGGAGTAGGAGAATTCGGATCATGAAGCCCACGAAAAGGGTGGATTGTTTCGGAGTATAGCAATCCGGGGCTTGATCTCTCCGGGGAACAATAGACTGGTGTGGAAATGCAGATATCTCAGCAGGGGACATCAATGCGCCATGTAAAAGGATGCGCGCTCCTGACCAGTTGAGTTCCGAATTAAAACCATCGTTCGCCAGATGCATATGGCCAATCTTGGGAGAACACGTGCTGTGTCGCGGTGATTGCAGTAAATAATACGTGAGGTAAAAGTCCTAACAACGCCGCGTCGTTTCAAAGAATGCGGTTCCTAGCACATTTGTGGAGTGGATAGGAGCAAAAGCCTGATGCCCATGACAAAGTTCTCTTTGCCCATCAGGAAATAGCATTTGGGGACTACCGGGAGAGTTCGGTGCTACATACGAGTCCAGACCGTGATGGTATGTTTTCCGAGATAAGCAAAGAAAACATGAAGGCCTCCATCATGGAACAGCGTACAGATGTCCTTTTTGTCTAAATGGCAGGGTTGATGCTTATCGTCTAATGTCGTGGCCGATTAGGACCTGAAATCGTATGTATTCTCGTGACGATGATGTAACCGTTAAGACACATCTTCGTTTATTGCATGCACAATGGTGGGAAGATCGGTTCTGTCAGACCGTGATTTGCCAGAGATGCTTGCTGCGAGAATGAAACTTGAAGTTCCTACATGCCCTGATGGCGAAGCCGGTAGGATTAAATTAGTTGGATGCGCTCAGCTTCAAGTTTCAAAGTTCCGCTAGTGCACATGCGGAAGCAAGTGTGTGAAGGTATCCGTCAAACGTAAAAGTTTTGGTCCCCTTCTGACCTGTATAAACTAAGACGCCAGAACACAACGTAACAGGAGTTGTTTTGGCCATGGGTTAGCTACCATGACTTTGAGCGTCACCACACTTGCACAAGTTTTAGCTGCCACCATCGTATGGTTCGGACAGCCTATTGAATGAAATAGGAATAAGCAGTGATTGATCTGAAAGCCGTGATGATCAAATTAATAGAATCTGTGAACGAGTAAATGAAGCAAAAGTCATCAGGAGTGATCATTACTGGTGGTGAGTAGTGAAACTGAAAGGGAACAAGGAGATCAAGCAGGGAGCAGGTCCACAACCTTTAGGGCGTCCGTGGAATTAGAGGTTCGAGTCCTCTTTTGGTCTATATTCCGGTTGCCGGGAATGAAATACTCGCCCCTGTTGTAAAGGGAAATGAGATAGCTGATCGCTTGATGCCTTGGCGGGTGGATGGTGTGATGTACGTGGCATTAAAGTTTCAGGACGTTCTTTTGTCGTTCTCTCCCCGATTAAAACGAGAGAACGTCCTGCATCCATATCAGGGAAAGGAGATCATAACCGGGTCGGTACAAAGGAATGATCTCTGGTAGTGAGGATGGTAGTCCGATTAACCCCATGGACATTGCCCCCTGATCGTTATAACTCACTTATTTTCCAACAATGCATTCCTAGAGGAATAAACCAATGGACATCTGGATCAAACACGACCTTTCACATGCACGTATCAAAAAGACCGAATCTTGGAATTATGAACAGGATTGCGTTAATGGTATGTTGACGCCCGGTGATACTTTGTACGGTGTTCAACTTATTACATACGCATATGATTCATTTGGAAAATCAAAAGAGCCATCAAAAACATGGCTTTATTTGACTGGTGATCCTACCGATCTTCTTGACTTAATCGATGAGATCGATGAATATCTGTCTTCTTATTCCGAAGATGAGTTGAACCAATCCCAATTCGAGTATATCAATCTTGAAACTAAAAAGTTCAAGTTTCGCGATTCGGATAGATATATTGGAGATTTCAAGGGATGGGGCACATCGTATGATTCTGTGAATATAAAGATTATCCCCGTTCTATAAGAGACCCCTGATCACACATCCTTGGCTCTGGTGATTTGGGTGTAACACCAAGGACAGCCCCCTTCGAGGGCTGTATGCAATCATATAATATTGACCGTATCAAGATTGGCCAACCAGTTAGATGCAGAAAAGGGCCGGGTTATCCCAGCCCTTTTCATTATTGTACAAATTCGGAATTATAAGATGTGACAGTTTGCTTACCGTACTGATTGATTGATCTGTCATCATAGCAATCGATGACCTGCTTAACTCGGTTTCTGGCATCGCCGTTATGTGTATCATCATACAATTTGAATTTAATACCCATGGCGGATTTCAATTCCAATGCACCGGTTGTTAACTCGTCGATACTTTTAGTGACTTCCACTCTTCCAGAGTCAATATATTTCGATGCAGACATTGATGCGTTCAAATCATGAAGCGTCTTGAGGGCATCATCAGAAGTTTCTAGAATTGCAGTGATCGTGTTATCAAATTGTTCATTGTGAGCACGAAGATGGTCTTCCCATTCATTATTTCTTTGTTTGAGATTTTCGATGGATTCGTTGATTTTGATTTCTTCAGCAGACAATTCTGGTTCTGGTTTGGAGAACCATCCGGTGACTGCATTCCATAAATGAGACAATGGATTTTTCATTTTGGTTTCCTTTTGAATTTGCACTTTACATCATATGATATTTGGTATAAGTAATAAGCACAACGCGGGTGTAGCTTAGTGGCTAAAGCGTCTGGTTGCCATCCAGAAGATCGCGGGTTCGAATCCCGCCATCCGCTCCATTTTCAAAATTATCGTAGTACAGATCGAGTAAGCATGATGTTGCTTACTTTCTTTTTGATTTCTTCAACGCCATCTTCATTCCCCTCAATTTCTTCATAGGTGATTTCGTAATCATCGAGCATGGTCTTGATGGTGGTATCGATTTCAACAGATTCTTTGAGCGAATGAACTCGACCTTTTGGATTGAATTTTTTCTGTCTGTTCAAAAAGAAATTCACATTATCATGCTGATCAAATTGCCAACGAACCAGTTCATCGAATGATTCTGGATAATGCTCGCCTCTGTAAATTGAACAGAGTAACAGTGGACTATCAGTGATCACTGCGTCCACTTTGTCTTTCAATATTTCAATTCTATTGGTTTGCTTCCCTAGCAAATAAATTTGATTCCCAAGAGTCTGATTGCGTTCTTCCCAAACCAATTCTTTGGCGTATTCAGTAACCAATTCAACATTATACCCTTTTTGTTTGAGGGAACCAAATAGAAGGGCGGCAGTTGTTGATTTTCCACATCCGGGTCCACCGAAAAAATTAATGACGAGAGGTTTCTTGAAGATCATTGGGATAGTTGCTCCTATTTTCTTTAGAATATGACATGAAAAAACTTTTGCATGCGCTCTAAGTAATATTTGTGAAGGGCATAAATATACCTGTCACAAATAAATGGAGCGACGATAATATGAGTGCTGATACTAAAGAAGCAACCCAAACAGAAACACCAGAAGTCTCTGCACCGCAAGTGCAAGAAGAGACGGCAAATAAACCGCTTGAAGATTTGGTGGTTAGAGATGGAATCATCATGTTGCAGCTTGTTGATAGGCTGTTCCAACGTGGTGCGGTCCAAGGCCGCGAAGCTCTTCCAGTCGGTATTCTCCGTCAGAAGATTGCTGAATCGCTTGCTAAGCAAGGCGTTTCGGAACAACAATAAGGATATTGATATGAGACATTTTGGAGATCATGATGGCGATCCGTGCCTTCTACTCGGATATAGAGCAGACAGCGGTAACCTTTTGCTCATACATTTAGATGATATTGCTGATGGTGCCGAAACCGATGCGTTGGTGAATTTCCTTCAACGATATCGTAATAGTAATGATAGTTTGGCGGGAATTATTTCTTCCCATCAAGAATTGTTTATGGGTTATCCATCGTTGACGCTTTATTATGCTAGTAAGCGAGGCCATGATGGACAAGCATCTGCATTGCGACAAATCCCAGAATTCTATGTGAAAATGTATGATCGTCAGCAGGCGGAAAGCTGGACTGGATCAGCAGCACGTTATTCAAATGCTGTGAAGTCACATAGATTCATTGATCGTCTTAATGGATCAATGGGAATCCCGCCAGCCCAACCACAACAGGATTTTCCTGAGACGGTTCAAACGGGTCAACCTTCAACAGTTGCAGAAGGGGATGCCGCATTGGAATATTTGCGTGCACAGGGGCTTCCTATTCCTGATGCATTTCGTGAACAGACAGTTGACACTGCGGTAGTCGAAGATACTCATGAAACACCTGATCTTCCAGAAGCCGCAACTACTGGTCAAATGTCTTTGGCTACTGAATACGTATCAGAGCCAGTAAATACCAATATGGATAACGAATTAAGCCTAAAGATGCTATCCGCATTGGAACGTATCTCTGATCAGATCGCAGAACAAAATGGTAATTTCAAACGTGTGTTCAAACGCATGGATGATGTTGATACCTCTTTGCGTAGTGCTGCACGCAGCCTAGACAAAGCTGGATTTGATAAACCAGACACGCCTCCTACTCCTGCACAGAGAAAGAAGGCAAAGAGTGAAGCAAACAACTAACAGTCGTGCCGCTCCGCTCGACATGGAGCTTCCTATCCAAGCTGAATATGGCGAGGACGGGAAGCTCCATCTTCATATAAACGCGGATGTAGTCATTCATTATCATGGTGATAAAGCAGAGACTGTTGATGGGTCTGTAGCTGAATTCGTACAAGGTGATAGTTTTGTCGTCACCAAAGGATCACACCATACTAATCCATGGGGTGCAGAATTTTACGATCAGGTCATCGAGAAAATTCTATCAGATGAAAATCTCAGAGAAGTCATGGAAGCAAAGCTTCTGATGGAACGAGATCACAAACGTCAAATAAATAGACATATAAGAAAGCAAGAATTGAAACAAAAGCTTGCTAAGAGAAATATTAATCACAGAAGAAGGAAGTGTTGTTGTGGCTAGTGATAGTGAAAAGTTGGATAAAATTATTGATCTTCTGACGCAGTTGGTTAATGCGACAACCAATCCGTCAAATATTGTTGTACAAGAGCGCCCTTGGTCATTCCGTCTTTTACAGGAACTTGCTACTGGTGAGGATCAAGATGATAATGGAATGGTCTATGGTCATGATTTTGTTTTCAATCATGTGACCGAATGGCATCCGCCAGCACTTCAAGCATCTGCTTCCAATCTGAAAAAGTCCTTTAAAGGAAAGTCTATTAGCTTTTTGGATTACGCCAAGTCTCTAAAGCCGACTGATGAAAAGAAGGGTGCGATCTTGGATTACATTGAGAAGAAACAACAGTTGAATGGTTGATGTCCAACGTAGCCTTTGTCACTTCCCAAAACACAATATTCTTTGGATGCACACCAGACCAAGCGATTGAAGGATCACCAGACACCTTTGTGAATGGCCTTCAAGTGCACCGCAAACAGGACCTTTGGTCGGTGCACGTGTGTAATCATGGAAACAGTTATGATGCATATCTTCAAGAAGGTGCACCGACTCATTTCACAAATTCATTGAATACGGGAAGAGTCGGTGATCCGGTTCTTAGATACAGGCAAGTTGCCGGAACACAACCATATCGAACCGGCACTGCATTTGTATCAACAGGATCGCCAGATACGTTCATCGGTGGCAATGCCGGTGGTGGTGTGGGTGATCCGTTTTTCCGTGCCGGTTCTGCTAGAGCAGGCCAGAAGCTTTATACTATTTTTGGTTCTTAATAGAGAGCGAATGCAAACTGGCGAGAGCCATTCATTGCACTCTTGATGACTGAGAACGGCCCAATCACCAATGATACCACAAACAGCTTGGCGCGAATGGTCACCGGTTTATCTCTGAGTTCTTCTTGGAACTCTTTGCTGACATGTTGATCGGGATAAAGGCGATACATTCCGAGATACCAGAAGTATTCGATAATACCAAACATGATCCAGAGAAGACCTAATGCATAACTTGGGTTGTCAATCATATCCAAAACCTTAGTTTACCAGAGCAACAGATTTGAACTAATGCCCTTAAAGGTACTATAACACAATAACATAAGACATGCAAGCGTATTTTTATTGGTGCGTAATAAGCGAACAGCCTATCATGCGGCGACACCATATGTGAAGATGGAAATTTAAACTGCCCCATGTATAACGAATACGTTATAACTGTTAACGAAATCCACAGACCAATCAACCACCAGCCCATTTGCCACCCATGTTCAACCAAAAGTATTTAGTTAAACAGTGGCATTCGGCATCATGTTTTCCAATTGTGTTAGTAACTCAATAGCGCGTTCCTTGTTTGCCTCATCGGCTTTAGCATTATTGCGAATCAAGTTCCTAGTTTCGATCAGATTTTTATGGGTGAAACCTGTATCGAGTGATGCAGCGAAGCCAACGACAGGATCGCCAATTTTGATCCCGCCGTTGGACTTCGAAATTTTCCGAACCATTTTGAAGAATTCATCCTGTGGAAACTCATCTTTCGGAGTCAGGATGTAAAGAATTTCTTTTTTCATTCTTCAGTGTTCGAACCCGTGCTGTCGATATTGATTTGTTGGAATTCTCGTCCGACCATGCCAAACATGATTGCAAAACAGAGCGCAACGAGTGACAGGAATGATAGGGTAGCGAAGAGAGGCCCAACAATCCACAAACCTGCGAACAGCGCAGAGAGCAGGGTGAAACCAATAAACAAGATAGCAGTATTGATGATGGGGCGACGTACAATAAGATTGTAAATTCTCGCACCAGCATCAAAGATAGTTTCAAGCCATTTTTCAACTTCATTCATAATGACGATCTCCGTGATTTGCGTCGTTGAATAGTTATTACAAAAAAATCCTTAAGTCAAGCATAAAAGCCTGTCAATTGTAGCGATAAATATTTCTAAAGAAATAGGAAACAAATCACCTCATGCATCGTATTGATAGTGAAGGAAACGTCAATAATAGGTTCAGTGAAGGCAATCCGTCTCTTGGTATTGAAGGTACTAAGGTAACTGCTGATTGGCTCAATGATGTTCAAGAAAATATTGCGTATACCATTGAAGCTGCTGGTTTAACTCTGGAAAAGGGCAACAGTGCCCTTTTGGCTAATGCTATTCTTACACTGGTCGGTGAAGGTGGTTCGTTCTCCAATCTGACTACCAGAATTAGAGAACTGAATGATTTCTATCTTTATGGTGCCCGTAATGTGTTCCGTCAGGATGATGAACCTGATGAAGCAACTCAAGGTCCATTCTTCGATAATGACATTTGGATTGAAACCGATCAAAATCCAGAAAAGGTATGGCTCTGGAATTCACTAACTGAGACATGGGTTGATACGACAGAAGAAGCAGCAGCCCGTGGCATTCTTGCAAAACAAAAACAACAAGCAATTGCTGATGGTCTAGTACAAATTTTCATTCAAACCGATACGCCTTCAGGCGCATCCGAAGGTGACATCTGGTACAATAAACGAGATGATCTTCTCTTCGTTTATGAGAATAATATTTGGAACCGCGTATACGACGAGGTTGCCAAACGAAACATTGTTGAATCTGTCATCAACTTTGCTGTCGATAGTGCACAAGGAACAGCAGATTCGAAAATTCTAACCTACTATCAAGATGATGCACCAACTGGCTTGACGGCATTGAATGATGGTGACATTTGGTTTGATACGGATAATAACAACAAGCCGCATCGATATACTCATCCTAATTGGGTTGAAGTTCGTGATGGGCGCATTGAAGACGCAATCGATTACGTCATTCTACAGGGTGCCATCGCAGATGGCACTATTTTCGTTTACTTCTCTGAAGATGAACCTGATGCAATCAATCAGGCAGCATTAACACCACCAAATCCTGCACCATCTGAAGGTGATGTCTGGATCGATATCACAGATGAAGGTGGCTCTCCTCGCAATGATCCCTATCTCTTTAGTAGTGGGTCTTGGGTATTACAGAATGATCCAGAGTTCCGATCATTATTGCTCAGTTTTGCAACAGCCAGATCAATTCAGGATGGTGCGGTAACAATTTATTTCAGTCCGACCGAACCAGATGATACCTATATTCCGCCACCGCGTTATGGTGATATTTGGTTTGATACTGATGATGTGACCATTGATGATCCTGATGCTGCAAATCCTTCTACTGATCCTCAGATCACAGTTCCAAAATGGGAGCAGTATCGTTATGACGGTACAAATTGGGTTCTCATTGAAGATTTCAAACTGAAAATTGTCGAAGCCAATTTGAAAATTGAAGAATTGGCAAGAGCTAGTGCTGATACTGCATTGTCCGGCCAGATCACAACGGCAACCACTCGTATTGGTGAAAATGAAGCGACCATTCAGCAATCTCTATTATCGATTAATGGTATTGCCGGTGCATATGGGGTTCGAACCAATGTCAATAATGAAATTGTTGGTTTCGGTTTCCTCACTGATTATGAAAGAGAAATTGAATTCACCAAAACTGGATCGTTAGATTTCAATCCGGGTGATGAAGTTTTTATTGGTGCTGATTGGGCAACAAAAACGTATTCCGCAGTCATCGTCACGGTAGACAATGTGAATGGCACCATGCGTGTCATCTCGGAAAGTGGAACGTTTGCTACTGGTGTAACAATCACGTCTCGATTGCGCTTGGACGCTAATGCTACTATCGACGCAGGAACCGTAAATCCGACACCGGGCACGTCAGAATTTGAAATCATCGTTGACAAATTCAAAGTCACCGATGGAACCACTTCTTCGACTCCATTCACTATTAGTGGGGGCGTTGTTTATGTCGGTGCTCTCGATACAAGCACCCCACAGGTTCAATTCATTGGTGATTTTGCTAATGAGCCAGATACCACATATGCAATCAATAGCATTTATAAGAACACGACAAACGGTAACACCTATATTCTTGAATATATTTCTGGTTCAAGTGGTCCAAAACAATGGGTGATCTTCCTAGAGAGAGGTGCTAACGCTAGAACGCTTGTTCTTTCATCCGACTCTCCGGGCTATCTATTTGACTCTAATGCTGTAAGCACGCCATCAAACGCAAGCATCACATTCCGGGTTCAATATCAGGGCCAGTCGAGTGCAATTGGTTCTGGTGACATTACTGTTTATGATAAAGATGATGTCGCTTTAAGTCCTACGCTCTCAAATACAAATTCAGTAGATAGTACAGTCAATGACTCTGGCGGAACAACGCATTCCGGTTATTATGAATTTGATCTTGCATACTCTGAATTCAGTAGTTCCGATTTTCCTCTTACCGTTGAAGTGGACGATGGAACTCTTACTGACACATTAGGTATTGTTCGTATCGTTGGTTCAACAGCAAAAACACTATCTATTAATCCAGACTCATTTGTGTTCTTGTTCGAAGATGACGTTGCAACCGATCCACAAAACTCATCGATCCATTTCCGCATTCAACACCAGAGCTTATCAACAGCACCAACAACTTCTGAGTTGACCATTGAAGATGCTGATAGCACCACGTATTCATCAACAAACTTCACATCTGCTGGATCAGGATCAGGCGTAACTAGCTTTGAGCTTCTATGGTCCACAGTATCAGCAGCAACGTTCCCAATCACGGTTACTGTTACGGATGAGGGAATCACTGATGTTGTTGTTATCCGTCAGCTTATTGGTGGACTAGATGCTATTTCGGGCTTCCTGACAAATGAATCACATTTGGTTCCAGCGGACGAATTAGGCAATATCGAATCTGGTGGATTGGATGGTGCAATTGGTACATTCGATGTGTATCAGGGCATCAGTAAAAAGAATACCGATGTCACTTATAGCGTAGCGTCATCAACCGGCTGTACCGCAACAATTTCAGATGCAGCAGATGGAACTGCTGGTGATTATTCAATCACTGCGATGAGTGCCAATAAGGCAACCGCTGTTTTCCAAGCAGTCATCGATTCAGTTACCATCACAAAAACGATGAGTTTGACCAAATCTTTAGCAGGGGTTTCTGCTAAAGGTATTGCTCTATTTGCCACTGCACAAACGTTTGAGTTTGATGGCGATGATCAACCAAAAGATGCCGGTGCCAGTATCACATTGACCACAGTGCGAACAGGGCTTTCGGGCATCACGTGGTCTGCTGTTGATGAAAATGATGATCCGGTTTCTCTTTCGGGAACCGGTGATGACACTCGAACGTTATCTATTGGTAACTTCGGATCATCTCAATACGTCACTGTGACCGTTACTAAAGTTGATGGTGGTGACACTTATACGGATAAAATTCGTGTCGTGCGATTGGTCGAAGGTAGTAGCTCTGTCCAAGTAGTTCTGTCCAACGAAGCACATACTTTCTTCGCAGACGAAAATGGTGACATCTCTTCTGGTGATTTTGATTCTGGCAATTGCACAATTTCAGTATATCGCGGAACTGCACAAATTTCATACAATGCATCTCCAACAAACAACACGTTTAGATTCGGAACAATCACTGCTTCGGCAGGTGTCACACAAGATGGAACTGAAGTTGCACCAGAAGTAGGCATTTCTGCAATGACCAACTTGTTTGGTTATCTGGATGTTCCGGTCATTTATCGCGACAATGCTGGAACAGATACGACTTATACCCGTAGAATTTCATATGTGAAATCGAGAGAAGGCGAAAAAAGTAGATCACTTCAACTTTACGGCAGTGATCAAGTATTCAGATTTGATGGCGATGATGATCCAATCGATGCGGGCCAAACTATCACGGTTACCGCGTTCAAGCAAAATCTTGGAACTCTAACGTTTGCTGCTGAAGATGATAGTGCAGTAGATGTTACCGCAGATTTGACCGGATCGGGCGACAGTAGAACCCTATCAATTACTGACTTTGGTGATGCTGAATTCGTTCGGGTGACTGCTTCTGCGGATTACACCGTCAACGGAAGCACCGAAACCGTAACAGATACTTTCACGATTTATAGAATTCGTGGTGCAAAAGCAGCGGTGTCTGTAATTCTTACCAACGAATCTCATACCTTCTTTGCAGGACCAGATGGAAATATTGACAATGCATTGTTTGATGCAGGCAATTGTACTATTCGTGTTTTCCGTGGAGCAGAAGAAATTTCTTACAATGGAACTCCAACCAATAATACATTCCGTTTCGGAACAATTGTCGCTTCTTCTGGTTTAACTCTTGACGGAACGGAAATAGCCCCAACTGTTGGTCTCACTGCTATGGAAGAAGATAGTGGAACTTTGACGGTTCCGGTTATCTATCGCGATCCAAACGGAAATGATGAGACCTATAATCGTGTGATTTCATATTCGAAGGCAAAGGTTGGTGCACAGGCCCGTGGTCTGAGTATGAATGCCACTTCTCAAGTATTCAGATTTGATGGCGAAGGCGTAGCCATCAATGGTGCTGACACGATCACCTTTACAACACTCAGAACACTCTTGGGAACAGCACCTACGTGGGCGGCTATTGATGATCAAGGCGGCAATATCGCCCTTACCACGGTTGACGATGACACACGTAGATTGACGATTACCAACTTCGGAACGTCCCAATGGGTCCGCGTATCAGCCGAAGTCACGACGAGCATTGATGGTAACCCTGTCACCTATAGAGATTACATTACCGTTGTTAGATTGCAGCGTGGACAGGATGCAATTACTGCTATTATCGAAAATGAAACACACGTCTTCCCTGCTGATGAGGATGGTGTTGTTTCTGATTATTCTACAGGCGATACGCTTGTTCGGGTATTTCTTGGCGATACCGAAGTTTCATATGGTGTCAACAATGAACAATTCCGTTTTGGTACGATTACGCCAACAAATGTTCAGGATGCAGAGCTAACCCCGCCTGAAGTTGGTATTTCGAATATGACGGCTGATACTGGTCGTTTGAGATTACCAATCATCTATAAAGATGCATCTGGTAATGATACGACTGTATACAAAGAAATCACTTATACTAAATCTCGTGCGGGGGTTGCAGCTAGAAATCTAAGATTGTTCCCATCTGCATTCGTTTTCGAATTTGATTCTGATGACAATGCCATCAACAATTCTGACGAAATCACCTTCACTGCCATTGCCACGAATGTTACTGGACTTTCATTTAGTGCAGTTGATCAAACCGACACACCAGTTAATCTCTCTGTGGTTTCAAATGTTGCGACATTGGCGATTACGGATTTCGATGATGCGGAAAATGTAACAGTAACAGTAACCGGTACTTCAACAGTCAACGGAAGCACTGTTAATTTTAGTGATAGTGCTACGATTGTGAGATTGCGAGAAGGCGGTGGTGGTGCCAGTGTCGTTCTCACGAATGAGTCTCACACTTTCTATGCTGATGAGGAAAATGAAGTTCTACCTTCTGAGTATGCTGGTGGTAATTCGGTTATCAAGGTCTACGTTGGAACTTCAGAAATCAGTTATAATGCAACTCCAACGAACGGAACATGGCGTTTGGGGAGTATAACGGAAACCAATGTCACTAGGAACGGTGGATTGAGTCTTCCGACTATTGGTATTTCCGATTTCGAAAAGGCATCGAACACAGGATCACTTGCGATCAATGTCATTTATCGTGACAATAATGGCAATGACAGAACGATCCCACGCCTGTTGACATATTCCAAATCAAAAGCTGGTACCGATGCTAGATCACTTAGGTTGATCGCAACTTCCCAGCTATTCAACTTCGACACAGCCGGACAGCCAATCGACAGTGGTGATGAAATCACATTCAATGCCGTTCGTCAGTTCATTGATGGATCAGCGGTTTGGTCTGCTGTTGATGATCAGGGTGGAAACCCTTCTCTTACTCCGGGTGCGAACGGTGATGAGAAAGTATTAACTATTGGTGATTTTGGTACGGCTGAAAGTGTCGTTGTTTCCGTATCAGCAACGGATAGTTACACAGGTGAAACTCTCTCGGATCAAATCACGATCTATAGACTCAACCAAGGTGCTGAAGGTCGAGATGGTATAACTGTAATTGTATCGAATGAGACACACACCTTTATTGCAGACGAAGCAGGATTGGTAGACGATTATAGTACCGGAAATACCACTATCAGTGTTTATAATGCATCAACACAGGTGAACTATTCAGCAACGAAAGTTGATAACTCCTTCCGTTTTGGAACTATTGTCGCAAACAATGTAACCAGAAACAATCTATTGAGTGAGCCAATTCTTGGTATCTCTACGATGTCTGATGAATTTGGAAGCTTGACGGTTCCAGTAATTTACACCAATGCTCAAGGCGAAGACACCACTTTCACAAAGGTGATTTCTTACACCAGAGCAAGAGCAGGTGTAAACGTTAGAAACATCAGATTACGAGCAGATTCATTAACATTTGAATTCGATCAGTTTGGTGATCCTATCGACAGTAATCAGGTCATCACATTTACATCATTGGGAACAAATCTGCCTGATCCTACATGGACAATCACTAGTGATGGAAGTGCGGTCTTTACGTCCTCGCCGGATGCTGACACCAGAACAATTGATATCGATGATTTTGGAACATCTACAGAAGCAACCGTTAAAGTTTCAGCGACATACAATAGCGTTGACTATGAGGATGAGATCAGAGTCATTCGACTTGAAAGAGCGAGAGACTCAGTATCAGTCGTTGGTTCTAATGAAAACCATACGTTCTTTGCAGATGAAGGTGGAACTATCCTTCCGGGCGATTTCGCAGGTGGTAATTGTACCTTCTATGTATATCATGGTTTAAGCCAGATTTCATATAATGCAACGCCAACCAATAATACATGGCGTTTTGGCACAGTTGTCGAGAATAATGTCACACAGACAGTTGTTGGTGGTGGAACCATTGGGGTTACTGCAATGTCTGCGGACAGCGGAAGCTTAACGGTTCCGATTATCTATCGTGACAAAGATGGTGTAGATCAAACCTTTACGAGAATTATTTCTTATACCAAGGCTCGCAATGGTCGTGATGCTAGATGGGTGAGATTGGCAGCATCCGAACAAGTCATGCGCTTCAATAGCGATGACATTCCTGTTGATGCTGGTCAAACGATTGATATTACTGTAAGTTTGAACCTAGTTGACATCGGTGATGTCACTGTCACGGCTGAAGACGAGTCTCAATCTGCAATTACTCTGGGCGGCACCGGAGCAAATAGAACACTTAGTATTTCTAACTTTGGTGCAAGTGAATATGTCGTAGTTGAAGCTGTCGCCAATATTACAGTTGAAGGACAAGCACAAGTCATCACTGACCAGATCACGATTGGTCGTGTTGCTGATGGTTCTGGTGTTGTGCAGGCACTAGTAGAAAACGAAGCCCATACTTTTGCCGCTGATGAAGATGGTGTAGTTGACAGTTATGCTGGTGGCAACACAATCATTCGAGTATATCGTGGTTCCGAGGAAATTTCTTACAATGGAACCCCGACGAATAATACATTCCGTTTCGGAACAATTGTTGCATCTTCTGGGGTGACAAGAAATACTGGACTGTCCGCACCTAATGTCGGTGTGTCTGCAATGACTGAGAATTTCGGTACATTGACGGTTCCAGTCCTGTATCGTGATCCGAACGGCAATGAAGTCACCGTCAACAAGGTTATTTCATATTCTAAATCTGTCGCCGGTAGAAACGCAAGATTGTTGCGTTTGTATGGATCAAGTCAGGTGTTCCGTTTCACATCTGATGATGTTCCTGACAATCCTGCGGACGAAGTTACTCTAACTGCAATTTCAACAAACCTTGGCGTACCGACTTGGACCGCAGTAGATGAGAATGGAACCAATAGGGATTCAATCCTAACAGCAGGAGCAAATGCCTACGAAAAAGTCATTACGGTTTCCGATTTCGATCCATACGAAAGAATCGAGGTCACGGTATCTGCAACGTATAATGCGACCACTTATACTGATCAGTTCACGATTTATAAAATTCGTGAAGGATCATCAAATATTGTTGTGGCTCTGACGAATGAAGCCCACATTTTTGGATCAGATGAAGCTGGTACGGTTGCAGATTATGGAAGCGGTAATTCTATCGTCAATGTTTTCCGTGGCGGGGATCAAATCAGTTACAATGCCGGTGGTGCTGATAACACGTTCTTGATCGATAATTTTGTGGTCAACAATTCCACGAGAAATACAGGATTAACGCTTCCGACTGTCGGCATCAGTGCCATGTCGGCAGACGAAGGATCGTTGACCTTTGACGTGGTTTACACAAATGCCGCAGGTGTTGTTGAACCGGCAGTAACCAAGGTTATTTCATATTCAAAATCTCGTGCGGGTGTGAATGCTAGAAGTCTGAGACTATTATCTTCAGCACAGCAATTCAATTTCGATTCTGACAATGATCCCATCGATGCTGGTGCGACTATCACATTTGAGGCTGTCAAAACGTATATTCCAGAAGCGGTAACTTTCGCGGCAGTCGATCAAGATAGTGGAAGTATTACGTTAACTGGATCAGGGAATACCCGTTCTCTATCGGTAACCAATTTTGGCGCATCCACGTATGTTGATGTTACTGTATCCGTAACGAGTGATGTCGTTGGTTCATCTACAGATTTTGAAGACACCATACGAATTGTTCGCATTAAAGATGGTAACACCGGTATAGATGGTAAAGATTCGCTATCCATATTCGCGACAAATCCAACGACCACATTCGCCCTTGATCAGAATGGTAGCATGGTTGAAGCGTATTCTGTTGGTGACACCACCTTTGAAGTGTATCTCGGGACAACCGCTGTTTCATATTCAGGAACAACTACCGCAAATACATGGCGATTTGGAACAATATCTGGCACGAATGTTGATGTTTATCAGAGCGGTGCGACTGTTGGTATTAGAGACATGTATGCCAATCAGGCGTCTATCGCAGTTCAGGTCATTTATAGAAATTCAGATGCACAAGACATTATCACAAACAGAACAATAAGTTATGCCAAAGCACGTTCTGGTGTCGCTGAAAAAGAATGGTATTTGTCCTTCGACAAACAGACCTTTGCGTTTGATGGTGACAATAATGCCAAGAACGGTTCTGATACCATAACGGCAACGTTGACTCGTTCTAGTGGTCTCTCATCACCAGTATGGACAACTGATCCGTCCATCACTCTATCAAATGGAGTGAATGAAGATCAGAAGATCATCACAATTAGTAATTTTGGTACGAATGATACCGTCAATGTAAAGGCTAGATCAACTCTTGGAACGCCGGTATATTCTACTGATTATAATTACGATTTCTACTCAGATAAGAACGGATGGACATCAGCAGGCGCAGTAACTAATGTTATCGATGAGGGCTGGGACATCACAATTGATGATGCTGTGAATTCTAATCAGAACATTTATAAAGATTTTCCTGCTGCAAATTATTTCGATGGTGCGAATTATAGATATGCGGTGGTTGATATTGAAATTACGTCTGCTACTGGTGATCAACAAAAACGTCTATACTGGAAGACTTCTGGTCACAGTTATTCCAATTCTTATTATGCGGAAGCGAATGTTCAGGATGCAACCCTGACTACACCGGGAAGATACATTCTTATTTTTGATCTTCACAATCCTACTGTTGGTGGATCGGACTTTAGTGATAATGAAATTCAAGGCCTGCGATTTGACGCATTTGGTGCTGCTGATGCGACCTTTACTATTCATGGGATTTCTCTTGCAACTGATGTCGTCTATTACGAAGACAATTTCACTATTTCAAGAATCATAGATGGATCAACGACAATTCAAGTTGTTGCGTCAAACGAATCTCATACATTCAAAGCTAACGAAGAAGGAACACTTACCGGAAGCATTTCTGACGGTAACTGTGAGTTCAGTGTTTATCGCGGTTCCGAATTAATCACTTACAGCGCAACGCCAACAAATAATAGATGGCGGTTTGGAACAATTTCAGTAACAAGCGGAACGGCTACAGTAACCAATTCGACATCAACGATCACGCCAACCGCGTTGAGCACTGATAGCGCAACTGTTGACGTTCAAATCATCTATCGTGATCCGAATGGTGATGACACCACCATTACCAGAACGTTGTCTTACGCAAAGGCGCGTCAAGGTATTCTGGCGAGAACTCTGAAGGTAACCGCATCATCTCTTGTTTTGGAATATGACCAGAATGGATCATTGAAGACACCGGGCGATTACATTGATTTCACCATTGATGGTTTGAATTTGTCTTCACCATGGACTGTATCGTGTACTGATCAGGATAGCTCAAATCTCACACTGTCACAACAGTCAGCGAATGTGTATCGTTTGACCGGTGCCAATTTTGGTTCAGCCACAAGAGCTACCTTCACTGCATCCAAGTCAGTAACGATTGATGGAACTCCACAAACGTTTACGGACAGTGTTACTGTTGGTAGAATTCAAGATGCTGTTTCAAATATTCAAGTCATTCCGACAAATGAATCTCACACCTTCTTTGCCAATGAAGATGGTTATGTTGCAGATTACACTGGTGGATTGAGCACATTCATTGTGTATCGTGGTCTAGAGCTTATCAATTTCAACTCATCTCCAACAAACAATACTTGGAGATATGGAACGATCACACCAACTGGAATTAGTCATACCGTTGATGGTGATGAAATTTCTGTTTCAGCTATGACTGCAAACGAAGCTTCTGTTTCGGTTCAAGTCATTTATCGTGATCCGAATGGACAGGACTTCACCTTCACACAGCAGTTGTCATACGCAAAGGCAATTCAAGGATTTATTGGTGCTGGTGGTGTTTCTATTTTCCAAACCAATCCGACCACCACATTTACGACCGATCAGGCTGGCGTTCTTCTCAGTGGATCATATGATGACGGCAATTCTACCTTCTCAGCATATGCAGGTGACGAGGAACTATCGTATAGTACGTTCCCGAAGGTAAACACGTTCCGTATCACTAATGTGTCTGGAACGAATGTAACCGTAGACAATGGGGAATCGCTTCCGACTGTTGGTATTACTGGTATGTCTTCGGATACTGGTAAAATTGAAACAACAATTATTGCATATCCAGCAACCACTAGGGTTTATAACTTCGGATTTGAGAAAGGCTCTCCAAGCACACAAACGCCTAATGGTCCAACAGGATGGTTGTTCTCAGGCTCAACGGGCAATGTCGGATATATTGCAACCGTTGATCCGAATTCTAATTTCAATTCCACCATTTCTTGGGGCGCGGTTGATAATAACGATCCGTTTGGAAGTGCCGGTTGGTATCAAGTTGGTAAGAGATTTGGTCTGGTTGATAGTGCAACCTTTATCAAAATTAGTGCCAAAATCCGTTCATATAATTTGAATGTTCCCCCAACACTTTCTGTAAACTCAAACGAAAGCTATTTCACAGAATCAGACGTATTTGTCGAGGCAGTATTCAAAGATGAAGACAATGTTCAAATCGGCACAACCTATTACTCTAAGACACTTTCACATAAGTTGTATGATGAAGGGCGTGCTGGTGAGGCATTAGGCGGTCAGTGGTTGATGTTCACAGATACCGTGCCCGTTCCTGCTGGTACTGAAATTATTGAAATCTATCTGGTATCATCAGACGGAAGTAATACTGTCCAGACAAAAGGCTACAAAGGCGCAAATGCTGGTAACCTTTATGATGATGTTATTTTTGAATCTGATGCTGGTATCTACGATATCACTCGTGAAATCCCAATCGTTCAGACTACAGCATACTCACGCGCAAAAACTGGTGAGAATTCAGTACTTTATTACATCAAGCCAACAAACGGAACAGCAATCAAGAATGGTTCTGGAACGCTCACTGGTGAACTTAGAAAGGTTGATGGTCCATCTGATACAAAAGTGACATCAGGAGCAATCCGTTTGTATCAGGATGGAGTATTGATTACTTCTCCTACGAATTATGAATACAGCTTGAATTCATCAGCCATCAGCGGTTCTACATTACTAGAAGCAAAGAATGGTTCGACTGTTTACGATACCTTGACGCTAGTTGATGTAAATGACGGTCTTGGTGGTGGATACATCGAAGCGTCTAATGGTCTAACTCTACAAAGACTAAGCGCTGAAGGAACAACGGTTTCACCGTCATCTACCACGCTGACATCAACGTTTTACTCTTCAGGAAGCACATCAAACCCGGATGTTGAAGCATGTTTGATTGAGGGTCGTGTTTCTGGTGGAGAATTCCAACTTAGAAGAGTGAATCAAGGCGGTTCAGCAAATGTTACTGTTGCTGCGGTCAGGGATAATGGTTCTTCAGCAACATCAGGAACGTGGTATACGACCACATCATTGACCGTGACATTTACATTCACCGATCCTGTTTCTGGTGGCGTAACTTCAGTTACGGAGACTGTATATGGTGTGTCATCGGGGGTCCGTGGATCGAGACAATTCTACGCATCTGGAACATCATGGAGTGATGTAACGGCTGTCGCAGCAATCACTGCACAGGGACTAACGCCAGTTCTTGGTGATGTTGTAACTATTTCAGACAGCGGTGCTGGTTTCTCACAGACACGCTTCTATGACCCATCAGGCCCATCGTGGATTGTGGTTTCACAGGTTATTGATGGGTCTCTGGTCGTTCAAGGAACGCTTGCAGCAGATAGGATTGCTGCGGGTACTATCGGTGCAGACAATGTTCTTCTCGGATCATCCAATTTCTCACTCAGTGCGACAAATAGAAGATTGACAGTCAATGACGGAAGTGTTGATAGAGTTCGCCTTGGTGGTCTTGGTGGCGGTAATTATGGTATTGAGATTTATGATAACACTGGAACACTGATTCTTGGTTCCGGTGGAATTAACACTGCATCAAACCCATTCTCTGGTGATGTCGATTGGACTTGGCTAGGAAGTATCCCAAGTGGCGTTTCTGGTGCCGCATTGACTTTGGATGCATCAGGACAGTTGGACTTCGGAAATATTATTGGTTCAACCAAACCAGAAAACAATGCTACCAGTTCAAGAGTCTTTAGACAGGCTAATGCTCCTTCAAGCCCGACCGTGAATGATATCTGGTTCGATACGGACATCAATAAACAGTTCAGATGGAGTGGTTCTAGCTGGCAAGAAATTGGCAACAACTTCACCAATTCAAATCAATTGACCGATGGTGCAGGATGGTCAACGACTGCAACATGGGCCAATGTTACTGGCACCGGCAGACCAGAGGACAATGCTACCTTGGGTGCACGTGCTGGTGTCAATTTGGTTGATCACACTGGATCAAGCGTTTCTACTCTTGGCAATTTTGCTCGTTTGGTTGGAACTCTAACGTCTGGTAATATTTCCACGTATATCAGTAGTGCTGCAATCGGGACAGCATTAATTCAAGATGCAGCAATCACAAATGCACTTATCGCTAATGCAGCAATCGGAACTGCCCAAATTCAAAACCTTGCTGTTGGTAATGCTCAAATCAGTGACGTGAATGCAGGAAAAATCACTGCTGGAACAATCGATGTCAATGTAAATATTGGTAGCGCGAATATCAAACTGGATGGCGTGAACAATAGAATATTGATTAGTGACTAATGGTAAATCGAGTAACAACAAAATTGAATGATGGGACGTATGGTCTCTTTATTTCGAAGCCCGGATTTGATGTATTGACTGCTGATCCTATCGATTTGACTTTCGATAGCCGCGAAGATTATTTGGGAGCGATCCACCAAACCGGCACCGCTACTCGTGGGCAAACTGTCACTTTCCCATCGTTAGGATACATTCCGATGGTGTTCGTGACAATAAGAACAGGATCGGTTACTGCCGAGTCGTTCACGTATAGGGCAAATCCGGTCACTATGTACAATACATATAATCAAGCGCAAGATACTGGAATGTTGTATTATCCTAAGCAATTGGTGGAACCAATTTATAAAGTTACAACTACACAGTTAACGTTTGTCAGTGATTATACTTCACAGTTTGATCCATCTGGTGGCTATACTGCATCTTATACTATCCTAAAAACTCCGGGGGCATCATGACCAATCGTGTAGTTATCGGACAGAAGGGTGCAGAATATGGACTGTGGGTTTCTCCAACGGGCGTTGATGTATTAACGGCACCAGATAGTTCCCTGTTATTTTCCATGAGCGGTGCGTTGTTGCAGGTACTTCAGAGTGGAACGTTTAGTGTATCTTCAGCATCAGTCAACATACCAATAAGCGCGGACGTTGGAACAGGAAGACCATATGCCCGTATTTTTACCCTGATTGCGGGAACTTGGGTTGCGAGTAATGGATTTTTTGAAGCATCAGTGACCAACACAACACTAACTGTCAGTGTCGTTGGTGGAAATCCAGATAATCTAACATACAATGGAGCATATTTGATTATTTCTCAGGAGGCCGTATGACCAACCGAGTTTTAATTGATGCTAATTCCTTCAAAGTATCAAAGGCGGGTTATGATGTATTGACCGCAAATGATTTGCAATTATTGTTTAATAGTGACACTATCAGCTTTAAAAAATTGCAAACCGGAAACCAAGCAGTCCTATCAGAAAACACATTGAATGTATACTTTACACACTACACATCGCCATATCCTGATCCGGGCACTGTGTATTATCCTTTTTTTGGTTATACCTTTTTCACAACACCATTAGAAGTGTTCAATACTTCTGGTTATGTTCCTTATGTGTCTGTTCAAAGAAAAGATGGGACGGAAGCGTGGGGCGGTGGATATTATCATGAGTATTTGGTCACCGGCTACTGGATACAATACACCAATCCAATCACCGGAGCACCAAATGGTCCACCTCAATTTGTGACGAATACTACACCTACATTTTATACCAAAGGACTGCATGGATATCCCAGATTATTTGATGGATATTTTGAGAATGGGAATACTGGATTGTATTTGCACTCATGGGAACAGAGTGCACAAATGTATTATGCAGCATTCACCGTACCATTATCAGGAACAGGTGGTGGAACACCACCAGCGACAGATATTACGGTGGACGCACTTTCATATTCTAATGTCATTTCTGGAACGAGCCAAGCCACTTCCAGTTCACAAAATTTAACGGTGACTCCACAGGAAGGAGTGCCGACATTACGGATGACGGTTTCGCCAGCACCATTAGCATCTACAAATGTGAGTGCAGTTGTTAATGATACCGCATATACTGTAACCAACGGGACCACTACAGTTGATTTTACAGTAAACCATAATGATACATTATCTTTCTTCTTGGAAAATACGGACGAGCAGCCAGACACCACACATTCTATCAGTGTTACTAATTTGAGTGATAATAATGCTGCGGTAACTTCACTATCTATGGAGGTCTATAACAATTATGTGCCACCTGCATTCACGTGGACAACGGCATCGAATAATGGATATACTGAAACGGATACGGTTGCAATGCCGACAGTTTCAGGATCATCGAGAACTTTAAATTTGGACAATGCGGTTTCTGGTGCCGAGTATGTAATGGCGTTTGTAAACGGAATTGCATTTGGTCCCTTCAGGTCAACGAGTCAAGTTTCATTTACAGCATCAACGGGAGATAGTGTAAAGTTTGGCTTCTATACTGATAACTCTTATACAACAGGTGGAACGGTGGTAGGTGCAGGGGATATCAGTTCGGTCTCTATGACTAATTCCAATTTAGTGCCAACAAATATCATCTCTTATAACAATATTTCTAATAATTCTACTAATAATTTTGCATTCGCGACCACCACTACGCAATCATTCAATAATATTTCTGGAACTAGGACTTTCAAAGTGATTTTGACCGGTTCCGGTGATGGGATTACTTTAAATTCGTCTGGTGCGACAAGTGATGGTTCAATTCCGGGCAATACCTCTGGACAGTTGAATTTTACTGCTGACTCAAATGATTCCGTATTGTTCAATGCATCACTCATTGGTAATTTTCAGAATTATTTTGGAATTGCAAAGGTATATATTGTGGCAAACGGTTATGATGTATATCTGGACCAGTTCACAATTTCTCTATCAACACAAGGAAGTGGAGGACCATTAGAATAATGTTTATCGTATGTTATGATCCAGAAACAAATATGCCTCTGTTCACTGCCGAACAGAATAAAAATGTGACTCTAGAGTTCTTCGAAAGCACCGGAGCAACTTGTTTCCTATCCGAGATTGGAGACATTCATGGGAAATACGTAGAAAATGAAACACTGATGGACATACAAGATATTGAAATCAATAGCAATTTTTCATGTTCTGTAAGCGAAGAATTGGTTATATCCGAAATTCCAAATCCAACTACAGTTTTTGTTGATGGTTCTGAGATCGGAATTGTCACTGATGGCACTTTAGAATTTCAAAGTTCAGAACCGGGAATCTATCAAGTCAGATTGGTTAGCAAACCAAAGTATCACGAAAAAACAATAGAGATTGAAGTATCATGAAGATTAATGTTTCGAAGAATTATAATTACGATGAATTGCGCAAAAGTGCAAAACAAACCATTGATATGATGGCTGAACAATTCAGAGCACAAAATGTAGGTGTGTCTGCTGCACAAACGGTGGTATATCAATCCAAATTGGAAGAAGCAAAAAGAGTTTTGGCGGGTGATGATACTGATTGTCCCCTTTTGTCTGTTGAAGTAGGCATTACAGCACCAACACTTGAAAAGGTTGCTGATCTTGTAATATTAAAGGACGCAGTATGGAAACGCACCGTTGGTCAAATCGAAACGGTACGATTGTCACGAAAGCGAATGATTGATGCAGCGCCAGATAATGTGTTTGAAATTGAAAAAATCGTAAAAAACACGTCCTTTTCATAAAAACCGTTTTATTTTCAGAAAAACGATCACATAGCGGTTGACTGTCAGAAAAAATGTTATATATTGGTTCTTGTCGCTGCTGATCACAGCGACGGGGACTGCTCCGAATAACAACCTTGTCAGCGGTTGTAAGGAGGCTGTCACGTAGGGCACTGGCTCTACCACCAAGCGTCCAAAAGCTGGATGGAGGTGCTGCTTAAAGGCAGGAATCAGGCTTGACCGAATTTGCTAAGGAAGCTGAGATAGGTCATTGAGAGTATCATCCAAGTCTCTCGTCCCACTATGAAGCCCTCCGGTTAATCGCCGGGGGGCTTCACCAGTTTTAGCTTGACAAACATTTCTCCACCGTATATGGTACAGTTGAACATTAAGGGAGAGAACATAATGTTTGGTATTGAAAACATGATTGACCAGCTCACGGAACAATTCGAAGCGGTTTCTGCACAACTGGAAGATGGCTATGTTCCGGCGAATATTCTCGTTCGTGAGCAGATTCGCGACCATCTGAATGGGTCGGATTTGTCTCTGTTTACCTATACCGGGGTTGCAGACGAATTCGTCATTCTGGCAGACATTGAAGTCTCCGATGAAATCTACAACGAATATCCCGAAAAGGTAGCCCGACTGGCTGAACTTTACGCAAAGACGGTCGTCACAACCATTAAGACGTTCAAGGAACGTTTTGGTGCAGGACTCACCGGCGCAGATTTTCAACTCATTGTGCGTATGGTTGCCGACAAGGCTTCATTGAAGCTCGGTTGACCTATAAGTAACAGTGACCCTTCGTTGGTCATTTCTTTGGAAAACAGCGGCATCGAGAATGCCGCTGTTTTTTTTACGATTAAAATTTTTTCTTGTTGACAATGCTTTCGATTTGTCCTATAAGTATATTCATGATCAACATGTGGAACATCTTCCAGCAATTCGCACCACAACCCGCTTAAGCGCGGGAACAGATCACTTTTACCTAAAATTCGAATAACGTTTGTGACTAGCTAGGCGTAGCTCAGTCAGGCAGAGTACCGGTTTTGGAAACCGGGGGTCGTTGGTTCAAATCCAACCGTCTAGACCAAACGTTCTAAAACCATCAGGGTATAGCTTAGTGGTAGAGTATCGCACTCGGAATGCGAGGGCGAAGGTTCGATTCCTTCTACCCTGACCAAAAATAGAGGTAAAGATGAATAACGGTGGTTAACATGATCGATATCAAAAGAGCCGTCTCGAACGAGAATACAGTTGAATTCCAATACTACTTTGATGGTAGTCTTTGGTACAAAGAAATCAGTGGTGTAGTTTTTCCTGTCCCGGTAGAGGATATTGGAACAGCGACATTTAATAGAACAGAGAAAGCACTTCTCATGATGCGTTACATGCGGAAGTATAACAAAATGAAAGAGGAAAGTATGAATACTGGTGCTTGATCTTAATGGGGGATAGCTCAATTGGTAGAGCATTCGGTTTTGGTCCGAAAGGTTGCAGGTTCGAGTCCTGCTCCCCCAGCCAAATTATTCCAACCCTCGTCTAGCTGGTAGGATGCCACACTCTGACTTTGACTCAGGAGATTTAGGTTCGATGCCTAAAGGCGCAGCCAATTACCCAAAGGTGCAACGCACCTTCATATAATTCATATCATCTTCCAAGATGTATGTTCTGTATGCATCGAGACCGTTTCTAACGAAATCCAAGAATGAAGTGAAAATTTCAACATTATCACACCATATTTCAACTTGGAAAACAATACGATCAGGACTAACCAAGTACGTTGGTTCGTGGACCTTATATTGTTTGACATCATCTTGATCTTCTAACCAAGACTCCATGTCCCGATCATAAGTTTGATGGGCAGCATTCAAGAGACCACGAAGGGTTGAAACTCCCGTAATGGTCGCCTCTGTAAGATCAGGAACAGCAAGAATGATATCGAAATTCTGTGCCCACCTATCAAACGCATCAATAAAATCAGGTTCCTCATAGTCCATAAAGGACTTCAAGTCGGTATCGATCTCAGGAGTATCATCAATTGCGAATTCGGCATAAGCGCCATCCGCTAAACGCACAATGATGTATGCGCCGTCTGGTGTTGTTTTAAGCACATAGAAGTCGCCCTGATGAATAATTTCACCATCGGAATTTACAACGGCTTCTTCGCCTTCAGGTGTAGATGGTGTTTCAGGCTCAACTTCGACCGGTGCTTCGGTCAGTGTAGCCTTTTTCATTTCGGCAAGAACTTCTTTAAACAGATCAGACATTTGAATACCTCAGTATGAGGTATTTATCACCATCCTGCTTCTGGTTGAGGTAGATATACTTGGACTTGAGTTCTCAATTCATTTGTGATTGGACGCTGACTATTGAGCGATGCACGAATGAACCATCTCCAACCGTCTCCGGTAGCGGGAATGGCACGGTGATAGTCTTCGTGTCCGAACCAATAAGGAATACCTGATTTTACAGGAACAGGGGATTTGCTATCCTTCAGCCACTTCAAATGGCTGTTGATAACATCGTTATGGTGTCCCCAAATAGTTTTTCCTTTTGGGTAATCATTGGTGAGAACTTCCTTCAGGTCAAGATAATCATGTGGGTGAAGAAATTCAGTTAGTGACCCTGTTCCCGAATCAACAATCATGAATAGATGATTTGTTTCATGTCCTCTGGACAAATCAGGCTGACCGTCATTGCCTCGCGGAATATCATCCAAATGCCAGCCCGGAATTGCAGGATACCATCCCCGCTTAAGCATATGGAACCGACTATCAATGATCACATTCTTTCGTTGTTCTTCTGGAATGTGAGCAAGGAATTTCCATGTGAGTTGACCACCGAATTCCATTGCGGTTTCATAGTCACACGAAAACAACATGGTTTCTTGTTTGATGTCATCAATACCGGCAATCAATGCTTCGCAGGGAATGGGTTTCACTTTTGGCTCTCCAAAATAGTTCCAAGTTGTTTGAATTCTTCACGAACATTCATGAACAACATGCCCTGTTCGATGGCATCATCCATTGCATGATGTGTATGAGGAATGTCAGGGAACCAACGTTTTGGAAAATGCCGCTTGGTTGTCTTCACCCAACGGGTTCCGAGTCGTGCAAAAATATAACTTTTGAGATCAATTGCACGAGAGAAGCCCAATGGATTTTCACCATGATACCGGCAGAAATAATAATCAGGCCACTTCCAATCATACGCCAGTGGATAGCACACGACAACAACGTCCCATTCGTTGTTTGGGAAATTGGTATTGCGCCAATCAATGAAATCTGCCACGAATTGTTCACCCGGAATTGTATCAATTCGGGTCGCTTCGTACATGCGGCGATTTTCTTCGGTCGAGTTCCACCATTCCATTGTCTTGGGATTTTGAGTAGCACCCTCGATAAAATCCAAATTACGATAGAATGTGGAAACTGGTTCCTTCTGGCCATCAACAAATGCAGCATAGCCAGCAGATAGCATAGAATTCAAACCGGGAAATGGTCCATCAGACTCCACGTCCAAGGAAATAAAGACCTCGCGTTTCACTTTTTCGTTTTTCTTACCCATTACATTTCCTCGTGGGGTTCGTCATACGCCGAATCATATTGAACATTTTTCAAGTTCTTTCGCTCGCAGAACTTGATGATTGAATTGGTTCCGGGCCAATTGATTTGATCAAAATATTTGACCATATTGACGCCGATTGAAGTAATCAAATATTCCGCCTTTTGAAAGATGTATTTGGATACGGCAAACAGGCATAAGAGCGGATAAGTGATTGCAATATTAAACGCATCATTGATGTCTCTGCGAAGAGAGTCGCGGTTTTGATATGCTTTGAAATACACGCTGACCATTTCAATAACGAAAAGGCCGACACCGATGATCACATACATACAAATCGCAAACAATAGAATATTCATTTCTGTACCTCGTATTTCATAATTGCGCTTTTAACATGATATGTTTGATTGTCAACTTATTCTTTCAAAAAAGGCGATAATACAAAACCGACAATACCGAATACAATCGTTTCGAGTGTATCCCCAATGCCTTCTAGTATTTTTGTAATCATTGCGAAGAACAAATAAACAACAAGCAGCGGCCAGCATAACATCAGATGAACCATGATGGAAATAAGTCGCTTCAATGTTACTTTTGACGGTTGAGTAACAAGCATACGTAAAATACTACCAATCATAATACAAAGGGTGATCACTGCATATACAAGAAATAGATTACCTGCGTAAGACGACATTGTGTACATCCTTATGATATATTTGACTTGACACCAATACATCATCCGTGTATAAAGGTCAATAGGGAGAGATGATATGTTTCACTACGTTCCGAAGCCCATTGTTAATCAATCTGAACACGTGGTGTTGACACCACTGGTGGGTGTCAAAGATGCCCATGTTCGGATGGTTCGGAAGGTCAATGTCAAAACCCCGTGGGGCGGTGAAGTTATTGTCACTCTCGATCCGGTTGAACATCGGGTGTTGTGTGAATGTGTTGTTCTTCGGCTGATCGAAATGGACGAGAATGGCATGTTCGTCCTTTCTTCGCGGGGTGCATCTCTGCTCGAAGAATTTGGCGAATCTTCAACATACACATTCATGAATGCGGATGGGGATGTGATGGAGATTGGCGAATATGAAATGCTTCTTCTTCAAACTGCGGCCTATGTTGAAGATGGTGTGAAGGGCATTGGCAACTCGGATGAAGTCGAATGCCTGAAGCGTTTGGAACAATTGGCCTTCGTGGTCACCCGCAATAATGGCGGCACGTTCGATTATTACCTGACCAAAACTGGTATCGATTTCCTGATCGATGAAGGCTATTTGCTTGGATAATTGAACTATTTCCCATGGTATTGGCGTTAGCTCATAAATACTAACGCCAAATATCTTATATAAATGGGAGACTAGTTCAATGGCAGTTACGCAATCAAACTTTGATACAATTCTTGCAGCGGCACAGGGTTCCAACGTCGCAGCATCCGGTACAATCACAATTGGTGCATCTAATGTTTCCGAAGATGACACTATTACCGTAAACGGTCGTGAGTATACCTTTAAAGCATCACCATCTGCAACAACCGATATCGACATTGGTGCAGACAATGATGAAACCGCATCTAACATTCAGGCCAAGCTTGCAGCGTCAACCGCAGCAGCAATCACGCCTGCTGAATATTCCGTTACGGATAATGTTGTAACCATCACCTATAAAGTTGCTGGTACCGTTGGTAACGCATTCACTCTTGCTAAGTCCGGTTCAGAAATCACACTTTCAGGTGCAACTCTTGCTTCTGGTGTTGATACTGGTGCAACCGATTACTCCGTCATTGAAAATGCGGGTGGTGAAGTTGCAGAACTTCGTCAGGACAGCGACTTCGAAAAGAACATTCTTTCGGTCATCGCATTGGCAGAAGCTTGCATCACGTTGGGAGCAAATCCAGCAACGTCTTCAACAACGGCTCTTCAAGCTCGTCGTCAGCGCAGAACACTTAAGCAGGTTTGTCAAATCCTAGCTTCTGTGGTCCCAGCAGTTGCCGATAGTTCCGCTGATGACAGAACCGCAGTTGCAACCCGCATCCGCGAAGAAGTTCTGAAGCGCTATAACAACATCAACCAACCAACTGGTGGTCTATAATAGGTATCTGAAAGATGTCACATCTGTTGCGTCAAAAGGTAATTGCACTTCTTAAAGAGTGTGAATGTGAAAAAGAGATCACAGAACATCATCTCAAACTGGCTGACAAGCCAAAAGAAGCTGGTGATGTGAAGGTTCGTTACAAAGGTAATGAATTTATTGGGTGGTGCGAAAAGAAAAATGACAAATGCACTGTCGTTCTTTTTCATGATGCTGGTGATGGAACAGATCATTACGTCGAAGAAGACTGTGAAAATAATAAAGATGATGTCGAGGCGTGCATCAAACAAGCAGTCAAAAAACTGTCTTCCTATCTAGACTAATCGATTGCGCATTAAAAAGCGCCCCCGTGGAAGAACCATGGGGGCGCAATTTTTTGTGCGATGATGAAGGTGCTTACGCAGCCTTATCGGCGTGAGCCTGTTTCATCGATTCCGACTTCGCGCGTGCAGTCGCAGGAGCAACGGTCGGATAATCAGACGGAAGTCCCCACTTCGTCATATATTCCTCGACGGTCATATCATCGAAACGACGCTTGAGGTAACGGGCGAGCATCTTGACTTCGGCACCATCTTCCAGACAGATCAGATGATTGTCCGTGATGGTATCTTCGATGCTGGTAATACCTTCAGGAAGAGTATTACCATTACCATTCCATCCAGACGTGTCAGAAGCTACGCTTTGACTGTCGCTCTCCGAAGTGTCTTCGGACGTATTTTCCGAAGTGGATGCAGTCTTCTTGGTGCCGAGGCCGATTTCTTTGGCCATCTTGGAGCGCTGCTTCGAATACTCGCGGCAGACCATCGGATAGTCAGACGGCAGACCATAAGCACGCACATAGTCTTCAGTCGTCATACCATTGGTCTTGAGGTGACGCTTCAGAGTGCGATAATGCTTGCCATCGATCAGAGACACGAGATGCGTCTTGAACACAGTGGCAGCACGAACAGCATCGGCGTCCGAAAGATCGAGATCACCGAAAGATGCATGAGGTTTCACAACCGGGCCGTTTACGACCGGGCCAGAAAAAATCACATTGGTGGATTCAACGATCTGGGTGATCGTGCTTTTCAGAGAATCGACAGGAACAGCATTCGCAGACAGATATTGTGCAACGATGTTTCCGACGATGGCTTCGCGATCAGAGACCACAACAGCAGTTTCAGTTCCTTGGGCGGTCATAGAATACTCCTTATCAACCCATTCACAACAAGCACTCTTTGGTGCTTTCGTTCGACAAGGTGACAATATGAAGATACTCAAAAGAAAGTCAACAGATAATATCAAATAAATATCAGCGCATTATTTGGATTGATGGTTAACACCAATAAATTCAAACACTTATGGCGTCAGAAAAATTCATATCTGCGTTAACTTTTGATATTCAATCGGTTGTCTGTGAAGCTGTCTACAATTTCAATTTGATCGGCGGTCGCAGATGACAGGAACAATTCATCTGGCTCTGCTCTTATCTGGAACAGTTTACCAAAGGCTTGACCTGAGATTGAAACCGGGACGACAGATTGAATGACTGTTGCCAGTTTGCTATGAATGTATGAGCACAATTCGGTATAATAAAATTTCTCACCGAAATCCCAAAGATTGATATCGAAATATTCATCGATTGCTTGAAGCACCCGAATTTTCAGATCGTTGTCTGGGATCGTGGTTCCGGGCGTCTTGACAACTAGGAATTTTGCACGAAGCTCATCTGTAGCTTGTGAACCGAACAACAGCTTGTATCGTGCCGGATGCCACACGATTGCATCAGACACCATTTTGAAATTCTCGAATGACTGATACTGTGTTCTGATAGAATCTGATGTTGGTTGAGATGGCTGTGTCCCGCCCTCAGCAACCCATGTTCTCATGCTATCATCAAATGACTTTGTGAGAACATATGCATCTATAACATTTGAAGCCGCAGGGTCAATTCTGCGTTCTTCAGACGTATAATGTTGCCAGCGGAATTGCAATTTGCCTCTACCGTTGGCTTTCTTATACTGTGCTGCATCGGCAACAGTGGCCCATGTTGAAGCGCCAGCAATTAGCCATTGATCGTTTGGTTGATCGTAATGAATATCACCTACAGAGGTATCACTGTCCACACTATCACCAGCATTATAAATGTGGTTTGGAGAATGATATGTTCCTCTCGGGACGGATAATTCTGAAATTGGTTCCCAGATATCAAATCCATTCTCTGTGACCTTGCGCCATAGAACCAAATCGTTTTCGCCATCATCAATAATGAAATCTCTGAAGCCAAACGGATCATCAATTTCCCCATTCAAGTCTTCATCGATATTGGTCAATCGGATGCCTCTAATGTTAGAATACCCATCAGAATGGCGCAATCTATCGTGCACCAAATACGTTTTCGGTGTTGGTAGATATCGGGCTGGAATATTGTATGCTGATCTGACTGTGTAATCATAACCAATGCTCAAGCATCCGGTCACCGTGAAGTTCGTGATGATGACTTTCTCACCGCCAGCAAGTGGAGCAGAAAGAACTACATCATCAACGCCATCATCGTATGTGAATGAATGCTGATATGCGCCATTTACCCATACCATGGTTCTCAGTGTGGAAGCATTGGTTACACCAGATGGTGGCTCAAATCTGACATCGCCATTACTTGCAGTGTATTGAACTTCATCAATTTTGAAAATGTCATCGAACAATAATGCACGAATATGAATATCTGAATCGACAGCGGGTGCTGTATCAAAGGTGACAACATACGAATCTTCGACACCCGTCTCAAGCGTATAATCCAATTCGCGATCACCATTGACGAATACCATAACAAATCCACTACTCATGTAGAGTGGATATGAGGTTGTCGAACCATCACCAGTGAAATTGAATGATGCAAAACATGGTGCACCACCATCAAGGTAATTGATGCCAATTGCTTGTCCGTCACCCGGTGTGGTTTGAAATTTGATTCTGCTTGCTTCTGATGCTTCATACACCGTGTAGTCATCAAAGGGGCGAAGCAATTTGGTTGCTTTGAATGCAAAGGTATTGTCCGCCGCGATGTTATTCTTTGAGAAGGAATAGTATGTGGTCGAGCCATCACCTGTTTTGTTCAGGCGAAGTGGAGTTGCATATGTTTTTCTTGGATCAAAGATGACAGTTATAAACTGACCGTCTGGTGGTGCTGTATCGAAAACGAGTGTTGTTTTACCAGCACCGCGTTCGATCTTCCAATCAGAACGATTGGTTGGAACATTATTGACCAAGAAGAACAGAGTATCATCCTCAACACGGTCAACAGAAAGATCGAATTTTCTTGTAGTTCCATCACCTTGGATCAAAATCTTACCAGCTATTGGATCAGACCCAACAGATGTTTTCTGTCCGCGACGTGGTAGACTATCTCTTGTTTCATTCGTCTCTAGAAGAACAACACCATCACGCAATTTCTTGCCAGTCTTGTCGTCAACGATGGTGCTATCATTCACGTGAATGAATTCGACTTCTTTTTCGGATTCAAAATTGATACTGATGCCGCGATCCGTGATAGTCCACTCGTCATTACCAGTTGAACCAACCGCATATTCTAGCTTGATCAACCAGCTTGCGTCCAAGGTTGCTGCTGATTGGTTGCCTTGATATTCCAAACTAAAATCACCAGCCGCATTCAAATCTTCATTTGCAATAGTTTCCCATGTGGCGTTATCAGCATCCCAGCGAATACCAAAGCTGCGACGAAGCAATAGCTTTTCTGAAATTTTGGTTCTTTCGGCTTCCGTGAATGATCGCTTCATCGGAGGCATTACATACTGAAGCTCCGAACTTACAAAATCCATCTTTCTTTTCAGTAGGATAGAATCATTTGTGGTTCCATCACTTCCTGATACGACATAATCAACACGGGAGGTTTCGCCGGTCTTGAAGAACAAGATCGAATTTGGAATAATTTTATCAAGATCGCCAGTTGTAATTGCGACATCGAGTTTTCCTAAGCTGCGATTGTTTGCAGTTGATGTTACCGTGAAGGTTGCAGCCGGAATTTGGTATTTGGGAAAATCATCATAATAGAGAATTTGCTTATCTTCTTTTTTGATGAGAGGCGAGATGTGGTCTGAAATAAACGAACCGATGCTTTCTGTGGTGCTGTCATAAACGGCACGAATAGAAGCAGATGTGCTCTCTTTGTAAATTCGACCATCTGTTCCGAATGCATTCACATTGTTGTACGTTCCTGATGGATCGCGCAACGGAATACTCTTGCCGTGACCAGAGAAAGTTCGATTAACGACTTTGGCTTTCAAAATAGATGCATCACTGTAAAGATAGCTGTTGTAATCTTCACCAGTAACCATTCTATTTTGACTGTAGAACACCTTGTTCGCCCGTGTGCGAATGTCTTCATTGGTTTCTGCACGTGCTGCATTGGACACGTTGTTAGTCAATGAGAAGGTGAGAGTTAGATTATAGATTTCGGAATCGGAAACATATGGAATGGTTATCGATTTGTTTCTGATATCGCTGGCTCTAACGGTTGGAGCGATTGGAGAGGACGTTCTGTACCAGAAGCGGAAGATGCCCTTTGGAATAGCTCCGAATTTACCATCACCAAATTTCACGGTGATTTGGTCATTGTTTCGCGTGACGACTTCAAATACTTTTGAATTTGATACGCTTGGTCTATACGCCAAGCTTTCATTTACGACTGATTGAACTTGTTCCCATTCTTCCAGAACATCACCATTCTCATCAATGCGGGTCACATACACATCTGTATCGTTGACGCTGCTGACATTGATATCAACAGACCTCATTGGAACGGTTTCAGTGAATGTGGCATCTTGGAATGCCATTTGTCCTTGGCGGAAAGGCAAAAAGAAACCGGTGTCCGAAGATGCAACGCCCTTGCCGTCAGATCGATAAAGGAGATGAAACGAATTGAGACGATTAGGAGCAAGCTCTTCATAGACACCGGTTGACTCGTTCAACAAAACGTTGACGATTTCAAATGGCAACGAACCAGCCGTTGTAGTTGCCTTGAAATTATATACACCGGTTGCAGGTGATGGTGAATTAAAACGATACAGGCTAATATCTGTTCCCGTGGCTTTGTAGCGACGAAGTGGAGTTCCCCATTTGGTTCTGCTCGCAAATGCCGAATTCATAATGATTAGCCATTTCTCAAACCAATCAGGATCGTTTGGATCGTTCCATTGAATGTTTCCAGAGATCGGATTATCGTCCAGATCATTCAATCTTTGTGTGGTCCTAATGGATTGTAGTTTCAATTCGCCAGTAGCAGCCTGTGCCCGATTGACACGATATGCGACGTTGTATGCCAAGCGAAGAAGACTGTCTCTTCTTTCGGCTGTGGAAAGGAAATTCTCACGAGTGTTCAAATCGATTCGATACGAAAGCGATTGGGCAAAATATGTTAGAATGTCGAGCTTGATGATGAATTCGGATGATCCGATCCAGTCGTTAAATTCATCTGGATAGGTCTCACGAATGTACTGCATGACCGCATTTCGCAGCGAGTCTTGGTCGTATGCTGTGAAATCTATATTACTCAAAGCTTCGTAAATACGACGCCAATCTTCTGCTACAAACAAAGTATTCTGACGGGAAATGCTCGTCACTACATCACTCCATTACAATTTCAATATTATGTTCTTTGTTGAGTTCTAAGAACTCTACCAATAGAAAAAATTCACTCTCAGCCAAAGTCACGGATTCACTATGTATCATTTGCGAATTCTCATCGACCGGACCATATTTGATCTTCTCATTAACCTTTTTAATGAAAACAAAGGGTTGACCGTTTCGATATACCAATGCACCATTACCTTCGGTTAACGAACGGAGGCTCGAAATTGAGATTGTCGGCTGTGTCACTCGTCTTGAATTGATCATTAGTCCACAGCTCTTTCTTCCAAGAAGTATTCGAAGTCATCTTCGATGTCATGTTCAACATAGTACAAACGGGCCTTTATAGTAATACTATGGATATCACTGGAAATCTCAATTTTTCTGAGTTCGACTCTGGGATCATAATTGATCGCAGTCCGCACATCATTTTCTACGATATTTTTTGTGAAGGAATTCAAGGGTTGTCCTATCATCTCTTTGAGACGAGACCCAAATCTGGGAACACCACGAACTTCGCCGCGCTGGACAGACAAATGATTACGCAAATCCTGCTTAACCAACTCAATGTCGCTAAGGCGGGTGTCGATATTTCCGGCACTGGTAGAGAACCCTTTGTATAACGTCATAAGTATTCTTCCTTCGTAATATTTATGAACAAAAGAGACACATCAAATGGCTAAACCGAAATATACTCTGCAAGAAGAAATTGCTGCTATTATTCGTTTCCAACTTTCGGGCGACGAGTGCGCCAAAAATATTATATTCAAGCAGTATGAAAGCCTTGTGCACATGCATGCACAACGCACCTTCAAGCAGTCGAACAAATCCAAGATCACATATGATGATCTGGTTTCCGAGGGATTTTGCGGTTTGATGAAAGCACTGAAGAAGCATAATGTCTTCAGATGCGACAAGATGTATCCAACAGCATCATTCTATATCCGTGAAGAGATCAACTGTTATGTCATGGACACAATGTCTATGACCAGAAAACTTTCTACCAATTCAAATGGTAGAAAAATGTTCCATCGTTATGGCAAGACAATGAATGAGCTTGGATTTTCAAGCCCGCTTTCGCCGGACCAGATTGCACAAATGGCTGTGTCTCTGGACGTGCCAGTTAAAGATATCGAGTTCATGGAAACCATCTATGCAACCGATAACGAGACTGATGAATCCATTCTTGAATGGAGATCAGATCACAATGATGAAACCATTGAAGGTGATCTAGATAGTTCCAGAATTCTCGGACTGCTGAAGGGGAAATATATCCATCAGTTGAATGAGAAGGAACAAGATATCGCTAAGAGAAGAATTCTGACCGATGATCCGGTCAATGCAACCGCCCTTGCAGAAGAATATGGTGTATCCACCTCTTCAATTTATCAGACCGAGAAGAAAGTTTCCGAGAAACTAATCAGTATGGTCCAGAAGGACATGAAAATCGAGGTCAAAGCAGCATGACAGATGAAGAGATGAAAGAATACATTAATGGTTGGATTGAAGTCTTCCTAATCGACTGGAAGTTCTATACCAGTTACTATATGTTAATTCTTTGTATTATCTTACTGTTGGCAAACTTGTTCTCATGATATTGGGTCGGGGTTGGCAATAGGATCAGGCTCTACTTTTGTAATTCTGCCTGTTCTCTTCCAAGTCTGAATGTCAAATGATGGACACGCTTTGCGTCTTGCCGCAGGATAGTACGCATTGAAATCACGGTGTCCCTTCAGGTCTGCTGCTGGATAACGGCCTTCCAATTCATTCAACAGGGTTCTCAGTGCAGTCAATTGCGCATCCGTGAAATTGGCATTTGGTCTCATGCGTCCGTCTGAATCTGGTTCAGCGCCACCAACTACACAAATGGCGATTGATCTTGCATTTACATTTTGAACGCCAACATGAATTCCCGGTGTGGTTTCCGGCAAAGTATTGATAATAGCACCATTGCGTTCAATCACATAATGGTATCCAATTCGCGACCAGCGATTTGATATCGTATGATATCTCTCGATGGATGATGCGTTAGCACCACTGTT